GATTGCAGACCAATCAGATCCACCTGTATTATGCCAGATTGCGTTATTCGTACCTCCCTGATAGTATATAGACCCTCGTGTAGCGGTAGGTGAATTAACCGTGTCTACAGTGGTGCTCGCAGAAGTGCCAGCCGTTGAATCAACTTCAAGGATGGTGATGGTATCCGCTGGGTAGAACCCAGCACCACCCGTGACGGCCGTGACACTTCCACTAGACATAGTAGCCATGAGGGTGCCGCCCCCATCAGTACCTGATCCGGAGGTTGTGAAATCAGTTACAGACCTTAGGCCGTTTGAAACTGAAAATGCTCCACTAACTCCGATGGTGTCTGCTGTAACACCACCACTGTTCGGGTTTCTATTACCAGAGAATATTTGAATCTCAGCACCGTTGAGGGTGTCCTCAGTCGTATCAAGACGGAAGAGAGCCTTGGTGTCTGCATCTCGGTAAGTACCGAGTGGGATTTGATTGTCTGAACCGCCATTGAACTGACTTGTCTGAAGAGCTGCCGCTGTTAAGATACTCCCATCAGAAACACCAAACATGACTGCACCTTCACGGGAGACGAATGCGTTCTGAACAGATACGAGGTTATCGATGTCGTCTGAAGAGGAATTGTAGATACCAGGCGTACCAATCGAGATATTGTTCGCACCTGCAACACCCGTGAGGCTTTGGCCGATAAGAATCTGGGAGTCGAGAGGACCTCCTCCAAAATTCGCAACCGTTGTATTGTTGCCAATTGCAATTGTAGAGCCTCTGGAGCTGTTGGACGCAGAAAATGTACCAATGGCAATCAACCCGGAGTGGTACTCACCCGTTACTGCTACAGCCGCAGCCTTGCCTATTGCAATAACACTACCAATAACACTAGAGGAACTACCTGCGAAGTTGCCCCATTCTGGTGCCGAGCTGTACCCAATGAGTACATCCTCATTACTCTTTTTCTTCGCACCAGCAGCAGCGACCGATTGGCCAACATAGACGCCACCTAGACCGGCGCTGAGACTATTGTCTGCAAGAAGCGCACCTTCTCCGATGATGACCGTGTTTTTATAACCTCTAGTGTTATCTCTAAGCGCTCCCCGTCCCATAATAACACTGTTATGGAGTACAGAGAACTCATCCGTCGAACCCGCAGCACCCTGACCAACGACTACGCTGCCGATCATTCCTCCGGCCGTAGCCGCTCCATCGCCAATGACAGCGTTGTCGGTTACAACTCCGGTACCAGACATAGCAAAATGTCCAACCACTGAGTTGTTCCTTCCAGTGGTGGAGGAACCAGAGCTATCACCAATAATGGTGTTATTGTCTCCAATACCTGCGAGAGGTGGTGTGCCTTGCCCGATAATTGTGTTGGCGTTAGCAGCCGTGTCTAATTTAATGCTCGGAAGATCTATTGTTATTGTATTACCAGTAAGATCTGATGTAATAGTTTCTACACTTGTTAGACCTCCTGCTGTAGCATTAACATTTTCAATACCACCTCCTCCAACAACTAAATCCACGTCATTTTGATTGGTAAATATTAGATACCCATCAGAGTGAACCCAAAGCAATCCCTCTGTTCCACCAGCTCCCGCTGGTGAGTACGGAGCCGTTGCCTGCTCGGACAGAACTAAACCAGTAGGATCAATTAGCCCATCAACAGTTAATTTTCCAGTAATACTTAAATCTCCGATAACAGATGCATCACCATCTAGAGATATCTGCCCCCTTGTTCCAGTAGCAGATCCAACTCTTAAAGTAATGTTATCTGAATTTCCAGCACCATTATCTAGTGTTGATATTATTAATGGATTCCCTAATGAATTTATTATCTCATCACCTGCGGATAATACAATATCACGTCCGCCTGTTACATTACCTAGTGTAAGAGTATCTGCTAGTGTTTGTATTCCTCCTGGAGGAGCTGTAGCAACTGTGAATGTGTGATAATAAAACTCTACTATATCGGCTATTACTAAATCAGTATCATTATATGTAACTGACGTTCCTACTTGTGTATAATCAACATCGTTCTCCTGCTTTAATCCATTAATAAACATTTGAACATACCCATCAGAAACGGGTATCTCTGATATGACAAATGCTTGCTGTCCGTTAATGGTTACAGGGATAGTTTCCTGTTCTAAACCTAAAGCCCCTGTACCATCTATAGTAACGTTAACTATACCTGCTCCGCCTGAGGTTGCTGCAACACCAGCTCCTGTAAAGTTTAGAAATGATGTGTCAGTATCAATATCAACACCCTCATCTTGAACAGTTATTGATCCAGTGCCACCTGGCAGTATAATTCCACTTACAAGATACCAAAACTCAACAACGTCTAGTACTGTTAATGAATAATATGCACTTGATAGGTATGATACAGAAGTTCCAGAAACTGTGTAATCAGATCCATATTGTTGTTTAATACCATTTACAAACATCTCAACAGCTGTAGAATCAGCCGGAGTATCAGATAAGGTAAATGCAGTCTGATCTAGTACTGTAACAGCAATAGTTTCCTGAACCTGGCTAGAAGCACCTAATTCAGACGTTATAGTTACATTGCCTAAACCATCTGATGTTGCCGTGATACCTGTACCAACAAAATCAAGAGAAGTTGCTGCAGATTCAATTACCACACCTTCTTCTAATATGGTTTGGATCCCACCACCACCACCACTGCCAATTAGTGCTTCAAGGGCATCTAAACGGGCTCTAACAGTTGTGTATACGCCGGATGGGTTGATACCAAGCTCGGATTCAATCGCAAGTATTGCCTCTCTCTGCCTATTAACAACTTCGGCTTTAACAGGAGTTTGACCATCTACGGTAATTGGTAGCTGATTGGATGAATCAATTGCGCAGGGATAAGCAGTAAAACTGAATCCTGGTTGTACGTTACAAGGTATAGCCATTTATATTCCGGTGAAATAACAATTAAAGCAAATTTAAAGGTACTTTTTCAATTATATTCCAGAATATGCACAAACAAAAACCCCTGAGATTATTAGTCCCAAGGGTTATTGATTTTTTTTGTTGACTTTTTATTCAGACACGAAAAATAGTATTAATTTGCGTTTTCCTTACGGAAGATGGTGTAATCTTATAGAAAAACGCTCCCTTATCTCCCTTGCGGTTCAGAGCTGAAGCTGAAGCGCACTCAACTGCAAATCCGCCAAACTGTACCTTCCTGAGGTCACGAACTCGTGCTGCCGCTGAAGTAATGGTTCTTTCAAGATCTTTCCTTGAAACCCAGGCTCCATTGGCTCCTAGAAGTCGAAATGCAACTTTTTGAGTATTATTTGTTAGGGTACGACGGTTAATGCTCTGTAATTCTGACTTAATATTCATTTTATTCTCCAATTTCATTGCCCTCTGGCTTATGATTGGATGTATAATAACCAGGGCGACTCGACGTTTTATTTTGCACGTCTCTTCTTTTTAGTTAGATCATTACTTTCATCTAAAGATTCTTCAACTATAGAATCTTCTTGTGGAAAAACATCTCTAAACAAAGCCACAATTTCCTCTTCCGTTACCATGGCGGTATTAATTACACTTTCTCTTCTAGTCCCATCAGAATTATAATGATCACAACCAATTGCCATGCCAATTTTTCCAGACTCTTCTTTTTTTGCAGAAATAAATCCACCTTCAATTTTAATTCTACTCATTCTGTCCCCGTATAATGTAATGCATCCATTCCATGGTCCGTAATAATATGAGCCTTACCTGACCCATCCAGTGTAATGGAGTGCTCATAGTGACAGCCAATATCATTACCAGCTATGGTCCATTTATCTTTTAAGATCCTAGTTTTAGATGATCCACCCATAATCAACATTGGTTCAATAGCAATGCTCATCCAGTTTTGAATTCTTGGTCCCTCATTGCTACGAGCTTTATTTGCAACGAATGGCGCACCGTGTGGTTGATCGTAATTAATACCATGACCGCCATAATCAGTAACTATTCCCATGCCATGGCCACTTGCTGTGCGATATATTGCAGAGCCAATGGCTCCTAGACGGTTCCCCACTTTAAAAGCCTCTATACCGGACATGAGAGAGTCCTGACATAGTTTTAACATTTCAATATGCCCTTCTTTTGGCTTTCCATGAATGACTGTAAAAGCAGCATCAGCAATAGCTCCTTCAAATGTAGCCCCAAGATCCAGCGAAACAACGTCACCATCTTGGAGTATATAATCAGTAGGAATACCATGTACCAAATTTTTATTAACGGAAAGGCAGACTGCACCTGGAAAGCCATTATAATTTAGAAAGGTTGGAGTGCAGTCATGGTCCCTCAGTATATCAAGAGACCATTGCTCAATGTCTTTAAGGGACATTCCGGAGGAAGATGTAACGGTTTTAGCAAAGTGTTGAAGGCACGCAGACACAGCTTCACCAGATACTTTCTGACGCTTAAGCCATTGGGCATCTTTTAAAACTATAAGTTCTGAGTGCTCATTAAGCATTTATTTCGCCTTCTTTCTGTTAGCTATTTTAGATTTTTCTTCAGCAACACGTCTGGCAACTAGTGCATCATCGTCATCACTTGAAAGATTCTCTGCTTCTCCTTTAGATGGTTTAGTAATTTTATCCTTAACCTCTTTATTTTCACTGAAATCTAGACTGCCCTGTTCTGGATTTTTCATAAGAATACTTTCATCGCTCTCAAGTGTTACCCCGGTCACTATTTCACCTGCAGTCCCATTAGTAGTCTTAGCAGCATTAACCTCCTTAGACTTAGCAGTCTCAGGGTTTACAATTGAATCCAAATCAAAATCGATAATAGAGGCCGCAAGAAATTTATCAATTTCTTGAATCTTAGCTGATACTTCCCTATACGTTTCCTTCTTGAAAATATTTCTATCTTCACGAACGGTGAATACATAATTTCTTAACGCTATAAGCGCAGCAATGTCTTGTACATTCATTCAGCCACACTCTCTGTTTCTACTACCGGAGATCCCTCTAGAGAATCATCTGGAGCACGAGTAATGGTGCCAGTAGCATCATCAATTCTATCCCGTGGAGACAGTCCATTCTTCATGAAAACATGTTGAACGGTAACAGTGTGATTAAGCGCTGCGTTCTCTGCTTCAAGTTGCGCTAACTTTGAAACTTGCAAGGTAGCATTGCGCTTTTGTGCAGCCTCAAGGATTGCCGTTAACTCTTCTTGTGTAATTTTATCATCGCCCATTTTATTTTCCCTCTTCTTCATCGTCTTCAAATATGCTTGAACACGTAATCATCATTTCATAAAAAGTACGCCGAGATGCTCGGCGCGCTTGTGGATCTTTTCTTAGGACAGTCCTGGGTTTTAACCATTCGGCAATAATCTCATCACCAACGTATATTTCGTACCCACGATCTCCATCATGTATTATATCAATATCATACGTTCCTAAAAGTTTTCTTAGCTTTATTTTCGCTTCAACGTCCAGCTTGGCGTCCTCTTCCCAGATATTATCCAGGTCAAGCTCCATGCTTACCAGAACTCCTCTAATAAAGTCATTTAACTCATCCTCCTCCGCTTGAGCTGCATCTTCTTTATTTATGTAAATTGAATATTCCACTATCGTTTTCCAGATACTTTTTTAGATCTCTTTTAGCCATTACCAGAACCTTTTGACAATCCTTCTTTGATATTTTCAGCTCGTCACAAATTTTAGAAATAGATGATGAACCATGAGCATTTCCTCCAACTTCAAAAAACATCTCCACGACCCTTCTCTGCAGGGTTGGCAACTTGGCTATTGCTGTATGAACCCGAGTATCACTCTCTGAAATCTCAATAGACTCTAGGGCTGATTTTCCCTCATCAATTATTATAGGCAGCTGAGAAACCTTGTATGGAAGAATGATTTTAGTCTTCTTTATGGGAATTTTTATTATCGAATGTCGGTTGGCTTCCCTAGAAACCTTAGTTCCAACATAATGATTGGCCCACCAAAACCAACAACCTCTTCCTACCTTATAGGAATTGAGAGCTAGTATGAGAGCAACCCTGCCATCTTGCAATAAGTCTTCATAGTTAGAAAAGGACCTGTATTTTCTAACTTTATATTTAACAATATAATCAAAGGTTTCAGTGCATAATAATTTGCATCTATTATATTTATAATGGACCATTTTAGACTTAGATTTTTTAATTTTAATTTTATTTCTAAGCCCTACGAATTCACTTAAAAGTTCTTCTGCTTCGTCTAAAGTAATATTACTCATTTACACCCTTTTACCCATTAACCCTTTAACTCTTCCAATTCTTCTACGAGAGATATTAGAGCGAAGGTTCTTATCTCTTCATCTTTTACATTAATAACAGATCGGATCCTCTCGATAAGATTATTTAATTTATCATCAGATAACTCAATCATTTTGCTACCTTATTCCTTTCGTCATCAAAATCTCCCAAACACTAATAAGATAACTAATTGGCTATTATTCGAGAAAGAGAGCCAATTAGTTACCTTTAATTTTTCTTATAAATTTATACCATTTATACCATTTATACCATTTATACCATTTATTTTATACCATTTATTTTTATAAAAGACTCGCGAGTGGACCGTGCAATTACGTACACGCCAGTGTAGCTGCCGGTCGTTGTCACCTTCATACCCATACTGATGTAATTATTTCCTTTCTCTCGACTAACTTCTTCCCTGTGATAGAAATAAAACTATCATCGTCAGCGGAGTGCTGGAAAGTGATTGCGATATATGATTTCGTCTGAGCGTGCAAATATATAGATGTATAGTACCGGTATTTGTCCCGGTCTGTCTTAGAGATCTCTTCAAACTGAGTAATATGCCTCAGCCCCAGCGCGTCTCCGTTTTTATCGTTTAATACATCGAGACAATATTGCAACTTGTTTTTATTTATTTCCGTTAAACCCATATCTTTTCCTTCTTATTGTTCTTTTTTAAATTTATCATCAGCCAACTGTTGTTTGTGAAATTTTTCCTCACCCACCAGGTTTGCTAAAATATTAGGCGATTTAGATGCCTCTTGTTTTAATTTTATGACATCTTCTTTTATTTTGACTTTTAAATCATCGCTAGATAGTTCTACGGAGCCGTGAACGGCGGATATTAGCTTACCTATCTCAGTATGTCCGCACACGGGACACGCTGAAGGGCCCGGATCTGCTAGTTTATGGAACGTTTCAAAAACGTGCTTACAATCTTCTTTTTTACAACCATAATCATATAAGGGCATCATCTTCCTTTAAGCTAACTCTTTATATTCTAAACCGTCTTCCCAGATAACTCGAACCTTTTGTTTAAATAGCTCGTCTATTATTTAAAAACAATATAAACATTATAAGTATTTTAAGTATTTTATACTGCTATTGTATTATATTCACCACTCATAAACCTATTCACTCTAATGCTCTCAGTATTATATATTTAGAACATTTTATATGCCATATTGTGGATAAGATTAATATCACCAGATATATTTACAATAATCATATTCAAAAGTATAAACTCCGTATTAATTTGGCGCAATTTATGGACCATTATTTGCATCTCTTATCTCCTTTATTAGCTCGGTAATATTTCCTGAAATTTCATCTCCGTTAGATTCATTTTCGAATGGAACGTCATATAATGATGCATTTTCAAAGTTCTTAATCATATGTCCGGTACCCAGAGGCCCCTTCCTATTCTTGATTACGTGATACTTCATATCCGGAAGATTATTTTCATTTAATCGAGTCTCAATCTGTATGCCAATATTAACATGGTGCATGATATGAGATGAACGTCCAATTCTGTGTACGCCGACTTTCTGTGATTCATCCTGTTCACCCTTGGCTTTAGAACCACGCTTGATATCAGTCAACTGAACAGCCGTAACCATTGCTATGTTATAAGCTCTGGAGAACTCGTGAAGAGAGGCTGAAATAGACCCCATCTTTAAATAGTCCTGCTCTTTCGCTTTGGCTGGGTCGTGCATCAACCCCATATAGTCTACGATAACTACATCTGGTCTGAATTGTAGGAGTGCATCCTGAAATCTAAGCTCAACCTCTTCAATTGTTACATTTCTGGGAACATCAACGATGTTAAAATAATGCCCTGCTTTTTGATATTTATCGATAAACTCAAGGCCTTTGTCCATTTTCCGTATCTGCTCTTCAGTAAGAGTGGCGGAATTAATAGATCTTTGAGGGATATCAGCTACTCTAGCTAGGAATCTATCGAAACAATCATCATAAGGCATTTCCAATGAGAAATACAATATATTGTACCCTCTTTCGTACTCATCAACTGGGGTATCAATTTTATTTCCCTGCATCCACATCTGGACGCCCATATTAGAAAGCATCATTGACTTACCAGCATTGGTTTCACCGCCAATGATAATAAGCTCAGCTGGTGAAATACCACCAGTAACAGAGTCAATCATTGAATATCCAGTTAGAATATTTGGACTCTCAATCTCCGTATTCTTCTTAGACTCATACCTCTTTTTGAATTCATCAAGGTAGTCTCCAACAGATTGTTGTATGTGAGTCCTTCCACCATTTACTGATGAAGCCTTCTGGAGTCTAAGGGCAATATCCTTGATAATGGTGTCTGGATCTTCACCAGCTTCCATCTTTTCAGTAACAGAATTATGTATTGACTTTACATAGCGCTTTTTATAACGCTCTTTCATCTCCTGTAAGTCATACTTGTAATCATAAGTATTGTATTCATGATTCTGAATGTCATCCCACAGCTTACCCATATAGATAAGTTTCTCCGGAGATGTTGCATACCTATCGATAAGAGTCCTCTTGGACGGAATCGTTCTGTATGCCTTTATGAATTCAACAATAAACCCAGCATCTTCTCTTGTTTCCTGAGAAAAAAGATCAACGTCGCAATTAAATGCAAAGTCAAGAGCTTTAGTGGCATCAGTTGTAATTACTTTAAGTATATTAAAATCTAAATCGGACATATATTACCTATCTATGATCAACGCCCAGGACCGGTATAAGTTTAATCTTTCTCATAAGTGACTTGAAACTTTGCTTAAGCGCATTATTGAAAAGTTCATCTGGGTTTGTATTGTTAGTGCAAAGTATTACTGGAAGGTTATTTTGTATTCTAGAACGCAAAATAGGCTCCAACATCCTACCGAACAGATCAATAGCGTTGTCAGAGGATCCCATGAATCTAGAGTCAAATTCATCGATAACTAGAAAGTCTATCATTAGAAGGCACTTTCTGGCCGGTGACTTTTCCTCTTTATCATCGGCTGATGAGGAGGCCATGAGGTTAACAATATCAGTCAGGTTTACGTATAGTGCGTTGTACTTGCCGGATTCAACAACCCTCTTCATAATACAAGCAGCAGACATTGTATTATGAGTTGCAATACAGGACCTTGTTACTAGGTATAGATGGGACGAAGAGTCAACGGTGATACATCGCATTGGAACTGGATCGATAGGATCTATTGATTTTATAAATCTATGTGTAGTTCTTGTTTTTTGCTCTTTTTCATGTCTTATATTTTTTAACTTTCTAGTAACCTTGAAAACTTCAATGTCTGTAGTGAACGTTACACGGTAACGATCCCTACATCGCTTACCATTAAGATAGGATTCGTTTCTATTTATTGAACTTTTAATGCCCAAACCCAATGCTAATTCATGAGTTGATTGTGCCAATTCAGGTATCACAGAACAAAACTCCACTCTTCCAGTGTTATAGCGGTATCCATCAGTATCCATTAATCCCTGTAGCAGAGACAGTCTTTGCTCATAAGATGAGTACAGGTAAGATTCAGGAATGTGCTTATTGTTCAAAACACCCAGAGTTTTTAACTTTAAAGTTAACTCACCAATTCTTCCAAATTTTCCATATGGAATAACATTTCCTATTCTATACTTTGAAGATTTTGATGCTTGAGACAACTTTACAACATTGAACTCAGCCCTTTTAATTTCATTATCAGCTGACTCTTTAATAGATGATCCATCTCCAAGCCAGCACCCAAGGGTATATGGGTCTAAAAGCAATTTTACCTCATTATACTCAATGGGTTTACAGCACGGTATAGAATGGTTTGCTATTTTGTGACCATCACCAACCGTTAAAGTGTTTAAAATCTCTCTAGTAGACTTAACAGTTGGCTCTTTTCCATAACGCCTATCATCACTAGTATGAGTAACCCATAGATGATCTATACAGGCATTAATAACGCTGCCATCATCAAAGGTGATCCTATAAGATTCTGGCGAGTAATCTATTGGGTGAAGTTTTGTAACTTTACAGAGCTTACCATTTTCATCAAAAAGAGAGTCTCCCCTTTTTAAATCTTTTAATTTTATAAAGCCATTAGGAGTAGGGAGTTCTGTTTCCAGATCCTGCATTTTTCCCTTTCCATGCCCACCAGCAAAGCAAAATGATTTACCTTCTCTATATGATTGCCTGATGTCCTTCCTATAAAGATCGTAAACATCAAGGAGGGATTGATCTCCCTCGAATTTATCCATTTCTCTCCACCAGTAATCAACGGGAATATTCGCCCCCGCATACCTATTGATTACCTCAATCAGCTTCGCCCCTTCTGGAGAAAGCTTTCCTGTTTTAAAATCTAGATGAACATTGTTTATATCTTCAATTGCCTCATTGATTTTTTTTGAGGGAATTGAGGAGAACGGATTTGTGCCCGAGTATTGTATCGTTGTCATTTGTGACACCATTTGGAGAGAATGTTGTAAGCTTCTGCCTTACTCTTTTAAGCTCTTCTTCAGCGCGTAATTTGTGAAGCTCTAATAAATGGAGTCCACGGTCCACAGGATCTCGACGGTATTCCGTTGGTTCTAGAGGTTTTTCTACGTACACCTCAGATACTGGACTCTGATCATTTTTCTCAACAAGAATTCTGTAAGCAAAAATATCTGAAGGATCATTTATTATAGTGAAGGCACCGGAATCAAATGATCGTAGAACAACTTTATCTCCCCACTCAAATACAAACCCGGAGTCGGAAAATGAGTTATTCAAATATACGTGAACGAATTGTCCCTTTTTAGGAATCATTCTAGCGAATCCAGTGTTGATGTGTTAAATCCTGCCGAACCAATTTGCTTAAGTAGAGTTAAGTAAGGCTTGTATGCTTTGTTGTCAGGATTGGATTCAATTGCCTTTTTAACGAAAGCTAAATCACCATAGGTAACAATATCATCAAGACCCATAGACGCTGCTACCTTCTCAATATCCGGAGGGAGCTGAGAAGATCTGGTAATCTTCATAGCTCTTTTGTATTTAGCCTTGAATTCTCTAACGAGCTTTGGTGCAAAGAAAAATGCAAGAGTTTCAACGGGAATTTTTTTAGGTATAATAACCTTATCAAAAGACCAGTCAATAAAATCCTTAACCATAACCATACTTGGCTCATCACCGCCAAGTAGAGTCATCATTCTTTTAGTACAATATATCTCAGAGCACTTTGTTGGTGGTCCCGAATAAGAGAGTGAGAAATCTATATCGAAATGATCGGTATATCGCTTGAAAACATGAGCAAGAGCCTGATCTGGGCCCCAATCTTTAACGGGAACCTTTTCATAAACTTCCAGCCTCTCTTTAAACTTACGCCAAGAAGAATTAGGAGATCCGTCCTTCTTCAAACCGGAGGGCTTTTTAACTTTGTCAGGGACTAGGCTTATGGTTCTTGTTTTTCTTCTGGCCATGATACTTCGAATTCTTCTCGTAAGATGTCTCTTCTAATTATGGAGTGATCGTATAAATATGGTGCTTGATCGGCAAAATCGATAACTGGGGCAATTACTTTATCTTTATAGGTTCTAATTACACGCCCAACTCTTTGAAGGGCTCGCACAGAAGATTTTCCGCCTCCGCCAATAACTAGTGCGGATAAGGATGGAAGGTCTACGCCAATATCAAATATTTTAGAAGCAACAATACAATCGATCTCTCCGGATTCTAATTGTCTACACACCTCTTTCCTCACATCAATTTTGTCATCACCAGAAAGAATCCCGCATCTTACATTTTCGGAGATCATTTCTTGGAGACGTTTACCGTGAGCTTTGGTGTGAAATAAGACCAACGTCTTGAAGCCCTGCTCGACTAATTTAGTTGCAGCCACCATGATCATTTCATTTCGCTCTTTATTTACGGTCACATAATCCTTGTACACCGTTTTGTATTTGGCACTTGCTTTTCCTCTAAAATGAGGAACGGACAAAAATCTAATTACAGGCCTTACCAAGTAGTCTCTTTCAATCAAATACTTCGCTGAAATATCTACAACTTTTCTACCCAGAACGGATTCTATGAGAATATCTGCCCCATCATCTCTCCAGGGAGACGCAGACATTCCATAGAAATGCTCAGCTTTTACGTTCACAGCAATTTCCTGTACAGTTTCACACGCAGCAAGATGGCACTCATCTAAAATGTGAACCCTAGTTTCTAGGAGCATTTTTTTAATATCTCGCCGCTTTTCTTTTGCAATTTCCTTTTCTTTAGAGACTTCATCGTCTAAAGTTTTTGTAGATTTAAATCCGAGACATTTTCCTACAGACCAAATTGTAGCAACGTTTATTCTTTTAATCTCACACTTACCATCGCCAATTATTCCAATCTCCTCATCGAATAAAGAGTCAAATAACTTATGGATTTGATAAAGAAGGTCTTTTCCAATAACGTAGATTATTGTTGATTTTCCAAGTTTTGCTGTGAGCAATGCTGCAACAATAGTATTGTGATTTACAAAGCCTTGAGATATAAATGAGTGAGTTTTTGGAACTACAAAATCATAGTTATCCGTTTTTGTCTCTATAATGCTTGATATTTTATCAAAAAATATCCCATCTATACTTTGTAATATTTTTCTAGCATGATTTGTGTTTAAATTTTCACTAATCATCCATTTTAAAATTATTTCTAAATTGATCTTAGTAGGGTTTATCCATGATTCATCATCAACCCATGACCTAATCGTACTCCAGTTGATAGGGCATGTGTCGAATCTAGATCTTGATATCTTATTAAATAAAGACTTTAAATTTTTTGACTGATTGGGAATGAAATTATTTTCATTTGTTATAATTTTGCATTTTAAACATCCTTGTAGCCTTTTATACTTCACACCTTTTGGGTCCAAACCGATGTTTTTATTAAAAGAATCAATTGAAGATCTGTATATCGTTAATGTGTGTGAATATTCATGGGTTGTTTTCCTTACTCTTCTTGAAGCTATAATTCCAAAATTTAATAAAATCAAATGTAACTGGTCTATAGCTTTTTTACTAGATAAACCTATACATATAGTTGGCTCTGACTTTTCCGAACCTATCCAGCCATCTGTTTCATACAGTCCACGTATAAACATAGCCAGCGGCTCTTTCTTTAGAGATCTAATGCTTTTTGGTATTGTTTTTGATATGGATTTTTTATACCCAAACCCAAGATCTTTTAATCTTCCCCTGTACTCCTTACTATGTACGTCAATATTAAAAGCTTTACTAGGAGTTTTTCTTATTAAGAATTTTTGTCCAATTTTGTTTAGGTATTCTTTTGAAAAATCAAGTATATGACTATCCATATTTGTAAATTTAACTGAAAATTTTGAAGTTAAAGATCCCCCTCCAAACAATAAACCGTACCAATAAGCCTCATCAAGCCCCATACTTCCAGGCCCAAATATTTCATTTCCATAGGAAATGGCAGCGTAATCTCCGATTTCAAGATTTTTATATTTTTTCCATTCAACATCTCCATGTTCACTCATTACCTGAATCTTATGTTCTGGTGTAGCGGTATTTTCAAAACCATAAGATGTAATTACTCTTCTAGAAACTCCATATCCATCATGGTAAATCATTGAAGTTTTCTCAACGCCTCCAAATTTTTTAGATGTTCCAACTTCAATTTCGCTATCACAAAGCTCCTGATCGCTTAATTTTATATCCCCCAATAGCTCTTCATATGTTAGTAATCCGTGCTCAGTAACTATTAACGAATCTTTGCAGCTGCATTTTCCGCCACCGGTTGCTATTCTAATGATTCCTCGATTTACCTCCGCTGCCTTTTCAACAGCATCTACTTGATAGTTTCTAGGAATTTTTCCCTGTGATTTTAACACGGGCATAATATCTATCGGTGAAGAGTTAGAAATAAGCTTCCTTCTATCTATAATATCAAGATCTATTCCACGCATCTCATAAAACTCAACAACCTTGTCGAGTAATCCTATAGGAAATCGCATGTTGCCCTGAAGGAGCTGTTTTCTTCCATCCCACTTTATCAACTCACCTCTTGAATTAATGGTACCTTCAGTAGCATATTTAGAATGCTGAGCGCCCTGAATTACATAGGAAAGTTGATAATTTAAAGCATCTTTCACTTCCTCCGAGTATTCATTTAATAGCTGGCAGGAATTGTCGTATCGTACTAATTTAGTCATGATCTTTCACCATTTTAGATATAAGAGCATTAATATGTGCCGCATAAACTCTACACCTAGTCCTAAATACATCAGTTCCTATTAGGCCGGATGGTAACATGTTAACATCTTCACCCTTTGCAAGTCTCTCAAGATGGGGAACCATTATGGATGTTCCACGTAATTCATATGGAGACATTTTGATTGCCGCATGATAGGTACGGTTTAGTGGAATATTCTTGCCCATCCTGATAAGTTGAACAATTCGCTTATCAAATTTCTCTCTAGTCTCTATGTCTGAAGGGTCATTTGATGTACATATTCTTCTTATATTCTCATCTGGCCTTAACTTCATAGTCCTATCTGATAAATTTACAGATGTCTTTCCAAGGGTAGCATCGCTTTTATTAACCATAACGTAGTCCGGATTTAATACAGCAAATTCTCCAGAGCCCATTTCATCACTAACGAATACTTCTCCACATACAAATAGCTGCGTTAACATTGAATCAATCAAGGTCAGATCAATGTCTTCATTTATATGCTTCAACGTTCCAGTTTTGTACTCCTCTATCTGTGCATTGATGCTTGGATTTAGTGCATAGAAAGATCTGCACCATGCATTTATCGTAGCCCTATCTTTTGGTATTTTAATTGTCTCATCTAATTTTATTTTTTTCATTATTCACCTACTTTTAGCGTGTAAATTGGTCTGAGCATCCAGAATCCTATAAGGGTGAATGTTGAGACCAGAAGAAAAGGCCGGATGACCCGGCCCTTTATTATTTTCGTCTGTCGATTGCTTTTTTATGAAGCTTACCGAACCCAGCCTTAGAAGTTTTCTTAGCCTTAATACGCTTTTTAATTCGTTCAGCTTCTGAAATATCTTCTTCCCCATCATCTAGATTTAGAGAGAGACTTCTATTCTCATCCTTAGCCTCAGCTTGAGCCATTCTTTCCTTGGCTTCCTTCTGTAGCTGATCGACACGTTCCTGAGGTAATCCAAGTCCAGAGAACATGGAATACACCTTAACTACATCCTCATTTGATTCGATAGTGTAGATGCCTTTAAATACGCCCAGGGGGGTACCACAGGCGTCATTCACCATAGACATGGCATAGTTGGTAGAGGATTGTGGAATCTTATCCCAGACGCGCTGGGGGGCAGCAAATATAATACCTGCATAGCGTGTCTGCTTGAGGTTAAAACCGCCCGCCAAAAGGGCTCCATCGAGGTTGTCAATGATAGCATCAGCAAGTGCATCTTCATCCTCATAGTTGGGAACGTCCATACAGCCATAGGTTGTGAGACCTTGACCATCAGTGAATAGCTTTCCGAACTCTGTGGAGTCCAAACCCTTAACCGCAGATGGCTGTGCTGAAAGAGAGTTGAACGCATTAATTGGGTCAACAATCGCCTTATTGGAAATTCCGAAAAAGGAGAGCTGAGAAACATCAGCGTAGATGGATTCAATCCTTGCATTATCAACAACGATAAGGTTATCAATAACTCTATTCTGAGCCATTTTCGTGAATTTAGAAAGGGTAACTAAAGCGTTGTGTTTCGTCTGAGCATCGTCAGATGATTGCGGAAGAACAGTAACAACTACAACTGGACACTCCATGGCTGATAGTATATCAACAATGACTTCAGCTGAACCAGCACCAGAACCACCTCCGAGGGATGTACAGAACAAAAGCATCTGATTGTGTGAAAGCTTCTCGTTAACAATTTCATTGATGGCATCTCTATGTGTCTCCGCCGCCGAATGTCCAATTTCCAAATCCTTTGCTGCCCCGCCCAAACCATGGTCCAGAAGGAGCTTGGAAGATTCTGGAACTTTAATAAACTTAAGATCCTGTGGTGCTGTATTTACAACCACAGTATCATATCCGAGAGAATAAAATGTCTCAGCAATACGTGAGCCAGCTTGACCGGAACCAATAACGCCAATAGAGATTGAGCGCGTTTTTTCTTCAACTATTTTTGGTGGCACTCCTTCCCCTTGTGCATCCCTAGCATTCTCTACATCCTTTGTATTTTCTTGAGCAGCCTCCTTAGCTGCTTCTTTCCTAGCTTTCTTAGCCTTTAAACGCGCCATGATCTCATCATCTTGCGCATCTTGCGTTTTTACCTCTTCGCTTGAAACATCATCCACAATATTACCCCTCTCAATATCTTCTTTAGTAGTTTTAACACTCATAATAATCCTAAAACATTATTTAGTAAGCACTAATATATCAACTCATCTAGGAGTTATTACTCGACATTCTAAAAAACCATTGGTTGTTTAAATACCATTGTGCAGTTTGAGCAATACCATCATTAAACTTATATTCAGGCACCCATCCTAGTGCTTTTAATTTATCAGAATTAATAGAGTGCCTAAAATCATGACCAGGCCTATCCTTAACAAACTCAATTAAATCATGACCTTTATTTAAAGTATTACAAACTCTTTGAAACACTTCAACATTAGGAAGCTCTTGACTGGCGGAGATATCATAAGTGGTATTAATATCACCATCGTTTATTATCTTCATGATTGCTGCGCAGTTGTCAAACACATGCATCCAGTCTCTGATTTGCAATCCCTGTCCGTATACGGTAACCTTCTCATCGGAAAGGATTTTCATTATCATCTTTGGTAGAAATTTCTCTGGATCCTGCCATGGTCCATAGTTATTACATGAGCGAGTGATGACGTACTGTAATCCATGAGTTTCGTGCGCAGCTTTAACCAAAAGCTCGGCAGAAGCTTTGGACGCAGCATATGGGTTCCTTGGATTCATTGGAGAATCTTCAGTCCACGCATCAGATGACTCATCAGTCAAATGCCCGTACACCTCATCGGTTGATATATGGATAAGTTTTTCAACTTCCCACTTCAAGCACGCATCAATAATAACCTGAGTACCAAGCACATTGGATGTGATGAATGGCACTGCATTATCAATAGATGAATCTACGAATGACTCAGCAGCTCCATGAATTACGATATCAGGGCGCTCCATCTCAAAAACAGTGTTAACAAAGTGAGGGTGAGATACATCTCCGGGATAGAATTTATGGTTCTTATTCACGTACATATTATGTATGGCGTGATTCTTACGAACCGAATCTATTGATACGAAAGTGTAATCCTGCTTTGTATGGAAAGCCCGGCGGATAAAGTTGCTAAAAATGAACCCACCTGTTCCTGTAATCAAAACCTTACGTTTTTGCGTCATTAAATAATTCTCCTTTATACTCTAGTACTTTATTTTTACTCAAGAGAATTTCCTAGATGGTCAATTTTTAATTTAGAATATGAAAGGTTAAGGGCGTTCTTTTTTTCCTGAAATACTCTTCTAGCTGCCAATAGCTTAACGTAAGCCTTAGCGGTCGCCTCTTCCTCAACAGCTACATTAGAATTTACTCCATCTACTTTTCTCAAGATAGCATCACGAACCTCTCGGGAATCTCCTTCCGGAAACCAGTTGTCAACATTTGATGTATTCGTAAATGTAAGCTTAGGCTCATTGGTGTTTTCATTAGAGCTAGAAGTGATTGTTAAATCACCATTCTCTTCTGGAGTAATTGACTTCTTGTTAAGAGCTGTAACGTTTACATTTTTACTCATAACGGCTGAATTGTGATAATTCTCACCAGTCTTAACTCTAAACTCCCCTAGAGCATGCTCCCCTACTAGGCCATCAGTTATTTTAGAAGCAGACTCTGACATGTGAATTTCTTTATCTACATGGGCGGTAGCTGACTTCACTTTCTGCCCATTACGAATAACGGAGTTTCCTCTTCTGGAGGCGGTAGCTGACTTCACTTTCTGCCCATTACGAATAACGGAGTTTCCTCTTCTGGAAATGTCGGATTCCTTAGTAACCGCAGAGATATATTTATTAAAATAATTCATGGCTTTTCTCACCTCCTCAATATTAAAGTCAAAGACATTGCCATTACTGCTTGACTTATCCGTCACTCCGCTTACAGCCTGGGATTTTTTATTCATATTTTCATATCGAAGTGATTTGCGATACTGGCGATGAGACTCGGCCCATTCTAGACCGTGAAGCTCTGAGAATGGATCAAGCGCACCATCCTTTATTAATGATTTTAAGTGATTAGACATTGCGGGGGTTACCGATTTTTTATCAGCCCTTTCACGCCACTTGTCGTAACGAACCCTCTTTCCGTCTTCATCACTTTGAAGCCTATAAAGTGTGAGATTTTCGCTATTAAGTTCTGACTCATCTATTTTAATTATTTCCAGGATGCGCGCATTTTCCTCTTCAATAGACTTTCTGCAACTTTTAACTATTATACTCTGGCTTTCTTTAAACCTTAAGTCATCATTCCACTCTTCACGCTTAACTATTTCGTCAAGTTTAGCAATAGCATCATCAACGACACTTACAGGAATTTCATCCTTTTTGAGATGAGATGTAACGACATTTTTAACGGACCCATCAAGCTTAGATAGGGTAAGTCTCTTTGAGGACTCTTCCTTCAACTTGTCACGGGCCTCTTTCCCCAGGTTCTTTTCGAACCTTTCATTGAATCTAGCCACTTTCTCTTCCTGTATGGATACATCTGGGTCTCTCGCGCTGAAAGCTCTCTTTATATTAAAGATTAACCTATCACCGCTAACTCTCGGCCTACCCGCTAAGCAAACCCATTCGCCAATTTCAAAGAGAGACTTCATCCAGTTATAATTTTCCTTCTCAACATCCCTACTAAAAAAGGCATCTACTTTATGAACACCATCCTTATCGCAAATAGTTACATGTCGCATCTTTTCTGTCAGTGATCCACGCGCCCCTGTAACTCTGCCCCTTATAATAAATTCATTTTGAGCAAACTTATCTATAGCGTCGGGAGAATACCCACCCCCTTCTTGAACCGCTGGTGCGAGATAGTCAAGAAATGGCTTTACTTTATCAAAACCAATTACAGTATCCGTCTTATAGATGGACCTTCCAGATTCCCCAGGAACATCAGCAAGTTCAAAAGCCTTAAAATCTACAGATACATCATTATCAAGGTCTTCCTTCCTCATATTATTAATCTGTCGAGCCCTAGCTTCAATTTTATCTTTAGATATACACTTAAACTGCTCTGCCCACAGGTTGGCTTGAGAACCAATTTCCTGTGTTCCAAGTGGTTCTGGATTTAGATTTGGCTCAAGATCAAAAACCTTCCTAAAATCACCGCCTTTCCATGCTGCAAGCATATCCTCAGAAATATCAAACTCTTTATCACCAAACTCATTATTAAATGTATTTGCCATGTCAATATTTCCACAAGATCTAATCTCTAAACACAGGGCCCCAATCGAGCTAGGATCTTCTTTATTTCGAAGAAGGTAATATACATCACTTATGGATGATTCACCTATTAAATTACCCCCACTCTTTTTATAAGTCTTTGCCCAATGAATGGCTCTCAAAGAATTAGTTATAACCTGATCTATAAAATTCTCATCATTGTTTTCAATACCTTTTTTAATAAGTTTTGAAATGTGATCTTTTTCACAATCATGAATGTAAGCATAATCTGTAATAGTAAAAGCCTTAGAGAGTCTAGGCATTATTGTTGCCGTATCTTTCCAGGTGCCATCAGACCTTCTAAAGGTACATTTATCAGTTATTGGTTGTGGTTCTGGAAAAACATCTTTAACAGTCAAGTTTTCAACGACCTTTTTGAGATTTTTAATGTAATTAGGCGTTAAGGGTGGGGCAACCTCAGGGTGATCTTTTTTAATACTAAGCATCATTCTCAAGTATCTATTTGCATACCCAGGATCAGCAGCACCATTAGTGGCCTTCATAACCTGTCCGATAAAGAATCCAGCCAAAGAGGAGCCTGCTCTATTAAATCCATCAGCCTGCTTTGGGTTATTTTCAATTAGCTCAAGGATAGTCCTTTCAGTTAAAAGTTTAACCTCTGTTTCGCTTAATTTAACGCCAACATCTGAATCGTTTATATTTATTGAAATTTTACCCATTGCACTTTTCTCCTATGTACCAATCTATAGTTTTATTAAGACCGTCTCTAAGCTTTGTTTTAGCCTTAAATCCAAGAAGCTCCTCGGCTCTTGAAACGTCAAGCATTCTCTTTGGCTGACCGTCTGGCTTAGTATCGTCCCAAAGAATATCACCTTCGTATCCTATTATATCGGCTATCTCATTAGAAAGAGACTTAATTGAGATATCTATCCCAGTCCCAAGGTTGATTGGTTTCTGAGAGCTAAAACCCGTCAAGACCGAGTAGGTAATGGCCTCAGCTGCATCTCCTGCGTAAAGAAACTCTCTCGTAGCCGACCCGGTTCCCCAACATGTTACGGAGGGATCATTATTTACCTTCGCTGTATGAAACTTACGAATTAAGGCTGGTATCACATGTGAGTTCTCCAAATCAAAATGGTCACACTGTCCCACCCAGCAAGGTTTATTATTGCGCTCGGCATAAACAATATGATTGTTACCTGCCGTTACACAGAAAACCTCTTCCTCTTCATCAAGCTCTTCAACCTCAATATCTCTATACTTTACAGAGTTTTTCTTAGAAGATCTTAGAGGTATTCTCCAGCAATCATTTTCATCTAAGTATACCTTGCCAAGGGTACGCCCAGTAAGCATTGTTAAAATTAGAAATTGATCTTTTAGAGTAACAGACTTGGTTGTATACCTAGAACCATCAGCGTCACCATCACCCTTCATTAATGCATCAAAAAGAACCTCCAAAAGTTCTGGAGTTGATGATTCCATCATAAAATCCGGAATCTTTTTTTGATCATTTCCTCTACCGATGTGGGTTTCGATAAAAGACTTCCAAAGTTTTGATGAGAAATAAAACCTATGATCATCAAATGAAAATTCTATCCCCATTCTTGTTAAAAGGGCCTCAATTTGACCTCTATGATAATGGTTCTTCAATGACTGGGATATGCTAATCTGATTAGCTGCATCAACAATTGACCCCTCAGACATATACCACCCTATAAATTCATATAAATCATAAGAATCATACTCTAGTGGAACACATTTAGAAGCCGAATGTTTATAGCCCCTAGCCTTTACATCTTTGATTTCAACATCATCCGTTATGATGTCTTCAAACAATGATATTTTAGATCTGGCAATCTTATTGGTGCTTAATCCATTAGCCGTTGCAAATCTAATCATCCCATAAGGGCTTCCAGCTCTTGGTATAAACCATTCAGCCTTACGCTTAATGAAAGTCTTGTTTGTCTTGTAATAAATCTTATGCTCTGGTGTAACTCTAAGATCTATTACTGAGCCTTTGAAGTTAACAAACTTCTTAGACTTTCTCTTTTGAACTGCTATAATCTTCTCTTTTTCAACTTTATGATTTTTTGGGTTAAGAGTCCAAATATCATCACCAACATTGAAATCTGCAACATTTTTCCATCCAACTGGCGTTGCCAGACGGGTATCCTTGGAAAAGCATTCCCCATACATATTTACAGGAATCAGGTGGGCACCCTTGGTTCCGTGCTGGAGCATGAAGGTTTGCTGCATCAGCATCTGCAAACGCTTAGCTGTTCCGTAAGGAGCGTTCGTCTCTTCCGGGTATCCATTCCATATATCCTCCTCTTTAAAGGGCACAGGGCAATGCTTGGGGTACGCACACACAGAACCAAGTGTGTATAAGTACTCAGTATTATACTTTAGTACTGCATCGAATATATTACAGGTCATTTTAGAGTTCAAATGAATAAAATCAGCTGGTGCCTTCTTATTTGCACCAATTCCGCCACAGATGGCCGCCATATGAAGAACCACATCGGGTCTTTCCCGGTTAAAAAGTTCCTTAACAGCATCTAATCTTAATAGGTTGAATTCTTTTGAAGTTGGATAAATAACTTCCACCCCAATTGCTCTCTTAAACTTATCTTTAATATGTTTTCCTAAGAACCCATTACCACCTGTGACTAAAACTCTCTTCATTCATTATCCTTGAGTAATTTTTCTTTCCTTGCTAAGTCAAGATCATACTCAACCATCTCCTCGACAAGTTTATCAAATGAATACTCTGGCTCCCAACCTAATGCTGCCTTAATTTTAGCAGGGTTACACTTCAAATGGTCAACTTCTGATGGTCTTAGATACTTTGGGTCGAACTCAACATGCTTATCAACATCCAACCCAACCTTATCGAATACAAGGTGAAGAAATTCTTTAACAGAATGTGATTCTCCAGACCCAATTGCAAAATCTGCAGGAGAGTCAGCAATTGCCATCATGAATTGAGCCCGAGCTATGTCCTTTGCATGTGACCAATCACGCCTGGCATCAAGATTTCCAAGATAAAGTTTATCCTGAAGACCGTATTTAATCCTGGCTGCTGCCTGGGTAATCTTCTTTGTAACGAACGTGCCTCCACGACGCTCGCTTTCGTGGTTGAAACTAATGCTATTAGACGCATGCATACCATAAGCCTCTCTATAGTTAACCGTAGCCCAATATCCTGCTATCTTAGCAGCTGCATATGGCGACCTAGGGTGAAAGGGGGTGTCTTCATCCTGGGGTGCAGAAGTAGACCCATACAGCTCTGATGTACTAGACTGCACAAACCTTGTGTCCGGTGAATACCTCTTAATAGCATCTAGGCACCTAACAACACCTGTGGCATCAATATCAAATGTATATTCAGGTATCTCAAATGATACTCGAACATGTGACTGTGCTGCCATATTAAAGAATAAATCAGGCTTAGCATCTTGAACTAATGAGATGATAGAGGATGAGTCCGCTAAATCTCCATACACAAGCTCAATGGAGTCATCTACATGAGAGTCTTCTAATATGTGATTAATTCGCTCAGTGTTAAAAACAGAACACCTTCTGCGAAGTCCGTAGACCTTGTACCCTTCTTTTAGAAGAATCTCTGAAAGATAAGAGCCTGTTTGACCTGTTATTCCTGTAATTACTGCTGTCTTCATGTTTTCTCCGTAAAGTTCTCAACTCTTTCTATAACAAGCCTTTCAGAGCCCCAGTCCCTTCCCTCATTTACGACTGTAACTTTGTTTCTCCTATTACTTTCAAGGTGTTTTGTGTTAAGTTTTCTGGCAACTTCCCAGAGTGGATTGTGCCTAACCCTCTTAGGATCCTTGCGATCTTCTGTTGCATGTTCTTGGTGGATTCCTTTAATATCCATTTGATGAACGGGCCTTGCCCCGATAAGGCTTAGCCTATCTGCAAAGTCATCATCATCACCACAAATTCCCCTCATGAACTGCTCATCACAGCCGCCCATATCCATAATGGCTTCTCTTGGGCATGCGGCCCAAAACCAATAGAAATTCTTCACGGTAATATCTGGATAACCGTTCTTTGCTATTGGAAGGGAAAATAGTTTCTTAAAAGAATGGTCCTCCATGTCCGGATTCTTATCCATTAAATTCACGAACTTATTATGTGAAAATTGGACGTGTCCAAAAGCTGATACTCCTATCCTTGCTGTATCATAAGAAATATCAAGAACGTTTTCATCAATCATAATCTCAGGTCCGGCTATGGCAATGACATCACCCTTAGACGATTTGAATCCAACATTGTTTGACAAAGCCGGACCCCAATAAATTGGAAAGTCATTAAGCTTGGAATCCATCTTAATATACTGCCAGTTCAAATCTGAAGCATACTCCCTCAACGTACCAAGAACATCTTCATCAGATGAGTCATCCACAACAACAAGCTCCCAGTCTTCCCTGGACATGTTCTGCTTATTATATTGTTTTAGAGACCTTCGAAATAATTTAGTTCTATTTTTTATTGATATTACTATCGAGACTTTCATTAAAACCCAAGGCTTCGTAGTTCATAATTTTTATGAGCGTACTTCTTTAATATACCCGACATCCTCATAAATTTCAAACATAACTATGACTTTAAATTTATTATTATTCATATCAGGACCCTCACCAATCTGTTTAAGAGAATTATTAAAATCCTCAGATAAATATTCCACTCTTAATATGTAGAAATCTTTTAATATGCTCTTATAATTATTAATGCTTAAATTATTTTAGTCCAAAACTTTATGTAAAAATTTTCCAATTCAAAATCCCTTATACATTGAGAATAATTCATGGAGTTCGCCTTATCATAGGAAAATTTTATGCTATCGACATCTTTACTGACAGCGATGAAGCATGGTACTTACTTACTTACTTACTTACTTACTTACTTACTTACTTACTTACTTTGAACAAATAATGATCGAGGCCTCACCGAAAAGCTCGTGAAACCAATCGGAATCTTGGACTGCAACCGGAACCCATTTCTTCCATGGATTAGTAAACCTGCGGGCAGTATGGTGCTCAATTGTTAACCCAGCATCTTCAGTAATAGACATCCATCTATTATGAGATAAAAATCTTTCATTGCCAAACTCCTGGGTTTTATTCCAGCGCCTACCGTTAGGAACGTCGAACACAATATGCTTTGATATCCTAGACTGCTCCTGAAGGAACGCTATAATCATATCATCGGAGAAGTGCTCAAGGAATCCCTGATGGAATAGAACATCAAACTCATCATCATTGAACTGCTTAAGATCAAGGGAGTTTGCTTGAACGAAATCCATATCAAAAGTTTCATACTTTACAGATGCCGAGTTTACCAGGTCTGGCTCAAGGTCCGACATTGTAACCTTAGCCCCCTTCTTCCTTACCAAATCAGAAACCACCGCTGATGTATATCCAGACCCAGCCGCAATCTCTATAAGCTTGCCATGCTGTGGTGTATACTCATCTATCATCTGAATGTACTTCTTTTGAATTAAAGATGTTCTATAATATGTGAACGGTATCTTTTTGAAAAATTCGTTCCAATCTTGAAAATTTAGTCCTTCCTGCATATCTTCTCCTATGTATATCCTAATAACTTCATGGCCGGAGCTAGGCCACTTTCTAATACCACAACATTACCTGGATTTGCTATAACTCTTGGATACCTATACGATCCAACAACAATTTCCTTCCTGTATTCAGATATCCACTGTGCTTTTGAAATAACAGAACCAGGAAACAGATCTGTCAATACCTGAAATAGTAAGGAAGATCCTATTATAGGCATGCTAAACTGTATTATATTCATCCATTTAATTAAAAATTCAGGACTTACCAACCAGATCCGGTTCCTTTCCAGACCATGTAGACGTGCAAATTATCTTGTCCATTTGACAATTATCCGCATACTCTTTAGCCACTTCAAATAGCTCATCAACTAACCCTTCGCTCAAAGTAATTGGTTTCAATCCGAGAGATTTAAACTTCTCCCTAACAACCCTAAGCTCATTCTCAGCATCTTCGTTTCTTGGATTGTCATAGTACCTAATTTCAGCACCGGTCTTATCAGCAATGAGTTTTGCCAAATCCCTTACGCGATGTGTCTCTGTAACCTGATTGAAAATTTCAACACGTTCTCCCTTAGCTGGTGGGTTTGCGATAGCGAGCATAATGCAATTAACAGTATCTCTGATATTTATGAAAGCTCTAGTTTGACCTCCCGTTCCATGAACGGTTAGAGGATGCTTAACAGCCGCCTGTATGATAAACCTATTGAGAACGGTTCCGTAATCCCCATCATAGCTAAATCTATTTGCCAATCTGGAGTCCAATGATGTTTCATCGGTATTCACTCCCCAAACAATTCCCTGATGAAGATCTGTAATCCTAGTCTCATCATTCTTGTTGTAGTAGTGAAACATTAGAGCATCTAGTGTTTTAGTCATGTGATAAACGGAACCTGCATTAGCTGGGTAAAGAATTTCAACATTCTTTTTTCCCTGAGGGGTATCCACATTAATACTGAGATATCCCTCAGGAATCTTCATGCCAGCAGTTCCATATCCATACACGCCCATAGTTCCAAGGTGAACTAAATGAATATCTAAACCTGACTCAACAATACCTGCAAGAACATTGGATGTAGCAGAAACATTATTGTCTACCGTAAACCTCTTGAACTTTGAATTTTTCATTGAGTACGGAGCGGATCTCTGCTCTGCAAAATGCGCTATTGTTTCAGGCTTCTTATCCTTAATAAGCGCCAAGAACTGATCGTAATCCTTAGATAGATCTAGATTAACGAAATTGATATCCTTTCCGGTAACCTCCTTCCACGCAGAAATTCTATTATTAATAGGTTGAACTGGGGTTAAAGAATCAACTTCCAGATCTATATTAATCTTTCTACGTGATAGATTATCGATTATGGTTACATCATAACCAGCTTTGGATAACTTCAGACTTACGGGCCAGCCACAAAAACCATCACCGCCCAATACAAAAACATGCCTTTTCATTTCCCTACCCCTTTATTATTCTCATCTGGTGGTAACCAAAAATCTTTAGTCCAAGTTCTATGCGGTTTATCCGGTCCTCTTACAGGTAGCCGGGAGCATACAACTAACTCATTGTTCTCAGGAGCCTTTTCGTAACACCACCAACTAGTTCCGGGAACTAACTCCATATTCATTTTGTGAAATAATGAAGAAGCTATTGGTTGTTCCCCACGGGAACCAAACTGCTCCATCCTGTTTAGCTCTACCTTAGCTCCCTTGAATGGAGCGCGAGACGGTACGTTCCAAAGCTTTTCCCTTGCGGACCTTTCCCATTCATCTAGCCATGCACGATTTCTTTTATGGAGGCCAAAAAATGCTGTAGAAGTTTCCGGAATATTAAAGGCTTCTTCACGGGTTAATCCAACCCATTTCAATGCATCATCTGAAATCCACTGGCCAACCTTCCAGCCATCATTAGTGGCAAAGTGACCATGTTCTTCAATGTGCTCCCACATTCTATCCAGCTTATCTAGAACAGTCAGTTTTGAATCAAGCCATAAAACCATATCGTAATCTTCATCGAAGGCTTGCTGCATTAGAAATGGTTTATATCCCATTGGTATCTGGGATTGATTGGGACAGCCAGGGGGGTATTCAGCAGCAAATACCCTATGCTCCTCACCATGCTTTTTCAAACTCCATTCTAACCTTCTTGCCTCTCTGGCAAAATAATGATCCGTTCCAAGAGATACTACTAAAGTTTTACTCATAAACCCTCCTACTCATCATGTATAAATATATCATTAACCTATCCCCTTTTTTATATGATAATTAATGTTTTTTCCGATATCTAAAAGAACGTTCATAGATTTAAGATGTTCAAGGCCATGATAATTATCGGTATAAATATTACACCAGGAAAATTCGGCCCAAACCAACTGTATCTTCTCTATTAAATCCTTAGCGGTGAGGGCTTTAATGTGAACATTTGGATAGATTCTGCCAGATAAATTATGAGGAGCATTCTTTTTGACGGCCCAGGCCCTGTTGTACCTATTGGTATCTGAATTTCCTGAATTTACCCTATGAAGCTCATCCTTAGAATCCATGAAGTGGTTCATTTTAAGAGACGGATTCTTAAGTATCTTACCGCCAGCAGATAGTGCCTTGAGACAAAAATCAATATCAGATGCATATGTAATATAGTCTTCTGACCAGTAATCCACCCGTTTCATAAGTTCTTTAGTGCAAAACCCAACCGGGGTAATATCTTTATATACATGCCACCCGTTACCATCATTGTTATTCATTGACATTGAAATAATATCAAGATCTCCCATTTTGGGCAAATCTTTAGATGCTAATTTAAACAGGTCTGGATCAAGTACTAAGTCATCTGATAGCCATGTAAGATACTTATACTTAGCAAGTCTAAATGCTTTATTATAAGCCCTTGTAACGCCGTGTAGCCCATTTTCTTTAATTAGGGTAACGCCCCTGCAGGATTCTAGATATTTGATTAGATCAGGCTTGGACCCACCATCCACAATTATAATATCAGGTTCAACACCAATAGAATCATAATTTTCATATACTGATTTTAATAAATTCTTTATTTTTTGTGTCCTATCTTTTGAACCAAGAATACATGATATCATTGCAACCCCACCATTCTTAATAACTCAGCAGCCCTGTTGAAATATGAGTGTTCTCTCAAAACCAACTCTGCTCCAGCCCTGCCAATTTCATTTGCCCTTCCCGGATTTGCCTTTAACCATTCAAGCTTCTTTGGAATATCTTCTATCTTATTAACCATTACAACATTCTCCATATCTGAGAAGTAAGCTTCCCACCCAGGAAACGTCCAGGAGATTGTTGGCCTTGCAGATGCTAGACACATCAATAACCTATCAGAAAAGTAAAGATATTCTGAATTAAAATTTGATATACTAAGGCACGCAAATGATTGAGCGTAAATATTGTTTACACCTGACTGAGCAATGGACTTGTGCTTATTACCCCAATTACCTCCAAACAAGCCAAATCTATCCTTGTATTTATTTAAAAGTAGTGTTACCGCCTGCGTTCTCAGCTTAGAATCAGGGAAAATATTGTCTTCATACTTTGCTGCTGCAAATGATAAGTCATATTTGAACTCTTTTTTATTCTGTGGAAAATATAGTTTTGGATTGTATCCAATCTGCCAGTACCTAACATCTTTATTAATTAATTTTGATTTATATAAATCTATCTGGCCAACAGATGATATTAGAGATATATCAACTCCTCTAGATGCATCTACGAACTCTCCGGGAACATTTTTCCTAATATCTCCAGTCCAATTTGTTATGACTGCATTAGGGCAGATTCTCTTTGATTCCGCAAGTGTCGCTCCGTTTATTATAGAGGTAAATTGAAGCTGCATATGTATCAGGTCTGGCTTAATACTTTCCACCACAGATAAGAACTCTTTTCTAGCAATAGCTGGATTTCTCTGATTTTTTTTGCTAAAATAATCAAAAATTGTAAGATCAACTCCACACGCTTTGAATGCATCATACATTCCGGTTTGTTTAATTGCACCATTTAATGGAAGATATAAAACTTTTATCATTATCCCTCCTGCATAATCATAAGAGAACTCTTAATGTTATTATTGTAAGATTCCATATCTAAATTGGGAGCCCTACCAGTTGATTTATATGTATCCAAAACTGCTTGAACATAGTTCGGGGATAAATTTTTACCGGTAAGAACTGATTTAACTACATTTGATTCTGGCTTACTTATACCTAACCAGTTATTTGTCGTCACTATATCTTTTTTTGCCATAAGGGCAAAGTCTAAAAGTCCAGAGTAGTAATGTATGTTTTCAGGAAAGTCTATCACACAGTCAGCGTGGTAGATTAATGAAAGAAGTTTTGAATACGGTATGTTTTCGTTGTAGGTATCAACTTTAAGTTGAGTGCCTCTATGGCCAAGTACAACAAGTTTTTTATCTACATTGTAAAAATTTACAAAGTTAATAGTGGAACTATACGTTCTCGATATTAGAAGGTTATACTTTTTAGAAACCTGACGTGGTTCTGGGGGTTTAAATGGCCAAAACTTAGGAACATAAAGCACTCTTTTAATCCCAGGAATACCTCTCAAGTATTGAGCGTTAACTAAAGATGGAGTAAAAATAACATCAGTACCCTTTAGAATGTCAATCTGCTGATTCGCTAATGAAGAATTGAACTCTTCAAGCATAATTTTCTTATACTTTAAAAGATTATCAGTATCTGTCATTAATATAGAGTCACTAACATTGGAGCCTTTGTATTTACACTTTTTAAGAAGAAGTGAGTCTACAGTTATTCCATCAAATAGATTAGCAAATTTTGCTACCCATTTATTCATTGAATGAGTGCATGGTTTTAAATTCAAAACTACATCTGAGTTAAATGGCGTTCCATAAGTCTCAGCATCTACGCTGGAGAAATTTTGTATGTCTCTTTTAAAGTTATCAATAGACATATTTTTTTCGAGGCATTTCATAATCACAGGATCTGTGAGTGCCCCTTTTATGCCAGATAGGTGAGAGTGAACGGCCGAATTTTTTGAAATGAATATCCTTGATACCCAGATATTTCCATCTGATGGACCGGAACGATTTATCTCAAGTTTATATGGCCCCGAATCCGTAGTTAAAAATGGAATATTAACAGAATCATCTGGGCCAATATACAGCGTTTTATTTAGATTTGAACCACTTATTGAAATGGATACCCTGCCATTGCCATCCATATTTTTAGCGCTCATAACTAAAACATACTTGAAACCTTTTTCAATAGTAATGTCTGGTATTATTATCGCACCGTATCTTCCAATAGACATTCCACCAGGTAAAATTCCGGTATCCTTACTTTGATGAGTACTTGACTCGGTTGGTTTAAAATCAAAGGCTAATGAGCGTTCCAGTATATTTTCAAAACCAGATTCGGAAGGTTCACCTACTGGAGCTAAAGAAGATGCATTTCTTACAGGTTCAAGAAAGTTAGGAAATTTATCAATATACTTAATATTAACTTTAAGCTTAACAATCTCACATAGACCAAGAAACCTAGTAAACCCCTCCTCTTGTTTGTACATATTTGGAGGCTCTGTCTCAACATATATAGGCTTCCCAGCTGCCTGCAGTGATGAGCCTTCATTGGCGAATACCCGATTACCAACTATCCTTATAAACTTACGCTTACATTTATTAAGCTCAACCTTCATATCAATGCCATCATTATGCTCCACTTTGGAGTCGCTCATTAATGATACAGACATAAGCTCAATGTTTCCTATTCCGGATGACGGTCTCAGAACATTAAATGATTTAGATTTTGAAAGATCTACGGTTATATTTTCGAAAACTTTTGAAACTATATTGTAATTTGTGGCCTCATCTTTAGAAATGATAGCTACAAGACCGTTACCAGAAACCCTTTTGAACCTTAATTGGCAAGATTGGGCTCCTGTAAATTTGGAAAAATCAAATGATACAAAGCCAAATTTTCCCTCTATAGAGCATGAGTTAAGACTGAACTTACAAAACTTTTGCATCGTCGAATAGTCCTGTAAGCCCTTGCCTACTAGCTTAGATATTACAAATGTCATTAGTCTTCCTTGTAGGGAATATATAACTGTTTTTCCCTTCTAGCATATGCCCCACAATTAGCATTAAATTGAGCTAGATTGTTTTTATGCATCTCAGTTTTAAATTCCCTATATTCGCCCTGATCAAGCTCACCAACTCCAAAGTGATTACCCATTGTCTCAATGTACCCAAGGCCAAAGCCGGCGACACGAGCCCTCATCCCATAGTCAGCATCTTCCTCCCCATAGAGACCGTACTCAGTATTAAAATATCCAAGCATCTTCTGGAGCTTTGCCTGGAAGACGATACATGCAGTTCCTAAATTTCCCCTTGGCTTTGTCTGAAATGTATAATCATTTGATGTTATCATTGGATACTTGATATCCTCCATATTTACACCAATCATCGCGTACTTTGGATTAGCAGTCATAATATTAACGCACTCAGAAAGCCACCCATCTGGAACTTCAACGTCATTATCCATTGTACAAAACCAATCTGTATCCAGGGCCACAGCCCCTTTCAAACACTGATTCCTGCCAATGGCGATGCCCTTATTTTCATCATTAAAAACGGTTTCATATTTGGCGCAGTTCATGTGAGGCTTATAATCCTCTAAGAACTCTTTCGTTCCATCTTCCGAGCCATTATCAACGATTACCAAATTGTAATATGTTTTAGTATTGTCCTCAATTGATTGTAATGTTCTCTTTGTTAAATCAAGACGATTATACGTCACCATCATCAGTGTAATGACATCTTTATTATCACTCATATATCTTCCTCTAAAAAACTATAAACATCTATTGGTGACAAATTTTTTTCAGTGAATATCATATTCTGTGCCTGGATAAAATCAGCATTCCCATAAAGATCATATACTCCACCTATGTCTCTCGACATAATAATGGTAGAATCTGAAAGCATCATAGATACAATCAAGGGATCAATATCTCTTGATAAAACTCCAAACGAATTTAATATCAAGTTAACAATTATGTCTATATCGAGAGGTGCCCGAATTACCTGCCCAGCGCTATAAAATGGGTCAATTCTTTTATGTGAACATGAAACAATAGATATTCCCAAATGTCTCACCATTTCAGCCAGCTCCCTTACCTGGCGATCATCCCAGCCAAGGCAATCAACATCATGCATAGACTTCCAAGGCTCAGAGAATAATACAATATACTTTGAGTTGTCATAGAAAGAGTTTCTCTTCTTCCATTCTTCATATTTACCCTTACTTTCTTTTCTTATCTTAGGAACGTCTCCGTCCCAGGGTATCATGCAATTTTGGTATAGCTGTTTAAGGCAGATGTCATCATTTATCACCGATGGACCGGGCTTATAACTTTTAGTCTCTAAATAATTATTTAGTACATTAAAGTAGGCGTTATTATTTCGATCCATGAATATTGGAGCGGGATATTTGTCAACAACATCTGACCCGAGGTCAAAAGCATTTGTTTTAGCAATGCCTTGAATAGAAGGTAAGTATTCAAAATACGGGTCTCCCATCCACCTAATTTCCTTGTAAGGGTTATTTCTTGTTAGTGCTTCGCAATAGGACAAAGAGAAAAAGGATTCCAATAGACCGCCATAACATGCGATTATAAAATCCCTATCCTGCACAGTTCTCTCCCAGACCCTGGCATCAATCTCTGGGATAATGTACTTATTATTCTTTATTGTCCAAGGTATTCCTGGAGAGAATGGGAAGAATTTATTAGAGAATTTCGGCTTCATTGTGGGATGGTCCCTCTAAATACTTCTCGTGATCGAGTTCGTACTTGCCAAACCACTTCTTCTTGAAATGAGTTGCATTTGACCCCATAAACATTTTATTCACTGGATTCTTCTTCAGGGAAGCGGACTCTTCATGGAAAATTTTCGTTCCCCCACAGTAAATTACATTGTTCTTTTTGCGAGCGCTAACATTTAGGCAGAGATCAATATCCTCAAATGCCCACTGATATTTCTCATCCATCATACCAGTCTCCCTATATGCCTTCGCTGTAACAAGAGCAACAGCGGCTGTTACTGCTTGGAAGTACCTATTTTTCTGGGAGTTCTTATCGGACTCATCACCCGGCCTGAAATGATAGGGCATTCCGCCATAGCGCTTACCGAAAATTACCCCGGCATGCTGCAGTTTATTGGACCCAGTAAATAGGAGTCTACAACCAACCATCTCAGCACCGGAAGATTTATGCAGATCAACCATCTTCTTTAACGATATATCATCACCAAATATAACATCGTTGTTTAGAAGTAGTACCAAATCGTCATCAGCAGGGTTTGCCTTTTCAAAAAGATAGTTCATCCCCTTAGCGAATGAATGCCTATTATGGCCAACTGGATAAACAACAGTGTCTTTTTCTCCTTCGAGAATCTTCAGCGTATCATCCTTGGAGCCATTATCTTTCACGTGCCATATACACTCAACGCCACACTTCTCCATATTTTTATGGAGTCCTGGCCTGAGCGTCTCAATTTTATCCTGGCCATCCCAGGTTAGTGTTAGTAAATGTAGTTTCATTCTTGGGCCTCACAACTTACATTAATTATTTCAAATTTACTTTCGGGATATGTCCTAACAACCCACTCCGCAAAAGGAGTGTTCCTATTCGGACTTTCATCGCCAGCTGCAAACCAAAATGCCAAAATGGGAGGGTACTTGTTTTAAAAGTCCAATCGTACTCAGTGCTAGTAACATGAGATGTTTGAGACATTTCCATATCTGTAATGTAACTTCCGTTTCCAAGATTTATAGCTGTAAATATATGTTCTTTATTCATTATTTCCTTAGTATCGCATCAGCTCTGCCGGTCCATTTTAATGGATCTTCATTTCATCCCCTTTTTAAAATACAAAATTGCCTTTTGTAGTATTCTCTTTCTGTAAAGATCACTCTCATCATCTCTAATTATTCCTATTTCTCTTGCGACATCATTAATGGACATTTTATCTGGGTTATTACATTTTTCACACCATGACCCATTTTTTACTGACTGCAAACAAGATTCCCATATATGTCCATTATAACACTTCCATTTATATTTTGACTTTGAACCCGTATAACTATTTGATAAGCACTCACCATTGTTTTCATCAGCTATTTCCCGAAGACCTCCAATGTAGTCAAATGAATAAATATCCTTGTCAGAAATACTCACATCATCTACTTTTTTTTTCACACTTAATTTAAAATGATCAATTAAAGCTTTTAATTGAAGCTTTATACTTTCTATCTTATCAGTATCATAATATTTTATTATAAATAGCTTGACCCCTTTATCGCTGCAGGTGATTTTTTTAAACTCATCATATTTATTAATTTTTTCTAGGTCTTGATGTTTATAGGGCTTACCATAATGATGAGGCCCTTGGTATTCAAAAGCCAGGCCAAGAGATTCGCTATACCCATCAAGCTCCAATTTCGAATTGTTCAAAGTTAGCCATGGCGGCCTTATCTTTATAAATTTAGTTTTAAAGATTTCATTTAATAATATTCTGCATATATTTTCACCAACATTTGTGGAACAATATGGGCACCAACTTTTATTGTTTTTCACATGATTAAAACTAGCCTTCCATTGATGACCCATCTCACATTCCCATAAAAGATTATCTATTGATTTGGTATATATTTTTGACAGACAGTAGCCGCTACGTTCTTTAGCTATATTTCTTGCATCAGCAATGCTTAGATGCTTTCCCGCACAATAAGGACACCACCTTCCTTGCTGAACCTTATTCCATGAAGCTTTAAACTCATGCCCGTCACTACAGGCCCAGTTTAACTTAGTTTTTGCGTTTTTATATTCAGATATTTTAGACATTAACCTACCATTATTATTGTCTAAAACTAAATTTATTTTTTTATTTATCCTTTCCATTTTTTCAAGAATTTCTCTTTTGATTCTGTAAACAACTTGGATATGTTGAGATTTTTAGATGTTTGCTTTCCAATGTGATAAACGGGTATTTTTACCATTTTAAATTTAATATTAGCCCTTGATGCTCTAAATGATAAATCAGTATCTTCAAAATAACAAAAGAATGTTTTATTATCAAAAGGGCCTGAGCAGCCTGGTATAATCAGTGAATCCCAAACCTTCTTATTAGCACAAAGGCACCATCCTGACATATAATTAATTTTATCATTTATATTTTCAGTTTCAGTTTCATATTTAAAGTTTAAATTTTCATCTAAAAACCCACCTGTTGGCCCAACCAGCTCGTTCTTATCGCTTATAAGCGTTAAGAGCCAGTCATCATTTTTTGACCCAATCATAATGTCATTGTTTAATATTAAAACGTGATCAGCCGAGGCTTTTGTTATACCCATATTTACAGCTGCTCCAAAACCTAGATTATTATCATTATGAATTGATACAAGATTATTCATAGATTCTTGTAAATTTATAAGCCCCACTTTAGTTTCATCAGTAGAACCATTATTTACGACAATAATTTCAAACTCATCTCTACCCCTGAACCATTTTAAAACAGATTTAGTGAAGTTAAAGTTATTCCAGACTGGTATTACTATTGATAATCTTATCCCCATTGTACTACTCCATTTTCTTCTTTTCTAATATTCCCAATCTCTTCTTTATAAAATTTCTTATGAAATGGATAATTTGGATCCAATAGATGCTCCGACTCCACGTCTCCAACTCTAATAGTTGTATTGGTGTAGTTATCATTACCATTATCTCCGGCAAACATAGAGTATCCGAATTTTAACTGCTTTGGTTCATCTGCCCTCATAACGCCCAATAGTTTTGATTCGTGATTTAGCTGATATATCAATCTACGCACATATCTAGGATATTCTTGGCAGCATTCTCCCAGGTAAAATGTGCTGCGGTAGATTCCATATGAGGCTCAAATTTTGAGAGAAGCTCATCATAGTTCTCGACAGCATTCTTTAATTTTTCTGCTGCATCATCGGTATCTACCTTGAAGTGAACACCGTAAGGGTTATACTCCCAGTATTGATGATCTCTTGGGGCACGTACTTCCTCACCCTCTATAAGGAGCCCATTGTCGTCAGAGCAGAAATCAAGCTGGCCTCCGTATCGTGGAACAACATTGATAAGGCCGCCTGCTAGGGCCTCCAATGAGGGCAAATGCCAACACTCTGCGTGAGTTGCTGAAAAATTGATGTCACAAGCATTATACAGGTCAGCAATGTTTGGAACATACTTCGTCATGACCTCAATTTCCGCATGATTCTTGTATTTGTTTTGAAAAGTTTTAAGTATTTTAAAAAAGTCAACATCGAAACCCTGACGCTTACCCTTCGACTTATTCTCTGTAAATACCTTGGCAACTAAGCAAACATCATCGCCTTTCTTGAAAGCCTTCCCATAAGACTCCAAAGCGAGAGGAAGGGCTTTTCTTCTATGTGGCTGAGCAATATTAAGAAGAATCTTTTTAGACTTATTAGATCTAATGAGCACTTTATTTTCTGACTTAAAATCATCTAAGTTAATTCCGTGAGGTACAACAACTTGCTTGTCCGCTGGAATACCCATATTTATAAAAACATCTTTGGTAAAATTAGATGATGGTAAAACCATGTCAGTATACTTACAATGCTTTGCGAAACCTTGGAGAAGTTTCTTGCCATTGTATTCATAATTCCAAATACCAAACCTATTTTTATTTCCATGAGCCAAATAAGGTCCCCAGTTATGTGGGGCGGTATAAGAAATCTGACAGTCATAAGTTCCAGTTGGAGCCTTTTTAACAAATGGTCTTAGATCTTGAGGGCAATACTTATCCTGAAACCCATCTGTTGATATGAACTCAACATCATGGCCAAGTTTTATTAGGGCACGGCCAATATTTTGTCCGACCAAACTCCAGCTGTGATTTTGGCCGAATAGAAATTGTTGAATTTTGATTCTCACTTATTATTCCTTACTTACATTCGAACGTAAAACACCAGAGCCCCTCTTGTAGAAACAAGAAGGGTTATTTATTTCCTTGCAAATGCAATATTCTTTCTTCACGCATTCGTATATATCAGCAACGGAGGATTATTTTTTAACGACTTTATTGCCGTAAGCTGGTGGTGGGGCTCTGTGTTGTGGCTGTGGCTGTGGCTGCGGCTCTTTTGCCCGCCCTTTCTTAGCTGACCCTTGCTGTTTTGATGGGGTTTTGGGCGAGTTTGATCGGCAGCCTATGGCCGTCATGATAATTAATAAAAAACCCCAAACTCTTCTCAAAAATACCTTACGATAACAATCCCTGTATCTGCTCAGGAGGAACCACCAACGTGTTCTGATTCCACCCTCCCTTCTTCAAATAAACTGTAATCTCAATCTTAGTAACAAGAGTCATATAGATTGGGTCAACCTCTAAGTCTTGTACTGTTAATGTAAGAAGTCCATTTGCATGGTCCATGTTAACGCCTATATGGTCATCAACAATTACAACATAACCATCTTCAGCAGTGTAACCGTCAAGATTCGGATTGAATGCCTGAACTGCTACGCCAAACTTAACTTGACCTCTAGCAAGAGCATCGACCCCAACTGTAGTACAGTCTGAAAACCTCTGAGCAGGATAGCCTGCAGAGGTAAACCCATCACCAGAATCCGCTACTAGTTTTCTAAATACATCTATTATAGATTCATCAAGAGGAGACTCTGGTAGTTGAAGGATGATGTGATTAATTTCAAGATCCACCTTGTGATGAGATCCATCTGCGGATAGTATCTGGCCCTGCTTGATAATAAGATTGGAAGGAATCATTATCTCATTCTTGCCCGGATCACACTCTGGTACCACATCATTTCTATCAATGCAGATTGCGGTGGTCTGCGTTTCACAATCCGCAATTACGTCAGAATCATCTGATGTAAATGCTGCTGTAACAAACCTAGCGTTAGAGGAAAATGCAAGCAGATATTCCTGCCACCATGGCAATGGTTGTATTTGATAAGGTATATCCTGGAATGGAACTGCATTAAATGCGACATCAGATTGATTCATATCAGGAGTCTCTGTTAATCCGTAATACTCTTTCTGAGAATCTGAAAGTGTGGTCGCATCAATTGGAGGCTTAGTATCTCCAGCCGGTCTAACTCGTCCAAAAGTTACGGTATTGTTAGACCCGTCTGTACAATCATGATATCCGTCGAAACGTCCAGTGGACTGCTGTACCTGCATCTCTAAATGAGTGAAGGATGTTCCAACCGGAAACGAATTAGTGTCTCTGGTAACGAACTGTGTAATTAAGTCAACATCAGCTGCTGTAACGTAACCATCGCCATCAACATCAGCTCTAATTATTTCTAGAGCATCAATGTGCCCGTCAACAATTCTTTGCTGTGTTGAGTCTAATTGTAAGGACTCTCCAACAAGAGCCGTTGCCCTTATAATGTCATCCTGATCTATTACGCCATCACCGTTAACATCTCCATACCCATCAGTACAAAGAAGAACTTTGGTAATCTTATAGTCCTTAGTTACACTGCTATTATTTGGAATTAATTTTGAACCTACTAGATTGTTTGATAGAAGGTCCGGATCTGGATTGACAACTCTAAATATATCTCCACGTACTAGTCCAGGAATATTCTGAATTTTATCGAGTAAAGGGCTTTGTTTTGGGTTAGTATCTTGAGCGCAGCCAATAACTAATGGATCGGATGTTTGTTTTAAATCATCTAGTACTGAATTGGTTACGAATGAAAATGCTGGTTCAAATTGCTGTCTTGAGAAGACTGGAGATCCAGTTCTTTCATCCTGTTCTTCTTGCGTTGATTCAGTAGCAGCTTGAACGATAGCAGTATTGCTAATATTTTCACCGGTATCAGAAAAAGCTTGCGCCTGAAGCACGTAATCAACTGTGGCCCCCTTATTATTAACCTCTGTCTTATCTATTTCGATTCCATTTCCAACATCATATGCCTGACCATCAGCAACCTTGGCTGCATCAGTGAACACTCTAAACCAAAGTTCTTCCTCTGGAACATCAACCCAGGAACCAGAATATATGGTAAGTCTCGAATCATCCTGTACGGAGTTGCCAACACCAGTGAAAATCTCACCAGTATTTGCAGATCCAGCTCTAGAAATAGTTATAGCGTAATGCTTGCCTGGAAGTATCTGCGTATTAGCAGTGGATCCAAGCTGAGTGTTGGAAAATACAAAATCAATTGGCTGAAGAATATCAGTAAGAACATATCCTTGATTTCTAAAATCTTCATGCCCTAGACTTAACTGAGCAAGAGGCTGGGACTCTGGATCGAAATCGATTGCTAATTCTGGAACATATGATGATGGGCAGGAAACCGACGTTTGAAGAGCGTAAAGGGATATTACAAGATCTCCGGTCCAATCAAACTGACCATCTACATCGGCAGTAAAATCCTTTTGAACACCAAGAAGCATAGATATTTTCTGAATGTTATTAGTTTTTGCCTTAAACTTATGCCCAATCTTTGTTGTAACATCACCAGCAGAAATTATTCTATTCTGTTTAACTGTCGTTTGGATATTCAAAGAATCAACAGAATACTCCGGACCCATTCCATCTTGAAGTGTTAGGTATAGAGATACTGTTGCGTTTGTACCCTGTATTAGTCCGGAAATCTTGAAGTCACGGAAAAAGAGATTTGGCTCAACATCCTGTGACGCCATAATTGCATCACGGGAGAGTTGGTAAGATTGTACCTCTCGAATTACAACAGTCCCGCCACGATCTCTTGAACAGTTATTGTTGCCTTTAAAATCATTAAAGAATACTGTTAGAATTCTTGAGTAATGCTTCTTGGTTACCTGGATCTCATTTTTGTAGAACTCAAAACGGTCGTACTGTGGCACACCTTGAAAGTCTAAACCAATAACTAAAACTTTAACGCTGAACCTACCAGACACTTCGGCTCCAGTAAGTTGTACCTCAAGCTGCTCGCCCAAATTAGTATCAGTAGGATGATCATGTACATCAATTCCTGATCCATCAAAATCATTTGACACAACAAGGGCGGACTGCTCTTGAGTTAAATTATCTGAATCAAAGAGGATTTTTTGCTCAATTGAATCTGGTATCACACCAGAGCCAAAGTGATTGTTAACGATAGCAGCATCGATTTGGACATTTCTATCCTGCTCGGTGATCATATCGTCTCTATCGACTCTCTGTGCGTCGTTCCATAAATTGTAAGGTACTGATACTGGGTTACGGTTGGTCATTATTTATCCTTAAGATTATCATTAATATCTCTTTTTATCCTTATATATTAACAACATCATTTTATATAGTTTATATCAACCTTTGCATTTGCGGGTTTAAGGGCATAAATCATTGCTTCAAGCATGGACTGAACCTTTTTTGAATCTTCCACTATGCAGAAAGAATCTATGACATTAATAGTAAAGTTGAAAATACCGAACTCAGAATCTCTTAATATAGCGAAATCTTGTACTTCCAGGATAACTCTGTCGAAATCTAGAAGCATAGTCGTATACGCATTTTCTATTACTGGAAATATACATTCAGGATTTGTGCTAAAATTAACATCTATTGCCTGTCCCGCAATGACCAAGGAGTTCAATGACTTATTGGATAGTCTGAAGTTGTCAATTCTTGCATGTGCAGGGAAAGAGCCTGTAAAATCTTGTCCAATATGAAATCTTGTAATCAAATCCTTGAAATCTATGTTAGCTACAAGTATCTGATCCGTTACTCCTGACCTGGTAGCGCCGAAGTTAACCCCATCTCCGAACACTATATTGTCACCGAATCTAATAGATCCATGTTCTTCACCATCAATAAATAGCCTAATTTCATCTAGATTATTAATTGAATTGAATTTAAATGTTGTTTTTACTCTATGCCAGGTATCACGAGCCCAGAATATTGGTTGACGAACCTGGAAAAGCTCCCCTCCAGCTATAACATTGAATGAAATAAATCCCTCCGAGTCTTTAAGGATGGTTATCCTATCTCCCTGGACGCCTGATGGGATATAAGTAATCACCACTGGGGTCTGCTGGAATGGTAGAGCAGAGCCAAGAGAAACCGTCTGGAAGTCATCCTCAAGTATCCCACCAATGAAGTAATCGGTTCCAGTCTTCTCCACATCGGTTTCTAAGCGTACTGAAAGAATCTCTGAAGCTCTGCCAAGAATCTTAACAGAACCCTTTGTGATTGAGGTAACTTCATCGGCAACAGATGCAGATCCGTCGAAGTAAATTTCCGGAACAGGGTTATTGTAGGTATCAAACATTGGTGATACCCAGAACTCAATGGTTCCCTCAGACTCGGTAGTTAGCCTGTTTTTATTATCAAAAGATATCCCGGAGTTATCAAAACAAATTGACTGCCCGAAATTATCATTCACAGAAGATGATGACTGTAGGAAAGATCTGTTTGCATATGTAAAGTAATCAGCATCATTTTCTAATGGGAAATCATCGAGATGTAGCAGAACTAATGTTTGATTATTCTTAACGAAAGGACGAATCTTCGCCGCTCCAGTCGTGATTGATTCAGAGTTAATTCCAATAGTCTCGCCAACTCTAGTATCAGTAAGCTGAGTTGAGAGAATTCGGAACTCATCGATTACAGCCTTTGCCTGATTCTTTCCTCTAAAATCAGAACCGAGATGTGCGGTGCTCTTGGAAAGAGGAGCGAATGGAACCTCTAAGAAAGTAGAAAAATCAAACTCGTAGAATCCTTGGGGAAGTTCATACGCAACGTTTGCCGTTCCAGCTTGCTCCATGAAGAAATATCCATTTTGGAATCCTGAACGTCCAATGGTAATGTTAAATGTTTTGTACACACCATCAGTAAACGCTGAGCCCGTCGCCACATTTAATCTAACAGTATTGTTATTAATTTTCTCAACAATAGTATAGTTACCAGCAACTGGAAGTGGGGATTCGATAACTAGTACATTTCCAACTTCAGACGCCGGGAAGAAACCATTAAAATCTGAAACAATATCTGAACCATCACCCTGTAGCACAATACCGGACTGTGTTTGATATCCAAATCGAATGACTGGATAAAGGTTATTTCCGTTTGGTACGGTTACAGAATACGCTTCTTTAATCTCAACACCAGCGCCAGATCTTGACGTGGTTATTGGAGTACTAACAACGTACCCATCCTCAACATCAAGCCACTTATTTACAGTGATTTGCTTTCCAGGAGCTGAGAATGATAGAACTTCTGTTGGGCCACCATCCGAAGAGCCAGAAAGAGTAATGGTTGTTGGTGTACTAAAATCAACATTACCACCTGCAACTCTCACCTCCAATTGGCGACCTTCTATAGTATTAGAAGTATTAGCTGGCTTGAGTGTAAGCTCAAAGTTTCCAGCATTAATAACTGAGTTCGTTGGATTGAGGACTATGTAGGGCTGGATTACAGACCTGATTGATGCCTCATCAAGGTTAATTGGTGGTGGTAACTGGGTTTTTAAAACAGCCTGATCGCTCCATAAGTAAACTTTTTCTCTGCATCTTCTATGATTCAATCCGAGAGTTCTTATTAGAACCTGTGACCCGGCAGTGGCGTTTCCGAGTACTGTAAGAACATTCTGATTCAATGCATTCTTTGAAATTTCATATCCAGGAATGACAGCTCTAAGTCCGGGAATTTCAATCTCTACGCCTGCAAGCAGTGTTGATACAGCAATGTTTTTATAAATATCAACTTCGGATGATACAACTACAGAGTAAGGGTTAACCGTAAACCTTGCATCCGGAAGTGTTGCAGGCATGTTAGCATCCAACGTTAGCGTTGAACCATTTACAACCAGTACTGTGTATGCACTAAAATTAAGCTCTTGAATCTGAATTGAGTCGCCAGGAACAATTCCTTCCACACCAAAATCAACACCAAGCCCAATAACGTCGGGAGAACCAATTGTTGTTGCCATTATTCCAGTAACAGCATTCTTGGGAACAACTCCGGCAACAACCTCTGGCTGTACCGTTCTAAATCTATTTGTAGAAACAGCAGATGGAACTCCTCCATACCTAATTATATTAGGAACTTCCTGACCATCAACAAAGATGTGCATCTCATCTCTTCTATCTTTCGTGTTTAACTTCCAGGATATGCCAAGTGTATGCTCCTCTCCAGTTTTCCATGATTGGATATCAGCGGAAACTACGTATCTTGACCGCCTATTGGGGTCTAACGCATATCCCCCACCCCTATCCCAAACGGCAAAATTCAAATATCCCTTTCCATCCTTGTAGAGTGAGAATCTATTCCTTGACTCACCTTCAGCAAAATCAAAGAAATAATGAAGCGAATCTGCCATGAATGACAGGCCATCAAATGAGAAGCCAGGAACATACCCGTCTCCAGTAGTGTATCCATCGGGGGAGTATCCATCGTTTGAATTGATATTAAATACAAATTTAATTTTTTCCTGGTCTGACCTGATAATATCATCAATATCAGAAATGCCAGGTATACCTGCAACGTCGTACACTTCTCCAGAAGAAATTATATCTCCAGAATAAACATATCCATCGGAAAGAACTGTATGGTCTTTAGCTATAACGCTCCATCTCTTAATATCTTCATTGTAATAAATAAAGATTCCAGTTTTAGTGTACACTGCCGATGGAAGGCCGACAGGTGACGGATTGTCAAACCTAGAAACTTCAAAGGTTCCTTCCGGAGATAGTTCTGGGTTAAAAGAAGATGCTCCAATAAATATTTGATCAGATGGAAGTGCATATCCATCCTTGGTAAGGCCTACAAATGTCACAACAGCATCATTATCAAGACCATCCCATTCTGGAATTACAGTAAGCTCCATTGTGCCTTCATTTAAACCGAAGTTGGACGATACTGGGAAGTAGATGTAATCACCCTCTCTGGTTGGAAGGTATCCCCCATCAAACTTTCCTGATACAAGGGTTCTATTTACGGTTGGAGTTCCCGAAAACTCATTAGGATCATTTGGATTATCTCTGGATGGCTCATCCCGTGGGCAGTTAAGCTTGAATTCATTCTGGAACATTGGAGTAATACCCAATGACCAATACTGAAAAGCAGCTTCGATGATTTGAGGCTGAATCTTTGTAATCTCTGCAACCATATCCTTCATGGAAGGATTTGTTGGGCCCCTTGTGAATGACTGTAATGAGCCGATGAGAGCATCTCTGTAGCGCTCTCTATCAAGGTCAACATCAAAAGTGTTGAGTTCTGGTATATCTATTAATGAGCCAAAGTTTGCTAGGAGAGAGTCCCTTAGTGCTCCTACCCTATAGTTAACATAGTATATCTCACCGGAATCAATTGTCGTTGACTCTCTAAAATCTATTACATTGTCTCCGTACTCATATGAAACAAGAATCTCATCTGCTAAGTACGTATAGTTTATGAAGTGCTCACCCCTATCGTAATCAACAATAGGAGTAGCTGATGCATTCAGGGTCACCGTATGAATTACGTCTACAACATCTCCAACAACAGCTCCTGAAGTTACTGATAAGGTAATTACATTTCCAGATACTGTCTGGTATCCGTCAAGGAGCTGCTGAAAATCAGTTTCCCTAACAATTGATGATACAGTATTCAACGAAATACCGGAAGATCCGGTACTAATGGTTACCGTTAGACCAGCCCCAACAGTAATTCCCGTATCTAGGGTCTGAACACCTTCAGAATCTAAAGTGATAATATTGGCTGATGATGTTGATGCTGGACCAAAATCAAGAGGATCAGCGTTAGTATTTAGATCAAAATTGTCGAAAATGTGTCGAACAGTTTTGATATCATCGGTTACCGTTATGGTCCCACTAGACACCAGGTACGGAAGTGAAGAGTCCCCGTTCAAATATCTCTCATCTGATACGTCAAATACGGATGGAAAAATTGCGCCGTCTTCAAAGCTAGAATAGTTTAGCTTCTTTGAAATTCCAATAGCAGGATTGATTGAATAAAAAATCTCGGATACAGCTAAAACATGAGGGTTTTTAGGTTCTATAACTGGCTTTCTATATGTAATAGTACCAAGGGAAAAGTCTTGAGCAGGAGTTACTCCAACAAATACGTTTCCATTTCTATAGTCTATTAAATAATCCCCAACACTGAGCTTGTTAATATTGGCAAGCTCTCCAATTACCTGGCCCTCATAGAACAGTTCGTTTCCAAAAATATCATTTCTTGAAAGTACAACGGATGTGTTGTATGAAGATCCAATTACATCTTCCGATGCAGACATGATCTTGTCGTTCAGTAAATCTATCCTAAACACTCTTGTGCCAGGAACATTTGTGAGTTCAGAATTAAATATTAATTGCTCACTTGCTTGAAATTCAAAAACAGATCTTTCGAACTCTGCACTCTGAACGTTAGGAGGATTTGTTGCTGAAAAAACAATCTTGTCATTTACAAATCTATTTATTCGATAAATCTCACCAGAAGTCTCATTGTAAATTCTAAATACATTAGTTATTGGAGAATTCGAAATTCTAAGAGTGTTCCCGGAAATAAGTTTATTACCAATTCTCTCATTAAGAGATTCTGCATGTATTCCAGTTTTATAATCGATACCCTCAACAAGAGTCTCTTCAAACAGGAATGTAATGCGCGCACTCTGCCCAACAAGGTCTCTTAGGGGAGACGCTACAAGCTCACGGGTCTCATCCCTATAAGTGTAATCCAAATCCCTTCTAAAGGTGAATCTATAAGAATAGGTGGCTGCTGGAGGGAATACTCCGGACCCATCATTCTCAACTGCCCCATAAACAAATACGTTCCCGGTTTCATAATCAATAGAATACTCTCCAGGATTCCTTGGAAGAGCATCAACTCTAAATGGAAGTTCGGAGGTGAATGCTGGGTGAGTTGTTTTGAATGGAGTCTCTGAGTTTGGATCTAGAAACTGTACTCCACCAATTGTTGAAATCACATCGGACTGGCTAACAATTGGAGCGTTAGATAGTGTAAACGCTGTGGTTAGTGGAGGAGTTGGTTCCCTAACATTGTTTACCACCTTAGAGACTGCTACAGAGTCATCATTAATAACTCTTCCAATGGATTTAAACCCATAGCTTACAGATACAAAATCTCCAGACTGAGGAACCTTGAATCCAGTTTCATTTAAAACCTCTTCGCTTAATTTAACCTGATTATCTTCAAGGCTTAATAGAGTTGAAGCAAAAGCAGTATCATATTTTGGCTCATTTATCTGATACCCAAACGATCTAATGTCGTAATCAAACGTTGTGCCATCCTGGTATAGAATGGAAACGGAGTTTAATTTTGTAACTGGGAATGAATTGAGATTTAAAATAAATTGATCAAATGTTCCGGGACCAAATCCAGCAGTAAGTCTCTCATCGGAAATTTCCCTCTGTTGAAGAGTAACAATATCAGATGGGAAAGATGCGAATGGTAGAGAGCCCTGTAACTCCTGGTTTTCAGGGGTTAAACCAACCCTTGATACCGTGAATGCACCTTCTTCGGATAACCTATCGAAAGGTCCGTAAGAACGCTGCTTACGTTCATCTGTTACGAAGAACCCAAGATAGTTGTCATTCTTGGACTGTCTAATATCATATGTTGCTCTCAAGAACCCATTTGAAAGTTCGTTGAAAATATCCCTGATTAGAGTTCCCCTTTCCGCAGTATATGGTTGACCAGCCAAATACATAACCAGATTGTCTCTAATATAGTTAGATGCATTTTCTGCGCCGAGAACTTTTCTTACATTTCCAACGCCATCTTGGGGTAGGAAATCTGTCCCATCCTCTGAATTAAATGGAACTCCAGGAACAGATCTGAATGTTATATTGTATTTAACATATGGAGTCTGTGGGAGTGTTGTAATTATTAGTATGTTACCAGAAACGATAGCAGAGCGCACCAATGCATCAGGAGTGGATTCCTGATCCCCTTCCACCACTACATTTTGAGCATTAATATTTATATTAAGGTTGCTTGAAAACTTTGCCTTAATAGTTCTAGAATCTGCTGCGTTTACTCCTATTAGTCTTATATTTGCCATTACCTGGTCTCAATGTCGATTGTTACGGTTCCTGCCTGGGTGAATTCATTTTTGTCAGCACTAATGCTTAACACTCTGCCAGCTTCATCTTCCACATTAAAAGCGATAGACCTAACCCTATCGACACCATTCACTGTATAACATACTCTAACAAGGTCAGATTCATCTATTGTCGTTCCAAGGGATGTTGCATTAAGAGCTGAAGTAAGCACATCCTGAACGTTCTGCTGGACAATTGTAGATGAGTTCTCAAATCCAGATGTAACAACGATTGCAAACTGAACATCAATAACGGTTGATGTGCCTGATTTAACTAATACGTCAGCAGAAATCGGCCTTGTGTCTTCTATGTTAAGTGTAGCGTCTCCAATTACAGAGTTTTTGTTATACCTTATAGAAATCCTCTCATTAGATTTCGGAGCTATGTAGTCATACGCAACTGAGTATCTACCGCCAGACGATGGCTGATTTAAATTGTTTACAGTTAATGTTGCTGACTGTGATGGGCCAGATGTGAATCCAGAAGAGATACCGATTGAATTAATGATTGAAAATGTTTTCTGTGTTGATAATTTTCCTGACTTGGAGAATGAAACATTCTCAGTATCAGATGTACTTCCAATAAAGAACGTTACCCTTAGGTTGTCACCAAGATTTGGCTCATTAGTAATGTTATCAGGTGTACTCGGTATGGTAAACTCAGTGCTTGATAGGTCAGTGTCCTGAATTGATCCAGCAATATCGAAAGAGTTATCCTCAATTTTATAACCCTTAATGTCATATGTATTCTCAACAGCTAAAACATTAAGTAAATCATTTGTCTGCACCTTTTCAACGGAGGTTACCCTGGTAACACTAATGTTTGATGGAACAGAATCTATAGACGATAGATTTAACGCATTTTTTATTAATGAAGATAAATTATGAGTTAATCCATCGTTCGCCGCAGTAAATACTACCGAAGCAATCTTGGTTGAAGACTGTCCAGACACGGTAAGTGTTCCTGGTGAAATCTGTCCAGAAATTGTTAGCCGTAATCTGGAGGGGGCCTTTCTTAGGTTTTGCACTATAGCGCCACCGGAGAATATATGAGTCGTTGGCTGCGTTCCGATAAATGCAGCTGTATTTGTTACGAATCCATTTCCATTTCTAAGAGCTGGAAGTAATGGGAGCAGAGTCTGTGTAAGTAGAGTTCTGATGCTGGATATGTAAGAAACCTCAACTATAGTTCCAGCTATCACTGTTGTGTTTGATGGAAGAGTAATTGAATTGTTATTAAACGAACCGGTTACAGAATCCACTGTAAATGTATCTTCAGCATTGTACGTTACGGAAACTGGGTCTCCAACCTCAGCAACAGTATCTGTCGGAAAGAATACAGTAAGCCCGGAGAATGATCCATCATCCTTAGATGTATCGAAAAGTTCTGCTTGGTCCGTTGTTCTTAGTACAGAAACAACGTTTGTAACTGCTTGGGAAACAACAACTCCTAGACGGCCAGATATCAAAACAACAATTGAGGCATCTTCAACAAATGTGTTTACATTAATTACCGATGATATTGGATGTGTAACTTCCACAGTCAAAAGTGAACCAGTAGCTGTAACAATTGACTGTTCTCTTGTAACTGAATTTGAGAAGCCCCAATCAACAGAATCAACAACCGAGCGTGGATTTTCATTTGTTAACCTGTTATCAAAGTCAACATCTGAATCGAAATCAAATATCCAAGTATAATCTAATTGTAGTGTATCTGAAATGGCTGGCAGAGTGTTACCGGAAATGGTAATTCTTCCAGTTTCATTTATAGAACCAGAGCCATCTGGGTTCTGGGCTGTAATAACATACCGCTCACCGGTTGTAAGGTTAAATACCCTAGTTACAGCGGTTATTGGCTGATGTGATAGCTGAATGGAAGTTCTGTCGGAAGAAGACACGACTGAGTTCTCATTGATAACCTGGACGTTCTGTGTCGTAGTACCAATTCTTGATACATCTGGATATGTTAAAGGATCCTGACCGTTAAAACGTCCCTTTGTCTGCTCTTCGGAAAAGTCCCTAATTGTATTGTCTATAAAATGAAGTCTATCAAACCCCCATGGAGATCCGCCAAAAGAACCGAAATCTCTGATAAGCTCATAATTTCCGGTAACAACTCCCAGTGAGTCCGTTGACCTAGCAATGAAGTTTGATCCAGATGTTGAACCCGCTACCTCAACGATGTTGTTAACGGGTTGGTCTGGTAAAACTCCAGCATCAAGATTTTCAATTCTCTTTCTCGAAACAGTCTTGTTCTCATCGCCTTCAATTTGTCCAAGTACAAAATCGTTAGATACATCTGTTGGGTCGTTCCTATTAGACTGATCTCTGTAAATGAATGAATCCAAAATCTCTACGAAACGTACACCTTGGACATAGATATCAACCTTACCTCCAGTGCCCTCAGAAATGATTGTTCTAGTACCATCCTCATAAGTGTTTACAACCGTTCCATCACGAGTCATTAAGTCATCGCCAGGCTCAATTACAATTGCATCAATAACCTGAGCATCATTTCTAACAGCATTGGAGTATCCAAGTGCAGTTCCAGTATTTGCACCAGAGAAAATAGATAGAATTCTATTCCTGAATAACTGGTCGGATTCGGAACCTGCTCCACCAGAAAATGGAGAGGTGTTGGTAATATTTGAAACACCAGGCGTTGTTGATGTAGAGAGTGTATATTTGGAAATATTTCCAAGAATGCCGGTGGATGATGCCTCAAGTGAAACTTCTATAGCGAACTCGTCGGTAATACCAACAAAGTCTAAGTCAAACCTAAACTTAGAAGCTGTAGCTCTGTACTGGTTAGCGTTTACTGGGGAGATATTTTGGGCCTGGGTAACTTTGAAAGAAGCGCCATTGGATGCTGAGACAATATCATCGACATTTATTGAAATGTCTGCCTCAATTTCATTGAATGTGTACAAACCTATCCCGGAGGATACGGATCCCTGCTTACGAACCGCCCCGAAGTTAGCTCCGGCCTTGTCCAAGTCTGTTCCTAAAGATAAACGTAAAGATTGAGCTGTGCGAATTCGCGCAAGCTCATCATAAACGCCCTTAAGTTGAGCGCTTGGTCCATCGATAAATAAATCGCGAGCCACAGTTCCAGGTTTGGTATCCAACTGTGACTGTGCGGTTTTATAAAAATCTACAGCATTTAGGATTAATTCATCATTTGTGCGTACCCTAACCATTCAAACATCCCTTATTTTCAGTACTTTATATATCGAAGAGTTCTTAATAATGCGCCATAATGCGTATTAAAGAGATACTGAAAAGGACGCTGGTACACGTCGAAAAGCCTTAGAAACAACAACTAGGTTAATATTGAAAAATCTTGGATCAATATCGTTTTGATTCACGTCAACGCTCTGAATGGCAGCAATTTGTTCTTGAGCAGTAACAACCTGGTTATTTTTCATTTGTTCAGCCTGTAAACGCTGCAGATTGGCTACACTGAACCTTAACTGAGAGTCAGCTATAGATTTGAAAAACACCTGGTCAAACGCTCTTCCAATCATAGATTGAGTAATTGGAGATCCATATGCAGGAAAAAATGAATTTGCGCCAATCTCAGTAGTCAATATCTTAAGAAGATCCTGTGTTAATTTCTCACCATTTTCTACTGTTGCAATATCTCCATTAGATCCTATTCTAATATCGCCCTGTTCTAATTTTAAATCAAAAGACATTACTCACCATCCTGATCATGTGGAAGATTTCCACCCTCACCGTTCGCAGGAGCACCAAGTTTGTCCTGGTATATTTTATCAGCATAAGATAAAATATTAATAACCTGCTTTTCAAATGCTTGAATAGCCTCCGCAATTGAAAGTTGAGGGCCATTGCTTCTTCTAAGTTCTACATCGACTGATCTCAAATCCGGGTTATTCACATACAGCCTATCAAATGCGTTCTCATCAAGCATAGAGATTAAAACCTCTATATCTATGGCCCATAATGCACTATATATTGCTAATACATCAACTAGACCTAGCCCAGAAACTTCCCCCGTAATAACCTCCACTGCCGTAAGTGAGTCGGATCCTAATCTCTGATTATTATCCCTACACTCCTTCGCATCAGCCAACTCTTTAACCCAGGTCTTTTCTGTATTTTCAAACTGAGATAAATGAAAATCTGAATTTTCCAGATTCTCATCAGATAGCGTTCCAATTTCAGATGACTGAAGGGACCTTAATTCAAGATTTTTAATTGTCCTTTCAAGCTCTGCTTTCTGCTTCGGAACGATAAGATTTGTTGTATCACATCCCCCTTCAGGACCAGTCTCTGAAGGCAAGGGTGTCCACCTAATCTTTTTAGATACATTCTTAATATTATCAGTAGCCTCAATAAGCTCATCAATAACAGCCTTTATGATCTTTACAAGTTTGTTAATGTTTATTAATTGAGTTCTATGTGAGTTTTTAAGCCTTTCAATAATATCATCTGAATTAACAGAAGCCCCATCCTTATTTAAAAGAGCACTGACTATACTAGATAATTCGGCGTTACTAATTTCAGATGTTGAAATTGAAAAATCCTCAATTGTTAGCAACGTAGAATTGATAAGATCGGTTGATCCTTGCTCCCTCAGCCTTAATCTAAGGATAAATTCAATGCCTGGGCGTTTTGTATATATGGATCTCTCAATCCCAGTATCACCTTTTGATGGCAAGAATGGCGCTGCAACTATTCTCGTTTCGTTCGAAAAGCCAGTTACCGTATCAGTAATGTTCGGATCTGTATTGAACGGTCTAAGAATGTGATTTCCTTCAGAGAAGAAATTGGTAATTTCCAACTCAGAACCATCAGTTGAAATCCTTCCTCTATACCTGGACTTTATATAATCCTCTCTTTCTTTCTTAGTGAATATTTGAGGATCGGTATCTGTAAGAAAATTAAAAGACTCAGAAGAATTCATTTGCAAAAATGGTTTAATTCCATTAGGGACGCCCATTGCTATGGCGTAAACACACGCATCAAGTGAAAGTTTTCTAAAAAACTTCATCCTCTCCCTTACAGAAACCTCCCTTTTGACCTGCAAGTCTCTCACAGGGGATGGGACGTTAGATGAGGTATTATAATTCCTGCTCCTTTCATCAGCTTTTAAAGTCGGATCAAATCCTGGACTATAAAAAGAACTTGTACCTATTACGGGAAACCCAATCATACGATAGAAAGCATGGGTCCTGCTTTCTTGCGGGGCTGATGGATCAATATCGGCAGCATTAGCAGCATCATTAGCTACAGAGTTACCATCGGCAATAATTGGCCTTTCAACCATTGGAGCGGCGGCGAAAGATCTTGCCTTATCAATTGGTAGAATAAACTTATTAAATAATACCTCAAGATCTATTTCTACACCTTGAGTATCATCTAATTCGGAATCTGTTTTAATTTCAGGTAAATCATCCATAATACGCCTCTATTAGGAGCCAGCAGCGTCAGTTTCATCACGACGTACCTTAGAGTCCTTCTCGCCAGACCTGAATCCACCAACGAACTGGTATGGATAGGTTCTAATTTTAATTTCCGTTTCTACATTTAGGTCATTCTGATTCAAAACCTCAGCGAACAAATTGCCATCAAAGGATATTTGCAATTCACCAGAACCGGCCTTTTTAGATGTGATGTCCGCACAGAACAATGCATACCCATCATAAGTGAAGTTTGAAACCTCACCAAGAGTAACGGTTCCTGATAGTTTATCAGCAATCACATCTTGACAGTTCAGGGGAATGGATTCAGCAATATCATTTTCACCAAAGTCACTTAATGTTACAGCTATCTTAATCTGATCATCTACAAACTGAATTTCAGGGTCTAGTGTGGCATCTGATTCATAAACTGACACTCCAGCAATGAATGAATTTTTGTATACTACTTCAGAGTCTGATTTTAAAGTCTCCAGACATCCAACAGCTGTTGCTTGGAATTTAGCCGCTCCGTCTATCGATACATCCTCTCTTAATGTAGTCATAGCATCAGTTAGGCAGGCTAGAGTGCTTTCAACATCTGGAAGTGCACCTCCAATCTTTTCAATTGCCGCAGTAACATCTCCAGTTATTGTGTCAGCTATAGCTGCCTCAATCTGAATCTCTGGCTGACAACCCGCAGTAATGATCTGATACTTCATAAGTACCGCATGATTAATCTTTAGGTTCCATGTGATATTAGGCAGCTGATACCCGTCTTCATAATTTGGAAGGCCAGCAAACACAGGGTCTTGATGAATAAAAGTGTCTAAAGTAGCCTGTTTGCCATCGATATTGAATGGAGTAGTTCCATCGGACTCGAAAACATCCCCACCGACTAATCTTATCGTTCCTTCATCATTTCCAAAATCAGTGCCTAATAAAGGTGGAAGCTCTGAACCATAATCTAAAACATTTTCATAATTCAAAACGCCAGTATATGGCTGCTTGGTTAGAATGATGTCATTGATGAGGAAATTTCTTGGACCAGAAAAGTCACCATTATCGGAATCGTGCCCGAATAATGCGGGATCTAAATTTGCAACCATATCCATAGTGTAAGGAACAACATTCTTTATGTTATCATCCTTATTGAATGAAAGTGGCTGTGGCCAGAATATGTTATCATTGACTGGTGTATATATTAAACTGAATGGATACTCCGGATTTTCATCGTCAACGAACTGCCACCTTTCCGTTCTCAATGGTGCTACAAGATCTTCAAGACCAGGAATTCCAAGAGAGTTAAGGTTCATGGAGTACTGTCTATGATAAATAATCCTTCCGCCAATACCGGTTGTTCCATCAGGATTGTCGCCAATGAATGCAGGACAAACATCATCATCGCAACAATCGTTACCTCTCTTGCATGGCTTTATGCCACCAAGCTGAGCTAGTGCCTCAATAATCTTAAAGAGTGCCTGGAAAATGATTAGAAGAGCAAATAACTGCTCAATTAAACATAGCAGTGCTGCAATCTTTTGAGCAATAGCAATAATACCATCTTCATTTCCGGTTTGAACCGCAGATGCGAGTGCTTCAATGTTTGAAATAAGATCGTTAATCATTGCAATGATTGTATTAATTAAATATTCAATTAGAGCAATGAGTAAAAGTATGAACGCCAAAATCATTGCAATCAATGCAAGGAATGGAAATATTGCCAAGAATGCTGGAATGCACTGCTTGAAAAGCTTTTTAAGAGCTTTGATAGTTTTGAACGGATTCATCAATGCACATAAGACCTCAATGATGCAGATGATCATGTTGAGTAGCGCCTGAAATAAATTGTAAATCGCAAGGTACGGACCTAACATGTTCATCAAAGATGCAATAGCATCAAAGACTGAATCGAAAGTACCATCAGCAGATGGTATTAACTTTCCTCCGGGGATAATAGCAAAGATCTGCTCTAAAAGGGCAATGATGTCTTCTGGAACTCCCGGTGGTAGAGCTAAGTCTGGAAAGGGGATCTGTGGCGGAGAATAGATCGGTCCAAAACCAATGTCTGGTGGAGGCCCTAGATTTTCTGGATTGAGGTTATTGTCACTAGGACTGCACGTCATCCTTCGCACCTACAAGATTTACACGTAGACCTTAAGCCATCTTTTGATGATTTCTTTTTATAAAAAGATAAAAGCTCTTTAATGTTGTGACATCTGTAGCACTTTTTCATAATTTACCTTAAAGATCTTCCAGGGGATCTGGTAACCAATCTTCCAGTGTTTCTATCGTTTGCATATAGATAGATACCCTCAGCGTTGAGATACATATTTCCCTTTCTTGATTCCATTTTAATGTGACCCTCTGCAACCATATCAATCTCTCCAGGTGTATATATCCTTAACCCGGACTCATCGAAACGTAAAATATGCATCATGTTTCCAGCTGCTATTCTCAAATCAAAAGCGCCAGACCTATATGCATTATTAAGATTAAGAAACCTAGAGTCATCGCCCACGGTGGTTCCGCCAATTTCGATAAGTACATCACCATCAAATCGTCCAGCATATGAAATGTCATTAATATCCCTGCCAACATTTGAAACAATCCCACCAGCACAATCTAGCCACATAGATTGTCTATCTACAGTATTAGCGCCTATGGACATTGAAAGCATTCCATCCAGAGTTATAGTTCCAGACCTTCCGCCCGCATTTGCCAACTCAGAAGAAACTATTACTTCTGGAGAAATTGTCTGCTCAACCTTTGGCAAAAGATTTAGTTTTGAATCAGGGTATAACGGAACCGGATCATCATCTAAAGAATGAAGGGGAAGGGTATTGGAAATATCATGAAACACGGTTCCAAGTTTAATCGGTTTTCCATTATTCCTATCGGTAGGCGCAGCAGAACCAGCAAGGTCCGCTGGGTCTTCAGATAGTGCTACAACTCCCTTTCCGTATGAATCAAGGAAAACATCTTGGTCATCAACATTCCTAATGAACTGCCTTGGGTCAGTATCATTATCTGCCGCAGCAATTGTTGAATAATTTTCATGACGAACGGTTAAAGCAACATTGCCAACCTCAGAAGATGCTGGAGCGTTAAATCTAAACTGACCCTCCTTGTCAATATCCAAAAAGAACTTAGACCTATCCCTGGCGTAATCAGTCTCATCATCTACAAAGAATGACAGATTGTTAAGGTCTGGAAGTTTAGCCTTTCTAGCATTTAGCTCCCAATGATAAGCAATAGACTTCCTGGTTTGCTCCCTTAGCTTAGCAAAGGTATCTGATGCATTGACCTCAACATTTCTAAATGAAAGAGAATCAACCCTTCCATTGGGAAGTATTGCCCTATTTAGATCAACTACGTTTCCATAGATATCAACTACGGTTCCCGATATGGACTCTATAAGTTGATTAGGCTCAATGAGGGATAATGAAAGCGCATCTGCTCTCGACTTCCTTCTGTTTACAAAAGTGTCTTCTTCAAGTATAATCTCACCGTCATAAACTGATCTTTCAGAGATATCATCCGTGAATCCAAATGAATTTGGGAATTCATATACAATCTGTCTGGACTCATTAAATGCAGGGTTTCTTGTAAAAGAATCTCCAGGCCTAGTTCTAGTATCTAGACCAATTTGTTTTAATGAAGTTTGATAAGTATGAGAGGTTAGGGATGAACCTGAAATTCCTCTGGTTGCATTTGCCTGAACATCTCTGAATACTGGCCCTGTGATGGACCTATGCGCTTCCGTGAAGTTCATGTAGGAGTTGAACACGGATGAGTTTATGCCAAGCTTTGGGTCAGCATGTACAAACTGATCTGGGTCACCAAACTGTAATCCAATCTTTGGATCAGTTATGTGCCTGATATTATTTCTAACCTGTATTACATGACGGCCCGGTCTTAGAGCAGACATCACGTTCTGCTTGTAGCCAGAAATGGATGATGTGTTTTTGTTTCCAAATGTATCAGTAGATGGAACGTATGATACTGGAGACCAAGACCCTCCCTGTCCTTGAGATACCTTTATAGTTGACCCCGGAACTGGACAGCCACCCGCAAACTCACCACCTGGACCTGACCATGATGCAGGTATGGGTATGGAGTGTTCCCTATTGGATACATCTGATTTAGACATATCTACAGTGATGAGAATTGTTCCTGTATTAAAATCAACTCTTTTTACAGTTGCATTCCTAATCAGACCTACCTGCTGAGACCCTATACCCATTACAAATTCCCAAATGGATCAGTGAAATCAGGATCATTTTCCAGGGATGCCTGAGATCTTACACCTCTTGCGGCAGACTTATACTCTTGCACCTCAGCATTATCCTCTTGCGCAGCTTGATTTTCCTGGTTTGATTCAACCAATGTATCCTTTACTGGCTCATACACTACCCAAGCGTCAATAACATTTCTCATTATTATATTATCCAATTCAAACTCTGTATTACTCTGTAAATTTTTCTGCTCTTCTGAAGAGAAACCACCCACTGCATTTTGTGACGCTGTTGCTGGCTTGAAAACTTCATCAAATAAGCCTGATGCAGACCCAGGGACACCATTCTTCTCAATAATTCTAGCGGCATTCCAAGCAGCAGAAGATGGGGTCTCTGTATCATTGTCTATATCAATCTCTACGAGTCTAACGTCATTTCCATCAATTTGAAAATTCTCCTGGATATCTGAGTCCCCAATCGTTTCATTTGTTTGAGTGGTATATATTTTAGGATCTAAAAAGTAACGCCTAATAGCTGAGGCTGCCTCCCTTAGCGGTGCATCTCCTCCCTTCTCAGCGTATACCCTAATTTCTAATACTGGTTTTATATTTCTAACAGCAACGGTATTTAATGCACCCGAAGCCGCATACATAATCTTTCCAAGAACACTTCTATTGTGAGAGCCAGTAGAGCCTTTTAATATAGACTCAAGGTCCTGATTAAATTCGTTAACAATAATTGCGCCAAGTGCCACATCATCACCTTCAGCATTAAATCTAGATGATCTAAATTGTTCTGAAAATGTTTGTGCAGAGTATAAGTACTTACCAATCATATCTAGATGAGTTGGAATATACTCGCCAGGATTATGTCCGTAAGTTAATGTAAGGGTAGTTGTTAATCCTTGGTCATAAGAAAATGTGTGAGAAACTCCCTCTACATAAAATAACTGATCTTCAGCTTCAATATAAACAACATCCCCGGCCTGATAGAATTCGTTCCAACCAGAGATGGAAGCTGAACCATTAAATATATTTCGCCTTGCAAGGTTTAATAGTGTGACGGCGAATGGTGCGCACTGCGACTCTGGGTCAGATGCCCAATGTGCCTCAACAGAGTTTCCAACCTTAAAGCCATATTGATACCACATGTCATAATCAACAGCATATGCTGATACGATAGCGTTACCACCACTATTTCCAGAAAGATTGGTATTAAGCTGGGTTGGAGCATCTACAAAGCCTTCACCAAAAAGACCATTAACCTGGACTGCGGTATACGGAGGCGGCTCTTCATTTATGGTATAAGATAGGATCTGCTCTTCTTTAAGAATAAATCTATTTCCCGAACCAGGGCCTAGATCATGAACCGTCTCATCCTCAATCATATGCTCAAGGAATTCTGGAATAGATGTCTTTCTATTTAAGAATGGTGAGAGAGCCGTCTTTGCACCATCATCATCCTTGTTTATCTGTAATCCCTCCATTAGATTTCTAGTTGTATTAGAAAGCTCAAGGGCAAGCTTTTGCCTTTCCGAAACAAGCTCAGCTACTTCTTGAAGAATATTTAAACCATCAAGTTCAGATACGACACCCTCTAATCTTTTGAATCTCTTATTTGAAAAAAGCTCTCTGGTAGTAGGCGCTTTAACTCCCTTGTTCTTTAGAAGCCTTTGACGTATTACATCAACCATGTCTCCAACAGAAGTCGCAGATAATAGTCTAGCAGAAAAATCCTTTTTCTTAGTAACATTCACTCTCGATATAATATCAAAAGTTTTATTCACAGAAGTTTGCCCGCCTGAATTTGAATTTAATATTTGTAGCTGTTCGATATTTTTATTTTCAGACTCTTCTCTCCGCTCAGGATCTCCATATAAAGGTACGGACTGTAAATTTGCACCGCTAATTTTACCAGTATCAGGATCTGATAGGAATCCAAAACCAGGTGCCCCACCAGCTGGAGAGTTTCCCCCAGCAAGAAACTTCTTAATAGCCGCATCAGTTCCCATACCAGGAGTGTTATTAGAGTTTCCAACACCAGAAGCTCCAAGAGAAATAACTCTTAAACGAATTTCATCCTCGGTAATTTCAATCTTATTAGTCAAGCCCCGAATCTGGTTGAATAAAAGGGTTTCAAGGAAATCTGGGAAAACTTTAACGCCAGTTTCATCTCTATCTTTAAACATTTTATAGAAAACAGATGATGGCATTTTATTATACAGAGGCGGACGTACCCTGATGTTACCCTGAGAGTCCGCAAAAACTTCAAGTCCTAGAATTTTTGATACGGATTCAATCTGACCATCAACAGTTGTGTACTCAGAGTTGAACAGCTCCATAGCCCCATCAATCTTTCTTTCGAAAGCCTGAATGTCATAATTCTTATCGTACTGATCGTCTACAATAAAAAGGTTATTGTCAGAATTCGCTTTAACTTTCCACAGCCTCCTTAAAGCTAGGGCGTTAATCCTTCTTCTCATCTCAGCTCTTGAAGCTGATTTTTGAGCCTGTGTTACAGCGTTGTTTCCATCAAACTCATCAAATCCGGATTCAAACGATATGTCGTCCCCAACTATCTTGATGGAGCCGGAACTAGCTGAGAACAGTTTAGATTCCTTATCTGAAAACTTCTGCTGCTCTTCCTCTATTTTTATATCTAAAGAATCAATTTCCCTATCAATCGCTTGAACCTGATTTCTAACTGTTGTCTCAAAATCTCCAGGATCATCATACCCAGCAATAGTTAGAGATTTCTGATCGATCCTTGCAGCTCTCTTTCTAAGTAAGCTCTGCAAGCGTCCTTGACGTTTTGTTAGATCCGCTTGACCCTGCCTAATAAAAGCAAAGGCATCATCATTTACAGATAGAGACTTGAATGGAATGAAGTTACCCCAAATAACATTACGTTTAGATAACTCCCTAACCAAGCCATCAATGTAGGATGAGTGTGTGTCAACATTTTCAGTTGGGTCATAAGCTAGAATATCATTCTGCCCCTTCAAAGCACCTTTCAAGAAAGTGTTGTAGTTATATGGCTGACCAGTAACTAGCAGTGATAGTACATTCATTACATCTTGACCAGCAAATGGAGATGCAGTCATGGCCGGTGTACGTTCGTCCTGAACATTAACCCGAGGATCAGCTCTATCAACCTTCTGTATTGACTGAACCCCCTGCTTCCACCTATAAACAAAGCCATCAGAGTCCGCTAGAACCTGCCTAAGCTTGCCAAATACAATCTCATTCTTCTTTGTCTTATAAAGAATTTGATTAGCATTCTGTCCCTTAAAATCAGTGCTCTGGAATTTAAGGGCCCTGGTCTCCAGAAGCTTCTGGTTTTCATGCAATAGCGGAGGGAAGGCACCATCTGTGAGGTTGTTTATGGACTCGCCAGTACCTGCATCAAAAGATAGATCAAATGGCGTCAGAGGGTCATACAAAGCCGAGTTAAACACATTCAAAGAGGGTTTAATATTTATCTGTGATTTAGTGAAATACCCCGAGTTATCCTCACACTCTACATTAACAGTATGCTTACCATTAGATGCGCTAAAGTTCTGAGATGTGTTCTTAACTAGCCCAACAAATACAGCGGTTCCAGCGCCCTGCTTTGTAAAGTTATTCCTAAACATTCTCCAAAGCCAAGTGGGGAAGTTCGGTCCAACTATCGCCGCCTTCTCTATCTCATCCGGTGACGTTCCATTACCAGTGAACATTCCTCCAATATTTGCCATAGAAGAATTTATGTTGGACACAAGATTATTAATAGTTTGGCCCATTGATAGAGCGCCAGAACTTTGGAACCCTGGGAATCCAACATTCAATTTAGAATCAGGTATTGTCTTAGATGTCATAAACACATTAATAACGTCCATGCTTTGAATAATAGACCTTCCATTAAAGAATTTCCTCATTCTATTTCTAACGTAGTTTACCTCAGAGTTATACTTTCTTGCTTCCGTAGATGTTTCCGATTTAAAAAGAACCGATCCTGTTGTGTTTTCTATCCCCATTAATAAGAAAATGTTTTCTACTATCTCTTTAAATAATCTAACATCGGAATCTGATAGGGCATTTTTATTCGTGCCTACTCCGGCCAAATCTTCATCTGTAAGAAGATCTTTCGGATCAATATCAACAGACCCCCCAATCCCAACAAGGCCAGAGTTATACGTGAAGTTAATCTCCTTACCTTCACCATCTATAATTGCCCTTAGCTTTTTTGAAATAAAGGTTTGAGGTGAAAGTACAAAATTGATTCTTGAAGCGCCCCTACCTCTTCTATTAGCATTTAACTCATTTTTCTGAGAGCTAACAAGCTGTCTCGTCTCTATCTCAGCGAACCTTCCGATTGGTGAATTTTTATAGAAGTTAGATGAGTCTATAATTGCACGATCAATATCTTTGTTCGTAATATGCAATATCTTATATGGGTCCTCAATGGCTATCGAAGCCGAACCACCGTTAAGTTTAGTCGTAACATTTGTGGTTATGGAGGCAACAGCGGTAAGCTCAATAACACCAGTGCCCTCACCGAGATCTCCGGCAAACACGGATTCGTAATCATTGACCCATGTTGTAGTGTCATTGGAGTCTGAAAAAGCCATCGCCCTTCTTAGAGTGTCAATAGCCCTCCTTGTCTCTGGATCAATCATATTTCCAAGAGCATTGTCAATCTCGGCTATGTCCTGCATCACCATGGGTATAAGTGACAGGTTGAACTGACCAGTTTCCGCAGCTAAATTGTCCACTTTAGACAGCCTCTCATAAGCCGCCATTAAATTACATTTATTCTGAAATAGCTTCTTGGAAGCCCTAACAAATAAGCGCTCCTTCTCTTCAAGAAGATCAAGTCTTGAGTTTTCAATAAGAGAAGAGAACATTCTCTTCTTAATTATAATAGTAAGCTCTGGTTGCTGAAATAGAACCTCTCTCATTCTTGGGCGAATGTTATTCACTAGCCCAGAAGATATGTATGTCCTCTCAGCAGATTGGTCGAACTTTTTAGAAAAATCTCCAAGCAAGCCAAAATTTCCGACCCTATCCCCATTGGTATCAAGGGAAGTGACAGAATTCTCACCGAAGCTAAATTGTTCGTTAATTGCGTTTCCAAGGGCAGATGCAAAACCCATACTTACCTACTTACTTTAAAAGTTATTTATTCCAGGATCTCCAATATGACCAATGGATGATGTTAGTCTATCATTACTTGATATTATTGGCTGATTAACTGGTTGACCAGGTTCAAAGCTTTGTGACGGAGCAAGCTGAGAAAGAGAATGTGGAACGCCGAGAGTTGGATCTGAATTAGACGGTCCAGAAACTGGAGAGCGATGCCATCCAAGGAAGTTAGACCTGAACCCTCTGCGCTGTGTTGCCATAAATGTCATTGAGTAATCAAACATTCCAAGCTTCTGAGCTGATTCTGTTAATACAAAATCCATAAAATATCCTCTGTATGTCCATCCAGACCAGTACATCTCAACAGAAAATGCTAATGATGCTAGCGTAGGAGTTGGACGAGTTGGGGATGTTGACCCAGACTCAAGAGCGTTGGCTGTCATATCTAATATATCTTCACCAACGGAAGCTGTAAGGCCTCCAAGAATTGATCCTGGAGAATCTCCTAGTAGTGAATCCCTTGACTGATTCCTATCGAGAGCTGCCGCCAATGCTAGAGCAAATGGGTCGAAAGCAACCTGCTCCGCTCTATAGATATCAAAAAGAACGTTTATACCTTCTACTCCAGATGAACCCGTTGTCCCTTTAATAGAAAGAGTAGTTAAATCTTCTCCCCAATATTGCAGAACAAAACCTCCCTTTGTTCTCTGATTGGTAATTATCTTTTTATCTGATGTGACGATGTTTTCTGGGTTGATATACATATCAACAATACCAGTTTCAGGTAAAAACCATTTAACCATATTTCTTGTATGATGCGCAGTACGATTAGGGCGGATACGGTTTTGACGTGTACCATCACCAGAGGATGAGGGTGGAACCCTTCCTGTAGTGTTATTTACGGCTGCTTGAGCCTGCCCTAATAGGTTTAATGGTTGTAGTGGCATGGATATATGTGGTTTTATTACTCCTGAGTATTAACCCCGATAATGGCTTGGTTATTTTTGGACTTTTCCAATTCCCTCCAGGATCTTGAGAATTCTTTCTTAGCAATGGTTATCATGCCGTCTTTTACATCAACCTCTACTTTTAATACTCCATCAATTACCACTTCCTGAGGGGTATTTCTATCACGACTTCCACCTGGATCCTGAGCACCACTTCCCCTAGCCCTAGCTACATCATCTTTCATCTTGGAACCATCTGGCAATTTATCCTTACCATCATTTTCAGTAAGGCCCATCTTCTTCTTGATAGCCTTATTAATTCTACCAGCAATACCATCTTTACCCAACAGATCCGCCAAAGAGGATCCAAGAGCCTTGCCCTCTTCTAAAAGATCACTAGCCCTACCAGCAATCTCATCTCGGTCTGTAATGTTAGTTGAACTTTTTGCGCCAGTAATTTCTCCAGTAGAGGATTTAATTTTTTTTCCGGATAGTGAGGTTGATAGTCCTTGAGGGTGTAAATCTGTAATATAATTTCCGCCAACAAATTTATCAGCATCTTTAAGTGATTCAAGATCTAGATTAGCCTTACCCCTTAACCCTCGCTGACCCGCATTGAGAAGTTTTACTAATTGATTGGGAGCACCCTTTGCAATTTCATTTCCAAGCTTTAAAGCATCAATCATTGCATCCTGGGGAGACTTCATGTCCTTAAGAGCATCCTGAAGTTTTTCCGTCCCACCCTCCTGCATCGCTGCGAGTACCTTAAATGCTTCCTGCTTATTTTGAGCTAACCCAAACTTTTCTAACATCTCGGTTTGCTTCATGAGCTGACCGGCAAGAGCTGGATTTTCCTGAACATCCTCTAATGTTACTGGTGCACCAAGTCCAGTGTTCTCCATCGCAGACATGGTCCTAGAAATAATCTCACCAAAGTTGCCCTGCTGCTTCAAAAGCTCAATCTCAAAACCACCAGCAAGACCGCCTCTTCCGCCGGAAGCCTGATTCACATACGAAGCCTGACCAATATCCATGCTTTTAGCGCCCTCAAGCATTCCACCGGTAATATCAGCTATCGCCTGCTTTGAAGAACCAGTGTCTCCTAGCGCCTTACCAAGAGAGCTAATTAGTTTAACGGCTGAGTCGGAAGCGTCACCCATGGATGAAATTCCGGAAGTTGCCTTCTCCATATAGGTATCCATAATCTCCATAGGAAGCTTAAGGTCTTGAGCGGCATTTCTAAAGGCCGACAAATTCCTCATGGAATTTTCTACAGAGGTTCCAAACTTATTATGAGTTTTGGTTAGGAAAGAGGTAACATCTTCGTGCTCCATCATTAAACCGTCTGCTAGCCTAATGGATGCAGTGAACAAATCCATTGAGTCGCTCCCATCCTCATTGACGGCAATAAATGTATCCATTGAGTTCGAGATACCTCTCAAATTATCTCTATACCTATCAAGTTCGGAAGATAACCTACCAGTAGCATTACCAGTTTCCTCAAGCCTTTTTGAATACGCTGCGCTTGCATTAGTCATGGTAGCCGTATCTAGAGCCCCATCTTTCATGAATGAATTCAGGGAGCCTGATTGTGCAGCCATTTTCATTAGACCAATCTCTGTTGATCTGCTCTGCTCTGTTAGTCTGTATAGCTCTGTAACGCCATCCAATATTCCACCTCCAATTCCAAGCTTCGCCAATACTGGCTGTAAACTTGAAAAGGAAGATGATATTCTCTGAGATGCATCAACTCCCTCATCACCAATCTTACCAAACATGTTTGAGCCCTTCGTAAGCTCAGGCATTAGTATTGTAGAAAATATTGATGCTGTCTTAACCAGACCGTCACCAGTCTGATTATTCATTTCAATAGCCTTATTTGTAGCACTCTGATAGGCTTCCCTTAACTCTGTCGCAGATATCTTTGCACCACCTAGGAAGCTAGATAAGGAGGTGGCATTTCCCTTTAGAACTTCCGTTAAAGATAGTGCTACATTCTTAACATCAGTAAGACCTTCTTCAAGCCCACCGGCAGCTCCAATAGCCTCATTAATATCTTCTGTAGCTTTTTTAATATCATCATTAGCCATAAAACACTACCTATTCTTGGACAACCCTACGCCCTCTACGCCTGGAAAGTCTTAAATGATCTTCTCCCTTTATGCCTTGTAATGCGCTCTTAGCTCGATCAGACACGGGCTGAGCCTGAACATAATCCCAAGAATCCTGGTACTCCTCATCAGATGAAGAAAAATCTGGTTCCTTAGACATATCTTTAGCCATCTCAAGATTGGTAAACGAACCAATAAGAATAGCCTGATCTCTCAACGTTTCTACCTGCCTTCTCTCACTCTCTCTCCAGGAGTAAAATAAGTACATCTTCTCTACCGGATCTATCTCGTCAAACCATGGGTCTGATGGTAGCCTACTAAATCTTTCAGATAGATGATCTATGAATCGATGATCTGGATCTTTAACTACTTTTGGAGATCGCCTCGGCAACCACCTTCACGTCCTCAGTTGACTTAATTGAGTATTTTTTCTGATTATCAACATCCATGTGTTCGAAATGTTCAAATAAGAAGTTAGTAACATTATCGTCTAGCTCATCGATAAAAGCCTCTCTCATGTAGAAGCGATCAGCTTCGCCAACCCTATCAACTTCAGAAGAAATAATTGCATCCAATGAAATTCCATCAATGGACTGGACTGCATAAGCAAGCGTTACAGTCTTAACCTCCATAACAGAGTCCTGAGTCTTTAACTTGAACATGTTGTCTCTCGCTCTCGCAATATGCTTTCTCTCCTTGGACTTCAAGGTTGAGACTGTAAATGTAGCAATGCCGGTATCATCACGAACTGGAATATCAATACTGGAACGTCCAATACCAACAAGCATCTCTATTCTCGTCTTTGATGATGGAACATTTGCCGCTTGCTGTCTAGATTGAGCCCACTCATTACGCCTAACCTGAGCCTCCTCCCATGAGACGGACTCTGATTGGTGCTGTTGTGACTGACCCTGCTGAGGGGGAGCTACCTGCTGCGTAGAGGTAAAGCGTTGCTCTTCCTGCATTGGTGGCTGCTGTTGCTGTGGCTGTTGTCCAGACTCATCTGGCACACTAAACTGACGTGCCTGCCTTGACTTAAATTCAGTCTTTCCTAATGGAGAATTTATAGATCCCAAAATTACCTCATAAAACAAAATTGTCTGATATGTAATATACCAGACAATTCAGAACTTTAACAATTAATGTATATTTATTACGATTATGCTGATTCAATAGCCTGTAGTAATCCAGCTCCATCAAGAGCGCCTCTACGGTCCCCTCTATCGGCTGCAAGCTCGAAGGCATTAACAGAGTTAATTGGAAGGTTCCTTCCGCCAGTAGCGCCCGGAACAGCGTTGTTGTTAGCTCCGAGAGTTGTATAGATATGCTCTGCAGTAAGAGACATCTGGTCCGAAATTACAAAGTTATCAGTCTTGAACTCATAAGAGATATCAGAAATCCAACAATTCTTAATAGTCGTAACTAGTGTTGAAGATGGATCATCTCCAGCAAAGATATCCTTGATAACAATATCAAATGGAATTCTTTGAGAGGCTGCATGAACAAATCCACGAGAGAAAGCTGCGGCAACTCTAAGGTTGTCGAATCTTGTTCTCGTACAGTTTATTGTAATGTTTGTACTCTTAGATGGAACTGAATCAATGTGACCATCAGTACCAACTTCATCAATTGTTGCGATGGCACGAGTCTCCTTAACCCCCAAAGTCTGAATAGCTCCTACAGCATTACCATCAACTTCGATGATAATGTTAGTGCTGACTGAAGTTCCCGTACGGTTTCTGCCGCCTTCTGCTGTTGTAATACTACCTGTATTTGGTGCTGTCATGGTTTAATCCTGTTACTACTCAAAATTATATTAATTTTATGCCTAATCCTATTCGCCCCATCTTCAATCTTAACTTTAGACGAGAAGTCTCAAATTATACAATGAAGCACTATAAAAATGCCAAATCATTCATAGTTTTATAATTAAATATTATACAGTAATCTGTCTCCCAAATCAGGAGTATTCCAAAATATTCCAAGCTATCCAATATTCCAAGCTATAAGTAATGAATCGTCGTCTTTAGGGTGGCCTTTTACTATTTATGCCTAGTCCTCTTCACGCCATCTATAATATTAGTCTTAGCTGAAAGCGGCCTTAAATTAATTAAAGACCAGCATTGTAAAAAATCAAAATCATTCATATTTTTATACTTAAAATCTGAAGCTGGTATAATGTGATCTATCTGCCATGCCCACGTTGACTTGTCATTATCATTCCATGTACTAATATCATATACTCCCCAGTTATCCCAGGACATCCACTCTTCGAATAAAGATTCAATATGATCCCTTAATTCTATGAAGGAGTACGGCAAATATTTTGCACATGACTCACCATATTTAGACCCACTATTCCCTTTTAAAGCTCTAATAATTGCATTAGATATGTTACAACGTATCTTAAATGTAACGTTTTCTTTTAACTTTATTCTTCTACTTTTATTTATCCGCTCTCTTTGAGATGGTGTTTTCCTATAAGCCCTTCTTTTATCTTTATTTCTCTCTTCCCATTCACGAGATGCTTGCAAATGTTTATTCCTAAATTTAGGATCTTTATATTTTTTTTTAAACTCTTCCCTTCCGCTCTCTTTATATCTATTTAGCAATCTTTCTTTGTTATATTTTGACTCACATTCATTACATGATGATTCATAATATGTTTTATTATTTTTTAATCTAGATCTGAATTTATTAATATCAATCATTCCGTCACAGGATAAACACTTCTTATTTTTTGGAGTAACCCTTATCGGAATAGTAACGCTGGAATTATCTATTCCTAAAATTTTGTATATTTCTAAAACTTTATGTCTTGTAAAACCAAGATCGCTAGCTATTTTTCTAGCCCCCTTAATACCGTCAAAGGCTGTCTTTATTAATAAAATTTCCTCTTCTGTATTTGCTAATTTTCTAGGCATTGTTCATATATTTTCAATAATTGATTCAATTGCAGCTAGTACCAAAATAAGCCCCTCTTAAAATGAGGAGCTTATTTTTTACCAGGCATTTTTAGCTAGTTTAAAGAACGCCGATGCCTAAGCGAATGAAGATCCAGTTAACTGGGAACGTTGGCTGTACCTTAACAGTCACATTCCACTGTCTTGGCTCTACCGGATCTCTTACCACGGTTAGATCGGTAAAGTCTGTGATTAATCTTCTTGATAGGAAGGAAATCATCATTGAAGTTGCTCTTGCATACAATGTTGCTTCGAACGTTGGGGTTTCAGCCTTACCAATGAATGGCTGGAATGCTGTGCGCATATCCTTAGCTAATCTATCTCTAATAAATACAACTGACTGCTCCTCTTCCTCTGGAAGTAATGAGTCTGTAGTTGTTTTGCCGAAGATAACCAGTCCGCCACCGGCCACTGGCCTTAAAAGTGAAATACCAGCTGCTGTGATATTCTCTTCGATGATTGGGGCATAAAGTTTATCTCTTGTTATAGAGAACCCTCCAATAGTCTTATTTGTTAGTGGTTCCTGAATCTGATCTCTACCTGAGTAGTAACCAGCCGCTGCCGCACCGATGAAGAATCCATCGGCAGCAACCCTGTCAGCACCAGCCTGGACAATAATCTCATCTGGGTAGAAGTAGTTAACCCTGAATGAATCACCAAATCCGTTCTGGACCCCATAATCAGAAAGGTCTTCAACATCACCAGCAAGAATCTCGTTAATCTCATCCCCCTGAATTCCTTCAAGTAGACCAATATCCTCAACTGCCGCTGGAGTGTTTCCGATAACGTTATCAGGGGTTAAACCCTTGATAGCGCCAGTCATAAGGACGCGCTCTTTCTTATTCTTAATTCCAGACATTGCTTCTACGTGAGACTTACCATTCTGAAGAATCACTGAGATAGTCTGAGATGGAAGTGGAACAACCATGTCAACCTCAATCCTTTCAGCAGAATCGTAAGCAGAAATCCAACCTGGGTCGAAGAAGTCTGCGTCCTTTGTGTCAACAAGAGTGCAGCGCAGGGACTCGCCAAGTGAAAGTGCAAGGTCGTCTGTTAGAAGAATTCGTGCAGATGAAGATACAGAGTCTAATACCTGAAATTCAATTCCAGTCTCGGCGGTAAATCCACCCGGATTTGTAATTACAACATTTCCATTTGAAACTGATACAACAGCATATGCTCCATCATTACCAGAAGTGGAGTTCTCAATTCTTACTGAACGAGTAGCTGATACATCATCAAGTCCAAATTGAACGGTTGCTGAGTCAAGCTTAGCAGTCGTTGCGGTTATAACTGTGAGAACACCATCCTCTCCAGATTTCTGAACCGAATCATCTAGAATAACAGTATAAGAGAAAGAGTAAGCTCCGCCAAATACAAATCCAGATGGGTTAGAAGTAATTGTTGAATTATAGAAATCAACCTTATTAGGGATAATCTGGGACTCAACATTTGTAATAGCGTTTGTTATGAAGAAATTAATATTTGCATCAACATCGGGTAGAATTCCGAGTGGAAGCTCAAATGTAAGCTCTTCGAGATCTGTTTGACCATTGGAAGATGATACTAGTAAGTAAGACTCTCTACGTGGGATAGAGGGGGCACACTGAAGTGCAAATGCACCGGGAGTTCCATTTGCAAATGCAAGCTGAGCGCCTAGTGAAAGCCTATTAGATAGTGATGGCTTACCGTGCTTTAATGTTAATTGATTTATGTTAGTAAAGAACTGTGGGTCATTAATATCAATTTCAGCAATATAGTTTGCCGTGAGGGATTCACCAACTCTTAGTGATCCGCCTGCAACCTCAACAACAAATGCATCCCCTTCAACGAATGGTGTGATTCCTTCGGAAATGGCAAACTTAAGGATTCCATTGTCGCGAATCTGGGCATCTGACTGCCAAGAAATTTGGCTCCCATAACCATCCAGTACAACTCCGGTAATAGATCCACGGACAATAAACTTAGCATAACCGTCAATTGGTATGCCATATCCGTCTCTCTGAACGGAAGTAACCCTTGCAGTCCAAGTCTCGGCAGGAGCATTAGGATCTAGAAGGGAAAGATTTGATATTGTTCCATTACCAGTATTCTCACCTGCTCTAAAGAATGCTCCGCCCTGATCGACAAGAGATGCTCTTTGAAGCTCGATACAGTCTGTTGCAATGTCAACTCTGACATCGAACCTTGAATCGAATGGGTTAGAATCAACTGGTGCTTCAAGAACGGAAAGCTCAACACCATTTCTAAAAACCCTTGTACGATTTTCAATTAATGGTCCAACAGCATTCTGGCCACCTAATAGATAGTGTCTGCCGTCTGGAGTTCCGGTCAAAGTGCAATCAGATCCGATACCATCATTACCATTGCCTACTGCAAGATTAATAATTGTCTCATCACGATTACCTTCACCCATAATAACTGAAGTACGCGCACCGGATGGCACTGCCACACCAGATGTGATTGATTCAGTTTGTACTACTGCACTTGGTACCGCATTACCCGCACCTGGGAAATTTCCAGCCATTTTTATCCTCTCATTTTTAAACTAGATGAAACATTAAAATCCAACATACTCTTATGTTGACTTATGTATAAGTATTCTATTTCTACGGGCCCCATCTATTATATTTTCCTTGGCAGAATATGGTCTTAAGTTATTAAGCTTCCACATATCCAGAAATTAATAATCCTGTTCGCCTTCATATACGAAATTAGCCATAGGAATTTTACATTCCCTATCCATGCTCTTATTAAAGATCGTCTATGAGATCTAAAAGTTGAACTTGCGTATTTATCGTCAAGTTTGGAGATATTACCGGGGGATTTACATTTAATCGGCCAAATTCAACGCAGATATTGATTGCATCCATCGTGGACTCAACCGGAATTTCCCTTCTCCACTCCGTCCTAATATCCAAAGATACAGTGGATTTAAATAAAGGGTGCTGCTGGCGGTCCTGTGATTCGGAGGGCCCAGAAATTGAAACCTTCTTCACTGCTATACCAGCTCTTAATAGCTCTTCGTACCTAATATCTTTCAATATTATAGAAGTTGTAGACTCTAATTCGTCCCTAGCCTCAATATCCCTGGCATAAATATCAATAGAAACTGAGCCCTCCCAAGCCCCTGCAAATACATAATGTGTAGGTACTGAAAATAATTTCTCATTGCCGTAACCGTCAATCACTTTGGTTGTGGCGTACTTGACAGTTTCTTTATTTCGATTTATTGATATTGGTATAGAGGACATCGAGCCCATCTTTACTAATAGAGCTGGGTAGAAAATCGCATCGTGCCTAAAGTGCTCACCGATAAATATTCTAGTTGTCTGATCATCATTAAAACCAGCATCAAGTGGAACGTTCGTTAGATCCGGCGTCTTTGGAAAGCCGAACTCATCTCTAACGAAACTATAATATGAATCCTTGGAAAACTCGTCCCTCAGTATCCCCGAGATAGTGTCCTTAATCTGCGCATTCTGCGTATTCTGAACCACATTATGAAGCTGATTCAGGTCTGTTCTTATAAACGATCCCGTAGTCATATAGTAATGCAGTATTATTCAGCACCACGGGCCCCTTCTTTAATGTTTAACTTTGAAGAATAAGGTCTTAAATTAGATAGTGCCCAACATTTTTTAAAGTCCGGATGAACCATCGAATCATACTTAAAACTACAATGCGGTATTATATGATCAATCTGCCAAGTCCAAGTACTAGAACTTCTATCATACCAGGTATTAAGATTATATACTCCCCAATTATCCCAATTCATCCAGCTTTCAAACTGGGACTCTAAGTGCTCTTTAAGCTCCTTGAATGTATAAGGAAGATATTTCGTGCAAGATTCATTACCCTTAGAGGATTGACTCCTTATTAACCCTCTCCTAATAGTTGATGATAGATTTTTCCTTAATTTAAAGTCCGGCTCATTATTGTATCTATCATTATTATGCTTATTTATATCTTTTCTATTTTTCTTTTTATATCTCTTATTCTGATCTCGCTCTCTTTTCTTATTATTCTCTCTATATTCTTTAATCCTGTCAGGGTTAGATTTCCTATAAGAGCTTGATTTATCCTTTATAGCACTGGAGTTATTTTTATAGTAAATCTTCTTTTTCTCTATTAAATCATCTTTATTTTTAAGATTATATTCTTTTTGCCATTCTGATATGGCCTCCTTATTTTCCTCTCTATATATTCTCTTATACTCTGCAGTGCATAATTTACATTGATTTGTTGTTTTTACGCCGGTACTTGACTTGTATGTTTTGAAGTTATTCTCGTGATCTTTCTTTTCTAAACCACAAACTCTGCATTCCTTTAAAGTCATACATTTTTATATATCTATTATGTGTTGGATTATTCGCTATTTCTTCTTGACGGAGCGCTTATAATAATGTAGGGTATATGTATCAACAACAAGAAATGGAGCGCAATAATACTGCCTCTCTTTCACTAAAGGAAAATTCAATGAAAAACATCTATAATATCACCTCAATTCTTACATTCATTGCAATCTCAACCCTTTCAGGATGCGGATCTAACGGTGACTTCTCTACATCTGAGGAATATGGGGCTGGTGGTGACGATAATAATAGTGACGATAATGGTAGTGTCACTAATCCAGGAAGCGATGGTGAGACATCTACTGCCGGTACAGGTGGAGAGCAATCTGAGGAGTCTGGGACATCCCCTGGTGGCTCTGACACCTTATCAACTGGCGGTTCTGACAATTCAACTGGAGGGATGACATCAACAGGAGGCGATGCTGGGACTGGAGTTTGTGTTCCAAAGACCTGTGAAGAGATTGCTTATGATTTCAATGGTGAATTCCCATTACCAATGCCAGGAGAATCAGGATCAGCATGTGGCGTTCATGATGATGGATGTGGCAGAAATCTTTTCTGCGATGTCTGTGATTCTCCATGGCATGAATGTGGTGGCAATATTAGCTCTATTCGGGTAAATGACATTAATGCAGATTATGTAGATTATGGTATCTCAAAAGGGACACCTGGAATTTGCTCTGGTGGTTGTAAGAATTATGGAAAGGATGCTTCTTGTGGTGGTGAAAAATATTTTTACACATGCCCAGCAGAGAAAAACCAGAACGCAGAAGATGGATCCTTTACAAGAATTCCACCAGAGCTTTCTGATAACGACTGTGAGGATCTTGGCGGAAAGGGAGTCTGGTTCTGTTGTAGTGTCAAAAATTAAAACACAACCTATCAAAAGTAAAAAGCCTCGTGTACACGAGGCTTTTTATTTAATGAGTGAATTTTATATAAATCTGTAAGGATATAGTTCCGCCAACAACACCAGATGACTTCTCGATATTATCTAATTTAAGCTGCAAAGAAACCTGATCCTCAAAAACCTCAAATGTAGTACTAGAGTTTGTGATTGTCCCAGATGTACTTGCACCGGTTATATCAGGAAATGGAAGTAAATCAATATCGGTATTTTTACCAGCCAACTTAAACCTAATCCTGCCACTATCCCAGCCATCAGTACCAGAAGTTGACCAGTCAATAGTGGCTCCTACAATCTTAGCACCCTGTGGTATAATTGAAGACAATGGTAATGTACCCCAAGTTGTTTGAGCGCCAGTTGTAGATGTTTGATAGTTAAATCTAATATTCCAAATATTTAAAGATTCAATTCCCTCTATTAATCTCAAACCATCTTTAGTAGTTGGGTTAATATTATAAATCCGATCAAGATTAATCTGCGACCAAGCTCCATGAATCATATTAATATTAACCTCTTTAACATGATTAACATTTCTCGCTACAGTAGCTGAGTTTGAATCATAAGAAATCGTATCTATGTCTGTACCATCAGTAGTTGTCTGATCCAATGTATTATCAACACACAGGCCAGATCCCATAATTATATAAGATACAATAGTTTGATCTCTGGAGATATAGTTTCCAGCTATATACCCACCACCAGAGATTCCTATAGTTGTAAATGATGAGTGTACACCATTCCCAGTTATAATCGAATCATATCCAGAGGAAATTCCAATTTGATATACCGTGGAATCTGTTTTACGAATCTTATTATTAGTTATATGTATAGTAGAATGTGAAGTCTGTCCGGCAACAGAAATGCCAGCATTAAAACTCATGTTGAAGCTTGCGCTTAGAACTCCTGCCCACAATTTATTATTATCAATAGTTGTAGATGAGTTATTGTTGCTAGGAGAATTTCTTACAACTAGCGATATGTAATTGCAAGTATTATTTGAAATAGTTTCTGTTCCAGTAAAATAAGCTGCCGTGGTAGTATACCTACCACTTTCATCACAGTGAAGTATAGCATAACAGTTATTATTAGATATGGTTAATCCAAGACCAGCTATCTGAGAGGCCCCAGCAAATGGCTCTGTGTTAGCGGCATAACCTATAATTCCATTAATCATCGTATTATTAAAAATGCTTACATCTTTAAGTAAGAAACTTGCTATTGATTCATCGGAGGAAACTATTAGTATGCTTCCTTGACCATCCATAATATTGTCATCAATGCTTACATTTAAAAGCATTCCTCTATTATCATCAACATGAGTCCAATGGAATCCTACTGAACAATTTAACCCATTAGAAGACTCTTCAAACTTGTTTCCAGTAATTTTTATATTTTGTGCCGTGCTAAAAGCAGAACCATCGGCAAACTGAGCAATGTAAGGGGCTCTTTCTCCAGAGACGCCCTGAGAAAAGTTGCAACCTTCAATTATACAATCATAAGAATTATTAATCATATTAATGCATGCAACTCCCAGATCAAGATGAGAGTTGTTGTTTGCAACAGCAGTAACCAGCGCATTGTATACAAAGCTTATGTTTTTAATCGTTATGCCATTCTTAACAATCAAGCCGTTCTGAGAGTTAATAGTTACAGTCCCTCCAGCCCCTTCAAGTGTAAGATTGGAAATACTAGTAAGATCCACTTCCTGACTAATAGTTAGCGGACCATTAATCTTAACAGTTACATTGTTGGAGTCTGTATTTTCACACCAGGTGATTATTTGTTCAAAAGATGTGAATGAACTTGCATCCTCACTGTCAGAGATTGTTAGGTCTATATTTCCAGTCTGGTTCCTGATGTTATTTCTGGCATCTACTACAGAGTTCACGGTAATAGACGCAATTGTTACATTCGCAATGTACAGCAGTACTAAATCTTTTCTATCATTCGTTAGCTCATCAAACGTAACAGATGGGATATAATAATTATCAGAATCCGCAAGTCTCCTACCGAAGAAATGCTGCTTCGTTGGAGTTATTGGAAGAACTTCAAGAAGATCCTTGTCGTTTACGCAAACACCCCAGTTCAATGTTGCTGTCTGCCCAGCTCCAGTGTCCTGTACAATTTCAGGTATAGATACGGACTGAGCATTAAGTGTGGACATGTGTCCATTAACAAGTGCTATGCCGCCATTAAACGCAAGGGTTCCTGGAAGAGAAACATCTTCTCCCTTGTATGTGAATCCTGCAATAATACCGTTTACATGTAAATGTCTTTCGCCAGCTTCAATGAAAGACCTCGCCGAATCTGTGAAATCAATTTCGGAAACGTTTCCGAACTCTCTAAGATCTGTAACACAAGTCACCCTATTAGAGGCAAGTGTGCATCCTGCTAGAAGTAAGTTCTCCTGATTTGTAGCTAAAGTATCAAACACCTCAATATCTACGTATCGAGGATCGTTTGTAGACATTATTACCGTACCAGGATATTGGTTGGGCTCTATGTACTCAATTTCTATGTAGTCAACATCTGAAGAATCATAAAAACGTGCTGGAACATTTTTCCTTCCTGTAGTAACTCTTCCGAAATCTACAATATCATCGGTAGATGGAGTTCTTCTTCCAATATAACCATCATACTCACCAGATACAGAATCATAATTTAAAACATAGAATCGTACATACCTATTTAGATCAGATGAAAGGTCGTCCAGGAACCCTTTAAGCTTTGGAGACACTTCTCTAATCTTAAACGTTTCATCAGTATTAAGCTCTGAAACTGTCTCGGCCTGAATTGGAAGTCTAGCCCTCTCGTGAGAAAAAGTCTCGCCATCTTCATTTACATAAACCTCATGATATCTAGAGTAATCATTTCCATTTACGGAATCGATAACATTTGATGCATTAAAAGATACAGAATCTTCTCCGAAGTAAAGCCTTACTGGAAGGTCTGGAACACCAGTGCTCCCAATTGGAGATGCAGTTGCATGAAGGCCATTTATTACAGTGATGAATGTTATATCAGGATCTGTTGCACAACATGCTTGGAAGTTTACTTCTTTAATAAAGAATCTGCCATAATCAACTTCAGAGAATAATACGTCGCCCCTATCAATCGATGGCTGTACTAATATCGTTCTGCCGGGCTTTAACTCAGCTCTCGCTAGATTACCTTCAATTTGATACGTTATTTCTACAGTAGTTGCACCTACTGCAGTTCTATCAGAAATATAACCATCCCAATACCCATTAGTTGTCGCATATGTTTCAGCGAAGTTATCTCTTGAAATACCATTAACAGCGTATGTTCTCTTTTCAAGCGGGGGTAATACAACCGTTGGAAGGGAAGCCGCTCCAAGTGCAGAGTCATATGATGCGCTAAATACTGGAGACGCAAGGCCGCTTTTAGAAACGCCAAAACCTAATGCATCCCTTCCGTCGCTAGCATCACCAACAACATTGTTTACATAAACGCCAGGAACCAGGGTGCCAGCCGAAATGGAGCCGGAGATAATTGAGAAGGATGCGTCTGATACAGTATCAGAAAGCATAATTCCAAACTCACCATTGTAAGAGTATGCTATGAACCTATAGTTATACCCACCAGATCTAAATGCATCGTTAACAGTTTGAACGACAGAATATATTGTGTACTTACCCGGAGAAATTCCGGCATCACCAGTCACATCAATGGCAGGAAGCCTAGCAACTGTATCGCTTGGGTCACCAGTTGGATAGATAACCAGATACAAATTGTAATGCGTTGAATCAAGTTGAGTAGGATCAAACGCTAATCCAAGAGCAGATCCCCCTTTTGGATTTCCAACAATAAGTGATGGCGGAATATTTGGGTAAATATCGTTATTAGCCGCAGCTATAGCCAAAACTCCGAACTTATTAGTATCGAATGATCTTCTATCAATTCTGGCAATAGCGGTATACCCATCTGCATTAGCCAGGTTAACACCATTAATTCTTACAATCCATTCTACACCTGGTAGATGTCTTTTAGACTCAACGTTGAAAACTCCCTCAACTCCGGACCCGTAGTTAATCCTTAGAACATCTCCAACTTTAACCTTGGCGAATTTCTCATCGAAAAGGAACCCGGTATTATCTGGGTTGAAAGATATGATATCATCACCAGTAGTGTTGTTATCTACGGGGGAGGTTGCTGGTGCCCTAATAAGGAATGTGGAGGCTTCAGTCTCGGGAATTATATTAAAAGAATATCCGTCAACATTTCCCGGAACACTTGACCTTGCTTCCTTAGGAATGCCATTTGAGTGTTGATTTGCCTGATGTTGTTTAATAACGAGAGCATCAGCCTCATCAATTGCGTCAATAGCTTTTTGAACAGTATCAGCAGATTTTGGAATTGTAAGAAATTTTGTAGTATCAATTGAGATACCGGTGGCAAAGTGGGCATCACCAGTCTGATCATTCTGGTGAGCTACAAAATCATCATTAATTTGTAGAAGTGCTTCGGCAACGGTAGTTGCTGTTCTAGTGTTACCATCCTTATCAATAAGTCCGTCCCAAATAAATGACGGATCTCTGGAATCAAAAGGAACATCATTTAAATCAATCTGTGAAGATACGTGTCTTCCAGCTGTTGAACCATCAGACAATAATACTGCTCCAGAGATGTGGAGTAAAAGATTTGTATTTGTGATTGTTGCAAAAGCTGCTAAAGAATTCAGTGTTCCGGTGTTTGCGGTAAGCTGAGCATTAAGGTCTGCTGTAGTGTAATCTAGGGCAAGTTTAGTCTCCTGGATACCAGCACCAGAACCAACTTGGGCATCATCTATTGGCAGTGTTGCAAGGCCAACTGATGTTAATGCAGACGCCTTCAAGGTTCCGTTAAGGTTGATTGATACACCAATTCTATCAGTAACAGATGTAAGTGTTCCTGACGGATTTATCCCCAACTCTTCTTCAATTGCAAAAACAGCAGAGCGGAGCTGGTTAATGGCCTCTGTTCCGAGTTCGGAAATATTATCATCGAGGCGTATTATTGTTTCGTCTGAGTCCAGGGCAAATGGGTAAACTGTCATCTTCTATCTCCATCTATTACATTTTGTTTGGCCGAATAGGGCCTTAAATTAGATAATTCCCAGCATTCCTTAAACTCTGAGCAATCCATAGATGTATACTTAAAACTAGAATGCGGAATAATATGGTCTATTTGCCAGGCCCAGGTTAAAGAGTTGCTATCATTCCAAGCTTTAGAGTTATACACTCCCCAATTATCCCAAGACATCCAGGGTTCGAATAATAACTCTAAATGATCTTTTAAATCTTTCATAGTATATGGCAACTTATCCAGTATTGAACCACTTTTAGTAATACCACTCAGTCCATTCCTAATGTGTAGAGAAATTGTTTTTCTTAATTTATACTTTGGGTTTTTAATCCATTTCTCTCTATTTTTCTGATTAATTTTCTCTTTGTTTTCCATATAGTATACTTTATGTTTTTGACTTAATTTGTCTTTATTTTTTACAGCATACTCTTTTTTATACTTTTTTATTTTTTCCTTATTATTTGAATTATATTTTATATTAGTATTTCGTCTTTTTTCGGGATTATTTTGACTATACAACCTTGATCTTAACAAAACTTTTCTTCTATGATTCTCAAAGTATCTTATGTTTCTTTCATTTGCGAGCTTTTTTTGCTTATCTTTGTATGCTTTCGTATTTTTCTTCTTATGACATTCTGTACATGTAATATTTGCACCATCAAAACATTCTCTACTTTTAGATATTTTACATGTAAAACATTTTTTATAAGGCTTTCTTTTTAATGTTTGGCATTTTTTACAAAGCCTAGGGAGGCAGCCTTTATTTAACGAAAAATTATTTAATAGTTTTTCATCTTTACAACTAGAACATGTTCTAGTTGTATTTTTTGGCATTTTCTCTATTTTTTTTAATCGAATAAGTATTCTTTTATCATCCTTATCTCTTAATTCATCACCTTTTTCGACTCGTCTTTTTTGTGATAAATGACTTTTACATACCTTACATGTTGACTGTTTCCCATTTCTTTTACAATTATGGAACTCATCTAGAGTCTTTTCTAAATTACACTTTGTACAAATCTTCATATGATCACATAATAAAATTAATCTTTTGGTATGTCTAATGAAACCTTCGCCTTCTCTTCTTCAATTCTTTTAGGAATTAATTTCTTCATATAGTACATGAAAAATTTGTACGTTGAGTTCGCACATAGACCAGCAACGATACCGAAGAAGACTCTGCCAGCAACAAATTCTGCAAACATCTCTGGGTAAGGATAACCAGTTACAAGAAATGCTATTAAACCACCCATTATTGCCGGTGTTGCACGTAAAACCCACTGCTTCCAAAATGCTACCCACCATCCCTCATACTTATCTGGGAAAATTTTAGCAATTTTAGGAGCACCTGTCTCAACGAGCTTGCGGAATACCATCACAGCAAGATTTACTATGATAATAAAAATAATTGTTTGTATTGATAAAAATTGAGTTAATACGCCTTCCATAATATCTCCATGTTCTAATTATATGTAAAATTATTGATTGAGGAACTTACTGCCTTCTCATTCAGGAGCATCTTCAGTTACAGCAGAGTTTATGCCATCTACAGACCACAACTCTTCAGGCTCTAATTCTAACTCTTGAACTTCAACTTTATAAGCAGTGAAGGCATTGTTTAACCCCTCCCTTAGCGCTGCTTTTTCAACTTGAGTTACCCCTTCTTTGGTTAGCTTATTTACTAGGTGTTCTAGTTTAAGTCTGATACGTTCGTCCATTTCGGTCCTTCTTATCTGTTTATTGAGGAATTTATTCTATCTCTTTAATTAAAAAGAATTTTATTTATCAATATCTAATGGGCCCCATCGATTACATTTTGACTCAGAGATTAGGTATTCAGGCTTTCCCACACCGGTCCTTAGAGATGCCACCAAATGACCGCTCAAATAACAAAAGCCTCCAATTCCTAATTCAGATGGTGGAGTGCCAGAGTCTGCATAGAACTGATTCCAGGAATTCGCTCCATCAACAGAGAAATAAACATCTGAAACGCTTGCTGAATTAACGGAGACAACTAGAGCATTACCAATCATCTGAGCGGAGTGATAGCCAGAGGCTGTAGGTAGCGTGCTAATATTATACCAGGCTGAAGCTCCAACATCAGTGGAGTGATAAACCTCACCAATAGAAGTGATGATAACCCATCTAGAGTTGATTCTATCCCACATGCATTTATCAGGAGCCCCTGTGAATGCAAAGTTTGATTGAGCAGACCAGTTAGCAACATTTCCAAGACCATTGGTTGATATTCTGTAGTTCCCCCAGCCATCAACAACAAGCATATCACCATCCAAGTTTCTGCAGATGTCTATGATGGATGAAGTCATTGTCGTACTTACTACAGGAGCAAACCCACCTGATCCGCCTTGTCTCATAAGATTTGTTCCAGATCCCCAGTAGAACCCATCATCAAACTTATCTTTGTAAATCAGTCCTCCTGAGTAGGTAGAATCAATAATTCCAGTAAAGGAAACTCCAAAGATTCCGTAAATACCATCAAGGATTAGATTTGAGAAGTAGAGGGTAGCTCCAACGTTAAAGAGGATACGAGATTCGTTAGATGCAGTATCTGCCTCTCTAATAACTAAGCGCTCACAATCTCCAGGTACTACTGTTGCTATCTGTCTGGTGTTAATCCTTCCAGAGCCAGTGAGATTAGTAAGGAAAACAGCGCCACCCAAGGTGCCAACCCATAGTGCACAACCGTTGCCCCATATATCCCTAATGGCTCCACTTGACCTTTCCAGGTACACAGGGTTTGATGCTACTCTAGAGAACGTACTTTCAGATCCTTTATTCCAGGTCCCCCTAAGAACATCTCTAGACTTCTGTGGTTTCTCAAACGTTTGATGGGTCCAGTCATACCCAAATGATTGAGGGCCAATAGCTGTTTCACTTTCACTATTTTTTACGTAGAAGTAGTTGCCTGTTGCGCCTAAATACTTAAAAGTAAAGGTAGAAACAATATCTGCGTGTGCAGTACAGGCTGTGTAGTCAGTGTACGGAACGAAGTTAAATCCTGGGAGTGCGGCAGACCCAGCAATACTAAGCATAACTTCTATAATTCTTCCAGTGATACCCGGACCAATATCTGACGGTTGTATAACTGTAATATTAAGCTGTTCTCCATCGGCAGGTTCACCCTGAAATATTAAAATTACTGAGGTTGAACGCGTAAGTCCAGGGCCAGCTATTACCGTTATATTCGAAGGATATGGATAATTGATTGATATTAATCCAGAATCAATATCATTTAGAGTATATGTTCCAGGAGATAATACAAGCTGTGATGTATTAGTAATCCCTGATACTATAACATCCTTAGATGCATTAACATTTCCTGTAACATTAACATCTCCCGTAACATTAACGTCCTGGATAGCATCAATGTCAGAGGTTACATTTCCACTAATGCTTAGATCAATAACATTAAGTGTACCTCCAACGCTTAATACATCATCTACATTAGAAAAATCAAAAGTATCAGTATGATGTGTTCCCCAGTTATTTATATTAATTAATCTTATATAATCCTGAATAGTTCTTCCATCATCTAGGAAATCACCTGATGTAATACTATCAAGGCCGCCATAGTTACCCTCAATAACCATTGATGTTAAAGTATTTGTAATTACAATATCTTTTATATAAATACAACCCGCTGCAGACCATGTTGTATTCAATCCTTTGTGAAAGTTATTCTTAATAGTCGCATTGCAATTAACCATTGTTATAAAGAACCTGTCATTAATTGTTCCTAGCCCACCATCACCGAATGTTCTTGCCCTACAATTAGTGACCGTTAAGTAATCTAGATCTCCCTGTCTAGCGTCAAAGTCTACAGCTGTCTTTACACCATCAATGTAACACTCTGACATGTGAAGAACCGTTCCTACACCAATAGCCGTAATACCTATGAACCCAATAGCTCTATGGGTTACAGCAACTGGTCCTGCAATAGCACGCCCAATTAATATGCACTTTTCGATTACAAGGTTTGCTCCATGCTGCATCTGAACCATAGGTACTCCAGACATTGATGGGCCACCAGAAGCAACGGTACCATTTAAGTTATCATAAAGCTTTAAATCCTTTAAAACATTCTGATCGTCGAACTGTTCCATTGCAATAACTGAAGGTTGAATATCATTCTTTGTAGATCCAGTTTGGAATAGAAACATTGGAGTCTCCCCCATCTCTCCAATAATGGTTGTGCCACCTCGCTCTCCTATAATGGATATGCCATTGGGAACGGTAACCGTTGTCTCTATGCAGTACGTACCAGCTTGAACAATGATAACTCCACCATTAGCTATTGATGACTCAGCAAAAGCTGCAATAAATGCATCAGCAAGATTACCGGTACAATTATCATATCCGGCACCTATGGTGACATTACCTTTCGAGGCTATAGCTTCCAATGCAGTCTGGACATTTTCAGCACCAAGAACGAATGGGGTTACATCAATTTGGTCAGCTTCGTGATGCCAGTCTCCACCCCCAACATGAGCGTTAAAATCCTGCTTCTGCGTTGCCCCCGCACCGCCCTCCTTCAACCTGCCTGAACCTATAAATCTTTTAACCATATCTAAATGCTTACTTATTACAATAAAATAATCACTAAGTGCTTATATTTAAGCATATTTACATGCCGAAAATACACCAGGCCCAGATGGAGAAAAAAGATATCAATATCAAGAAAACCATGCTCAAATATAACCAAAAAGTCTGGTCCATCTGCAGGTATAACAAAAAAATAATTATAAGTATGGAATGCGGTGAAAAGCACCAAAGAAAAGTGAATTGGCCCCCTAAGTCAAAACATTGTCCTACCTGTAGTAATAATGAAAAAGAAAAGGAAATGCTGTCAGAACTAACTGCATTTATAGATGCTCATTCTGGTAAATTAATTTCACACAAATGTAAGCGTGCAATTATACAATGCAAGGAAGGGCATACCTGGAGTGCTAACTTTACAAATCTTATACATCAACAAACATGGTGCAAGAAATGTCACCTGAAAAACATTTATGAAAATAGGCTAGCTAAAATAAGATATCTTATAACGGAAAATAAGGGAACACTAATTAGTGTAAATGATGAGGAACTGAATATTAGATGTGAATTTAACCATGAATGGAAAACTACAAAGCAAATAATAGTAGCAAAATCATGGTGCCCTACTTGTTCATCTGGCAAATCAGAAAGAATATGTAGGGCTATTTTTGAAAAAATATTTAATGATACCTTTGAGAAAATACGGTTAAATATATTACGCTCAAAAATCACCAATAAAAAACTAGAACTAGATGGATATTGTAAAACCCTGGGAATAGCATTCGAATATAATGGGCCACACCACTATGCTCCAATATATGGAGAGGATGTCTTTATTAAGACCAGGTATAATGATCTGCAAAAAAGAAAGATGTGCAAAAATAATGGAATAAGTTTAATAACAATAAGGCATAAAGAATTCACCGTTAAAACTATGACTAGTGAAATATTAAAACTATGCAAGGGTCTACAGATAATAAATAAAAGTCCCAATATATGCAGGGATGATATACTCTATGACGCCCCAATTAGAAAAGTAAAAGATATACTTATAAATAATAATTTAGAATGCTTAACCGGCTCAATTTACAATGTCCATGAAAAAATTCTAATAAAATGCAAAAGAGGACATGTTTTTAAGAGGAATGCATCTTATATTATCTATAGTAAAAAGAGTGTTTGCCTTGAATGTAAACGCTTAAACGCTTAAACGCTACAGTAGCTATAATTCACTATGGTAAATCTAGGTTATTTTCAATTTATGGTAATATTAAAAGATGATCGTGCCCTAGCGTGGGGCAGATAATGCCATTGATCACCGGATGTGAATGACCTTGAACTACATTGGTCGTTTGATTAATTTGCTCTATAGAAGTTATAGTATCGGATGATATTACAACTCTATGAATATGTGGAGGAATAGACCCAGTAACCATTCCAATAGAAGTAGTAACCTCTTGAGGAATCAGCGATGTATCATATACTGCCCTGAATTGAACAATTGGATCGGTCTTACGAACTCTAACGGCTGTAAATACTTGACGACCATCATTATTTAACAAAGTCTTGTTTCTTGTAATATTGATAATCTCATATCTAAACTCTTCAGTGCCGTCCCTATTGAATCTAATGAGCACATCTCCATCGTCAAGCATTGGATATGGAAGGGTCCATCCATTTGGAACAAAATCATTCTCAAGCCCCATCTCTTCACGCTTAATATCTTCCTTAGTAGGGTCGAATCTAACCATGATACGACCATCGGACCTTCTTACGTTCCTAAATTGCTCATATCCAATAACCATCTCGGTACCATGGTTATCAATGCCACGATAAGTTGTAGATTCCTTATGATTATTATAATGCATAGAAACCTTTCCTGAAGTTTGACGTTTCAATAAAACCATTGGCTCGCCAGTTGTCTCAAGAATTAACTCTTCACGCTGTGAGTTGTGATCATTGAAGGTAAGGCCCCTGATAGGTCCGGAAACTCCATTGTATCCATCAGCGCAATAATGCTCTCCACCAAAGTATGTACCAATACACTTACCTGAAATGTAATCCTCGGGACGTGTCCTATGATATCCTGAGTAATCGTACCTCTTGAATTTTTCATTCAGGCAATCAGACGCATCATGGTCAGGCATCACTATTAGGTCCTTCTCCATGTATCCATCAGTACTAGTGTGATTGTACTTGAATGAATTGAAATTATTCTCCTCAAGCATTACAGATTGATTAAGCTCTTCAAATCCAGCGAAGTGATAGACAAGGGGGTCCCTGTTTACATACCCATCATACCCATCTATTGCATGAGGGCGCGCTTCAGTGGAAAATAATCCTCTTTGACCCGGAGATGATATTAATGTAGATCCAGGAATGTCTACCGAAGAATATCCTATAATCTCTGCGCCAATAAGTAGTAATCCATATGACGGGAATGTCTCAACATCTGATACCGGTATAATCGTATCCGTTTCGGAGATGTCCTGAAGAAGCATTCCCTCCGGATACATTGCAAGTCCATTTACAACCGGAAGCTGCGATAGGTTTACATCATTTATTGGGAACGATGTTCCTCGAACGCTAAAATAATACACATCTCCTGGGATTAAATCCGGGATAGTTGCGCTTAGCTGGAGGGGATTTGTAATAACAAACTTGATTCCCTCAGAAAACACATCATCCCTGTTCGTTGAATAGTAAATGTTGTACGCAACATTGTAGTCAAGTCTTTGAGAATATGCACGATACCAATCAATAGTGATGTTATAACCATCACCTTCTGACTTAGCAATTTGTATTCCAGCAAATGGAAGGTTTGCATACGTAGGTACAGGATTAAAGCAACCCATTTAAACTCCTAATAACTTAGTAAGCCCATATTTTCTGGCTGCAATGCAGTCCATTAGTTCTTCCTTTTTATCTTCAGCTTTTTGGCCATCCATATTGTGATGGTCCAATACTTGCTCAACATACTCTTCGGCAGCCTTTTCGTCTTGGGTATCAGCCATGAACTCAACCTGGTTCTGGAACCCTTCAATTTCGTATTCGTTCTCTAGGTACTCCCCATCCTCAGCTCCCTTCGTTGGGGAAGTGCCGGTAGTCTGCTGAGCCCAGTGAACAATCTCATGTACTAAATAATGATCAATTTTATCAACATAAAAACCATCTTCTACAAGCTTTATGTTCAGATAAATACACCCATGATCTGTTCTTGCTGACACATCAATATCAGCAAAACATATGGGAATAATTTCGATCTCATCGAGATCAAGATTGTATTCTTTAAATAAATCCTTAATTACATGATGTTTTTTTATTGAGGAAACAGCCTTGCAAATCAGTTCCCTATATTTTTTCTGATCTATACCGACTGTTTCTATATCTAACATTTTTAACCTTTGTATTATAAATTTTAATGTACTTTGCTATAACAGATCTTCTACACTTAAAATGTTCGGCTACTTAGCTTTTAAGATTTAAATTACTACAAAGATGCATACTTATCACCTGACATGTTGCCAATGTTTCAGCTATTGAAAATCTTGGGTAACCATTTATTATTGATATACAGCCATCGCCATAAAAATACCCCCTTATACCCTTTATACCTATCTATTGTATTCCCAAATATATTCTTCAATAATTGAGATTAGAACGTCTGGATGCAAGCCTGAACCATCATTCTCATCCCTCATAATTTGCTTAATGTCCTCAGGAGCCTCTGCCATTTTAAAGACGGGCAATCCGTAGAACTTAGCTTCCCAGAATCCATCATAAAGATCTTCTCTTGGAACGCAAAGAACCCAGCCCAATTGAAGCTCATGGGGCATGTCACATGACTTTAAAATAACATTATCATGCTTTCTAGCCTCTTTCTTAATTGCATCAAGAAATATTTTCCATGATTTACAAACTTCAACTGGTGGGTTTTTCATGTTATGCTATATATCTGGATAAATACTTTCCGAATAATATTGGAGAGTTGTATATCATTATGTCATCCATGTAAGACTGAATGACCTTAGACACAGCCCCTGGAAAGACAGTTAGTTCTCCACCCGGAAATGTTCTACTATAAATATCAAGCATGCATCTAAAGTGTCTCTCATAATTATACATGAACTCATTAGAATCCTTTGTGTCAATATCTAGGAATTCAAAAATTCTACCTATCTCTTCATAGGAATTATTTAACAGGTCCTCATAATAAACAAGTAGACGCTTATCTGTATCCCATTTTTCATAGTACTGTATTATAGATATGTATTTATCATATTCCTCTTCAAAATAAGTCTTCTCAAGGAAATCCTCATCTCCGACCTTTTCAAAAGTTCTTCTGACAAAAATGTCTCTGTAATTTCTGACTAGAAATATTGTTTTTAACTGCTCCTTTGCGGTACTCCTTGTACTCTCAAGGATAACATCCCTGGAAAGGTCCACATTAATAGGTGATAGTTCGCCAATAGGCTTATCCTCAGGATTAGGCCCAGTGGTTGGTTGTTTGGTGGTGTATTCCACCATGTATCGCACCCAGAAATCTCCGGAGTGCGGGTATGATATAATTAGGTTCATATCAGCTCCAGTAGTAAAAAGTTTCGGTTAATAGCCCGTCTTCACAGATCTTACTAGAACTTGCTGTATTTATATGTTACTTTATGCAGTACTTCCATATTATTTAGTCTCTTATAACATATGCCTAACCACCCTTAGCTGGACTTACATATCTGAGCAACTCTCTGCCTTGATAATCCAACAATCTTAGCAGTACCGGAATAGGTACCAATTTCGTTATAGATATCCAAGATTTCTTGATTAGTTTTCTTGCCCAAAGCCGAATTGAACTCATCCTTAATTTCAAGTTCTTTAAGCCACCAAGATATGTTAGCTGAAGTACACTTAAAATGTTCGACAACCTTCTTTCGATCCTTTAACTCAGCAGCCATTTCAAGCAGCTCTTTTTTAGTAAATAAATTAGTTGACTTTGGCTTCTTCTTTTTATCTGTACCGTATACGGCCCACTCTTTTGCCTTAGCAGCAATAATGCGCTTTCTCTCAAGGCAAATAGTACTGTCTTGATATAAGAAGTCATGGATTTTTGAAATAGTACCATTGCCACTATATCTAAGGGTATCAAACACCGCTTTTTTAACTCCATCTCTGGGTACAAGATCTTTTCTAGTAGGCACTTGCTTTACTACATTATTTTTAATAAAAACTTTGTGAAAACTATTCAGTATAGAAACTGTTCCTCTCATCGAAAAAGTAACATGAGGCATTTGATTCTTATTGTTTCCTATAGAAAAGCAGCCGTCACCGTCAATGTATCCACGCATAAAGTGGTTAACTAATGGGTGGGATTTCATCCAATCAGGAAGTTCAATGTCATATGTCTTTGCTTGAACAATTCCAAACCGCCCCAGAAATTTAACAATTTCCCTATTATAAATCCTTAAAGAACATATCTCAGAAAAATCCCTTACATTAGGACTGAACGACCTTAGAGATTCGTTACTTTTAATAAAAGTTTTTATTTTATAATTTGAGAACATAGCTGTGTTAATATTTCTCAAATGCTTTATATCTTTAATAGATAGTTCTATGCCAAGCACATAGCCATGATATGTTGACCTTACCCAACCATCAGCAGATATAAACCCTGCAACGTAAAAAGACTCTGGGGTGTCCTTTAAAAAGAAATCAAGATCTATTGAATAGGTTCTTGATCTTATAACATGACACTCTGGACACCAACGTCCCTCATTAATCTTTCTTGGCTGAGCCAACCACTCATGACCGTCATTACAGCGAAAAAGTAGCTTATTTCTACAATTTGTATAAGAAGCGGAAATGCACTCCCCTCCCTTTTCCCTTGCAAAATTTTGAAAATATTCTATATCGTATTCCTTCCGTATACTCATACCCACACATATATAACACTATAGATATATTATCTTTAAAATACTTGTCTTTGATTCAAGTGCTGGTACTACTAGCAGTACTAACAGTACTACTAGTACTTGCGCTAATATAGTTTTATTATTGGGTCAGATGCATGAACTACCATATGAGTGGCAGTTAAAAGTGCTATAAAACAGCTAAAATGCTAGAAAATCTGGCGCTGCCTGAGGTGCCTAAGCCGGTTAATCTGTGGTGAAACGGCGAGTGGGCGAAGGGTTCCCATTCCGATGGGTGAGGGTTTCATGTTTTGCTTTATCATCTTAATCTTATCGTACCAATTATCCATTTCCTTTTGGTATTGAGAGTTCAATAACTCAGACACTGATGGCGGAGTGAACCCCACGCCCTGGTCTGTAATCTGGAATTCGCGTCCACGCTCAATTAAAGCCTGTGCGCCAAGAGCCTGATAGAGAGCGCCCTGAACTAATACGTCAAAGAATAGTTCAATGATTGAAGTATCATCGAACGTGAACAGTGTAAAGTGAGGAATCTCATTAAACATTGATAAAGAATCTGCTAGGAATGTGACAAGCTCATCTGTGCTAAAAATGTCGCATGTTTCATAAATGATGTTTCCATGTTCATCGCATGTTGGAGTAACACCACCAGATTTAAGCCTTCTCTTGAGAGCTTTAAGTAGGTTATTGATGTTGCAAATGGCATTCTGAGAGTAACAAAACCCTGGATCATCTCCTAAATGCTTATACCCATCTGTATTGGTTGCCGGAAGTTGTGTGACATTAACCTGGAAGGTTCCCTCACCACGTACTGAGAATCCGTCTATTTGCCCCTCCCATACATCTCTCCACACACCGATGTCTGGATGTAACCCAATCATAAAGTCGAAGCCGTACTCGCCCTCTGCAACTCTAAATACGCCCTGCATTGTTGGACCGGTTACGGTCGCACCAGTAGTATCTATTATTGATACCAATGGAAATACGTCAGTATCTTGTGGTTGACCATCAGCTCCTCTAAAAATAAAACCAAGGCGCACAGTTTCGCCTGGCTGGATAACCATAGACCTCGGCTTAACTTGAGAATATACCGGGTTAATCACCATTTCGGTGCATTGTGAACAACCTGTTGTGCAGCCATTACAAGCCATGATCTCTCCTTATATTGGTGATGCCGAAGAGTTACCAAAAGGTCTGGCAACATTAATAGTAAACGTATTCCAAACTGGAGCCATTGTTCCAGCCTGTAAATAGAGTGTGGAAGCCACAAAGGTTCCAAGAGCTGTCATGCCAGAAGGAATAGATAAATCATACACATAAAGACCCGTTTCTAAATGAACCATTGTCATAGGAAACCCTTGAGAGAGTGACCTATCAGGGAAATATACAGACATTACCTGCGGAATATAACCATCAACACGCTCACCATATCCATCTAGAGTCTGAACTGCTAGAGATATAGTCTGACCTGGATTTGCGAATAATGGAATAGTTTGACTCATGCCAATATACTAAAATAACCCATGAATCATTATTCTTCGTAGTCCTCTTCTACTTTGGTTAGATTAGGATCTACGGATAAACCTGGAGCATGAGCTAGTTTTTCAGCATCTGCCTGATCTGCAGCAAACTGTTCTTCCGACATTCCCATAAACTCATCTTCAAAATCAAGTTCTTCATAACGCTCAGCGTCAATCTTCTGAATGGGATTTCTTAGAGGTACTAATACCCGTCTCTTATCAACCTCTTTAAGCATTGGCTTGATGTGTGATACGGGCTCAATTTCTCTAACGCAAAGCATATCAGACTTCTTATGGATAGAGCCAGTAGTAGCTGAAGCCTTTAACTGTTCAATGCTAAAATTGTAATGATTGGATAATAGATTCTTTTTCTCACCACTCTTAATGGTTATCCTGAGATCACCAACGGAAACATCTTTTTTAAATGACTTGTTAATCAGCCAAAACTCGGGACCATTAATTCTTCTCTTCTTCTGATTCCTCATCTTCGCCCTCTACATCCTTAATAATAACGACTTCCATCGCCTTAGGTTGTCCCTTTTTATTTAAACCAATTGAAAAAGCTATTTCCTGACCCTTCTTAAGAGTTTTAAAACCCTCAGAGGCAATATCAGACCAATAGACAAACAGGTCTTTCTCATCAGTCCGGGAAATAAACCCATACCCTAACTTGGCGTTAAACCAGGCAACTATCCCTATGTGTTTTTCACTTTGCATCATGTATTCCTAAGTAAGTAAAATCTTTCATGTTATTACTATCCCAATAAATACCGCAATATGCATCAATCCACGGGCCTGAACTTTGAATTAACATCCTCTTCAGGGACATAATCTGGAGCTGGAGGAACAATTAACTTACCATCCATAACCAATGGTCCCTTTATACCAAGAAGCCTATGAATCTCAGCGGCTCCCATATATGAAATCTGCTGACGCTGCTCTTCTGTGGTAGCTCTTTTCAATAATTCATCATACTTATCAAATAAAGCTATGACATCGTGTTTGGGAACTCCCATTTTTACAGCATTAGTAAAAATACCCTCACGAGTTTCCTGCTCACCTGGACGCCCCTTTGGTAATTTATCGAAATAACCAAGAGCCTGCTGGTATTCATCTACAAACTGTTTATTAACAGCCATTTTAAATAGATATGCTCTTATTTGATTTTCAGGAAGTGACCACGCATTTACAATAGACTTTTCAAATAAATCAAATACTTCTCTAAGCTTCTGCTCGGTACCAAGTTGTTGAGCCATGTAAAGAACTCCATGCTTAAGTTCTTCAATCCTTTTGTTCTGTCCCTTTGCTTCCGCCATACTTCACCGATTTAGGTTGGGGTGTATAATAAGGCTCCGTTATCCCAAAAGCATTAACACCGTCTTCTTCGTATATAACAGTCCTGCCCATAACTGGTTCAGTTGATGGATAGATACCAATAATTTTTAGCGAGCCATGGCGGTGATGATGTCTAGAGTGACAAGAACTACAAACTACGGCGACATTCCAATAGTTATCATCACCACCTTCTGCCCTTGGTACTACATGGTGATGTTCTAGTAATCCAGATCTGTCATCATCACACACCTCACATTTAATCTTTTTAGGTAGGCCCCTTTTAATCTTCATATCTTTCCAGTATCTCTCTTGCCCATGCAATAAGATCTTCAATACACTGGCCGGAAGGATGTGAGCTAGCCCAAAGCTCAAGGTTCTCTAACTTGTTATCCAATCTATTCCCATTCTTATGATGAACTGTTTCATCATTATACAAAGGTCTGCCAATATATTTAGACATAACATACCTATGCTCAGCTATTCTGCCTGATTTATCAGAATTGGGATGGCCAGGTTTAAATAGTCTTCTATACCCTCCAGTATCAATCGTACCACTACCATTTGGAGCTTGCTTTATAATATTAGGATCCCCATATTTTAAATATCTCCTATTATGCTTTCTACATAAATTCATCCTTGATGTTCCCCTATTATCACAGCACTCAACAACACACCTGTCACTTATTATACGAAGATTACTTATATTGTTATCCTTATTATTTCCATTTATATGAATAACCTTTTCATCATCTTTTATTAGCCTATCTACATGCTGTGACATAACGTATATGTGCTCAAAAACACTTCCGTTCTTAGATGAGTTTTCGTGATCTGGCTTATAAAGAACAATGCCGCCCTTTGTTATGCGACCTGTTCCATTTTTCCTTCTAAGAATCTTTTCCGGCACAATATCTTTTAAATCTTGAATAATGGGTTGTACACCATCCACGAGCCTCTCCTCTTTATCACAGCCATTAATTTTACATGTATTAATATCTATATGTGATTAAATTGCCATATAATTAACGTGTATTACAATGTGGACAAAAAATAATAAGGCTACTAGCCCACTCAAGTAACATCAATTCGGGCAAAGAAAACTATATTCTTAAATTTTTGGAGGAACACCCACTCGAACACAGTGATCGAAAAACAAATCCTTATCATCTAGTGATGACCTAATGTAAGTATAATAAATAAGACACCAATTATCTTGGTCACGATAACCTACGCAAAGTTTTTAGGATCATCTGAGAAGCAACCAATTGTATCAAGCCTTTTAATAGATTCAATCATCCTCCAAATATCTTTAAAGAGGAACCTTATTATAGCTGACGAGGAACTCCAGAAAGATCATTCAACTTCTCATTGTCACCAGGGAAAGCGTTCTGCACCTCAGACTCAGGCTCTTCGAATTGAGAAATCTTCTTACGAAGTGATAGCCAGGTTTCGTACCTAACAACGATTGAGCAGTCGAATGTTGGGTTATTAAGGCCAACACCTTCTGTGAGCTTCTGCTCCGTGTGCTTACCCGCACCAACAGCTATCTTCTCTTCTCCGATATCAGAAGTCTCCATAAAATCTGATGTCGCAGCTCTGTCATGAACCTCACCAATCTTAGTTGAAGCTGCGGAAGCTGCATCAAAAGTTGCGGAACATGGTTGTATATTGGTACCCTGTAGGGTAATTGAGTAATCATTAGTTCTTGTAAGGTAATCAGAGCGTATAGACTTCTCCTTGAACACAGCTACGGCGATTGTTCCAACGCCCTTAGTATCTCCGTGAGTGTTCTTAGAAACACCCTTAGAATCAGCACCGAATATAAAGGCAGCTCCGCCTTCCATATCCTCTGGCCAAGCATTAATCTCAAGAACTGAGTTGGCAAAGTTCCAAGAAGAAGCTGAGTCAACCAGGAACATGCGACCCTTTGATTTTGTAGAAGCTGGCTCACCAGTAACAATGTCTGTTCCATCTACAGAGATTCTTACCTGGAGCTGCTCGGTTGACTTATTTGTAAAAAGTATCTTAAAATTATCTCCCTTATTTATTCCAATAACTTTATCGCCATCCAGATCAAATGACTTGTATGCCTTATCTTCTGATGTTGATATAATTTTAAGGTCATAATCTTCCCTGTTTGCTCTTTTTAGTTTACTCATAATACTTTACTTAATTTTTCAATGAAATATTTTGCATCCTCTTCTCCGTATTCCCCGTACTGAGATATTCTTATAAAGTCTTTGATAGTGCCCACTCGACTTAATATTTTCATTAAAGGAGTTGTTCCCGAATGAATAGAACCACAAGCCGAACCTAATCCTATATAAATACCCTTGTTAGATAATTTCTGCATTAGTATCTGTGCAAGGTTACTTTGAGGTATTCTTGAGAAAGTGGTGTTGGGGACCCTCGGTGAGTCCTTACCAATAATTTCAAAACCAAGTTCTTCCAGAGCGGGCTCCGTAACTGATCGAAATTTAACGATATTATCCGTCCTTTGAGGCAATGTATCGATGGCGTGCTCTAAGGCGGCGGCTGTTGCTACGATAGAACAAACATCTGGAGTCCCAACCCTATCAAGATAGTACCTTGGGCCGGTTCCAAACTTCTCCCAAGCGTTCACATCTCTCAAATAAATGAATCCAACCGAAGATGGACCTCCAAACTTATGAGCACCAAAGACGGCTACGTCTAAGTTCTTGATATCTTTCAATTTGGGCAGGTTAACCTTACCAGGACCCTGAGACATATCCAAAAATAAAGAAGATGTATTCAATTGTTGTACCGGCTGTATTATACCTATTTCATTTTGTACGTAGATAGATATTACAGCGGATCTTTTATCAATTGGGTACTCTAAATCTATTAACCCATCTTTATTTGCTCCCAACATTATTCTATCTGGGAATAATTCTTTAGCCTTTTGCCTTACAGCTGGGTGTTCTGTTGGAGTTATTAAAATATGTTTATCTTTATTTATTTTGGCGAATAATTCCAATCCCCAAGAACATGCTTCTGTACATGTTGAAGTAAATATGATTTGGTTGGGATGTTCGGCCCCAAGCCTCTCAGCAATGGTGCCACGAGCATCCTCAATGGCCGCTTCTGCTGCCCTTCCGGGCGCTGATGGAGCGAGTGCATGTCCGTGCCCGGCCAATGAGCCGCTCGTTTTCACGAAGGCGTCTAGGGCGGGTTGAGACATGGGTAAATGTGCGTTGGCATCAAGAAATAGTTCCCTCATGCCATTGAATATATCAACCTTAAGACATATCAGACTTACGTATTATATTTAATTTTTAATAATGACTTACTAGTTTGTGCCAATATCATACTACATGTCATAATCAACAACATATGCTGATAGTGAGCTTTCATGAGGGCTTTCTATAATTTCATAATCTGCATTATACATCTCTCTAATTTCTTTAGGCTTAAAATCAAGTGGGTTGAATTTAAAATGCTTCTTGGGAGCTATTATCCTTATTTTAATACCCCTTTTATTAATCATTTCATCATGAATAACATTAATCATAATATCATTAGCCATAAGGCCTATCACTCTAGATATCTGATATGTAATCCTAGTATCAGTTTCTTTTTTCATATCAAGAGGGAATGTTAGTATTACGTCTATCTGAGTTGCACCTAACTCAATAGCATCGCGAAGAGGGGCAGTTTCTTTAACGCCACCATCAGTCCAGTTATGACCATCAATTTCAGGCATCGGAAAGAAAATAGGAAAGGCAGATGATGCCATTACCCAATCAACAATATTATCGGACTGCTCATTTGCAGTTCTATATTCTCCAGTCTGGTATGAAACAGATCCCACTCTAAGTAATTTACCAGAACTCTTAAGCTTTTTAATATTTAATCTATTTTGCACTATACTTCGTAATGGGGCTGTATCATATATTGACCTATTACTTGATATCTTTTTAAAAAAGAAAAAACCAACAAGGAGGCTTCCTATTACTAGAACGCCAAGAATGAATGTTATAACAATCAGTTTATGCCAGGATACTAAAAATGCAATAAATGCTAGTATTCCAAGTACAATCATGGATATAGTCATACCCATAATAGCTTTAAGTATTCTATGTTTACGTACAGATGCTGATCCTTTAATATCTTCTAACCATACCTTTTCCAAATCTGGTAAACTATCCTTAAGAGGGCCAGTTGCAAGTAGTACTGCATTTAACGCTCCAACAGATACTCCTGTATAAATATCATAATCTAAATCTGGGTTATCTTTTTGAAGAGACTTCAAAACGTTAACCTGAAATGCACCCTTCGATCCTCCGCCTGATAGCACTAATGCTCTCATATATTCTCCAACTAGTTTGAAAATTTATAATATCATGCTCGCCAAGCATGCACGTCAACTTCTCCGCTCCCTCTAAACCAAATTTTATCTTCATTTCTAATATCGAAAGTGAAGATTTGATCAGCTGATATCCTGCCATGCATAGTGTTCCCATTAAATGAATACTCTATATTTGTACCGGAAGCACAGACAAACATAATTCTTCTAGCCCCTCGGAACCTCATAAGAACATCAGGCTCTGTATTTATATCAAGCGGCCAATTTCCAGCAATAGCCGTTACTGTTTTGAAAAAGTTAAAGTCTTTTCCAGTATTTTGTGTACCTACCATAATTTACCTATAATTAAAATATTAATTCCCTACCCGGATGTGTACTAAACGGGCTCTTCGGAGAATAGCTTTAGCAGCTCCTAATCCAGTTTTACATACAAACATTTTTATTTTATTTTCTGACCATCTTCACGGTCAAGAACCATTCCATTATAGAATGATTGATATTTCTCAGACTGTGTTGAATCAGATGAAATCTCTACGTATCCTGCTCCAAGGTCAATCTGCACAGATATTTCCGAATCATCGCCTGGTATTTCAGTATCTACTTTATGCTCTGCAGACCAAAGTAAGAATTTTCGCCAGCATTTACTCTAGTTGCCTGAAGAGCTGCCCCAGTATAAGCAGATGGAACATCTGATAAATCAAGGAACGTAGATGCTCCTACACCACCGTTTATTTGGTTCCATGTAGGAACAAGAGGATCAATAAGCATATAGACATCATTAGTATCAAGATCTCTAGATAATTTATTTCTATCATCAACATCAGTAGCTGCAAGACGATCAGCAGCATTATCATATTTATACGCAATAGCTGTATGTACACCGTTTATTATAGTTTGTTTGCCGTGGCGTGCTTCTTCAGTCATGTTCACCTAAATGTTATTTTATTCATCAACTATTGTGCAATAAAATGTAGCCGTTGCTTTCTCGCCAACAAGTTCCCTATTATTCTTTGTGCAAATTCTTAACTCCAAACCCATTGAACTATACAGCTGTCTTAACGTGCTATAATTAAACTTAAAAGAAACTGTTTCATACTCACTGCCATATGGATACTTTCCGCCTATCGGGGGAACAACAGGATAAGACCCTTGAGCCTCATCAGTTAGATTGCTAATTGATTTATAAACAGTTTTTTTAACTGGCACTTTATTAGGTAAGTCATGGGTATTATACGCCCATATATCAAAGTTAATAGCATCATTAAATACAACGTTGCTTGACATTTGAATTTCAGATTTTTCTATATCTATTACCTTACCATCACTTGGCTTTAATACCCAAGTAGAACCAACAGCATAAGAGTATGATATTGTGATATCAGAGCCAGTTTGGTTTTTTAAAAAATCAATATATCCATCAATATAATTAACAGTAAAATCACAATAATCTATAGATGGTTCAAACTGAGTATATTGTATCTGTAAATAACCATCTACAATTACATCTATAGAGTATCCATTTTTAATTATATTATCTTCATTATGGAGCTTGCCATGATATAAATCTATTAAATATTCATTATTTAGTTCATATCTATATCCGTCAACATATACTGGAATTTCATCAATAACTCTTGAAGAATCATTATACCAAGTGGTTTTATCAGCAAAATTATGAGTAGCTATTTCTAAGGAAGATCCCACTCTAGTACCTGAAGTAAATAAAAGCTTACCCTCACCATCTCTCTTTTCTGATAACTGTACTAATTCAACTTCAGTTATTGACTTGCCATCATGAGCCGCAATCACATCATCAAGCAGGGATTCATCGGGTAGTGTATCTTTAAATGTTATATCATAATACCCATCACCATAGCCTGTTATACCATCTATAGCTATAGTTATACTTGATGTATGTATCTGTTCTTGTAAGGCTGATGATTCAATCTTACCGTTTAAAGCTAGTGATTCGTTCTTATTATATATAGTTAAACTCATTTTGATAACCTGGTTATTGTAAATCTAGAAGCATTATTTAAAAATCCCAGCGTTTGGCTGCCAGACTGCCTCACAGCCATGACTCTATATACAGCACCAGCAAATACCGGCAGTGCTATATTTATAGATGGAGTATTTTCATCAGAGGAAATGAGTCTATGATAGCCATATGATCTCGTACCTATTACTTCGAAAAAACCTGTGCCGCTATCAACTTCTAAATATATAACAGATGTAACCCTACCATTTGAGACTAAGTTAATACTAACATCTATGGAAAACATAAATGTACCACTCTCGCTTATAGTAACCTCACCACTGGCATTTGAGTAAATGCTATTATTTGTGTTTACAAAGGATTGATCGTAAGCAACAGTTACTGGTGTGGTTGTAAATGTAACACCAGATGATGACATATATAAAGATATTACATCGTTTATATGAGAGTGCAGAGTGTCAGCGTTAGACCCATTAGTAAGTACATCTAACTCAGCACCTGTTGCCGATGTATCGTGTGACACTATCGTATGCGCCGTTGGAGTCCTTGCCGATGATGAGTCATCCAAAGTAGCATCAGATACAGCAGTATTAAGCTGGGCTAATGTTCCTGATCCTATGTTGGTAATTGAAGTACTATGAGGATTAGCCGTACTAGCTATATGATTATCTAATGAGGTCCCATCAGCTGATACATCCCTACCATCAATGTTACCAACATTATTGATTTGGTTTAACCCCATATCAATATTACCAGACATTGCTCTTGTACCATTTACCAATAAATATTGAATATGGTCATCATCAGTAAGGCCAGATAAAAGACCGTGGTCTGAAACTCCTCCACCTGCTGCATTTATCGTGATATCGATCTCATCGTCAATACCATCGTCTGCGATGGTCATTGTTACATTGGTCCCTTCAATGAAATTTAACCTTCTCCTTGTTCCAATATCTACACCGGCAGTATTTTTCCTTACTGTTATTTCATTAGCCCCAGCAACCCCAGCAATATCAGCTCTAAAAAACGCAGCAACTCTATTGCCAATAGAAGATCCAGCTCCTATGATTGTTTTAAAGTTAATCCTATCACCAGCAGCGATAGCTATAGGTGCCCCAATAGTGATGAAGGCGTCATTTGTTACGCTAACAATCTGTGATACATTAACTCCATTAACCTCAAGACTAACAGTTGCTGAGCCACCACCATCCATATTAAGAGTTAAAGCGTAACATTCACAAGTAATAGGTATCACCACTCCACCATTAATCAGAGTATCATCACCATTACCAAATGCCCATTCATAAGTATTATTACCAAGAGAACTGTTCTCTTCTGCCCATATTACGAAAGTTGTTCCAGACGACCCACCAGCTGGTGTTGCAAATGTACCATCTGCTCTTAAAAAATCAGTCACCCCTCCAGGAAAAGTATGATCCGTTCCTGACGTTATGGGGTGCTGCTGATTATGATGATCGTTAGCAGTCTGTCCGGTAGTACTTGCATGAGTATGGGTATGTAATGAAGTACCACCGCCACCAGTTAATATATTTAATTCAAACCCTGTAGCTGTTGTATCAGAGTGAGATACTATTGTGTGAGCACTGGGCGTTCTAGAGTCAGAAGAATCATCCAAGGTAGCATCCGATATTAATGCATTTACATTGGCTAATGTAGATATAGTATGATCTGTACCTCCAAAAGCATGTGACTGATTATGATGATCGTCAGCAGTCTGTCCGGTAGTGCTTGCATGAGTGTGAGTGTGTGTTGCTGGCGTTTGAGGGTCGGCTAGTAACCCTGATAGTCCAGCTACAGATATCTCATCAGCCCCACCATTTTCATGACGCCCTGAGTGATTAGATACATCGACACCATCAACCGTCTGAGATCCACTGAATACTATATTTCCATTAATATCTACACTTATTAATGCGGATAATGAATTGTCCGTAACTCTGAATAAATCTCCAGTTTGACCTACCGCTGCAACAATGGCAAATGAAGCATCTGCATTAGTATCCTGTGAAGGAACTATAATGCCAAACTGATTAGCACTACCAATATTGGTAGGTGTGTAATTTACCGATGATTGTTTATTACCAACAAGCTGCATTCCGTGCCAGGAAGTTACAACTGACTGCCCGGATTCAACTGGTATTAAAGATAGATCAGGTCCTCCTCCCATTATATATCTTTCAGAAGATAAGTAATTTAAATCATTTATAGCTACACCTGACCCTTGAATTAACTTTCCAGTTACCCCGTCAAATCTTGGAACAGTATTATTTACTGAAGATCCTGGGCCGACTACATCTCCAGTTCCAACAGGTGTAGCGAAGGTACCATCCCCCCTTAGGAATGTACTTGTACCTCCAGGGAAAGTATGATCTATTCCTGATGTTATTAAATGTTGCTGATTATGATGATCGTCAGCGGTAATGCCTGTAGTACTTGCATGAGTATGAGTGTGCGCTGCTGGTGTCTGAGGGTCAGCTAACAACCCTGATAGTCCAGCAATAGATATCTCATCAGAACCTGCGTTTTGATGTGAAGCTGCGTGAGCTGTTGGAGTTCTGGAGGCAGACGAATTATCCAAAGTAGCATCGGATACAGCAGCATTAAGTTGAGCTAATGTTCCCGATCCTATATTGGTAATTGAAGTACTATGAGGGTTAGCAGTACTAGAAGCATGGGTATCAATAGAAGCATCCAAGTCCTCAAGGACTTTCTGTAGGTTTTGTGCACTCGAATTTTGAATATTTGATGTATATACACCAATTTTTGTAGCGCCAGCAGGGTGGTAAAAATCAGCAGAATTACCAACAGAGTCCGATATAGGCTCTACAGTCCTAAATGTACTTAGAGGATCAACGATCAGCTCAACAGTATACATTCCAATAGCCATACCAGCTTGTATTTCTACAACATCACCAACCTGTAATGGTTCGTCAACATTATCCAGGCGATCTATAGCTGTAGGCGTACTAATTACTACATCCCTAGATGCAGCGGTGGTGGATACCAAAGAAACTGTCCTATAAGATACAGAATACCCATCAGATGCCAACTCAACAGCATCGACAAAATCATCATCTCTTACATCTTCTTTTGATATCCTATTATCACTCATCTACGCCTGCGGGTTGTCTTCTTTCTAGCCTTCTTAATAGATGCTTTTTTAGTAGAAGATTTCTCACTTACAGGAGTGGTTAAAGTACTTTTAGTAGTCTTTTTATTTGAAGTGGTCTTTTTCGCAGGTGCTGACTTGTTAATCATCTCTACTCTAGAAGCAGCAGCTTTACGTAAAATATTTTCTTTTGCAATCCTAGACTCTCTATACTTAACCTCTTCAGCCCTTTCCTCATCTGTTGTATCATCATCCTGAGCTTCAAGCTCAAGCTTATCCCTCTTAGCTACCTGTAAGAATCCAGATAGGGTTGCATATACAATTGAAGACATCTGAGAGTAAGCCGATGCCTGCGCGTCAGCTTGAGCAACCTTCTTGGCATGCTCATGAGAAATGCTCTTACAACGATCCTCACTAGCCTTACATTTATTATAAAGATTTATTAGAGTTCCTTCAAAGATTGAATCTTCCGACGCCAACCCGGCCTCAATAACTTCCTTTATTTTCTTCCTCAGATCAATTATATTATCATCTTGCTTGCTAGTCATTTTATTTCTCCACTTTCTTTTTCTTTTTTTGATGAGCTAGATAATTAATAACTATTAGGCAGGGTTCGCAATATGTTCCGTTAAGGCCATTTTTAGATTTAACCTTAAAAAATTTCGTTGGAAACGCAGCAGCGCCAGCACCATCCCTTTTGAATAGTTCGGGCGCTGTATGTCCGCAATCACAAAGCCAATCATCGGGAGGATCGACTTCCTTATAAGTAATAGTTATTCCTAGCATCAATTAGGGTATATATCCCGAAAACTTACCCTTTAGTAGGGTATCTATATTCTATGACTCAACCCAATTGTGATATCTGCGGGCTAGCCGACGCTTTAGCTCGAAACTTTACACCAATGGATCGAGCCTCACACTTAGGTGAGAGAGGCAAGTTTCAGAACCCTTAGCGTAGTTTTCATTTCATCTTTCCGCTGAAACAAAACGGAAAGCTTGGTAGTTTTTGAGATATGCATGAATTCCTGGAGAATAATTAGACGCCTAGTATTACCCAGTTTATATGGTCGTTCGCTCTAATTCTTCGATAATTAGTAATCTGGGTTGTGGATGTTTCTTCGTAATCATCACCATTAGCAACCTCTCCCGGATCCCTTAAGACACCTCGCCAGTATACCATCATACCAGCACCATTATCAGTACCATCTACAGCGTATGTTAGACCTCCAGGGATCGTTATAACTGAACCAGGTGGAAATGCAGAACCGGCCCTTGTAATTACTCTAGTAACATTTGTCCCGGAATTTGAAATCAGATCAGCAAGGAACTGAAGGGTATCAGTAATAGTATATCCATCTGCTGGATCTAAAACGCCAGTATAATCTCTATCACCAATTTGCTCATTAAGAGTATTTAATGCCTCAACAACAGATGGGGTAGCATCTGGAAGATCTGAAAATGAAAAGAAATCTGTAATATTTGTAAGCTTACCATTAAGGTCAGTATCACCATCATTAACCCCAATAACTTCTTGAATATTCTCAATATCAAGTCTTAAACCAGAATCAGAAACTAATCCATTAACAGATGTAACACGAAGAGCGTTTTCATCCATTGCATCTAAACAGTCTCTATAACCATAGTAAAGATCTATTTGAGTTACTTGCCCAGCCTCCCAAACATATGCAATTGAACTAGATATATCATCGCCTTCAGGAATAGACCTGAACTCAATCTCTACGGAGTTAGGGGATGTGGAGGCACCAGCCCTTGTTCTACCAAAAATCCTATTACCAGCATCGCCGCCAGTAAGAACTGTAAGACCAGCCCCTGTATCTCCATCAATTATATCAGCATAGGTCGCCTGGTTATTTCCAGAATCGAATCCATCATTAACTGGAACACCAGTAATATCTACAGCATCTGCATGTTTAAGGTTTCCAATATCAGTTACCGTGATAGAAGTGTTAGAAGTGGCTACGGCCTGATCTTCTACCTTACGGTTTACGATAAGAGCTTTCGCATCAGTTGTTTTTCCAGCAATGTTTGAAAGATTAGCGTCTACTGGGGTAGATTGGTCTGTACACTGAACGTAAGTTGGTACTGGAGCATCGAATGCAACTCCCTTAATGAGAGCACGGTCTGAGCGCTCATAGTTAATGTCGTCTTCAAGAGAGTATGGCTGACGCTCGGACCACGTTATCGCACCGTTATTAGCGTCTGTAGCTGCTGATGGGTTGGAAATTTCAACCGTAGTAGCAGATGTAAACGCCGTAATTAAAAAGTCACCATTATTTGCTGGGGTAGCTGCTCCTGACACTTCAAGGAACTGTCCAACAGATGCCGCCATCATTCCGGTTAATCCAGTAACAACTACTGTACCACCAACTGTAATACTTGCTACAACGCCTGTTTGGCCGGTTATTGCGCGTCCAAGAAACGAAGATTCATCTGCTATTGGTAATGCATCTGTCTGGAAAAATGAGCCGTTAATATCGAGCTCTTGGTCTAATGCGTTTTTTCTAAATGAAGTCATCTTTTAATACCCATAGGCTAATGATTTAATGATTTAAATATTTGGATTTTCAATAACGTAATCTGCTATTATCTCAGATCTTGGGTTAGGAACAAATGATATGAACTGCACTATGTCATATCCGGTTCCAACTCCACCAGACTCTAATATGATAAAATCACAATTTTGAATTAATCTTCTACCATTATGCTGAATTATTATGTGAAAATCGTTATCTTCAAAGTTTCCTTCTAAAAATTTATCTCCGAATGGAACCATGAAACTCCTATTAGCATTATTCTTAGCGCCAATAAGTTGAGCTTCTTGTTTCCAAAGGTAAGGTAATTCAGATAAGACATCAGTTTCCACTTCTAAACCCACTTCAATACCGGCATCTTCAAGGAATTTCTTGTGACAAGGATCAAACTGAAGGAGGTCAATGTTAGAATCAACCACTATTATTTCCTTACAAATAATTTTTATAAAGAGTTCACCTTTCAAAAGTGAATGACGAATATCCGCCTCAGACACATATGGTATATCCATAAGATCTCTTATGCCACCGTTTACAAGTGGATATTTAAAAACACGTATACGCTTACCACCCGATGCTACATTCTTTATCTTGAACACCGTTGGACATTGCTTTTGATACCATGTTTCAAAACCTACTGCTGGCATGTGCTACCGTTACCCTTACTCAACTACTGAGTCTATGATTTTAATCGTAATTGTTCTCTCTACAGACTTTTCCCCAGCTCTTCTCAGGGGGGACCCAAACAGGGCAGAGGCAGCATCCTTAGGAGACTGCTCCTCCTGCTGTGGCTGCTGAATAATTATTGGCTGTGAGTTTCCACTGTTTCCCTGAGCAAGAAGTTGAGCCATAGTCATAAGTAGATCATCCCTAGATGTCTCACCAATATGTTTCTCATTTTTCTCAGTATTAAATCCACCAGTAGACATTAGAAACTCTTCGCGACCCTTTAGATCATCGTCCTTAGCCAAAAGGATTTTTCTTAACTTTTTTTCTGACGCATCTTTAACGTCATCAAGTGTTAGTCTATACCTATTGTATACAATCTGCTCAAGATATGATACGTGTGGTTTATAAACCTCAACGCCCTTATCTCCCGCACGCTTCATCTGCAACCTATCAAGATTATTTGATAGTGCTCTAACATATGAGTCAAACCATTCCGGCTGATCTGACAGTTCACCCTTTAATGATTGAACTACTTTTTCTAGTTTGGAGAAAGCCGCTAGCTTTTCCTTGGTCTCATCATCAATGAAGGGCTCTGAACGATGCCAGTTCTGAAGGTTCCTACGTGGGTTTCTATCTTTCTCCTGATCAATTCTACGAGTATCAAAAGCAACCTTTCTAATTCCCTCATCTAGTTTTTTAAATGCAGCAAAACGAGCATGCTGCTCTACGGCCAGGTCTTCATCTCTAGATACGACACTATAATGCTGTTCATTAGGGCACTTTGATGAACCTGTCTCTTTGTAAAAGTCAAGATCATCAACCATTTTGCCTATTAATGCTATTTTAGCATCTAGTGGTAGTCTGTCAGTCATATTATTCCGTGAATTCCGGTGATTAAATTATCTAATAATATAGAAGAATATGCTATCTTTTTCTCAATATAAAAAATGACTCAATTGCTGATTTTACCTTATGAGCCCTGGAATATGATAAAGAATACGTATCTTCATGCACAAAAATATTAGATACTTCTTTAATCATTTCACTTGCCATTTTAGGATCCATGTTCAAAATGAATAAAGAATCAGGCTCTAGCATACTATAAACGTTATTAGCTGTTGGAACCCACCAATGCTTTATAAAATCATCAAAACTCCTCCCATCATAGGCTTGAGCCTTACTGTCGCAGTAAACTTCCTTATTAAAAAATGGAGGTGATGAAAAACAGAAATTAAAATTTCCCGTATTAAAATGCTCAGACCCTGTATTTATAACCTTTGCCTTGTCTGAAATTTCAAAAAAATCAATCATTTTATTAATGGATATAATTGTATCCACCCAAGGATCAAGACCAATATAAGAGTCTACATTTTTGCTTGAGACCGCTCCAAGCATTCTCTGACCGAATCCAGCTGATATATCTAAAACATTAGCATTTTTAGGAGCATAATTTTCATAAATATATCTTGCAATTATTGGTTTAAAAAATGAAACGCCAAAAGCATTGTATGAATTCCTCAAACCCTGCCTTATCATATTTCCAGTAATACTAAATGTTTCTTTATAAGATATACCCATTCTATTATTTATTGTTGATATTAGCTTTTCATCATCATGGAACGCATCGAATAAGCTTGGCAAGTTGCCGCCCCTTACCTGAAAGAAATGCTCACAGAAATGATGAGTAATCTTTTGCCCAACCAATGACTTTGAGCAACCATTACTAATATCATAGTCACAAAGCCTTTTGAATTCAGAAATAAGAATGTCTGATGAATACTTTGGAAAAGGAAATCCATTAGCCCTGAAGTAGTCAAAAGCAAAACTAGCAGTATCTCTCTTATCTTTTTCTGATAATGATTTAATATAATTCGCAGTTAACCTTTCACCTTTATATTTTACTATATTATTTGTTGAATAGTAATTCGGCTTAGAATCTATTATACCAGATTTTATAATAGCTGCCTTATCAAGCTTTCTTTTTAAATATATATTAGGTTTATTATATATGTAATTTATTATTTTATTTAAATAAATCTTTTTAGAATAATATACTGTATATATCCTATCAGACCCTTTTGATTTTGAAAAAGATCCAACTACCCCTAATTCATTGAATAAAAAATCCCTTATATCTTCCAAGAAGGCCTTAGATCCTATAAGTGAAATTGTTGACTTGTGTTTTTCCGAATGGTAAAAACATCCATCCCCATCAAAAACTCCCCTTAAAAAATGAGGCATTAGAGTTTTATCTATATTTGGTAATCTGAGATTAAATGATTTTCTCGGAGTACACCCATGTTTTACAAGGTCCTCTTTCATTTCTTTCGAATACACACTTACAGATATATATTTTTCCCTAAACCTAGACACGCAATAGTCTTTATTTATATAGATTGCATTACCGAAATTTTCAACTATCTCCCTATCCTTTTCGTGCACAGCTATGCAGGTATGACCCTGAGTGCTTGATACATTTCCGTCTGCAAATAAGAATCCTAAAAGATATGACTTTTCCTCTGAATCAATTTTACTGAAATATCTAGATCTAATAGAATATTTTCTCTTATTTTCCTCTGCTTTTCGTATTTCAACATTGCTTCTTTTTAATATCCTACAAATAGTCGTTCCATTAAGATTGAAATCTTTACCTATCTGTTCTGATGACTGTCCAGATAAATACTTTTCAACTATTTTAACCTCCCTTTCGCTACCAGTCCTTAAACTTCTTATCTCAACGCCATTTTTTTTTAATAAACGCATTACTTGAGATGATGAAATGCCAGTTTTCGCCTGTATATTCCTTGCTGAAAGACCAGACTTATACAGCTCAATGATAGTATTTACTTTATCTTCCATTTTTTCCTTGAATGAACCAACCACATGCACTACTATAACACAGTATTGACAAGTAGTGCATGCAGTTGGTTCTTTTTTTGAAAAATAAAAAGGCCCGATAGGAAATCCTATCGAACCTTTTATACAATCACCCTTAGGTAACTAAATCAGCCTGTAAGAGTACTCTTACGACCAACAGCGGTACCACGTGGGTTCACGATGCCAATGCCGATTTCCTCGGATACAACCCAACCGAGCTTAAGTTGCTTGGGCTCATCTGCTGGCAACACCTCAATGTCCTGCCTAATTGGCATAACACCTACGAACTCTGGGTCCGCTGCACCGAAGACAGTTCCAGGAGGAACAATCTTTGATACCATGATATCAGCTCCCCAAATATGAGCATAAAGACCAGTCTGTAGAATCTCACGCTGAGAAACTGGGTCGATCTCGCCACCACCTGGACCCTGACCACCGCCAGATGCCCAGTTAAGGATATCGTTGAACTCATTGATATTCATGTAGAACTTAGTTGTTACTAGGTCCCAACGATCAATCTGAGCCTTGATTTCAACAAGGTCACGCTTAAGAAGGCCACCATCAGAGATGTCCTGAGCGGTGTTCTCTACGGTTGCAGAAGAGTTAATAGCGGTGAACACGTTAGCGTCCTCCTGAGCCATAATCTCTTGACGAGCCTTCTGAACTGCACGGTCGATAACATTGAATCTACGACGACGAACCTCAGAAATACGAACGGTTGGGTTCGCGTAAAGCTCGAAGGTAGGCACTACAACACGGTCGCCGAATACTCTAGACTCCGGTCCGGTTCCATTAGATGAAACAACAACAGCACTAACATCGATATCACGGTCATACGTGGGGTTAACACCTTGTGGAAGCGGATCCACAACGAGTAAACGCCTTGCAATTCCCTGGTAATCAAGGTTTCGACGAATTGGGTTGGCCATTGACTGCGCAAGAGCAACCTTGCCGTCCTGGGTTAGAATTGCACGAGAAACAAGCTCATCGGTCTTGGAGTCGTTTAGTGAAGGTTGGCCAGCAAGCGCTGTGTTTGCGGGTTGATTTTCCTCAAGAATTGAGGCATACTTTGCGAGAGTGGTTAGTGCGTCCTTTACGGAGGCAGCATTCATCTCACCTTGCGCGTTAAACATTGACATATTTGTTTATCCTATTTTTATGGTTATTTGCTGCCTGACTAACTGCCAACAGCCTGGTTTATTCTTAAATAAAGTTTCTATTAAGAAACGGGGAATAAGGAACCCTTTCGAGAACCTTATTATTTCACTTACGCGATTGGAGCGTTGAACTCGAAAAGAGCCTCGGTATAGTCCTGACCCTGTGGTTGTCCTTCGCCAACTGGGGAGTTAGCTGCAGATACAAGAGATATAGGAGTTGTAACGAGTGAACCGTTAGTCTCGAAATTAAGGAAACGTGCTAGTACAACTGACTCAAATGCGTTACTAGCATCAGGAGTTAGAAGTCCTACTGTGGTTGCGTAAAGAGGGTCACCAAAGGAAAGCATTCCGTTGGAAGGAACTAGTCCGGAATTAAGAGTAGTATCAGCTGCGTCAAGAGTAACCGCATATGTACCTGGCTTGGTCCATAGAGTTAACTTTCCAGAAGCTGCAGCGGAGTGTGGTCCAATAACGGTTCCGGTAGAACCTGGTCCAAAAGACTGTTGTCCAACAGTTGCACCGAGAACTGAACCGAATAGAGTTCCGTAACCTGGAGCGTTGCCGTCATCGATGAGTCCGAGTGGACGGTCACCAGAGCTAAGAGCAGTGGTAATAACTGGACGAGTAGTTCCGCCTAATGCATAGCCATCTTCAACATCTGCTGCGGCGAGATCTGTATTAACAGCTACGCCAGTGATTGTTCCAACTTCTCCACCTTTAACGGTTGTGAGGATGGTGTCAAGCCCATCAAACTGACCTAGCGGCTGAGTGCCTGGTTGCCTTAAAATTAATGCCATAATATTTATTTTTCCTTTTGCGCTGAATTGTTGCGCAATCTTAGGGGTCTTACATTGAAAAGTCTTACTTATTCAAAATAATATCAATGTAGTGATAGAAAACTTGATAGAAACGTTATTTTTTATTTTTTACTGACTTAATAGCTCAATCATCTCAAGCACTCTCTCATCAATAGTGCCCTCATCTTCAACTTCGCCTGAATCTGCAGCGAAGCTTTCAGGCATGTTTTGGGTTAAAACACCCGTTCTTTGAGAGTTATCTGGGTCTACCTCTTCTAAATATCCAGGTGGAGTATTAGAAAAGTTTACCGCCGATGGTACATCTCCAGTAGGAGGGCCAATAGCATCTAAAGTTGCCTGCGACTTAACAACTAACTCAATAGATCGGTGAAGATCTTGAACTGTTGCATTAGGGTTTAAACCCTTCTTTGTCCAAAGCATCCCCTCAATTGACGCCCCAGCCTTCTTAGAAACCTCCATTTCTAATATCTTAAGAGCAGACTCAAGACCCTCATCGGGCTCATGGTCAATATTACCAAAGTATAACTTCTTGGTTAAAGGGTTATCTTTTGATAGGTACTTCTTAAAATCTATTATACTCTTAAACTTAGACACGTTAACCTTATGAAACTGGAATTGGTTCTAGTAAATCATTAGGAATATCTTTCATTTTTACCTGCTCAATCTTCCCTGCAATTGCCGCTCCGTACCTAGATTTAAAACTAGAAATTGCAGAGTTAGCCCTTACCATTGCTTCATTAATAGCTCTAGACTGAGCGTCCATTGCTAGTAATAAATCATTAGAATCAGATCCAAACATAGTATCCTTAATGTTCAACAGTTTCTTTTGCCAAGACGGCATGCTTTCCTGCTGTCCAGTCTCTGAACTCACAGTTGCTTTTTCTGTAATTAAATCTTGAGATAGTTGTTGTAGCTTAGTTGTGGTATCATTAAGCTGCTGCATGAGTGGCTCACCTTGAGAGTGAATTGCCTCAATTGTATTAATATCTCCAGCTCTAGCAGCTACTATTACGCCCCTACCAAGTTCGTTAAGTTGACGCATATTATTTAAATAGCCCATGTTTGCATTTTTAATATCACCAATTATTCTAGTAATTTCCGGGGCATATGACTCACCAGATAAATCAGAAAGCTCATTTATAACAATATCTGCATTTGCATTAATGTTTTGAACATCAATTTCTGCCTGGGTAAAATACCAATTAATACCAGCAAGCGCTGCTACTCCAATGCCAATTGCTATAAACGGGAGTGCTCCCTCTTTTCTTAATCGTCCAGCACATGAATCAGCAAGCCTCATAAGCTTCTCTTCATTAGCATTATCCATTGCAAAGCCGGTAGAGATCAGTGAGTTAACAAGTTTATCTGATGCTTTAACATACCTACGCTGTACTAAGTGACCATCAGGATCTTTAAGAGCAATATAAGACATGATGTCATGACGCTGATGTCCATTCTCAATAACTGCATTCATTGCATCGTAAGCGGGGCCAACAACTACGGTGTCTGGATGGGCTAAGTCAACAATTGACTGCCCATTATTTGGCCCCATCTTATGGCCATAAAGAGCTTCAATATCAGTAAAAGATCTTGAGTCATAACGAACCTTCTCGTCCGCTTCCTTCTTGATATCATCATCTGAAACTAATCCAGCATCTCTAGCTAACTTAGCATATTCATTAAAAATTTCTGATTCGCGCATTTTCATAGTTAACCTTTTTGATATCTCTGAATCTCGGAGTTAGCATCCCCAGCAAATTGATTAATAATATCAATCCTCCTGTTAAAACCAGGTGGTACTAATACAAAATCCTTACCTCGCTCATATTCTTTATTGAGAAGATCTCTTGCTCTTTTAAAAGAGGGTGTATTTACTATTATGTCTTCATATTCAGATAGTTCCGGATAAATTTCCCCAGCCCAACCGAGCAAAGTATCAGTAATATCCTTACCTATAACAGGTACGTACCAAGCTGTACCCTCATCATTTGCATGAAAAACCTGCCCAGAACCAGACTGTTTTAACGCTGATGTAGATGCCACTGGAGTAGCCCTAGTAGCCGGAGCATCGTTGTTTGGAGTGCCAACTGGAGTAGTGCCCTGATCCTTATCATTAGTAACAATTGACTTAGCAGCCCCGCCAACAGCCAATAAACCAGCACTCAATAGGATAGTTTTAACGAACCATACTATAAACCCAAGCATTAAAGACTTACCGGCACCCTTCTTCTTTTGACCTAAAAATCCAAACAGTCTGTGAAGAAGGGGCGCTCCAGGAGTTCCCAACATGGACCCGCCAAGTGGTTGTGCTTTTTGAGCGGACTTAATTAAAGAACCAGTCTTTTCAAGATCTCTAAGATCTTTAAATAAATCTGCAGATGCAGACAGTCCGGATTGAGCAAGCCCAGCCTGATTAACTTCTTCGGGAGTTACCTTCTCTCCAGAAGTAAGCTTTGGCATAATAGAACTAGTAATAGAACTCAACATTCCGGTTAAATTATAACCAGACATGGAACCAATAGTATAAAGTACCCCAAGCACTGGATGTATTTTCCAAAATACTCCAGGAGCTAAAAAGTTAGCAACAGATTTTATAATAGATCCTGTTGATGACGAATCTATCTTTGACTTAACATATGAAGATACAGAGGATCCTACGCCAGAAAATATCTGATCAGTAATAGATGCCTCTTTGTATAAGGCACTATCTAATAAGGCAATCTTTTCTATAAGAAGAGAGTCTGATATATATTCTATTTCACCTGAAGACACGACTACCTCATTCTTGATTGAGATCTTGGCATTACCCTTCCCGCTACATCCCAATCATTTGCTGAGGATAGAGCTACGCTCAAAGAATCATTCCAAGCCTGTAACTCTCTAAGTTGCTTACTAATTAAACGAGAAGATATTCCTGATGGAAGAGAAGAGGCATCTGCCTCCCAAGCGCCATACATCTCACCAAAAACATTGGAAAGTTTCTCCGTAAGTAGTTGTACAAATACCTTAGGATTCATATCTGACTTGTTTAAAACGGAATTTATAAGCTTTGCAGGCCTTGTTCTAAAGAACTCTCGCTCAATAGACATTATCTTAAGATTTTCACGCAACCATCTAGCAGATTCCGTATTAGGCATATCACTAGCCATACGCTGAAGATGCATATTTCTCTGAATAGGACCATTTGGATATTTCCTTACAAGACTAAAGCCTTCACGGTCTGTACCATCGCTATCTCGTCTGGCACGACTCTGATCGCCATCTCGTCTGGCACGACTCTGATCGCCATCTCGCCCATATCCCCCACGTCTACGCTTACCTACATTTTTGTACTCAAAAAGCTTAGATGGATCGACAATAGATTTCATAGGATCTGTCTCATCTTTTAAGAAAGAATCTCTTTGTTCATCCCAGGTATCAGCAAGTCTATCAACTGCTCTATAATAATCAGCAGCGCTTTTAACATCCTGCTTAGATGAAATTGGAGCTATCTTTCCGCTCTCATCTTGCCTAGTAGCGCCAGAACGATAATCATCTTCAACAGCACGATAAAGCATATTAGTTCTCTTTTTAAACCATGAAAGAACAGCATCAAACTTGGCAACACTTACATCAGATGGCCCCTGATAAGCCCTTGATGCCTCTCCTACCTGATTGGCTTTCATTAGAGCATCACCACGCTGATTTAAAGCGATATCATCGGCCGCCTCTCGTGCCTGACTGGCTTCCATTAGAGCATCACCACGCTGATTTAAAGCGATATCCTCGGCCGTTTCTCCACGCCCCCCCTGTGCCATTGTACTTGGTAGTGGACGCCTTTGAGCATGAATCTCCTTAACAATAGATGCGTCCCGTACTTGCTGAGCAAGCTTTTCAATATCATTATTTACAGCGGCTTCCGATAGAATCGAAAGATCTGCATAGATGTCGTTTTTAAGTAGTCTATAGAAAGACCAGATGTTATCTAGATGTGATGGGCGAACTGCTACGCCATCTTCACCTTGAGAAACCCTTGAACCAAGGTTACCCCTGTTAAGAGTTTCCTGAATTACATCGTAATACTCTGGGCGAGCACCGGCTTCAGCAGGAACAGCTCGGGCTAAACCAATCTGACGCATTAACTCAGCTATTGCATCAATATTAGATTTTGCAGCAGAGATGATGTTTTCAGGATTCTTTACTTCCTTATAATGCTTTCCCGGATTAACCTGCATTGTACCCATTGCCTTAGAAAGCCTTGCAACTTCACTAAGTCCAGCGATGGTTTTAGGTCCCCATAGACCATCAAAAGTTTGCTGGCCACCAGTATCAGAAATCGCACCAGATATTCTTTCAATCTCTCCATCATCAATGCCAAAACGTTCAGCTATTGCTGCTTTGTCCTGAGATATTGCGGTAGCAAATGCAGACATAATTGTCTGCATACGAATAACCTGCTGCTTTTCGTCCGAAGATGGACGACCAGAAACAGAACCCTGATAAGCTCTTGTGCGGCTCTGCTGATGTGGTGTTCCCTTAGGAGTGGTCCCACCAATTGGCTCCATTCCTGGAAGAACTTCAACGGCTATTTTTCTAAAATTACTCATTATTTTTCCATGGGTAGGTCACTAAGATTTACCGCCTCAACCCCGGATTCACTGGGTAGGTCACTAAGATTTACCGCCTCAACCCCAAGCTCCCTCTTATTATTACGAGCGGCAATTAACCACTGCTGAGATAGCTCATCAAGCCGAGATATGTCTTTAAGATCAACGCCGGGTAACCATTTGGATAACTCAGCTGCCAACATTGCAAAGTCCTCACCACTAAAGCCACTAACAATGGAAGCTATAGTTTTTGATTTTTGAGCATTCTCTCCGAGTCCGGAAATATCCTCTCTCTCATCTGCCAATTCAACATAGATATCAGCAGCCTTACTAAACCTATGGGCGATAGCGTCTTTCTGACCCGTCTGCCTTGCTTCATGATCTCCAAGAGACCTAATGCCATCATTAACAGTATATGCTCCTTGGGCATATACATTATAGTCAACACCGAAGGTATTCATAAACACTCTCATAAGCCCCAGTACAGCATCACTAGTGTACTTAGAGAATTTAGAGTTCATATCTGTCTGGTCATTAGAAATTTCTATAGAAGACAATCCATTTAAAAATGCTGCTGTATTATACTGCATCGTAGCATTAATAGAATCAATACTATTCTGAATCTCTTTCTTCTTAGCAATGCCAGCATCATGAATTTTATTAGCAAGAATACTGTATCCTCCACCACTAGAGAAACCAGCTGTTTTAAATTCCCCTTCATAATTTTGATTGATGTACTGATTAAACTTTCCAGGCGCTATTGAGTCAACAAAACCCATTAATTCTTTATGCCAAGTTTCCTGCCCTCCGGAGATATCATCATTAACATAAGAGAGAGACCTTCTCATCATATTAAGAACTGTTCCAGCATTTTCGGGACCATTACCATATGCAACCCTAGAGTAAGTACCGATATACTTTTTAATAGCATTCGAAACACTTCTATTTTTAGCTATACCTTCAAAGTATTGAGTGTACGGATTGGAACCCTGCAAGTACCCCGCATGTAAATTGTCAAAGGTAAAAGCGTAGCTTACAGGGTTACCTATGGCTTTAACCATCTGCCCTCTACCATTAGCTATCTTATCAGTACCGCCCTGCTTGGCCTGAACCCTGCCAACTCCAGTATTAAACTGGGCTGCTTTTAAAATGTCATGAGCTATTCCTGCAAGCTTTCCGGTTGGAGTCTTATTAACTACATCAATAATCTTCTTATGTGCAGAAAGCTCCGTTTCAACTACACCGAACTCAGAATCCCCTACTTTGAAATCCCCCTCAGGGTGCGCGAAGTCTAAAAAGTCTTCACCATCTTCTTCGTGAACCCTGTATAGATGAGTCTCAGCTGTTTTGTACTGAACAATAGAAGCCTCAAGATCTTTGGCCTGCTTAACGTAACCCTTGCTTCTGAGAGCCTCAGCTAGACGGCACATATCAGCAAACACATTATCAGATGGTGCTAGTGATATTTCTTTTAGGGAAGCTTCCTTCACCATTGGCTGTTCCTTAACCCAGCCCTTCTTCTTGGCTGCCTTAGTGAACGCTCTTTCCATTTCAGAATTGTAATAACTCATACTTAGCCCTCAAGATCAAGCATGTTAATGCCTGCAATAAAATTTGGATCCGTCTTGGCAGCAATATCAGGGTTCTCATCAAGATGAGCCTTAATCTTTCTGAACTTATCCTTTAGTTCGGAAGAGGACACTACTTTCCTTTCGAATTCATCAAAGGCTTTAAGAGTTTCCTGCTTATCTTTTTCCTGAGACTCAGCATTAACACGGCGAATATGATCTTCGCGTGTAAGCTCTGCCTTACGATATTCCATAAAAACTTCAGAGGAGGCCAGTGCCCTCTCTGTAACGTCATCTCTTGTAAATGCTTTGTATGCCCAATATTCTTCAGGAGTCATGAATTAACCTTTTTTTCGCGTGCTGCTAGCCTATTTAGATATTATTTTATGCCGATGTTCTATTTCCATTATTAATGTTTTGAACAGTCTCAAGGGGTTGTAAATTACTCAAACTCCAGCATGTTTTAAAGTTCTCATCATTAAAGTCTTTATAGGGTAGTTTTGATTGCGGAATAATATGATTAATCTGCCAAATTTCTCGACCTTTATCATATAGTCCATAATTTTCCCAGCTCATCCAATCTCCCCAGAGGGACTCAATATGAGCTTTGAGTTCCGCTGCCGAATATGGTAAATAATCTAATATTGCCCTTTGTAATCGTTTTTATTTATAAGAAGATTTATTTTAAACTTTTGAATGAATTGCATACATTACGTTGCGTCTGAGTTTATATGCAGTATACCCATCCTTCTTGGCTTTATTTTTATAAAAACAGGAAATATCCTTTTCTTTAGCATCCACTACAATATTTTAAATCCATAGCGCCTCATAGTATGAACGTTTATCGTCAGGCCAACCAGTTAGCCTAGCTACAAAGCTAGAATAATCTCCAATGGGCTCATTTGTTAGCATTCCAGACTCCCCAACGTACAATCTATCTCCTGGTCCATAATTAGAATGCTCAAAGTTATCAGTTCTAAATATCATCCTCTGAGGCCATAAATCTACAAAATCCTTTTTATTAAAAGAAACGTTCTCAGATTTAATTAATTTAGATTTACCTATTATTCCAAAAGGAGATTGTTGAGGTCCGCAAATATCACAGACAGTGTACCCATTGAAATCAACAAGTGTTCCAACATATCCGGCAATTAACTGGACTCCTGGCTTTGCAAAAATTCTAACAGGATGAGATGAGAAGGCTTTTTCTATTATTTTAAGCATCTTGCCCCATTTTGGCTCCTTTCACAATATTAGCAATCGTTTCAAGTGGTTGTAAATTGCTTAAATCCCAGCACTTTTTAAAGTTTTCATCATTAAAATCTTCATATAAAAGAACTGATTGTGGTATTATGTGGTCAATTTGCCAAGTATTACAATTTTTGTCATACCGTCCATAATTTTCCCAATTCATCCAATCTTCCCATTGGGACTCAATGTGAGCTTTAAGCTTCTCCGGAGTATATGGTAAATAATCGAAGATCTTTTTATGCAGCCGTTCTTGCCTATCAAAGAACTTACCTTGCAGTTTATTGGATATTGCATGCATTACATTGCGGCGAAGTTTATACGCTGGCTCGGAGTTTCTTCTTTTCTTATCCCATTCATTACGGATTTTTCTAACCCTTTCCTTATTTTCAGGAACACTATTCCAATCTTTTTGATTCTTTTTTTTCTAACAGCCTGTCTATGCTCAGTTGATTCCAATTTCTTCTTGCATTCAATACATGATGAATAAAGACCATCTTTTGTGTGCTTAGATTTCCAGAAGTTATCTTTAAGCCTGTATTCATCACATTGAGCGCAAACTCTTCCAGTAACCTCAACCTTCACAGCCTCCCCATTCTTCTTATTACGCCCTTTTGCACTGACAAGAAGCTTACCCCTATTTTCTTCCTGTACGCCTGTATGCACCCCTTACACCTGTTAGAAAGCCCATCAGCCCTAGATTTATCATTGTAAAATTTATCTGACGGATGTGTTGTATCACAGGAGGAACAGCGCTTATTTGCAACTACCCTTCCATCCCAGCCGTTTTTTTTCTATACTCAGAGTTATAAGCTTTCTGACAGCCTTTACACATATTGTGCAAGCCATCCTTACTGATACTAAATTTAACGAACTATTTTACAGATTTATTCTCATTACATTTTCCACATATCTTCATGCAAAACTCCTTATTTCTGTATATATCAAGGTCTCAAGAGTGCCGTGAAAAATAATGTAAAAGCCTGTAAGTGCTTGAAATCATTGAGATTCTAGAGCCAAAGAAACTCCAAAGTTCCATGAATCGCTGATGGGGCACCTGTAATAAAAGCCATACCGGGATGATCAGGAGTTGGCTGCCTAGTTGTTAGCAATCCACACTCAGAAACAAAAAGGTTTGCATTTAGCGGGTACCTTTGATTTGTCTCATACATATCAGTCTGAGCAATCATGCGCTGGAACCAAATTGTAACCTTACCTGAGCCTGCAGTAGTATCATCTCCAGGAATATTGGGAACCTGATAAGTATATGACACGACTGTTCTTATTGAGTCCGGTGCAGCACCACCATCAGAGTTGAAATTAAGCTGTGTTCCCGCTGGAAAGATTAGCGTTCCGTTTCTAGGTACAAGTTCTACATCTACCGGGTTTGATGTGAAAGATGATGCTAAAACGTTTGGGTTATCAAGGTTTACTTGGATATCAATGGTCGTATAAACGCTTCCAGACACAACAGCTCTCGCTATATCGGGAACATAAGCAAACACCACCTCATCGATTGAGGGGGCAGTAAATGCATTGGTTTTTATTTCATCAATAATACCTAGGGGCGCTGTACCATCTGACACACCGGACACATAGTTGTTTCCAATAACGCCTAGCTGAGCAATCATTCCTGGCTGAAATTCAGCGTTTGGGTCCACTGGATAAGACATTGGTAAAGCGTTTCCTGCCTGTACTATTCTAAAGGTCATATAAATCTCCTGTATTAGTATATATCAAGAATGATACAAAAGCCCCGGAATCACAATTAAAGTGCCGGGGCCTGTTTTAAATATACCTAGAATTATTTTTCCCAATATTCCTCTTCTTCACTTTCGTCACCTTCATCGTTGGACTCGTTAGAATCCGTAAAGCCATAGTGATGGAGGTTTTTTTTGCCGTCAGGCTCCTTTATCTTTTTACTTTTTTTTTTGACTTGTCTTTAGACACTACTTCAATCGTTGACTCAGCCACTTCTAAAGCTCCCGAAATGGCAGTTAGAGTCTGAGGAGTTGCTGCGTATGTATTCTTTAAATACTTAATTGATTCTGAAATATCCCCGCCTGCGTTGGATATTTTAGATATTAATGATGTTATTTTGTTCGCTGCAGAGTTCAGATAATGAGAGGACATCTCATCGATATTAGAATCATCCAGTTCCTGCAATTGTTCAACAGAGCCCTCTAATAGTGCAAGCTTGTCTTTAATTTCTGCATCTCTTTCATTTCCTTCTTTAGAAAGGCGATTTATCACATCGGTAAGCTCTTGAGCTTTCTTGATATTCCCTGCCTTTTCAAAAAGCTGAGCTGCTTCAGCTAATCTCTCCATAGCCTGGATGCGGTTGTTGGTCTCAGCCTGATCCTCAGCAAAAGCATTCTTTAAAAGGTTTACTTCCATATTTTGAGAAATTTCTTCGATTATTGATTCTTGAGTAAAGATTTTCAATTTAACTCCTTAGGCCAATCAGCTTGCAACTTGTAGAAAATTTATCCCTTCACGTCGAAAAGAATTTCCTCATCCAAAGATGCGATCTTTTCAAGTGAAACGTCCTGTAGTATAGCGAGAACAATTCCAGCCTCATCTTCAAATCCGGAGTCAGAAAGAATCTCTGCAGCCTGAATCGTCTTAGCAATAGCCACAGTCTCAGCGATGTGATGCGCTGATTTTCCAGACAAAGCATCTGCAATATTACTTACAATATTTTCATTTAAACTAAAATCTGGCTTTTTATTCATTTATTCTCCCTTACGGATTGGTAAATAGATCAGGATATTAACCTGACCTATCTAGTCTTACTTGGTTAGCCTCTCATTTCTAAGAGTAAATGCTAACTTTTTAATGTCACCAATTGTTCCACCAGCCTTGGCCTTTGAAATTAGAGCTGCGATTTCCTCGGTAGATACGTCAGGGTTATCTTCCTTGTACTTTTTAATCGCATCAATAATCTCTACTAATCTTACTTTTGGATCTCTTGCTATACCCAGACTATCATCCTCAGTAACATCTCTGACGCCAGTAACTAAATCCTCTTCCTGCGTTTGATGGGGGAACATTGCAGACTCATCAAGCGCTTGTTGATTATCAAATCCAGATTCAGCCTGCCTACCCATCTCATCAAGCTCATCCATAAGATCCCTTTCCTGCTCATCAGTCATCACAGTTTTTTTATGGGCATTAGCCTTGCCATATGTACTCACATCAGCATAATAATCGTCTGAGTAAGAGGAGTCGTTAGCTTTTGACTTATCGTCATCATCCTTCTTATCCTTCTTATCCGTTTTATCCTTCTTATCCTTGTCATCATCATCATCATCATCATCATCATCATCATCATCATCATCATCATCATCATCATCATCCTTATTGTCAGCTTCTTTAGCTTCAGCAATAATAACTTCGAGAGATTGGATGGTGAATAGTGAAGATTTTACGAGTCCGAAATCGTCAAGAGCTGCGGAGTATCTAGCAATACCTTCAATGATATCATTAAGAGTTGCCTTCTTATCCTTCTTATCCTTCTTATCCTTCTTATCGTCTTTCTTGCCGTATTCTTTATCTTCTTTATCTTCTTTATCTTCTTTATTATCGTCCTCTTCATCCTTGTCGTCATCCTTTTTAGATGCAAACTTTCCGAATGCGGGGCGTCCAAACACAGCCTTATGATCATCAGAAGAAATTCTCTGAGACATTTCGGCAGCAAGCTGATCTGCTAAACTTTTCATAATGGTTCCTATAGTACAGGTAAAAATCAATAAGGGGAGGGTAGGTTTTCCCTACCCTCCAAACTTATCTTATTAGAGGCGCTTTTTTGACCAACGTGCATCAAGAAGAGCAGTTAACTCCTGTCCAGCACTTCCCTGTGGTGCAGCGGAAGCTGCTGGGAGGTAAAGTTCCTCTGAGTGAAGCATTCCAACCTGTGGTACGGAAGCATTTTTGATTGTTGCAGACTGAGTCTTAGCAACAATGCTCTTTAGAGAAGAGAATGAATCATCATTCCACTTCATGATCTCAGAAACCTGCTGGTTAATTTGACCATCATCAATCATACCCTTGTCACGCATCTCATATGCAAGCTCATGAGCACGCTTAATTTTAACGGTTTCTGATTCAAGAAGCGCTGCAGTCTTAGCCTTAGCTTGCTCTGCAACAAGCCTAGATGCGAACTCATTAGACTCTGCATCCTTAGACTCTCCCCAATATGCCTTGTAGTACTTGATTGCCTCTGGGTCTACTGAGTAAGCAGCAAGTCCATCAACATCCTCAGCGGCAATCTTACCCTGAGAAACAAGGTCGGCAATTTCCTGAGCTTGCTTACGGACCTTGGGAGGCATATTAGCAAGGTCATTCATAGCCTTATTGGTCTCTGCAAGTGTCTCGACCTTTGAAAGATCACCAGATGGCTTAACTTCAAAGCTCTCTGGAGTGTGCCCACCCTTAGGGTGTGCTTTTTGTAGCATATCACTAAACTGTATGCCCTTTTGTGCAATTTTAGCTCTATGCATTGCCCGTCCCTCTTTTGTTGTTAAATCTGCAGAAGCCTTAATCTCCATTGAGCCATCAGGTTCAACAGCCATTGTTGATCCTTGAGGTAGATCTCCAAAATCAAAACCTTCCGCCGCATTATTTTTATCATCGTCATCTTTCTCGAATGGATTCACACCCTTCTTTGGTCCGCCTTTTTTCTTGTCGTCGTCCTTATCGTCCTTATCATCCTTGTCGTCATCCTTCTTGTCGGAATCCTTATCGTCATCCTTCTTGTCCTTAGCGTAGTTACCATCAGGTTTATCATCTCCTGGCATTACTGCCTGGGTAGCTGAATCATCAGTAACAACTGGTGCTTCCACACCATCTAAAGGTCCAGTAATACGTGCGCCTTCGAAGTTAACGGAGCCTGGGCTCTCCGACTTAATAGTAGCATTCGTATTAGCCTTCTTCTCAAGAGCAGCTGTTCCATGAGCATAACGAACGAACGCTTCCATTAACTGGGCAGTATCTGCAGCAGTTTTATTAGCGTCAGCAACAGCTCTGTCAACTAGAGATGCAAAGTATAGCTTATTCTTCGGATCGAATGATGCAAACTTGTTCTTGCAAACATCCTTAGCCATTTCAATCTCCTTAGAGTGAGCATCAAGAGTTGCGATAGTTTCTTTAAAACCCTCTCCAAGCATTGAGCTAACAGTTTTGCGCATTGAATATACAGATGCAGAAGCGAACTTTGCCTCATCATCAGCACTTGCACCATCAATTCCGCCAAGCTCAGACATCTCGTCAGAAATTACGTCCTCTCCTTGAACAGCCTTAGCCTTAATGTCATCAATAAGCTTAGACGCCTCATCAAGCATGACTTCTATAGTCTTCTCTTCAGGTACATCGGCAATCTCTTCAGCACCGCCCAATTCACTGCCCAATTCACCGCCCATATCTGGAGTTCCGCCAGTCGCTGGACCCTCGCCCATTGCAGCTCCTGGAGTTGCGCCCATTCCGTCCTGTGCGCCCTTAAAGCGTGCTTTAGCAGCATCAACGCCCTCAGCCTTAACAGTCTTAATCATTGACTTTCCGAATTCACGGGAAGCAACGGTATCGTAAAGAGCCTCAGCGTTATCCTTAGTAATCTCATTAACAGATGCAGTAAGAATCTTGTACTCGCCAGCATATACTGTCCACCGAGACTCACCCTTAGATGCGCCCTTCTTAAATGCAGCTCTTAGCTCTGCACGGGAAATCATTTCCTTGGTCTTAAGGTCATCCCCATATAGACCATCAATTGGTCCAACTTCTGGGAATGGCTTTGCTCCATGAAGATGCTTATCTTCTAGGCGAGCTTTGTCTCCAAGTGGATCCACTGGATACTGTGGCTTGCCTGGGGTTGGCTCCTCTGTTCCCTGATGGTACCCACGAGCTTCCAATGCCTGCTTAGCAGTGCTTAAGGCTTCACGACGTATTTGCTCACGACGCTTTGCTTCTGCTTGACGAAGAAGACGTTTCTTAAGGTCTGCTTCGCTTCCTTGTTGTGATTCGATGCCTGGATGCATGCCGTCAACAGGACCAACGCCGGGGAAAGGCTTCTGACCTACCATGTGCTTGTCCTGCATACGAGCCTCTTGTCCAGGTTCAACTGAGTACTGTGGCTTGCCTGGGGTTGGTTCCTCAGTTCCCTGATAATATGCATTTTTCTTTGTCATTATTGATCCCTCGCTGTTATGCAGTGAAGATTGTGATAATTTATTTAAATTATCGTTAATTGAAGCCAGTTTAGCTTTTGTCTCTTCAAGCATCTTATGCGTTGCATAAGAAATGTTATTAGATTCAGGGGCGATTCTGGGCTCGTTTTCTATCTTAGCTTCTTTCATGTCATGAGAGGAACGAGTCGCCCCATAAGCTGTATCATTAACATCACTCTCACCAGTATTGGTTTCAGCAAGTGATTCTGCAAGCTTCTCAACTCTTTGATTAAGCTTGGCTAATTCTTCCTTGATGTAATTAACTTCAGAATCCTCAGTGGACGCTAGTGCAATTTTTCCATCAAGATAGTCCTGTAGAGCTGACGCCGCCTTGCGTGTCTCACTCAAATCTTTTGCAATAATATGCTTAACCTTTGCCTTCGGGTCGGCTCCTGTCACAACCAATGAAAGTTCAATTGGTGATAGGTCTAGGTTAATTTCTCCGTAACATGTACGTGATTTCATGTGGTCACAGAAATCAGATTCAACTTTTGCAACTCTATGACAGCCATCCTCGGTGCAAACAGCTCTTCCAACGGCAGTTCCCATTGAAACGTTTGTTGCATATCCGGAGGTTACCTTTCGAGCAAGTGGCTCATAGTTAACCTTATCAAGAGCACATAAAGCAATGATACGCTTCTTAGTATCATCCCAGTATGTATCAACAATAACGCCTCGAACGTGCTCAACTGAAGAGGACTTATGATCGAGGCATAATGGGCGGCCTACCCACTTTGGATAAGCTATTTTTAATTCTGATTCGGGGAAAATGTCATTATTAGAATTCTTATAAGGTCTAATATTTGAGTCTGAACATACCCACTTGACTGAATCTACAGCAACCTTCTCCCAATGAGACGTTACATCAGAGCCGTCAGCGTTCTTCCTAACGTTGCCATCATCATCTAAGATGGCCGCTTCTGCCGCATGCATCATCACAGCTGTGAAGTACAAAAAGTCAGAAGCCTGGGGCGCTATCTTCTTTAGCTCCTTCGCAAACTTCTTCATACGGTCGTTTATTTTTAAATCCGAATCAGACATGATGGTATCAGTGTCTTGAATATCATCAGCGGATATTAACGTAGCTTCACCTAGCTTTATTAGCATTATCTCTCCGAACTCTCAGGTGGGGTAATAATTGTCTCAGTGCTTTCTGGGTCATCATCAATATTAAGAACAGGTGGGGCTTTAGGAGCCCTAGCTTCAGCCCTTGCATCAGCTAACGCAACGCAAGTCTTACTCTCATCCAAATCAACGTCAGTGTCTGTTAGAACATTAACGATTTCTACGTTTCCTCTCTTTATAAGCATGGTGTCTCCATTTATCTCAGGGCTTCCTGTCTTTCTTTGAAAAGTTCAACGACAAGGGGAACCTTCTCTTTAATCTTGTCTTGAAATTTATAGTTAACTAGGCTTTCCCAATTCTTTGCCAAAATATTAGTGTCTATATGTTCTAAAACTCTATCATTCACAAGTTGCTTTAACTGTGAGGTTTGCTTTTTAACCGAATCAATCGCTGAAATGAGCTGGTTCTTGAATTCGGGGTTATTTAGATTCGAAAATATTGATAAAAAATAATTAACCTGTTTTTCTAATTCTTTTAAAGATGAAGTAAATGAGTTCATTAACTCTTCTACTGTAGAATCCGTGGAAAACTCAGACATTAATCCAAGTGACTGGTATCCCATCTTGATAATCTTCTCGAAGTTCTCTTTAGACTTAGCCCTGTACTTTCTTAATATAACTCGATTTTCCACTACTTCATCAGAATCTATAGATTGCGATTTACTAAATGGCGTATAAATTAGGTCTAAATGTTCGACGGCTAGTTTGACCTCCGCTATTAACGATTCAAAAGACTCGGAGGCCTTCTCAGCTATCCTTCGCTCTACATCGGGAACATCAAGGTTCATCTGGACTGTATAGGCTTCTGATTTCAGCATAATCTCTTAATATATATCGAATTATTACATCTTTTAAAAATCTGTGGATGGAGGTTGAACGAACCCTGAGAATCCTCCGCCCCCTCCAATTCCCTCACCATACCCACGCTCCATTTTTCCAGATGAACCAGGAAAAGAATTCTGTGACAACCCATCATAGTTTGTGTACAGCCCTATATTTAAAGCGCCATCTCCAACTCGATTGGAATCACTGTCCTCCTCTCTTATATTAACTAATGCAGAGGGATTTAGTATAAAAACCATATATCCAGAAAAAAGTGCAGCATCAGCATCGTCTAGCCTAGCAATATTAATATCCATTTTATTAATTGGACGCCTGAAACTTACCGTTTTAGATGAGGAATCTATGTCCGCAGAATACAACCTCTTAGACCCGTCAACAGTATTACCACTCTGTAGATACTTGAGCACCTCCACCCTAGGAGCCCATGTTTTTGGCTGTAAAACCTCATTTGATGAACAAAAACAATACACTCTTTGTGATGCTAATGTGTTCATAACCGGGGATAAGGGAGCAAATGACATTTGGTTTGGAGATGATATCTCATAGTTTAAAGCTCCAGGAACAATATTATCCATATTAGTCTTATCCCTAGTCATCTCCACTGCATCAGATAAATTCGAATCTCCTTGTAACTTCGCAAAATCAAGGACGGAATCATAATACATCTTCTTAATAGATGGAGATAGCCCGGAACCCATACCGAATTTTTGTGCTTCAACTAAGGCATCAGTGATATCCATGCCGCTCTGTATTCTATACATGGCACAAGCCATTCCCGTCCTATCCTTACCATGATAGCAGTGAACGTATGTGTTATCTTTTAATAAATCTTCTATATTATTTTTTAATTTATCAATACCGACATAATGATCATCTCCACCAATTGGAATTACAATGTGCTCTAACTTTAAAAGATTACATGTGGGATGTATCTTTGCCGCAACATCTCCGTCTAACGAAACAATTGTATTTACACCGTACTTTTCCTTAAGAGTATGTAAATCATTATCAGAAGGCCTACCTCCTCTGTATAATGAACCCTGGACTCTGGCAAAACGATCAGGCATTAAATCTCCACATCGAGTTCTTGTAGAGACTGCATCAGTGCTACCTGCTCTGGACAGTCTAGACCAGCATCAAGAGCTTCTTCGAAAGCATCCTTAAAGGCAATCTGGAAATTTTTAACTGAACCATCATGATGCTGCCTAAGCTCTCTCATGGTGGATGAGTAAGTAAGATCAGCTCGTGGCATTTCCGTATCCGTAAGAGCAGCAAGAGCGCACAGCAAATCGGAAACCATGGCTTGTTCGCCGGCCTCTGATAGTAGCCTTATAGATTTTCTAATCTTATCAACTGGACTCATTGTTTTCCTAGTGCTTGTCTATATAATGATAATACCTGAGATATACCGTTATCATAAACTGATATGGGTAATGTATTCCAGGCATTTACGGAGAGAATTTTAACATACTCCCTATTATTTGAAGGAATTTTAATTTTAACATCAAGGAAATTTGCTTCTGCCCCTACTATCTCTCCAGCTATTATTGATTTATTATTAACCTGAAACTCGGAGTAAACACGAATGCCCCAATCCGAATCAAAAATTATCCCAACATCTTGATCCTTACACTTTTCAGCTAGAACCTCCGCATAGGTCTTATTACAATTAACAGCAGTGCTCATTTCCCCACCTGTTCAAATGCAAACTTTCTAAAGCATGTTTCCATTGTTCCCGAATCAACCAAAGCGTATGATGATTTAATTCCTGGGAAAACCCTGGTGTTAACTTTATGAACACCACACTTCTCAGTGGCTAATTCAAATGCATTAGATACTCCATCACATAGACCTTTTGCGGCCATCAACACATTCTTTTCAGAGCCAGCAATATCGCATTCGATCTCAATATTATCATTATAGTTATGAATAGAAGATTCGCCATCAAGCTCAATTCTCAAGGCTGATGCAAGTACCTTCGCAAATCTAATTCTATTATGGAAAGCAACATCAGGTGAGCCAACGGAAATTAAAACCCTAGTATTAGGAAGTACCTTTTTGCATATTGATCTACGAACAATCTTCTCAATTGGCCCAGCCGCATAAAGGAATTTAAATAAATCCTGAGCATCTTGGCCGCCAAACTGATCTTTTTTATTTTGATTTTCCATTTCGCTACCCTTACCTGCTACTATAGGATTCGATTGATTCACTGACTGAGGTGTAAGCATTCCTCTAGACATGCCAGCTTTATAGTACCTACTTGCCCTCCCAGTAACATCACTAACTACTATCTTTCCGTCCTTATTAGAGTCAAACACTTTATTATATTCCCAAACCTTATGGTAAGTAAGTTTACCAGCAATTACTTCGTGGTTATCTTTCTGTCCAATAACGTGATTGGGTGGTTTGCCAACGAAGATTGGAAGGAATGTTGCCATGTATAAATCACCAGGACTTTTAATTCTGCCTGCCCATGGTTTGAAAAACTTTTCAACATAAGCAAGCTGTTGAACATCAGACATTGCCGCCAATGCCTCAGTTGTAGTTCCAAGTTTTTTAGCAGTATTACCAGTTATAGTTATGTACCCATTTCTTCTGGCAATCCATGTCTTATTTCCAGTTTGAGGACACCAAACTTTGACCCTACCCTGAACCTTATCATAGTTCATTTTACACTTTCCTGCCTCAGTTAAAGAAGCCATCTCCTTTACATTACAATAATACTTAATTGGTTTTATGATACATTCATGTCCTGATGGAAATTTTTGTACAGACTCTTTTCTAATATATTCTTTTACATTTGCAGTTTCGCCCAAAAGGAAACAAATAAGTTGAAAATCTCTCATCCTCCCTTCGTGACATTGGACAAAATTTTCACACTTTCCATACTGCATTGTGCCATCAGTAATTAGATAACCTGCCTTTAATGCGCTTAATTGACTTGAAGAAAGGTTAAACAACAATCTCTTATTAATCACCTTTTCTTTATCTAAAAATTTGTAGAACATAAGAGCATCTTTAGACCTTATGAACCATCTAGCCATCCCATCTTGATGGTCGGAGTAGCAATACTTACCCTCTCCAAAAACAGAGTTAAGACATTTCTGTATCCTATCAACAACCTGAGGTTTTGACCTTAATGATTGATAAATTGTTATTCCACTCCTTCTTTCCTTGGAAAAATGCCCCTTATCAATGGAGCCATCTCCTATTATGCAGCCCAACAATTCAAAAAAATCATCACTTAAACTAAGTGATTTGAAGCTATCAATAGGCGCGCCTCTTATTATCTTATATTTAGAATTAAGATTAGACAACTCCTCAGTAGTCTTTACAACAATTTTTCCATTATAATCGCAATACCACCTATGATCATGTGTAGAGATAAAATCAAACTGTTTATTATGCATTCTATATGCGGTATTAGAGTTAAAAACATATAACTCTTTAATCTTATCAATCTCAATAGAGTTCTTATCTGGATTAAATGAAAGTATGTCATCACCAACAGATACTTGATTATAAAACATCCAGCCATCTGCGGTAAGAATCTCTGTATCAATGGAGACGCATGCTGGCATGAACTGAATCAAACCAGTAGCACCGCCCTTTGGATTGATTGCTGTATGATCGAACGCAGATTCTGAAAGCATAGTTGAAGCCAGGAATGATGGATCAATTCCTAATCTATTTCCGACAGATATAAGTTCCGAAATAAACTCAGGAGACTTCTTTTCGAGACCCTTTATTGATGCTACTGACTCAAAAACCGGTGCTGTAGGTGGTATTATCCTACCTATCTTCTTAATCTCATCCATACGAGACTTAAAACTAGACTTTATCGCGTCCAAATCTAGAGGTTCCAAATTACCATCAACCTGCTCTTCCGGATTACTTCCAACCTCCTCTGTAGATAATGGCAATGGTTGAGCATTTTCTTCTGGCGATTGAACTGGCTGATTAGCCCTAACCCCCTTAACGGAATTTAATTCTAGCTCCTGTTGAGAGTAAAGAGACATAGCTGCTTTATCATCAAGAAGTGCCGTAATATTAGACATAATAATTCCTGTCCCTGGTATTTCAAATGGGGGAACGGTAACGACCATATTCATCTTGTTAACGGGCCCAGACTTTGGAAATGAATACGATACCAAAATTCCATTAAGAATGCCCTTATTAAGCTCATTAAGAATTGCAGACATGTTCTTTTCTATTGTCTGCTCAACTTCATAAGTTAAAAGGCCTGCATTAAACAATGCTGGTTTAAAAGAGTCCTCAATAATCCATGACTCAGCATTCTTAGACGTTCTAATACTGGAAGGATCAAATTGCTTAATCCATTCGAAGGACTGCATTGGCTTTCTAATATTACGAGATGGCTCAATGTCTAAGTTCTCAGGAAGCTGATTGCGAACCAATTTCATCTTATCATTATCCTTACGATAATCATCCTTATCTTTAGTGGGGATGTGAGAAATGAATTCATCCTCGGTATACATCTTACCATCCTGATCAATAACTCCCTTGGTAGGAGCCTCGGCAATAGCTTCCGCTGCCGCCAGGTCTAAATCTGAAAGCTCTCCGGACAATTCTGCTACAAGAGGGCGAATAGCTTCCATAGACTTACCAAACTGCTCTGGGTCAATATTCTCTAAAGATTTATTAAACTTATCCATCTCAATAGATAGTGTATCAATAAGCCTTTTAACATCGGGAGACATTCTTTGTAGCTTCTCAAGCTTACCCTGAAACTCAGGATCCCCAAGACCCTTGTACCAATTTACAACTCTTTTATAAAAGTTTTTGTATACAGTAGCTGTTTTAACTACCTGCTTTGAATCTAATGAATATAGATCTAATGCAGCCTGCCTTATGAATTGTACATTATCCATTAAGTATCTCTTCTGCAAAAACCAACATCTTCACAGAGCCCTCAATATCACCAATTTCTTCTAACTTGCCTGAAGTGGTGGTTAGAAGTGCTGCTGCTAAACCACGATCTCCACGGTTAATTAAATTAATAACTTCAGCATAGACCGGAGCTGGGGCTGGAGCTGGATTTGGTGTCGGAGGGGGTATAATAGCTCTGGGTGGATTCATTTCCTTTCTAATAGCCGACCACTCATCCATATTAGCTGCTGGCCTCCATCCCTCTGTAGCTGGTACGGCTGGTACAGCAGGTACAGCAGGTACCGGTATAGTAGGATATGGTGGCAGTGGTTGTGGTAAATTAACCTGTGGTGCTTGAGGCTCTACATCCCCTTCATTAACCTCAAAATCACCTGGAGGCATCATGTTAGGATCAGCTGGTCTATACTTCGGAGCTGATGAAGGGGGAGTATTGGATGGCTTTTCACCATCAACATCCTCAACATTCTCAACATTCTCAACATTCTCAAAATCATCTTCCTTTCCGGACTTATCAGATTCTTCAACTTTATCTGGTTTATTACCGTCTTCCTCGAATGAAACCTCATCTTCAGTAACCTTCTCCGGGAATAATGGCTTTATATATTTATAAGTATTTTTATACTCTTCTGCAAAGTTTTCCTGCTCCTTTCTTAGAGAGGCTATGATATCAATATACTTACCAACATCTCCACGAATTCTAGCGGTATCAAGAGTTTTATAAGCGGCAATCATTCTCGTAGCCAAAGTTTCAGCCTTTGAGGCAATATTATTCATCATCCTCTTAGCCTCTCGCTTCTGCTTGGAATCAAGAAATGGCGACAAAAATGTATCACTAATTCTTCGGCCTATATCTCCGAAGAACGCTTCCTTCAGGATTGTATCATCATATTTAGATGCATTAACTAAGCCATCAATATATTCCGTAGATATTGGGTTACCCTTAGAATCCTCACTATCAGAGAAATAAAAATCTGAAAGCGCCTTTTCTCTACCCCTCTGGATAGATTTTACTTCATCATTATTAACTATTTCTTTTACGATCCTATTGATCCTTGCAGCCCTATCAAGCACAGCAAGCCATCTATGACTTTTATGATTTCTCTTGAGTTCTTTTAAAAGCTTCTTTATAGTTAAATTTTCTGCGGGGTCAGTGATCTCACGAATCTCATCATCAGCTCTTTCTAAAGCTTCATATTGCTGCCTATATTCAGGAGAGAATGTTTTTGATACATTCTTCTGAACCCTCTTGCCCATATGTTTTGGATCCACCCAACGCTTTAAAACAGATCTTCTTTGTGCAATTTTATTATTTATATCAGTCATAAGTAACCTACCCAATTAGAAGCGAAAATATTAGCAAAGCCCACGTCGTAAGATATGGGCTTTTCTATTTTTATGCTGGAGGTGGTGGAGGTGTCCCACCACTTGGAGCACCTGGAGGTGCGCCACCGGGAGGCCTAGGAGCGCCGCCTGGACCCTTTGGAGGTCCTCCTCCGGCTCCCATTGGTGGACGTGGAGGCCCGCCAGGCATTCCGCCAGGTATTCCTGGAGCGCCAGGCATTCCGCCGCCCTGCTGTTGCTGAGTAATAAATGGGCTCTCACCAGGAAGTGCTGGCTCAACTGGCTCTTCAATCTCATCTTCGGGAGTAAGAGACCTTAGCTCAGATAGTGAGTATTGAGCGAGAGACTGATTCTCTCTCATTCTAATAGCTTCCTGAATGTCTTCGTAACGCATTTTACGAGTCTCATCCTCATACTCAAGACCGAGTGAACGGTAAAGAGTCTGAACAGAAACTCTATTCGTTCCTGGCTGACCAGGCTGTCCCATCATCTGCTGAAGGTTAGATGTATAAATATCCGTATCAAACAGGGACATGTGGTTCCAATCTACCTCTGGGACGATAAGGGTTTTCTCTCCCTCAACGTAATCATAGAACCCGTTCATTTTAGAAATAGGTGCGAATATTTTACGCTTCAACCATGACGAAAGCATGTTTCTGAACTGCATGTACCTCTGACGAAGAACGTCAAGGGCAACGGAGCCGTTGGCATAGGTTGTATCAGCTCCATCCATAAGAACAGATGGAACCATTAGACCAATATAGATCTCCTTAATAACCTGCTGAATGTCTCCAGATATATCATAGATACCAGAACCATAACCAACACGCTCAACCTCAACAGCATTATGTGTAAAGATTTTAAAATCCTTGTCGTACTGTGCATCTTCGAACACTTGACGCCACTGATCGAGGTCAACTGGTGTTGGCCTGAACTCATCATTACCAATCTTAACAAGTGTTAATGGATTAACCATGTTATCAGCTTGAGCAAATTTAGACTCCCTTAGCTTGTCAAAAAGCATAAGCTGTCTAAAGCATGATACAATCAAACCGGTTCCACGGACTTCATATGGGGAAATTTTTCTAGCTAAATGTGATACATTAAAGTTATTTAATGGAATATCCTTGCCCTTCTTCACATAATCAATGATCTCTGGAGATAGCTGTTTACGCTGCTGAATGTCCGATCTCTTATTAGAGTTAACAATTCTAATTAGATTTTCATCAGGTCGAATAGACATGATGGGCTCGCCCGCCATTGCCGTACGTTTCACATTGATGTAGTCTGGGTTCTGAATAAGAAGACGTTTCCACTTACCCTTAGACTGATCGAGTTCTGCATACACAAAAGATTCGCCTAGGGTCCAATACTCTTGAGCAATCTGCACACACACATTCATTAGATCAATCTCCTCAATCATATCAGAGAAGAACCTCTCCACTCTTCTATTCTTAGATTTAATATTAAGTTTAGAAATTGGATATGTAGAATGAAGAGAAATTGCATTTTGAACGATTGGGTTCAGTGCAAAGAATGACCTTGACCAAGAGTTGATAGTTGCCCTATCTCTTGGAAGGTTTAGGTTTGAATTCAGCCATAGTGGAGAATAAACTTCCGGAACCTGACGGCCAGTATCATTCGAACCCCTCCAAGCATTGCCGGTAGAAGCTACACCATTAGATGATGAGCCAAATGATGAATACTTCTGGAACCCCTTGCCTGATACAAACCCGGCCTGAGTTTGAGAATTAAAATCTGGCTGATTATTACCAGAATCAAAACCAGTAGGTATAAACTCATTTGTAGCAAAGTTAAACTTTCCAGAAACGGAATCAGGCATAGATCCCTTTTCTCTAAAAAGCCCCATAGACATCTCCGATTCCAAAGCATCACGTCTCTGTTCGGAAACATTCTTAGCCATATTATCGGAGACCTCTCTTGGCATCCTTCGTCTACGGTTATACAACTCTTGAGCCGAATTTGACTCTCGAATCTGGTCCGCTCTACTTCTGTTCTTTTGGGCCCATTTATCCATAAAAATCCTCGTTCATTCACTATATATCAGAATATACTTAATAATTACGGAGCTACCAATTTGGACAGTAACCAACGATAGGTCCCATTCCACCTTGGTTCTGAGCAATCTCATGTTTCATATTGGCAGGATTCTTAATGTTAAACTTCTGTGTCACATCAAACTTCCAAGCAATATAAGCGTTTAGCAATGCCATAAATCCATCATTGGGAGATGCTCCCTTAACGAATCTTCTAACTGGATCGCCAGACCTATCAGTTGTAATCTTAACCTCCATTGAGCAACAGTGGTCAATCAACCATTCAACCCTATCGTAACTTAATTGAGGAAATTTAATTGCTCCCTTTTTTAATAAATGAAACAGTTCTGAGATATAATAATCTTTTTCAAAAACAATTTCCTTAGGAAAAACATCATCTCTATATTTAACATGTCCATTAACATTCGCTGAAGCACGGGAGCCTAAAAATGCGTCCCCATACATTCTCTGGAGTGTATGGGTTAAGTCTCCGGCATCACCAACATCGCCTACAGCTAGCTGTACCGAATACCTTCTAAACATCTCCTCAACAACATCTAGCTTCTCTTGAGGATCGTTTCTTGATAAGCGGGTTGCAAAGTCAACGGAGAATGATTCAGCTCCATGAGCCGTTAGCACAACGGCACAAGAATATGACTGTCCCTTACGTTTACCAGCCATGGTATCTAAGTTGGCCTTTTGCCCCCAGTCGAATCCAGCGTAAACTCTGATGTTATCAGATGGAGTAATCATCTGTGCAAACTTAGCTTTAGGCTCAAGACAGTTGGCAAGTATCTCTTCTTTAGATATCGTTCCGCCTTCTCCATCGAAGAATTCACCAAGAACTTCGTTCATGTAAATCTTTTCGGTATTGGTTGGAGAGTTCTCTGGCTTCTGAGCTACAATTTGCTCTTTAGAAAAAAACGGTATGTACAGCTGGTTAATATGATAACCATGCATCTTCACATCAAATTCATCCTTATTTAAAGGAATCCACTTGCCCTTCTCAGCAGCATGCCTTTTATCTTGCTCATGACCGCACTGAGTACACTTAACGGTAAATCCGTAAAGCCAAATTTCTTCCCAGTCTACATCCGGACGATACAGCGGAAATAGCTGATCACAATCCTTGCAATGAAGATGAAAGTATTGTTGAGATGATGATTGCCACATCTTCCAATACGCGCCACCCTTCTGCTTAGGAGTGCCAAAAAGAACCTTCATTCCCTGACCGATCTCTCCGTACTTACCCTGGACTGCGATCTTATCAGCCGCACCAATAGCTTGAGCAGTCATGTCCTGGACTTCATCAAAAAACAAACAGTCAACCGTGTTGTGAGTTGCAATGAATGATTTTGTTACCAGGTAAAGGTGGGAAGGAGAATTAACCGTAATGCATCGCATAGGCTTAGATTCAATAGGTTCGATGGATTTAATAAATCTTTTGCTAGACTTAGTTAATTTAATATTTAAATTTTGCAGCTTTCTATTAAGTTTAAATACAGGAAGGGTTGTGTAGAATTGAATGGAGTGTTTGTCTTGGCACCTCCCGGACTCCTTTTTATACCTTGATGTTTTTATTCCTAGAGAATGGATAAGCTCTTGAACATCATCGGCTAAACCCTTCCCATCATCGCATTGTACAAACTCACACCTACCGTCTTTTCCACAGCAGCCATCAGCGTCCATCAACCCTTGAAGAAGAGCTAACCTTTGTTCAATAGATGACTGCATGTACGCAGCAGGAATGTGCTTATTGTAAAAGCCCTCGCCATCGCCAAGCCAAAGCCCCAATAGATATGGGTCTATGTCCAAGTCTTTCTTAGAATTTCGAACTGGTAAGCAGGTAGGAATAGAGTGGTTACTCTCACCAGATACTTTTAAGGTTTCTAGAAGTTCCTTTGTATTCCTTATCTTGGGCTTGGTGTATCCCTTTTTACTGAGATTTATTCGATCTCTTCTAGTGTGAGTCAACCATAGATGCTCAGCGCAAGCATCAATAGTGGTACCATCATCGAATATTACCCTATATGATTCAGGTGATTCCTGAATTGGATGAAGCTTTGTTACATTGCAAACACTACCATTTTCATCAAAAAGTTTATCTCCCTGTTTCAAATCCCTGAGCTTTATAAAACCCCTATCAGGTGTGGGGATGTCTGTATCAAGACAAAGCTGACGACCACGAATTCTATCGCCCGTTAAACCAGTTGATTCGATCCACACCTGATTTCCTCCAAGAAACTTCTTGAAGTGCATATTATCATTTGCCGGCGAAGATGTATCCATCTTTGCTTCCAGAAATGATTTAGGAACACCATTACTTTTCAACTCATCAGATGGCCTAGAATGCTGAATGATTGGTGTTAGTTTATCCTTCGTATACGCCGCAGCAAGTGATAAGGTTGGGAATAAATGCATAACACGCATTGGTGGTCTGCCGTTGTTTCCATACAAAGAACACGCCATGAAGTAAGCTTCAAGGGCTGCCGCCATTGTTGTTGCACCAACCTGACGACCTTTAACCAGCAATACCGGTAGCGTATTTTCTCGCTCTACAGCTTTAAGGCAAATGTATCGATAGATATCTGCAAATGGTTTATAACCATTACCGTTAACTCTAAATGGGCACCCATCAAGGGTTAAATTTCTTTCAATAAAATTTACCGGATCTATATTTAATATAGATGATTTAAACTGATTGAATAAATCGTTTTCTGAAGAGTTATCATCTTTCCAGGACAAGAGGGCTCCTATTTTCCACGTAATAAACCGAAGGCATCTTCATTTTCGAAGCTTGTTTCTCCATCATCACGTCCAATGCCACTAAAGTTTTCAGTGCTCTTAGTGGACTTATCAATTAATTGTTTATTTATATAACGAGCAAGATTAGGATCATCTATTTCCCTAGATCCCACGCCTTCATTTGAAAAGTTCTCGAAAATCATGTGAAGTGCGGCTGGAACAGAAAGGTTTGGGTTTGACTTCGTAATGTCGTCTATATAAGATTTGATACTGGGATGAGAATCTAGAACTAACGCCCTATCATCTTCAGCACTTTTTTTCTCAGCAGTCGCAGAGAGTATCTGCGCAGCAGCTTCCTTCATGGAGGACTGAGTTTGAATGTTTTGAATATGATCATATAGACCAGTCTTCTTCTGGTAATCAGTTACAGCTTCCTCAACGGAAGAGTATAGCGGCCTCTTACCGTTCATGATTGCATACATCTGCTCATGAATAGATGTTTGCTTTTCACGAGAGTGGTCTACTACCGTAACAGCTTCCTTACGCTGCTCCTCAACCTTAACCAGCTCCTCTGCTTTAGCAGCAATACCAGCCATCCAATATGGAACATTATGGTCCCTAGAATCAGTTGGAGTTTCATGTTGTTCAGAACAACGTGTAATTTTGAATCCGCCTCTACTCATTTTTTATCCTAGGTAATTAGCTGCAAAATCTTTATTGCAAGACTTGGTTTTATCAACTTGTTCACCAAGCATTCCACGGTCTTGATTAATATCAACTCCCATATCAGACAGAAGCTGCTGAAGCTCAGCATCTTCACGCTTTGTAAGATCGTATTCTTCTTTAAGCTCGTCATACATATCTTCTAAAGAGTGTCCTGCGGAAACTGTTCCATTAATAAGTATCCTTGCTAGTCTAGAGATGAATAGTGGAACAACAATGGTTACACCAGAAATTGCCGTTGACTTCTGAGCTTCCTTTATTAGCCCAGAGTCTACAACCCATGATGAAGCCCTCTTCTTGGTAGAATACTTCTGACTAACCCTGCTAAGACGTTCCATCATCTTTCCAATTGCAGAGTGCATGTCGCTTCGCATGTTCTCACAGTGATTAACATCAATCTCACCCTTAAAGTCAGACCTCATTGCCTTTGAAACTTCTTTGAGAAGAAGTTCGAAGTAAGAGATAGCGCGCTCAAGTCCGCCAACATCCTGACCGGAGTGTTGCGGGGTCTTGTTAACCATATCCTGAAGCCATCCAATAAAGTTAGAATTCCCCCTAGACTTCCAATCCCATGGATCCAGATCCTCCGGTTCTTCCTCCGGAGTCTCAACAACTTCAATCTCTGGTTCATCAAGAAGAGCCTCGGCACCAGGTGCTCCAGGTACATCAGGCATTCTGAATATAATGTCTTCCTGTGGACCACCAAACTCTAATACAACAATCTCATCATCATCCTCCTCATCCTCATCCTCATCCTCATCCTCATCCTCATCATGCTTATGCTTACGACGCTCATGGTCATGGTGGTCATGGCCATGGTCTTTCTTGGAGTCTTTGGAATCCTTAGAGTCTTTGTCCTTATAATCCTCGTCATCAAGAATTACGGACAAGATGCCTTCGACATCATCGAACATCCCATCAGAGTCATATGCCATATCGGACTCACCAACTGAAATGTCAGAAGAGAAATTATAATCTATATTTTGAGCTATTTTTTCAACGGTCATGATCACCTTAAAGAATAAAGTTTCCTTACTTTATTCTTAAATATTAGCAGAATTCAAAAGTATGAATTCCGCAACTGGATGTAAGTTATCTGGAATATCAGACGTTTTGAACCATTTATAGTCCTCATGCTCCCAGTTTAGCTTGATTTTTTCGTCCCACTCTTCCCTTGCTTCCCGCCTAATAGCGGTAACAAAAACAACACATTTACCCTTGCCATCCATTTCCGTTTGGCCTGAAGAGATAATATCCTGAGGTGATGGAACAAACCCTAATTCTTCATATAACTCTCTAGCAGCGCCTTGAGCAGGGAATTCTCCCTTCTGTAGGTGTCCGCCAGGCAGCCCCCAAGTATTTGGGTCACTTACCTTACTTGACCTTCTAAGGAGAAATACCTCTGCCTTATCCGGACAATAAAACAAAACACACGCACCATTAGCTGTGTCAATATTATTTTTGGATAACTTTTTTAATTCAGGATTGGCTGAACCTTGGAGTGACATGTTGCCATAGAATAAATTTCTAGAAATATTATAATCGGCATAATACCCAATTGGATATGAATATAAACCGTCAAGAGCTATTCCCGACATAACTCTTGAGTAAAATGGTGAGCCCAAAAATGGTGTCGGACCAATCCCTGGGGCTGCATCTTCATAATTACAAACTACAGCATCCTTCTCTTTCACAACATTAGATGCGTACTTACACTGTACCGGCTTCTCTGCTGAGTTCATGAGACGCCAGGTGAAAAGCTTTTTGTTAGCCTTGATAACTCTACCCCTATCTTCACTTGTACCGTCTTCGCCAACTACCTTAAGTGGAGCAAGCTTATCGATTATATCACCAGCATGCTTACACCCAAAGGGTATAGAAAGGCCGAACGGACACGGATCCGCATCGTCTTTCCTAACAACTGCTAGTCTTACAATCTTTTTACTCATCATTGCCTACAAAATCATGGATAGCATCCCTAGTATCCTCTTCAGAATAAGATTTTCCATTTATAATCATATTACAAAGTAGAGCTAGATTTCCAGAATAATCCCTTATACTCTCTATAAGACTCTCATTAATATTGGTGCCAAAATCGTGTGACATCCCTGATAAAAATGACATAGTTCTAGATATTGATTCAGATAAATCCTCCGATACATCTGGAGATATCTCAATATCCTCACCAAGATCTCTCACAGTCTTCTCTTCCCCTAAAGACATAAAGGCAATACATCTAACTTGTACAGCATTCTTAGTCTTAGAGTTCTTTTTCCTACGCTTCTCTATAAAATCTTTCACAGACTTATGCTTATCCATACGTCCATGATAAAGACCACCACCTGGAGATGTCTCATTAGAGCCCTCTTCGGAGTAATCGTAATTGGAAAAGAATGGCTTTTTATTCCTAGAGGAAAGCCTCTGCTCGTTTTTAACTGACTCAGGCTTGAAATCTTCCTTCCTAACAGATGGATGCCCTTCTGGAGCCTTCTTTTTATCTTTTTTTGCCATTATAGCTTACCCCCAGAGTGCGGCGCTAGTCTTTCTGAAATTGGAATGTACTGCCAAAGATTCATCTCAGTTAATAATCGTACAGTCTTATCTGTATCATAATCCATTGAGGTGTGAAGTTTATCAGTAATGTATTTTGGCTTAGAATTTTGAATTAGTTGTGGATTTTTAGAAACGAAATCTATTATTGGGGGTTCTACTTCGAATCCCAGTTTGGTTGCCATGTAAATAATTCTAACAATCCTTTTGTTATCATTACTCAGTGTAATGGGAGGCGGCAGTGGAGTCTTTAAAATTTTAGATTTAATATCTTTTATTGCTGTTCCAGTTGGGTCTTTAGTAGTACTAAGATCTAATTTTAATAAAAGAGTATTACAAGTAAAGTCTCTAGACATCAGTTCAATCTGCATTGGCTCCGGAGAAGCAACTCCAGCCTTTTTTAGAAGAGGTTGGACTTGTGGTGACGTAAAGTTAGATGAAAAATCAATTTTCATGTCTTCTATGGAAATTTGAGAGTGCCCATCCGGAAACGTTTTTATTGAAACATCCGGATAATTAACTGATAGAATCTGGTTTAAACTGATTGCCAGTGCCTTTACGGTATCGTCGCCGGTAGTTATATCCACATCCTGCACCTCTTCGATTTTGCCCATTATTTTATCTCTAGGAAAACCTCCAACGATGAATGGTTCAGATATACCATTCTCCTTAGCCACTTTGGCTATCAAGTTTAAAAGTTCTGTTAACCTCATTATCTCACTGGTACGATTTTACCTGTCTCTACAGGAGTTGGTTGAGCTAATTCTTGCTGAGCTTGCCGTGCGACTTCTGATTTTTCTTTGGCATCACCCTTATCAAGCTTTTCGTTAGACCTTTGCTTCCTCACGCTTTTACGCTGGTCTTCCTTGTCCTGCTGAGACTGTAAATTAGACTGAACAGCCTGAGTTTCCGGATCTATTTCTTTCTCCTTCTTAACCCATGAATCTGCCTCTGAAGATTCAATAGAGCCCTTAAGCTTTGCTAGCATGTCTTCAAGGCGGGTTGATACGTACTGAGTAGATTCAAGAGCCTTTGACTGTGCTTCTCCGAGCTGAGGGAAATAAGCAGCCAAACCTAGAGAATCCATAACCATATCAAGCTTAGATAGCTGCCTTGGGACTTCTCTCTGCTTATAAATACCAACAAGCATTTCAAGAAGATTAATGGCATCGTGAATGGTTACCTGATTAAGAGCCTCATCGATAATATCAGCAGTATTATCCTCTGGACCCACAGATTCATCTTCGGTTACAACGATGTCATTTTCCGGTGGTAACCGTACTGGTGGAAGTGCATCTCTCTGCCTCCGTGGCTTGTCTTGAGGTGGAGCGACCTCGGCCTCTCCAATACTAATATCCTCATCAGGCGCACCAAAATTTTGAGCTGTAACAACTATGTCTGGCTCGTCAGATGCTGCCTTTGGCTTAGGAGCTGGCTTAGGAGCTGGAGTGCCTGGAGCTGGGGCTACCGCTGCCGCTGGGGAATTAACTTTCCGCTGAGACTCCTCAAACTTTTCCTTATCATTCTCGTCGTAAAGACCGTCTTCATATCTAGCAAAAAATCTTGCCCAAGCTTCATCTTCTGATATTCCTGCTACAGCGGGCGCTCCTATTGATCCACCCGCTGGAGGGGTTGCACCAGCAAACGGATCGAATTGAGCTATCTTGTGGAAGAAGTCTCTGCCTCGGAGGGAAGCGTGCGCCTCTTTCATATAGTTACCAGCTCTGAAAATATAATCTTCAAAGAGGGCAGATTTAATAGAAATCTTATTTGCAATTTGAACCTTTCTCTTAAGGTCCTGAAGGAGCTTCAACATAAACTCCTGATCGTCTCCGGCAAATGATTGACCATCAAGAGAGCATAGAAGCCTCTCTGCTGCTGATAATCTTCCAAGGATCTTATTGCGGTGCATCTCAATAGAATCTCTAACCTGAACTTTATCAATCTTTGGCTTATGCTCCTCTTTTTCCCTCATAGGAACTGGGAGCTGAGACATAGGTAGAATGTACCCATTATCTCCATGATAGTCAGATGCTGTAGCTATTTTGGGATATTTTTTATCGACTCCTTCGTCGTAAAATTTTAACCAATGCTTGTAATCTAATTTTTCCATTTTATCCCACTTTGCCGTAACTTCAGATATGGCCTGATAATAAGGCTTTTTAGCTCTATTCATTCTGGAATGTATGTCCCTTGTTGCCTTTATCCAACGAGAGATATCATAGGCAGGTTTCTGATGGTCCCCAGCATATCCTTGTGGGTATGCTATTTTATTCAGATTATTACACTCTTCAGCTTCATCGCTTAAAATAATTCCAACAGCTCGTGCTGCCCTAGCCACGGTACAAAAAACATCATAAATATCTGTCAAGTCATACTTATCAGAATAAAGCTCTCGATATAAGGCGTCCATTATCTCTGGACCTACCTGCTCTGCGCTAATATCCTCTATAATATCAGGAACATCATGCTGTATTCTTCTCATACGCATCTCTTCATCTGGTGAAGAAATGCCTATAGAAGACATTTGCATAACATCGGCTAGAAAATCTTCAAAATCTTCCTGATCAATAGCATCTAGCATAATGGAGTTCTTTAGCTTAGAGAAAAAATAATCATTAATCTTTCCGGCCTGATGCAGCTCTTCTAAATTATATTTCACTACTCAAACTCCCCAATCTTTTCATCCAATTTATCAGCCTTAGCTTCAAGCTTAGCAACATCTTCTCTTGTTTTATTAAAAGATTGAGCAGGAACTTCAGAAGGTGACTGTAATTTAGACATCTCCTCTCCAAGCATATCCATAAACAATGAAGCTATCTCGGGGTCAAGTCTTCCAATAACCTTCTTGATAGCTTCCTGAAGAGCCACTGACTGCTGCTCAACCATTTGAACTGTGTATGTATGTTCAATGCGCTGGTCTGGTGACTTATTAATGACCTTATCGATCTTTTCGATAACCATCATATTAAGTTCGAAGTACTTAGATAGAACGAAGTCGAGTTTAGTATTACCAGGGTTATCCTGAATCTTATCGAAAATTTGCTCTTGACGCACTTCCATCATGGTCATCTGCTCGACCAGCTTCTTTTCAACATCAACCTTTTCATCCATAACATTGGCAAGCCTTTCTTTCCAGCCTTTGTTATTTAAAAGAGATTTGGCTATGTCTTTATCTAGAGATCCAGCTTTTTCATCTCTAATTACCTTCTCCATAAAATCGGAGGTGGAGCCAAAAGACTTGTGGAACTTCTCTAGCATAGACGCAGAAAGACGGAGATGATTCTCATCCGGCCCTGGGTACTTATGTTTAAGATAAGCACAAACTTCTTTCGGTGTGTCGCCAGAGCCTAGTTTATTTACTAACCTTTCACACTCTGGGTGTTGTAATAATTTACCGTATTCACTTGCCATAACATGCCAAACACTACTTAGAACTATTCTTCCTTTCTAGACGCTGAGGAAGTAAGTCCCTCTCTTGTCGTAAATAAAGATCTTGACTGATGGTCATTAAGGTCTGGAATCTGTTGGTCTACTGAGCCGCCTGGAATCTCATTGCCCTTATCGGTAGTATACCCTGCTCTATAGTCGTAAGTCTTTCCAGTTGTTGGGTCCTGGTAAACACCATCAGTGATTCTCATAAGAGAAACGCCTGGACGGTCTGGAGAGTAGCGAGTGCTAAGAGGTGCTTCCATTGAGCGGTATCTACGAACATTCTTATCAACAGCATCTGCAATAGCCCTATGACCATGCATCTCTTGGAGTTCCTTTCTTGGATTAGAATACTTCTTTTCAATCTCTCTTGATCTACGAGTCTTACGTAACTCCTCAAGCTCCTTATCATAAACAAGGTTAATCTTTGTTACTGCCTCACCTGGCGCTGCAAGTGCAAGTAGTACCTGATCAATTGCTGAAGCCTCAGCCTGAAGCTCAGGGTCTCCGGAAAGATCGAAAGCGGAGGCTAGCTCAGCAAGCTCTTCAAGTGACTGAGAGCTAACCTCTGGCTCTTCATAGGTAGAAGCCATCTTCTCAATAAAAGATATGGACTGAGCAAAAATATTAGTTACATCTGGATCATTAACATTAAGTGATACAAACCTGTTTTCTAGCCCTCTTGCTGCCTTTAATAGCTCTGATTTAATAGACGCATCACTCACCCTGGACTCCTCATTATGCATTTCATCTATAGTCATTATTAATCCTCTGGGAAGAAAACGTTGTAAGAGTTAAATACTGGAACATCACGAACCTTAGTGTTAGCTAGTTGAACCATTCTATTGGATGAAACTCCAGCCATAATGTCAGCTGACTTATCTCCAACCTCGGAACCCTCGGAACCCATTGGGTCTGATAGGCTCTGCATTAAGACTGCAACAGCAATCTTCTGTGCCTGCTTATCAACTTCTCCAAGAACATTGATTGCATCCTCTGCCTTGATAAGGTTACCTTCAGCAACAGCCTCTCGTACCTGCTGTACAAGCTCTGATGGCTTGAGTCCGGCAGACATTGAAGAAGCAGCTAACATGCGAGTATCTGGAGATGTATCTTCTACCAGTTCTTTAATTCCAGCCTGTGAAAACGCCTTAACCTTTCCTGATGCAATAGCAATATTTGGTGGAAAGACATTATTTCCAACAACTTTAATCTGAGTTAGCATAGCGGAATTAACGCCGACTCCAATTGCGTAATCAATTTCCCTCTCAGAAACATTAGCTACCTTAACTTGAACATTTGGATATCCAAACTGAGTCATCTTTCTAATGATGATATCTCGTCCAGCTTCTACTACTCTATTGGAGTGAATAAATCTAGCCGCACCATCAGGTGAAGTTACACGATCAGCAAACTCAAAATGTTCAGGAGACATCTCTGCTTGTGGGTCCTGAACGAACTCAGAAGCCTCAGCGACCTTAAGGCCAATGATTCCATTAGCATCGAATGTGTTATTATCTGAACCGTACTTCTCAGAACGAAGTCTAATGACTGCCATTTCAATTCCAGATGCAACCTTCTTCACACCATTCTTAGCGGTAGAAAGAACTTTTAACAGACCCTCACCATCAGCAAGGAAAGACTTTCCAGCAGTAGATACAATATGCTGAGTTAGCATTGGTGCCTGGAGGTCAATAAATGAATCCTGTCCAAGGAACATTGTTGGGAAAAGCGCTGAGCCTTCCTTAATCTCAATAGGAATAACGACTGATGTAGAACCCTTTGGAGTCTCATAAGAAGCCTGGCAAAGAATTAAATCTTCCTGTCCTGCAAATACTGAAATTTTCTTTGGAGCAAGACCGATCTCAATTAGACCAGCATTACAAGCTCTTTCAGCCTTCCTGCCAATCTCGGCAGAATATGGCTTATACTCATCAGAGCCATCGAAAGCAGCAGCTAATGCATTTGAAAGCATTGGATCAGCAACGTATTTAAAGTCATCAAGAGTTCCAATACCCTCTTCACCAGAGTGATCCATAACCTGGGGGCCTTTGAGGATATTCTCTCTATCAATCTCATCGGCAAACACTTCGCCAAGTTTAGTTGTTGTTGAGTGAAGTTTATCACACAAAGATGTAAACGCCGCTCTAGTTATGAACGGTTCAGTCTCAGCCATCCTATTGAGAACCTGGGACGCCGTAAGAATAGGAGTGTCAAATGGAAACTGCTCAGCAGCCCTTGAAGCACGCAGTGCTAAAGAAGGAAGGAGTAAGCTCTCGTTTGCCTTAACCATCTCAGCAGCTTTAACAGCCTCTCTTGCAAGATCTCGTAATGTCATTTCATTATCCTCTTAATTCTGGGTACTTAACAAGTAGAAAATTCTTAGACTCTTCAGCCATATCTTTTATTAAAGAAGAGCGAAGAGAAGCATCAGAAGCAAGCTTGTTTGGAAGCCACCTACAAAGAAGATGAATATCGTTAAGGCCCACATCAGTTGTAGCAATTCTTTTAATAGCCTCACCTTTGTAAAATACATTTGCTCCAGACTCACCGTCTGCAATAACTTCCCACTCAGAAGCAGAAGCTTCAGCGGTTAGCACAGTCTCCTCAACAGAGTCATACATTGCAACAATAACGGGTCCGTCAACGGAATCTTCAATTTTCCAAAGTTGAGTTGTGTCTTCGTTTTCTCTAAAACGAACAACATCAAACGCAACCTTAACAATAAGATGTTGAACGTCAGCTAACTTATAACTCTTTGTACCGTTATATTTGTTGTCAAGATTAGTAAAATCTACAGAATACTTATCCATTTAATTCTCCAAGCCGGGAAGTGGGTGTGTTTAAAATCATCCTAAAGCTAAAAACATACGAAATAAATAGTAGAATGACGCACCATTAAAATATCACTTCTTTACATATTTATATCAGTATATACATCAAAAGCTTAAAAATGCTTCATCAATCCTAAAATTTCCATTCGTGCATACTTATTTTTAGCTATGAAGTCTAAGTTTTCTCTTGAATACATCGTCTGAGCCTTACCCATTAACAAATCTTTCATCTCAAAAATAGGATGTTCAAAATGAAGAAGATCAGGTTTGGACCAGTCCCCGCCCCATTTCAGGCCAAGAGACTTACCTATCTGACCTATCCTTTTCCAGAGAGCAGTGTCGTTAGGATAATAAACCTTACCGTCCTTTATAGGGGCAACATCAAAGGCTACTCCAAAATTATGCTTTGAATATCCTGGCCTTGCATTAGTAACAACAGGGCCCTCAACTGTTCTACCCTGTTGATAAATTTTATCCTGAGATGAAGGGGACCTATACCCAGACGTTATACGGAGCTGTATGCCTTCTTGTGCGGCAGAAGCAACCATCTCTCTAGCTAGGGAATGCATGCTAGTATCAAGAGATGAGATGATACTTTCTGATTGAGCATCAGCCTCTGGCGCAGTAGAAGACGCTTCCTCGGAATCATATGGCAATGCCATAGGTACATCAAGGTAGTCTAATAATTGATTTATTTCCTGAGTATTAACCACACTTGTATATTAAATAATGCGCTTAGTCAAAAACATTGTGGAACCATTTAGGTGCAATTTTGAGATCTTTATAGTCCAATACCTTTTTCGAATTCATTCTATTCATTATTTCAGGCATATTGTAGTTACCATCAAAACTTCTTCTCCTGAGGATTACATCGTGGAACATGATATAAGCATTTGCTTCTTTAATATAATTTTTTATATTTATTGGTAGTTTACGCTTTCTTATTAGCTGTACGGTTATTCTCTCATTATCCGCCTCAAGGGCCTGGGATGCCCTCAATACCTTATTAATCTTTCTAGTAGAGAAGTCTTCGCCATCAAGCCATTTCCACAGAGTGATGTCATCATGGTTATCCATCACTCCCTCTAGGTACTGAGTGAAGTGATGGATAACCATGAGCATAGATTGAAAGCCAGCCCTCATGGCCCATAGCTACCTTGAACTCTTTCCTAAGGTGATTAAACCAACCCGAACACTCTAGATTACTATCTCCATAAACGAACTCGCCCGGAGCTAGCTCGATAGATATTCCACTATCAGCCATCTCCAGGCAAGTTTCCCCTACAAATTTAGTAGTAATCGTATTCGGCATTAATCTCAGTAAGTTCCTTTAAGATCTCCTGGATCTCATCGTCCTTCTCAGCTAAGCGTCTGAGCTTCTTCTTGGCACCACCATAAATTCTTTTTCCGTTTCTATAATCGCAATTTCCATTTATGGACTTTGTAATAGATGATTGGTTTACATTTAGCTTTCTAGCTATCTCAATCTGTGTAAACCCCTCGCAGTACAGTTTCATAACCTCTCGTTGACGGTCAGTTAGTTCCTCATCAACTAGCCTCCAGAAAGCAACCCTCAATCTTTCCTTTGCATCCAGATACTTCTCTCTTAGCAATGGATCATTTCCCGTTACCATTCCCTCTCGCTCAGCGAACTCCGCCATCATTTCGCTTGAATAAGGCAGTTCAGCAAAAAGTGATTGATACCGGTCGCTTCTGTTCTTAGATCTATCAACCATTACTTCTCCTTATTTTTACGCCTATTTCCATTTAAAATATTTTGTTTAGCAGAATAAGGCCTTAAATTAGACAATTTCCAACATTTTTTAAATTCTTCGTCCTGCATTGAGGTATACTTAAAAAATGAATGAGGGATAATATGGTCCATTTGCCAAGTCCAAGTACCATCATTTGAATCATCCCATTTTTTTGAATCATAAATTCCCCAATTTTCCCAAGACATCCAACTCTCAAACTTGGATTCTATATACTCTTTTAACTCTTGAGCTGTATAGGGCAGATTCTTAAAAGTTGATCCACCTTTAATAATATTTTTATTTTTAAGAATTCTATATATAGAACTAGAAACTGTTCTTTTTAATCTACATACGGGGTTTTGACGCCTTCTATCATTAGCACGCTCATTACAAGCCTTTCTGTTACTCTCCATATATGTCTTATGAACGCCTAAGATTCGCTTCTTATTATTAATGTAATAATTTTTATTTTTTTCAATAATTTTATTTTTATTTTTTATAGAATACTTTTTTTGACCATCTCGTATTTTTTCTCTGTTTTTAGATCTATACTCGCTAGCCTTTTTTCTATTTTTTTCTTTATTATTACAATTATATTCCCTCCCCTTTTTCTTAATATAATCCACATTTTCTTTGCGATACTTTTTGCTATATTCCCTTTTATATGAAGCTATACATGGTTTGCAGTGAGTCCTACCCTTTGGGAACATATTTCTAGGTTTATCTTCGCCACACTTAGAACATTTTCTATCAACCATACATCTCCATATATCACATAAGATTTTTCATCATATTAATTACTTTTCCCTTTCTTTCATTAGAGGGCTCTTTCCTATCAAACTCATCAATATCTTTATATCCAGTTGGCGGGGACAAGCCCTTGATGGAAGCCAGCTCGGAATATCGAGCCTTAGCTTTAACCTTACCCTTTTCACCAGCCTCATCGTTATCAAACATAAGAATTATGCTGTCTGTGTACTTCAGAAGTTGATAGAACTGATATCTGGACAAAGTTGCCCAACCCAACGCCACAACGTTGTATATTCCCATTCTATGACACGCTATACAATCAAACTGACCCTCTACACAAATAACGTAGCCCTTTTCAAGAATTGCCCTTTTAGCTACGTCCAAACCGTAAACATAAAGCTCCTTATCCGCATTTAAAGAATATTTATACTTTTGGATTTGTTTATCTTTCTGTTCTCCATCAGGCAGTATAGACCTGCCCATTAATGAAACAATATCCCCATGCACATTCCTAAATGGCATTAAGAGGTTGTGATCGGAGAAGTGTCCTCTAATAACCTTTCCGGAGGATATGTACCTCGGATAGATGATATTAAATCTTTCAAGGCAACCTTTTCCCACAAACTTAATTAAAGAGCTTAAATTGTCCGATGATGGAAAATATCCTACACCATATTTAATTTGAAGATCTCTAGACAGCCTTGCATCAATGTAGTCTCTACAAGTCTGTGCCTGTGGATCCTTTCTTAAAAGATAAGAGCATGCATCGGTTATAGCTTCAAAAGTTTCTGCACGAGATGTGAGGGCTTCTAGCATTATTACTTTCTAGACAATGTTGCCTTGAGCATTTGTACAAATGGTCCCCCCAGGTCAGCCGTGATATCCTTAGAGCACGACCCACAAAGAATCTCCCTGTCATTACCAAGCTTTGGTGTTCCATCCCTCATGCAGCTCTTACACTTAACTGAATACGCAGAGTTGGTTTTCTTAGGCTTAAGAACCTGTCCCATACCAACTAACTGGCGTTTCATGAAAACATCAATAGATGTAATCTCCAGCTCGCACTCCGGACAGAAAACCTTGTCAGTCTTCTTATCAATGACCGGCTCAACTTCCTGTCTACACTCCTTATCTTCTGAATTACAAAACGTTCTAAATGCCATAATTATTCTCCCTCAATCTCTTCTACCTCTGACTTCGGATAGCTTTCCAAAAACTCAACTAATGGTGAAGTATCTTCTGGGTACTCCACTCTCACCTTGAAAATGTGTGATCCTCTCTTAGCAACACCAAAGCCTCTTACTCTAACCGTGTCTCCATTTTTAATACCAGGCTTTATCTTTAAAGTCTTATTACCGTAAGCAGTCCTGGTTTCCTTGGAGGTCCCCTTCAAAGCGTCAAGTAAAGAAACTGTAATGTATGATATAACATCCATTCCCACTCTTGAAAGGTCTGGGTCATCTTCAATATGAATTTCTAAGATTGCATCAGATACCTGACCATTAACAATTCCGCCCTCATTTTCAATCCTGGCGTATGATTCACCCTCAACACCGCCTGGAAGGTCTATCTCCGTCTCCTTAAGCTCCTCTATGACCCCTGCCCCAGAACAGCCTGAACAGTCCTTGATACCAACTCCAGAGCACTTAGGACATATAACATTCCTATTAAAAGATACGGACTTACTACATCCGACAATTGATTCGACAAGTGTTAATTCAATCGAACCAACCAGAACCCTTGACTTTCTCATATAAGATTGACCGTTTATGTTAATCCTAACCCCAGTCCTACTGAATATCTCCTCCATATCCTCCTGGGAAGGCCCTCGGTACCTAGCAACGGTTCCATGATCCTTGACGAACTGATACGCCTCAGATATCTTCTTGAACTGATCCTCAGCGCTTTTTTCACTGTGTTTATTCTTGTCTGGATGCCACTTGGAGGCCAAGTCTCTGAAATTTTTGTCAGCGATTTCTTTTGAGTCACCAATGTTGATGCCCAAAATTCTGCAAGCTTCTTGTGTATTCATTCAAATTATTCCTATACTTCTTCTTTAATATTCTGAACTGGAGTACTCGACTTTTTAAAAACTGGAAGTACATTATATTTTTCGAAAAGTTTTTCTATGGGCTTAGTAAATTTCCCTGTATACTTTGGAATTTTCTGCTTACTTCCAACTGCTTTTACTAGCTTGTTGTAAGAAGACTTCATGAGCTTTGGCGGCCTTACCTCTTCCGATGGATGAATATACTGCTCATCTGTATGAATTTTATTTGACTCTAGATAGTCTGCCAGGTTCCTTAGGAAGGAAATAATATCAATATGATAATGACCACCGTAGCGTTTGAAAGCGTTGGTCATCTTTCCCTCGATAGAGTTTGCTTGGAATTGTAATACGCCACGACACAACCCCTTACCAGTTTCATCTGGCAACTCTGCTTTGAGCTTATGTTGGTGATCCAAAGTGCCCTCTTCTAATGGGAATTTGTGTCCAAACAAAGGGCATATACCTTTTTGTTCTTTATGCCATTTTTCTCTAAGATACTTTAAATCTTTTCTTTTCAATTGTTTAAGAGCCATACATGGTAATATAACAAAAGAAAAAGGGATGACGTTTCCGTCACCCCTTTAAGATAAGTTACTCTATTTCATTCAGCCAGTTGCTGCTGGCTTATCGAATGAATAATCATCATTCGTAGTTGCCTTTAGCTCGGTCTTGATTGGCGCTGCTTCTTCAACCTTGGACGTTCCATCCCAACCTAATCGCTCAAGGAATGAGCGACATCTCTCCACAGTAGGCGGAGTGCATAGACGGATTAGGTTCTCATCAATAACCTCAGGTGTTACTGATGTGATTAGCTCCTGATCGGCCTCTGTTAGTGGCTTAGGCGGACGTGGAACAACATTGTAGAAACCACCGGGTGAGGCCGCCCTTGGGTTGTAACGAATGTTGATGTCGTACAAGTTAGGAAGTCCGTACTCCGGATCCTCCTTGAATGCCTGCAACTGCTCGTAAACAAGCACAGACATGTCGAAGAGCTTAATTGCCCCACCCTCTTCAGAGCGATCAATTACGCCCGCTAGATAGCGCTTCTTTGGCTTATACCCAGCCTGAACGGTTGGACATTCACTCTTGTCAACTGCGGGGAATGCACAGTTTACGCGCTTTCCGTATTGTGACTTACCATCTAGGAATTTAACCTGCCAGTATTTAGCTGGTGCAGTTATAATCCTTACTACATTATTTCCGTCTGATAAACGGAGGAATGGTAGCCTTAATGCATCATCCCTTTCTGGCCTAGATGTCTGTACTTGCTCGTCCCATGATGTCAATCCAAAATTTGTTGTATTCGTCATTTTATTTTTTCCTTTTACTTTTTTCGTTATGCAAATTCGTTTTAAATTTAACGTTCAACGCCGCTGAACGTTATGTGCTCGATTTTAACAATTTGAGACCAAGGCAAGAACCAATCAATTTGATTCTCTTTATCTCCAAGATTTCTATCAATTTCTTTTGCACTTATTTTTCTTATTTTTTTTGCGCTTGCTTCTGTAATGATACATCCTCGAATTTTGATATAAGATGCATACACATCGCACACATCCTTCCTAGTTTTTATGTAGGAAAATTTAGTCCCATTCAATTCACGTACCGTTACAATATATACCGGCATAGTAGCTAATTTATCTACTGGATCTCCTAGGGGTGGCATTATTTGTCCGCCCTTTCGGTTATTCTATTTTTTAAGCCATTTTTAATCTTCATCTTTATCATCCCAACCAGTAATTCCAGCTGTTTCTGCTATTTTCTTTACGTTTCCTTCAAGGTCAATGCCTGTGGCAGAAACAACCAAATCAAGCTCTGCTATACTATCTTGGCCTGAAAATAAATGATTCTTCTTGACTCTAGCTCTAGTTACAATTCCATATTTGACTTTGTAACCATTCCTCGTTTTCATCAAGTCTTTCTTTCTAGTCAGCTGGATGATGACACTCGACAAATATTCTAATTGACCCCCACCTTTTTCTTTGAAGCCTACGGAATTAATGTTCGCATAAACTTGATTTACACAAAATAGAGCAATAGTTTCATCACCAGTCTTTACATTTCTAAAGCGCTCAATATTCTTATTGAGTTTCATTATTGCAAAAGAAACTTCCTTTGCAGAAACACCAGGCTGCTTTGAATAGCTATCCTCATCATCATCGTCCTGCGCTGAGTTCAGGGTTGCGCCAACAGAATCCCAAACAATAAAGATTTTGATGTCAGGGTTCTGCTCTTTAGCTGCCTTGATGTACCAACAAACCTGCTTAACTCCCTCGGTAATAGACTTCGAACGAGTTACGACCATCTGTGATGGGTCTCCGCCAATCATCTCAAATCTAGCAACATCAAACTTTTTTTCAGAGTCCCAAAGGATAACGAGTGCGCCATCGTCCTGAGCCGCCTTCATAAAGAGCATTGCAGTCGTAGATTTACCAGAATCAGCCTTACCTGCTACCTGTACACAGCGACCGTACGGAATACCTTTGACGCCTATTAAAGGCTCCCAAAACTTAACTCCCTTTGACAATACGTAAGCAGAATCATCTGTTGGAAGCTTGATGCCATCTCCCATAACAAAGTCCATTGCTAAACCTTTGTTCTTACCGTATCTTCCCTTAACTGAATCGACTAAAGCTTCAAGGTTTAACTTAACCTTTGGCACTGAAATATTTTCAGCCTCTTTCATATCACCAAGCCCCTCTTCTACGTCAGCAACCATAGCTGTATTCGCTTTTTTACCCCTAACCATTTACACTCCTCTTTTTATCGTTCTGAACGTTATATGTGCATCCCGGAATACGTTTAAGAGATTAGTAAATTCTCTTGCTTCTTTTTCAGCTACATTTTGCTCCTTATAAAGTCTATTAACCTCATCATCTCTTAACACTAACTGTGCTAGCGCAGCCTCCGCTAATTTTTTACCGTCAACCGGCTTCTGCCTTAAGTTATAATAAGCATCGGCTTTTGCAAAATCTATATCACGTTTCAAACCCCTTGCTAAAGCCTCTGCTGAAGCATGTGCTTTCAGCAATCCAACCTGAGTTAAAAGGCACAGTGCTGCTATTGAATCAGCTTCTGATTCATCGAACACCCCCCTATGTAATGCGTCCAATTCAAGAAGAACTTTATTGTAGTTCTTATTAAATGCTTCCTCTGATACTAGGGCCCGTGCTTCGTCTGATGTTGGTTCTATCATTAAATCCTCTTCATTTAGAAGAGGACTTAGCTAGCTTCTCGACAGCTTCCTTTACTTCTTCCTGAAGTTTTTCTGTATTTTTAATTAAAGACTTTATTTGATCAGAAGCCTCTTTTATCATTGCGACATTTTGCTCCTGAGAAATTCTCAAATGCTGGTTTACCATTATAGAAATCAAAAACGTGAACACTTCCAGAGTGGTTGTTCTGTTTTGCGGAGGGCGGACAAAGATAATCGTTCCATGCTCATTGGTTTCAAAGTGATTTTTAAATAACTCTTCTCCCTGAAAGTTCGGACGATCATATGATCTACAAATATCTTGGTACAAATCAAACTCATCATTTGTTAAATCAATGCGCTTGTTATCTATAATTCTTCTCATCCTGACCTATAAAAACCCTGAGGGTGATCTAATGTGCCTGAACTAACAGCAGCCTGCGCTTTTATTCTGGTAGCTCTCTGGTTATGAATAATTTCCTGACCCTCTTGCCCGGTCTGCCTAATTAGCAGTTTTTCAGCATCAGTTAGCTGTCCGTCGTCATTATGTCCAACATTGGAGCGCGCCCGCTCTCCGTCGAAGTCTCCCATGTCCTGATTAGGGGAAGCTCTATTTTGGATAGCCATAATCTGTTGTGGCGTCAATGCTGCGGCACCACCGCCACCGGAGGCTGGTGGATTGAACGGATCGATACCAGCCTCCATTAGCTCTTTAGTTGCATCATAGTCCTCTCTTGAAGACATTTCATCTGGAGAAGTATCAACAATAGGGTCATGTGGATCAGGGAGCGAACCTATGTTTGCTCTCATTGCGGAGATTTTATCCATGTTTGTTTGAGCCGCTGCGTTAGCTGAGTTAACCCTACCAGCCATGTGAGTCCTCTCAAGAAGCTCCTGGTAAGCGTTAGTGGCGTGTTTAATCCCCTGTTGCTCTGCGCCACCACCGCCACCCTGCTGCTGCCGTTGTTGCTGCGCCCCTGGTCTATTAAACCTTTGAACAGGCTCTCCCTCAGCAATTTTCTGAACTCTGTAATTAGACAATAGCCAACCAGTGACACCCTGCGGATCATTAGGCATCTTTGCAAGAGCCTCTGCCAACTCCTCTTTGAGGAGAATGGAGTCATCAGTCATAATTGGACCGTCACAAGAAGGACAAGCGTTCTTCTCAATGACCGCTACCCACTTTGGTGGTATATCTTCACCGCAAGAAATACATCTCATTTATTACCTAAAACTAAATTCACCATTGTCATCATCGTTTATTGGAGACACTCCGTCGAAAACTAATTCTTCCTCTAAAGACTCTGCTAAATCTTCCTTATTAAGCGCAACCACTTCTGCTTTATTAACAGAGGAGGTACGCTTCATCTTGACAGACTTACCTTTGAGAATCTTGGGAGGTTTGGGAGCATCCTTATAAGACAATATATCACCCAAAATGAATGAATAAGCATGCTCATTATCCCACTGAAAGAATCCATCAAAATAAATTGCTATACCCTGAGCTAGGTTCCCCTTACCACCAGACAGCTCCTTTTCCACTCTATCCTTGGCTTTATCCCATGCAGAAGGAAATGCTATTATATTAAGTGAATTTCCAAAGGGATCCTCAACCGTAAGCCTAGCCATTATCTGACCAAATATTTTAGAGTCCTCTTTTTTAACCTTAAATTCAAATACGTGAGATACAATCCCCTTCAGTCCAGATATCCCATGATTCTGAATGTTGTGAGTATTTGCTCGTCTATTTTCCTTTTCATCTTCAGAATACTCTATAAAATCAACTTTCTCCGCTAAAGAGGTAAATGAAGTTATATTTTTGTCAAAGAATTTAGGAAAGCGATCCTGTACCGAACCTGTAATACCTTCGCCAAGATATTTTTCTTCCAGAGCGAAAACCTCATAAGGCTTCCAAGATGGCTCATCATCTGGGAAAGGATACTCAAATTCGGAAAGAACAATATCCGCCTCAACCTGAGTTATAGTCTTCTTTTCAACCTTTTTCTTCAGAGAAGACTCCAGAGCCTTAATCTTCTTCCTGTAATCAGAACAGTAGAAAAACATGTGCTCACGTTTCATTTTGAAATCATCCAGCGCTCCAGCAGCTGCCAAAGCCTGGATAACTGGCGCTCTAACATTTGAAGCGTCAGTCCTAGAGATAATATCCTTCAAGTCCTTAAAGGGACGCTTATCAAGAATCTCGCCAATAGGACCCTCCTTAACGTTCCTCAAAGAGTCCAAGCCAGTCATTAATGTGTTCCTGTCGATAATCCTGTAAGAGATGTCTGATGTGTTGATGTCCGGGGGAACAATCTTCACACCAAGCGCTCTAATCTCTGCCTTGATCTTATTCACCTCATCTTTAGCCTTTGGATGTGATGACTTAACTTTAGTCATAAGGTTGGACACTAGGAATTCTAGCGGGAAGTTTGCCTTCAAGTACGCAGTATGGAACGAAATCATTGAGTACAGAACGGCGTGTGTCCTATTGAATCCGTAACCACCGAAGGAGGCAATAAGCTCATCCCAGACTCTAGTAGCATCTTCCGTAGAGATATCATTTGCCTTAGGAGCATCCTCAATGAAAGAAGCTCTTAACGCCTCTACCTTCTCAGGATACTTGCCCTTAGCCTTTGTCATCTTACGAAGGTCGTCCGCCTTGTGAAGGTCCCAGCCAGCCACATCAGCAGCCATGAACATAAGTGACTCTTCGTACAGAGCGAAGCCATACGTTGACGATAGGGCCCTGTCCAGCGTTGGGTGCATCAGGGTTAACTCTTCCTCACCATTACGAACCTTCATGAAGTCATTGATGATCGCTTTAGCTGCTGGACGAATAAGAGCTGTAACAAGTGCAATATCCTCTACAGATTGAGGCTGAAGCGTCTTACATACAGGTCCGGCCACACCAGCCAGCTGGAACACACAGAATACATCTCCTCTAGATATTAGGTCGTATGTCTTCTTATCATACTTGTCATAGTCAAATGGTAAGGACGGAGGAGTCTTTCCAACTTCTTTAATAATTGAATATGTTCTTTTTATAATATCTAGGGTTTCCAGGCCAAGCGTATCCATCTTGACCAAACCGTTGTCTTCGGCTGTATCCTTTGTGTACTCAAGGCACAGAGCACCATGAGGGTCTCGACGTAGCGGAACCACCTCATGTAGCGGACGCTTGCCAATGATTAGACCTGCGGCATGTGTGGACCACGCACGAGCTTTACCACCAAGGATTGAGAACTTCCCAAGCTCTGGGTACTGCTTAGCGTACTCCATGAACAATGGAGCCTGCTCAAGAGCCGTTGTGACCCTAGAATACTCTGGCGAGATAGAGTCTGCAATATCATCACCAATGGCTGCTGATGCAGTCCTGCCGTCATCACCGAAGTCAAACACGCGAGCAATGTCACGCGCATAGACCTTGGGAGTCATGGTATTGATATTTGAAACGTGAGCGACGAACTCATCCCCGTACTTGCCACGAATGTAAGCGTGAAGCCTTTCCCTGCCCTGTGGAGAGAAATCGGTATCAATGTCAGGGAACGATGTCTTCTGCTTGTTGTGGAACCTAGAGAAAATCAATTGGTACTTGAACGGGTCTGCCTCATGGATTCCCACTAGATAAGCAGTGAAGCACCCGCCCACAGAGTTATGAACAGCATAGTTTGATGTTAAATAAGATACATCTTCCTCAACAGATATGTCGTAAACGCTATCCAACTTAACCTCACTAATAGAGGTTACCCTGCAAAAATACCCATTATATTTTATTAGGTTATTAGTGGATCTGTCAAGCTGCAGGCCATTAAATCTTATCTCGTAAGATTCAGGGCAGATATAGTTTCCATAAGCGTGCTTTTCTCTTGTATTTATAGAAGATGGAATTCTAAGGTATAGTAGAGCTTCTTTAAATTCTAATGCTAACCTTCTAGATGTTGTATTAAGATTTTCTATTTTGCAATCTTTTACCACCTCAACGCGTCCATCAGAATCACAAAGACCACTTAATAATGATCTTAATCCGGATTCATGTAGGTGTCTAAAGAAATCGGGTAGGTGCTTTGTTTTTGATGAGCATTTATAATCAGAAATTATTGAGCTAAAAAAGGAATGCAAAACACTTCCCTTAATCACTAGCCGTACTAATTTCTTATTTTTTGAATCATATCTTTTTATATCAAAACCATTTAATTCAAAATACTCACTAATCCTATCAACACCATCAACATCATCGGAGTGAAAAGCAAATCCTATCAGATATCCCTTATCCGATGTATGCTCAGACCATCCATCTCCAATCCACCTGCCAATAATGTATAATAGCTCATCATCCTTTTTAAGGAATCGAATTATCTTATTATCAGTAATTTCCAATTCATCAGACTTAGGGCTCGAATAATTATTAGCCAGATCAAAGCTTTCATTATCCCATATCTTTTTAAAATTATATACATCTAACTCACTCCTATCAGGAAATGGCATAAAGATATAATCACCAACACTTAGGTCTTCTGATTTAATCCAGTTTGGATTTGATGGGCCTTCCCATCTCTTAACCTTACCAATAGATGGTAAACCATTATTCCTAACACGCATATACTCTTCAGTTTCAAAGCAGTGAGATGCATATACTTTATGATCTTTAGTCAGATTAATATTATCGAATGAGTAATTGGTCCCTATACTTAGGCCAACCTCATCAATATCATATTCAAACTTATTATACACTTTCCGTACTCTACCCTTATGAGTAAATACATTATCCCCTACTGAAACCGAATCAAGTTTAACAAACCCTTTATCAGTTAGGACATCAGTGTCGCCAGTGAGACAGCCACGGCCAGGTCCAACAGGAATCTCCTGCTTATTACACCACTGGATGTAATCAACAACGATGAGCATGTACGAAGCGAATCCGTGATACTCAAGTACGTCAAGCTCCTCAGTAATCTGAGCCTTGTACTCAGCCATCTTGTCTTGTGATAACTTACCTGAAGCCATCCTATCTTGAAGGCCCAGCTCCACTAGGTATCTATAGTAGAGCACGTCATCATCGGCATCAATAATCCACTCTGAATCGCTACCCTTCCACTTAACGAAGTCAGCATAGTCAGCCTGGTCCCTAACGGGAAATTCCGGTAATTCCTTACCAGATGGGTTAGAAAACTTAGGATCAATCCACTCTGAAGATTCACACGCATCTGCAAGCTCAGATGATACATCAATCATTGAGTCAATAAATTCTTGCGTCCACATACTCTTGTGGCGGTCGAAGTGAGAGCGAACCTCTTCCTCTGACTTCACATAGAACTCATGCTTATCAAACCTCAACCTCTGATATGAAGTAACGGGCTGATTATTACAGGAAATTGCAAGGAGAACGTCCTGTGCGTCATGGTGCTCCTTCTCTGTGTAATAAGAGCCAGTAGCTACTACACACTTAATGCCAAGCTCGTCATGAATCTTCTTCTTGGCAAGATTTATCTTGCGCTGATCTACATTGCCCGAATAAGCATTACCCCTTATTTGGAGATTGTTAGGCTGAAGTTCAAGGGCGAAATATTCTCCGAAGATTTTTTTTAACCTTAAAGACGCTGCACTAGCCTCCTCAAACTTGTCCTCCATTATTAACTGGGAAATAAATCCATTACCATCTCCGGAAAGACAGATCAATCCATCAGAATATCTTTCCAACAACTTCCAATCAATTCTTGAATATGACTTCTTGAAATGTAGTATGTATTTATCAAAACCCTCCTTACGAAGGGATAATAAGTTTTGGTATCCGACATAGTTCCTAGCGATAAGAACTAGCTTAGTTAAACGTGTATCCTCCTTGTTGTGTACGTCATCAACAAAGTTAAATTCGCAACCAGCGATAAACTTTATCCCTGTCTTCCTAGATAGGTTTAGACACTCCCACATACCAGCCATGGTGTCAACGTCCGTAACTGCTACGGCTTTTTGATTATACTCTTTGGCTTTTTCGAAAAGCTCTTTTGGCGTTGCAATACCTTGGCCCGTTGAGAATGACGAGTGAGTATTTAAAGATACATAATTACCAGTAACCTCTATACTAGCCTTCTTTGGAGGGACCTCCCTCACTTCACTTACAATCGTTTCCATACATTAACTCCCTTAATAAAATACTTGCTGCTATTGTCTTTGTCCTACTAAGAGTGGTAGAACGAATTAGTGTACTTGATAGTTTAATTGCTTGGTCTACGCAATTTACATCAAACAGCACAATCAACAATGAGGCAATTCTGCAATCATTCCCAATATCTTTAGTCCACTCACTAACATAATTTTTGATGATGTTGGCAACCGAAGGTAGGTTCTTTGTCAAGAGCACTAGCTTCTTAAGGCTCTCATTACACCTAGCATTATCCATGATTGACGTTAACAGTTCATCAGAATTATCTAGGATTGGGTCCCTTCTAATTGAACCCAATAACTCATATACTTTTTTCATTCTCTATTTTATCTATTATAGGGTAAAACTCTGTCCATAATACGGGACAGTTATTACCTGAGCATCTAACATTAAATTTAGTTTGCCCGAGTGCGCCAGTTAAAGTCAGGCCCTTCTTGGTTGCCTGAAGTATTCCAGCTCTAAAAAAATTCTTTAAAAGAACAAACCCCTCATCCTCAAAGAATCTTGCGTGTTCTTTGAGGATAGGAGTTTCTAATACGAGTACGTAGGCCTCAGAGCCACAGCATGACTCTATCTTAACCTTCGATCTCATTTCTTAGCAAGAACCACACCCTGCTTACGCAGAGTGTAAATACAGTACTTAATAGTAGCTTCCTCTGCTTTTTTTGCATCTCTGAACCCGCCAACAAGATCTTTTAATTCTTCCTTGAGAACTTTAATCTTCGCCGAATCATCGTGGGCCTTTTCAAAGTCAACAATGGAAGCTTCACAGCTAACTATGCGCTCCCTAAGCTCATCCTCCTTCATTGAAGGAATTGCGTCCGCTACAGGCCCAGGAACCTTATCCAAAAGCTTCTTTGGAAATGCATCATCATCATCTTTATCGCTCATTTTATTTTCCTTATTCAATTATCTTTGTTTGATCAACAAGCCACTGCAAAGTAAATTCATCTTTCAAAGCGCTTAACATTCCTAAAAGGGAGCCGTTCTGCTGCGCATCGACAAAAAACTTTTTAGGATCTACTCCTTGTAACTTTGCTCTTTTTGCAAGTCCAGCTTGTGCATCATTGTCAGATAAAACAGCATCTGGCTCTTCACCTCTCATAGAATCTAGAATTAGAGATAATCTAATCTGCTTTATAGCTTGTGCGTTAAATATCTCCTGCTCAGTTTCTTCGAGAGCCTTCCAGTCAATTCCGTTTTGCGCTGCGATATGCTGAGCTTCAAGCTCTTTTAAGAAATCTGGAACTCTAAAGTCATTGTCCCCAACTAACCTCTCGGCTACTTGCTGACGAATCTTTAAAATTTCAGTCTGCTTTACCTTTGCCTCAGAAATGCTCCGTAGCTTTTTCTTAAGTTCAACTAAGTTCTCAAAACCACATTGAACCGCAAGAGCATCGTCAAGAGCACATGGAGCTTTCTTGGTCCCCATATGCACACTCACGTTGAAATTCGCAGTCTTTCCACCAATGTCTGGCGTATCCTCTGGAAATTCAATGTCGAATTCTCTAGACTCACCAGCAGACATTCCAAGAATGTTGTCATCGAAACCTGGGATAGATTTTTCACCAACGATATAGAGCTGCCCCTCGGCTGAAGATCCTTTGAAAGGCTTTCCATCAATTGTTGCCTCGAAACCAATAGTAACCTGATCTCCAATATCTACAAAATCGTCATCTTCATAGGGTTGAACATCACCTAAACGCATACGCAAATCCTCAATAGTAGACTGTACCTCACTCTCAACATCTCTATTGATATCAGGCTTTGGAACCTCATACTTATAAGCGCTAAGTTTAAATTCAGGCTTTTTGAGCAGAATCATCTTGCAAGTAAATTTGTTCCCAGAAATGTTTACATCATTAAATTGCGGATATCCAATTGCCTTAGCCTCTGTTTTAAAAATTACATCATCATAAGCCTGAGCTTTCATTTGCTCTACGATATGAACATCAATCTTCTTTCCTAACTTCGCCCTAATTGCAGAGTCAGGAGCCTTGCCCTTTCTAAAGCCAGGAATCTGAGATTTTCTAAGGTCCGCAATAACCTCATCCCTTTTAGACTCAACAACATCCTCATCACCAGTGTAGAGGATTTCTAGCTTACAATAATCAACTTCTTTTACTTGTACTTCCATTTTACCACGTTTCCAAACCGAAAGATTTATTCACATCAGCGTCATCTATAAGGCCTCTTTTAATAAGAAACCTCTCTCCCTGATGACATTCCTCAAGAAAATCGCAGTACTTACATAGAAACTGCGGCTGAGGTCTATATAACTCCTCCTCATCAATCTTCTTTGCATAGTTCATAAACTTTTCAGCAATATGCTCGACATCTTTCCTTGTATATTCTCTTGTTAAATACTCAGAGTTATGTCTTAAACAAACAAATGATGCTCTTAGTTTTTCTAACTTAGGATCAGTAAGAAATAAAACGTAAGCATATGTTTCTAGCTGAAAGAAATCATCAAGATACTTTTTATTCTTAGTTGTTTTATAGTCTGCAACATGAAGAACGCCGTCGTGGTCCACCTGAATCCTATCGATGAACCCATTCAGAAGCACTTTTCCATTAATGTCGATGTAGAATGAGCGCTCAGCATCAATCACATCTGGAAGAATCCCTTCTTCCCGCTCACGTTTCATGATGTCTAGATAACCCTGAAGAATTCCAAAGGCCTCCTGCTTCTGCTCATGAGAAAGTTTTTCTTTAAATGTTTCAATTGAATCTTTAAAACACTTCATCATCAATTGTGGCCAATCATTTACCTGAAGAGCGTCTTTATTCTCACCCTCTTCAAGCTTCATGTCCTTACCATTTTCAATTAGCTTGAGGTGGAAATTCTCCAATGTATCATGGCAAAATGTGCCGAACACGTGAAAGTCCCACTCCTTTTTAGGAAGCTTTTCAATATAGTTGTACTTGAACTTTGCAGCGCAAGAATCAAACGTCTTTACCTTTGAGACAGATAATCTCTGATCTGCCTTCGAATCTTCCCTAGATGGAACGAAGAATGCTTTTATTTCCATTATTTTCTTTCTTAGATTAACCTTCTATACTTAAAAGGAATCCATTTGAAAACATACTGCAAGCCCTTCTCACGACTCGACGAAAATACAATTGAAGAGTAGTTACCAATTCTCTTGTTCTTTGGTTGGAACGGTACGGTAGAGAAGATCCACCTATTTGTTCTAGAATCATAATAGGAATAAGTAATTGTATTGTCTTTAGAATTATAGTGCTGTCTTAAAGCTGAGCCGCCTGGGGCCTGTACATCTGAAACCTGCTTAAGGATTCCGTCACGAGCTGTCTCTTCATTCTCTAAATTGAAAAAGGGCCTCATCACCCTTGGAACATCTTCATCGTACTGATCATCCCTTGCATCCTGATAGATAACCTGAGCCTTTGGATCAAAGTACGCTGAAGCTGCATCGGTTGATTCGGATGGAGTATTAGTATCATCATGTACAATTGTTACACCAGCAGGTAGAGTGCCAATACCACTGCCCGTCTCACCAATTGAATTGGTTTCTGAAAAGAGGAGGTCATAAGAAAATACATTCTCATTTGTGTAGTTCGAATGAGTTAACGTAGCCGTGCCGTCATACCCATCAGGGAGTTGTGGCTGTAACGGATCGTTTACAGTAATTCCGCCAGTATTTAGAAATCTACCATTGAATCCATTGCCTGATGAAACGGATGAGGAAAATGGGAAGGGTGGGCACTTACTCAGTGAAGACGTACCAACTATCTTATCCCTGGACTGACGATTGGTTGCAGTTGTAGTTCCATACTCTTGTGTAACAATGGGGCAGGTATCAATACCATCAGTTGCAAAGGTATTCAAAAAGACTGTGCCCTGATTGCCAGGCATTGATATTGGACCAAGAGCTACATTTGATGATGTAGTTGGAATGCTTCCGTCTAATGTATAGAAAATGGTTGCGGGAACATTCGTCTCCAGAGTAATATTATCTGGAATACCCGCAACCAGCCTTAATGTTGACTCTATTATGGTTATTGTAATTGCTGCCATACTTTATTACTTCACAAGGTGTAGAAACCTGGAGTTAGTTTCCGGCTCCTGGGAAGACCTAAACCTATCCCTATATAGTCTATGCGCAGCTTTGCGCAGAATTTTACCTATTGTGAAGTAATTATCGTTGCCAGTCTGACGGAATAGCGTAAAAAACGCCTCTGCCCTATCTAGTACAAGAATTTCTGAATGTTTACAATTCAACCTATCCATGAACCCTGAGCCTACTGCACATTTATAAAAGTGCTCTTCGCCCTTCTGTACTAATAACTTTTCATAATTTACTTTTAGCTTTTTAGCTACCCTCATTTTTTCCTCTAAGAATTAATTTGTATTACAACAGTCTTAACTCTTACCTATTGATATATCAAATAATGCAGTTTATTGTAGTATTAGAAGGTTTATACGAATGGCGAAAATTGATTTTATTATTTGCGAAAGTTCCGGGGTATGGTTTATGCAATCTCACTCCATTCCGCAAAATATAGCGATAAAGTCCGATATAGAAATTGTTAACTACGGAATCGAAAAGTCGCTCTTCGATGAAGAGTATTTCTATATCGGAGTGTATTGGAATGATCCATCAATCCAGGCTTGATTAAATAATTTCTTTCCTTTTCCATCTAACTCGTCTACAAAACCAGAGAAGTTGAGCGGCCTCTTCCTTTAAAGCTTTAAGTGTAGTGTTGTTATTAATAACTGCATCAAAAGTAGAATCAGGTATTCCCTCCTGCTCCATTTCAGATCGATGCCGTGCTGCGGAACCAGCTAGCCCAGAGCTATCTCTATTAATTTTCACAAGTGTTCCGCCTGCATCTTTAAGGAGCTGCACTTCATTTTCAAATCTACAATCAGATATGACCACACCCTTGGGCGCTTCATCTAAAGGCAAGCCGGTCATAACTGAATCTATTGGAGCTTCATAAACTCCCTTAACCTTATCATACCTGTACTTAGGATCTGATAGAACTAGCTTGGCTTTACGAATAGCATACTCAACCCAAGCATCCTCATAGCAGGACCTGACGCCCTCAGTGCCAACCCTTTGAAGTAGTAGCCTGGGAGTAATGCCATATCGCTCATCAATCTCACTCCTAAACTCTGAGGCCCCCCACATCTGCTCCTCAGAGAAATCGAACACATCCATACAGAATCGCTTAATTGGATCTGCGAATGCTATCTTTACGAACCCGTGATTCTTCACGAGTATATCAGCTACCGTATCTTTTCCGGAACCCGCTTTTCCCAATATTCCTATAATCATTTGCTTCTAATCTTTCTAAGATCCTCTCCAGACTCTCCCGATGCAACTGCATCGGATTATGAGATCTTTTTTCCACTTTGGCCAAGTATCCATTTCATTTAACCCATCATTTCCTCAAGCCCCTCATCTGAAAACCCTAGCTCTTTCAATGAAATCCAAAACATCTGCTACCCTTCTGAAACCATCTAAAATTTTCAATGTATTCTTTAATATTTTTTTATATAAATAAAATTAACATTTGAATTAACCCTTAGTAATCCAGACTGTTTAGCGATATCTTTTTCTGACACACCATTTTTAGATTGCACCCTCTGTCTTGATACTCGAAAGAAATCATGTTCTCCTGTATAAAAATACGAAACGCCAGTATTTCCTTCAAAAAATAAACCATACCTCTCCCTATGAATACCACCAAAATCAGCATCTACATAATTCAAAAGGCCAGTGTATTTATTACTTATAGCGTGATTATCAACAACCGATAATAATTTACTTTCCCCACCAACTACTATAGTGTTAATTGCTGTGGCCGATCTTGCAATCTCTAAATACCCTTTATACTTTTTATTTTGAGAATTAACCTTACGTACTGATATACACTGTACTAATTTATCTTTATAAAACAAACCCCACCCAGTAATGCATCCAACATGGCCATCTATGTGGTTTTCATTAAGGAACAATTTAAGATCGTTTTTTGATAACTGCCTTGCATATGTATTTCTCGCATAAATTTTATTGCCTATTACACCAAGCTTAGCTCTTATTATTGATTTATAAATATCAGGGCTTTTATTCCATTTATCTTCCCATATATGAAGAAGTGTTATACCAAGATCTGCTGCGGCTTTTGTTTTTTTCCAGTGATACTGCCTATCACTCTTATATTTTTCTGAATGAAAATATAAGCCATTATACTCTATTGCAAACTTATTTTCAGGGCAATAAATATCAAGCTCTTTAAATCTAGAATCACTGTTTGAAAATTTTATTGTAGAAAAATCAGATTTTAAAACTTTAACATTTAAAGATTTAACAAATTCGTATAATTCATTCTCAACTACACTTTTTGGTGCGCAAAATTTGCACTGATTTTTATTTCTTAAATAATATTGTTGTAAATTAAAATAGGTATCTTTAACCACTCTACAGCAGTTTAAGCATTTTGAAGATATAATCGTAGTCTTATTCCCAGGAAAACCATTAACAATTCTTACATCCTTTAAGTACTTTGATAAGGCATCTATAATTTCATCTTCTGATTTACACACAGGGTGCTGACAATTAACACAATAATAAAGTTTTTTCTTTGAAATAAGATTTGATAATTTAGTCTTTATCTTACAGCCACATGTATACTCATACTCAATGCTTGAAAAAATTCCCCTATATTCGCCAAGTAATCTTACACCTTCCGAAAAAGACCCCAGTTTCTTAAGGTAAAAATCTAATGGCTTCATTTTTAATTTGCAATTATTATAAGCTACACAGCTTTTACATGTGATATACTGTCTTCTTCTGGCTAAATCACCTATTTTAAAATCAAAACAACACCCACATGAAAATGTATACCTTACAAGCTCATGATACCCATTACCACTGTTAAGTTTTATAATATTACCCCTAAACTTTAGGGGTATCTTACTTGAATACCAATCAAATGTATTCTTTTTATTTTTATTAATATTTCCACAACTCTTACAAAAATCTAGCTGCCTTCTTGAAACTATTGCTTTGATAGTTGAAACAGTCTCACACCTACACTCTTTATTAATAAATCGTACGGGCGTAAATCCACCATTATCTTCACCAATAATATTAATTAAATACCTATAATCTTTTGGTATTTTCTCAATAAAATATTTAACATTCCTTTTCACCATGATGTTTTAACTGAAACAATAGCTCCATCATCACCCTCTTCCACAACTATAGCATGGGAAAATTTGTCTTTTAAACTATCATTGTGAGTTACTGTTAAAATAAGAAAGTCTTCCTGCCACTTCTTTATTGCATTTGCCATAGCTTCTACACCAGCCTTATCTAATGATGAATCAACTTCATCGAATTCAAGTAAATGAATACTTATACCCATCTTTCTCTGAACTACAGCTGCAAGTCCCTTTTTAAACGCCAGAGCTATATAGACGTGCTGCCCATATGAAAGCTGATGGTAGTCTCTCTCAACGCCATTACGCCTGAACGTGAAGTTCAGATCGGCATCGAACATAACCTCAAGGTCTGGCCTAAGCTGCTGTAGAGCCTGGTTCGTTTCAAGCTGAAGCTCATTCAGGCAGGTATTGATGATGAGTGTGGGGATACCCCTGTGTGAAAATGAAGACATTACCCTTTGATGAATGCCAAGCTCATGCCTTAACTTGGAAAGCTTGTCATTGATTGTATCGAGCTTCTTCTTATCTTCAACTCTATTCTTAATACGCTCTTTAAGGACGCCCTCCCTTGTCCTAAGAGATTGTGTTTCAGTATGCATTGACTCAATGGACTGCTCATAAACCTTAATTTCCCTAGCAATTGAGAAAATTTTAGAGTTCAGCTCAGTCATATCAGACTTATCAGCAATCTCTTTCAGGTCATTGTAGTGCTTGATTGCCTCCTGCAGCTCAGTTGATTGTACATCTAACTGCTCACCAATACGGGAAGCATCAACTTCAGCATTGGAAATGTTTTCCCTGAAGGCTACGATGCTTTCCTTAATTGAATTGATATTTTCAGTGAGAGATTTGATATCTGATGCGTGCTGCTTAGCACCGTCAAGTTCTTTAGTCAGCTTTGTCTTAACTGACTTACACTTGATCATAGCCTTCTTATAGAAGTCTATGTCAGATTTTTTCTCTTCAATAATCTTACTAACATTCTCCTCAAATTCTGCACGATATTCTTTCGAAATTGCTTGCTTACAAGAATTGCAGTTGTCAGTTTTTGGTATGGAGTCTTGAGCGTACTCATGCTCAACCTCGGCACGAGCCAGTAGCTTATTACCCTTAAGCTCATCCTCACAAACCTTCTTGTGCTCTGTGGTTATCTTAGTTACGGACCTGTGATCTTCGGCTTCCTTGTCGGAAAACCTTTCTTGTACCCGGATAAGTTGGTCCTCCTTCCTTGTAAGAAGGTCTTTCTGCGAATCAATTGTTCCAAGTGTATTTATCTGAGAACCTCCCAATTCCTTTATAGAATAGTTAAGTTTTTTAATCTTAACGTGCTGGACTTCAACTTTGCTGTGAATGTCAGCATCGGAAGATGAGAGCGTTGACTTTAAATGATCCAGGTTCTTTCGCTTCTCCTCAAGAGCCACAGCAAGATCCGTCTTGATTACATTGTCCTTCTCAAGGATTTGAGCAAGCGTCTTCTCAAGGTCTTCTTTCGCCTGCTTGATGTCATCATCAGGGTTTCCAAGAACAGTTGCAGCAGACTCGTTAGCTTCAATGTCTTTCTTGATAGGCTTTATTAAATCAGCAACCATCTTCTCCTTCTTAGAATACCTAGTAAGGTTAAGTGGCTCCTTAAGAATGTCCGCCCTAGACTTGTTATTAGACTCTCCCCCATCCTTAGCCTCAACCAATCCGGTGAGGTCTGCCTGCCTGAAGAGAACAGTGTTTATGAATGCTTTATGGGAAAGTTTCAGTATTTCCTGAAGTTTAACCTCTGTCTCAGCAGATGTTCTCTGAGTGATTGATTGGTACTCATCATCGATAAACTCGTACAGGTAAACGTTTTTCGTCTTCTTTGCAGATAAAGTTCTCTTAACCTTGAAGGAAGATCCATCAATCTTAAATGCAAATTCAACGGAAGCTCGCTTAGCACCCTCACGGACAACCTTATCCAGAGTTGTCTTATGCACCTTGTTAAACAGCGCCCATTCGATGGCTGAGAATATTGTAGACTTCCCAACGCCATTGGAGATTGCATCATTCTCCTTAGTCTTACCCACTATGAGAGCTGATTTGAAAGTGCCAAAGTCAATGGAGCACTTCTTATGGTTCATGAAGTCATTAGACTCAAGAGATAGTGGTCTCATTTTTGTGCCTCATCAAATTTCTTATTTACTATCTTAGCCAATATTATACACTCTTCTCTCTCTGCATCTTCAATGTCTTCAACAGAACTCCAGTACGCATTGATTGCTGCATCCGGAGTCATGTTATTATCAATTATGGATTCTGAATCGATAACTACCGCATCAATCGCCCTAGACTCAGAGAAGTAGCAAATGTAATGAGCGCCTATGGTACCATACAGATGTTCAGTTATCTTAGCTCTATCAGTGGTTAGAACGTCCGCTGCAAGCTTAATCTCTAATTTAATTATAGAATTATTAAGAGACTTCTTTTTATTGAAAACATTCAATGAGTTGATGATAAAATCATTCGTGTCTTTCTTTTTCGGAACAGTGATTTCAACTTTGTGAATATCTCTATTGGGCAGATCTATTTCTTCGAAGTCATTAATCTCCGTGTCATAAAGTACTATAAACTTTCTACCAAGCATTTCATGCTTAGAGAAGTCTGATCTCTCCATTGAACCGATATGCCCAACGTGATACGGCTCATCCTTGGTTGACTCATGCATCACCTGGGGGTTGTGAACGTGACCCATCCAAGTGTAGTCCCAACCCTTGAACGTCTCTGAAGGGCAGAAGATTTCGTTTAACTCATCATCAATCTCATCACCAATACGAATGGAACCTTCAAGTGCTAAGTGACCAATAAGTATCTTCTTACTGCCCTGAGGTATCTTATCAAGCTCCGGCATGAACTCAGCCTTCAATAACTTGAATGCTTCCTCCGTTGTCTCCACCTCATACATTCTCCTATCCCTATAGGGAACGAGAGTTACAGAGACGCCATCTAGGTGAAGCGTTGCAACATCCTTGTACACCTTAGCGCCGAGCATCTCTACGCATGAAACGATGTCAAGAGCCGAAACGGTGTACGTTCCGGTCCTAATTATGTCATGGTTGCCGGCAATGATGTGGACTTCCACGCCAGCCTTCTCACACTTCTTCAACCACGTCATGAAGTAGTTGATGAGTGCTGGGTGAGGTCTGGGGTCCTCATATACGTCACCAGTGATTACAATTACTTTCGTCTCAGTATCTACGGCCTTATTTAAAACCCAGTCCAATAACTTTAACTGATCATTAATCCTGGAGTTTAAACCAGCACCTACTCCAGGCTTTCCAATCGCAATCGATTTTCCAATGTGCACATCTCCCAGTACAATTAGCTTCATTTATTTATTCTTTCTTTACATTCAGGAATAGTGCATTTCAAATTTATGCTTCTTCATTGACAATTTCTTTAAGCAGTGATTTTGCTTTGGACACACGCGCATCCAGCTCCTCGACATCTAAATTAGATACGGCTTCACCTTTTCTTGCAGGAACCTTTACAGCAAGGTACATATCGAACCACCAAGATATTTTATCTATACTTTTCAGCTTCACAGGGGAATTAAAAGATGCTTGTATTGATTCACGAATAAAGTTCCCCATAGAAAAAAGAAGCTCCTCCACTCGTGGATCCTCCCTCTCTATATCTTCCTCTACGTCCGCATCGCCATAGTGGTCTAAGATAGATGTAGCAACGGCTGTTCTAGTCTTACCCTCCATCTCAGCTATGAACTCAACTGCCTTTCCGGATTTCTTGCATCCAAAACAATTAAACCTTCTTTGGACAAAATTGTATCCAAAGGAAGGTGTCCTTTCATTACCATGCTTATGGCCTGGTAATGGGCACGTTGTAGGCGTTGACCATATCTGATGTTTGTGCAGCCTTTTAATTCTTACATTGTAATTCTGAAAGATGCTTACTAAGCGAACTTTCCTATTCGCAGCCTGAATTTTTAGGATTACTAAGTTTAGTTCGTTTTTATCGTCCCAGCCATCAGATCCTGTAACAGCTCTATTCGTGCTGCTGCCACTGATGTCGCCAGGGAGTTTGGAGTTATTTTGAATCGAGTGCATGACATCTCATATGCAGCAAGAGCTTCTTTCTCTTCTGCAATTAATCCCATAAGAAATTCTTTAGTGATGCCTAATTCACTTGCCCTTGACTTCATTACTCGACTCATTTTGTTTTTTAATCTTGGCAATTTCAAATTCAAGCTCATTCATCCTATCCCTCATATCGAAAGTAGTTTTTACTAGAAGAGCAATAGCTGTAAGAGATCCTTGACCGTCATACTTTTGATTAGGATCATTATTCAAATCCTGAATTAAAGCATTTAAATCTTCACGCATCTCTTTCTCAAGAGCCTTTATTGTAGTTCCTTTATTTGTAGATAGAGTCTTATCTCTAAGGCTATCCATAAAAAACTTGGCAATTTTAAAGCCCCTGGACTGCTGATCGTGCCTGGATTGCATGAAGGTTTCAGCCTTCTGCTCAAAATCCTGAGTTCTTTGTTTAACCTCTTTCTTCTCTTCAATATTAGCTTGGAATCTAGATTTCCTTCCCTTTAACTGCAAAGATTTATTAATAGATACCTCACGCTCTCTTTCGAAACCAATATCATTACTCATTTTCCCTAACCTCGATCACTTCTTCCTCACCGGGTACTGGACTCTCATACGCCCCGACAACAGAGCCTGTTTCATGCTTGATTGAATTTATGAAGTCTTCTGCTTGCTTCTCAATCAAATCCTGAATACCTCTAGCATCAGCGAACTTACCATAAAAATCTTGAGCACGAACAGCTGCATCCCATAAAGAAGATTGAACCTCCTTTTTTAAATCAGAATAATCATACTGATATGCATCAGCATCATCACGAGTATTGGAGGTTCCGATTTGTTCTGTAAGATTTGAAGCAACCTTATCAAAGCCAAGTAGCTTGGCCTCATCACGTTGAGCAATCAATCTTTTCAAATTCGATTTAGTTATTGTACGCATTGTCATCCTATTTTACGTTTGGTGAAGAAGCCATCATCTCACCTACTTCCATATATCCATAATTATAAGTGTTTCTATCTTCAGGTGAAATATACTCTTGCCTAGGCTTATCATGGGTAGAATATAATGAATCAAGAGGAATTTTAGACGCATCAAATTCTCCATTCTCAATCAATTCAATAAGTTTCATGAGCCTTGACCTGCGCTGAGATTCCTCACGTCTATCAACTATTATCTGAATTTCTGGATTCATGTGATTTATGCAGAATTATTACTCTGACCTTTTAAATGAACCACTGAATCCGCCTCTTGTAGAGGAACCTCCCCGACCCTGAACAACAGGCTCAGACTTGACTCCGCCCTGTATATTTACATTCTCAATGGTATCTTCCAACAATTCGAGCACGGATGCAGCTACTTGCTTGGGTGTTGCTCCTGCCTTAACAATATCAACTACGTTCAGATATACTGCGGTCTTTATATCATTTGACAGCTCAACCCTGGGTGGTGGATGGCTCTTTCTATCCGCCTCATCACCCTGTGCGCCGCCAAGCATTGCCTGTATACGGTCGAAAGCTTCATCCCTAGGTAGAGCATCGGATTTGGCTTGAACGCCCGCATCAAATTGCCTCAGGCGTTTCTCTAGGTCTGATTGTTCTCTCTTCATGCAATTATGCTCAATAATTACCTTACACCCATCTGAACGTCATACATTCTATCCTTTAGGAAAGACCTGGCACATTCTTCCATATCATCAAATAAACCCAGGCCAGGGTACTGATTTATCTCAAGAAAGTGCGGAGTGCCATCCTTTTCAACGATGTAGTCAACTCCGGCAATGTCCAGGCCAAAATACCTCGCAGCATTTTTAGCGTGTTCAACCAGTTCATCGGACACAGAAACCTTCTCTATATCTGCGCCGGGGCCATTTTTAATCCAGGATGTTTCATTTGTAACCTTAAAAGAAAATGTATCGTTTCCTATTATTAAAACTCGAACGGATTCGCCTTCGAAGAATGGCTCCATAGTAGCGATGCCCTCCCACTCAGGAATATCCTTCACTGATTGTATCAGGTGCTTACCAATTCCACGATGCTCGGTTCCCACCTTAAGAACAAAGGGGAATTCAATCTGATAAACGAACTCATCTGACTGATAAATCTCATGGTCAACCAAGCCATAAGCCTTACATTCTTCAAGAACTTTATGCCTATCAGTCATTTTAAGTAATACCTTTGGGTTGGGCCAGCAAGATATTTTTTTATCGATAATCATTTTTAAATTGTCGATTTCTATAGACTTATCAGACACGTCCGCATAATGAATTAATCCTGAAATAACCTCTCGTGGCCGGTTAGATCTGCGCAACCTATTGGTAACATACTCTGATGGTACGAGTTTAGAAGGAACCGTTGTATGGTCCCATTTAGAATTAGAAAAAGCCAGAGTAGTAGATACTCTAGATTCTCCTGACATAAATAAAAATGGAAGATTCATCTTCTTGACCTTATTGTAACTAAGTTAGATTCATTGAGGTATTTAGATTCCGGTTCCTCTATTTTGGTCCCACGAATCTCAACCCTTTCCAGCCCCTCAAGAATAAATGCCCCATCTCCCTCATTGATAACAAGCAGTCTTACATATAGACCGCAAGTCTTATGCATATGAATAAAGCGCTCAAGCGTATTGAACTGCTGCTCTGACCAAAGTTTTTTAATCTTCTGGTCAAACCTATCCTGCATTCTAAATACAAAGTTTTGAACAGCATTAATATTGATCAATGGCTTATCTAGAAGCCCAATAGTTTCTAAATAAGACCATATTTCTTCAAAGTAGGCTAATGAATCATCTATTCTGAGAATGCGATTTTCAGTAGAGGGACAAAGGGTAAACCCATCCTCCTTACGACCATAACAGCCGAGTACTAAGTATACATTCTCCTGCAGCACATCATTAATCTTCTACAGGAACAACTTTTATAACAGTGAATTTAGACTTAGTAGACACCTCAAGCGTCTCAGGAAATCCGCCAGCACCGGCCTTAGACCACTTAAACCCTCTAAGCCTATCTTCCAACTGGGGAAGAGCCGCCTGTGCCTTAAGCAGAATGTGCAGATCTGTATCTGAAATTGCAAGTATTGGAGATGCATTCACCTCCACCGTCTGGTCGGGTAAAGCGAATAATTCCAAATCAGTGTCCTTAATTCTTTCCCAAATTTCCTGAGCTAGAGTAATCTTCGTTTCTGTTTTCTTTTTTGCTGTTGCCATTTTTGTCTTACTCCATTTTATGCGGCATCTAAGAGATCCTTAAATTTTTTACGCATTGGTTCCGTTTTTACAGCACCAATAAATCTATCTACAACCTCGCCGTCTCTAATCAATATAACAGTTGGCAAGGAGGAAATTCCATATTCTTTTGCTAGCTCCGGGTTATCGTCCACATCCACTGAAATAAAGTTAATGGTATCAAATTCTATTTTCATCTTATCTAGCTGCGCATTGACCATCTTGCAAGGTCCGCACCACTGAGCACCGAATTTAATTGCGTGAACACCATTTTCTACTTTTAGCATATATCTCCATGTTTTTATTGGATAAATGGGACTTACTATCCCCCGGTTTTTAACCCTAGGTCGTACTATCTTATTAGCAGATAGTATTGTTTCCTAAAGTAAAATCTTTGAAATTAGCACTTGCTCTTATATTATTATGATCTGGGTGCCCTTGCTTTAAATCTAACTCTTCAACTTGAACAGCTGGGCTGTTCATCTCAATCTTGCTTGATGTTGTTGTAACTCTCCAATCCATAGCATTGGGTCCGTACGGATCGTTTGGATTGAGCTGGTCAATGCAGGGGTTTGGCTTGAATGGCTGGCGTGGATTGGGCGCTGGTTTCTGTGGATTAAATGGTATCCATGGGATCTGTGGAATCTGTAGCACAGACTTCTCAGCATTATCATCAGATAGCTTACGATTCAACTCATAAAGAGCCAGCTTGATTATGTCGCTTCTAGACTTACCTATCTCTTCTTCAAGGTTCTCTAAAATGTTTTCCTCTAGCTTATCAGGAGTGATTTTAATTTCCATCGGGAACCTCTTTAGTCGTGCCCAGAGCGTCCCCAGTGATGCCAGCATCACTCAGTGTCTTAAGCTTACCATAAGATTCATCTATAGCCTTCCGCAGCTCCTCATCAGAACACATGCCCTTCTCAACTATAATTGATTCGAGTGCTGCTATTCGCATCATCAAATCAATTACAATCCCTCCATTTTGCTCAAGATAAATGTTCAAATTTTCAAGCCTCTTGAAATCAATTTTATCCAATCTTGCTAAATGCTTATCTAACTTATCAAGCGTCTTTTCTTCCATAACGTACCTACTTTTAACCCTAATAATGCCTATGAACTACTTCCACAGCGTTTCTTATACTTCCGGTCAACTATCCTTCTTTAATTCTTCAACTACTCTATGATAATTGGGCGGACCGATATTAAATTTTCTTCAAAGTGATAATTCTTTTCTTCATCCTTGAAGGATTAAATCTAAAAAAGATGATGAACATCTACTGAACCTTCGGACCAACCACAAATTTCAAGCTTTTCCTTAAGCCCCTGCACATCTTCAGATAAAGCGTCTTCACATACTACTCTAAATTTTATCTCAGATGTAACAATCATGCAGTAGATTCAGTAGATTCAGTAGATTCAGTAGATTCAGTAGATTCAGTCTTCTTTGAAATCATAACGGACATGAACCTTCCAGACATAGATCTATCAGACTCGCAGATCGCCCCATTCAAATACCCAACAAAGGTATCCAACGTCTCCCTGGCAACATTCTTGTATGCCATTTCCCTACCTCTGAATATAATTGTAACTTTAAGCCTGTGCCCATCGTCAATGAACTCCTGAGCATGTTTGGCTTTTGTTTTCAAATCATTATCACCAGTACTCGGACGGAACTTAATCTCTTTAATTTTAACAGCATTCTCGCGCTGCTTCTTTTTAGCAGCTTTATCTTTCTTAGACTGCTCATACTTAAACTTAGAATAATCTAAGATCTTGCATGTAGGAACTTCTTCCCTTGATCCAGAGGATATTTGAACAAGATCAAGCTCCTGTTCCTCCGCTAGATCTAAAGCCTTCTGAATTGGTAATACTGAATGATTACCCTCGGCATCAATACACCGAACCTCTCGGGCTCGAATGTTTCTGCCTACAAAATACTTCTCTTCTTTTCTAAAAGGCCTTCTTGGCCTGGTATTTCTTGGTTTCAAGTCTATATCTCCTAGCAGCGGTTAAGCCTAATGCCATTTTTCATCAATGATGCTGTGTGAATTTCTTTCATTAAAAGCGGGTAACGCTCATTCAACTCTTGAAGGGATCGTTCTAGTCCAGTTGTAACTTTCATGTTTCCTATATAAGAATCATCTCCATCAGAATCACATATCATTGTTTTTTGAATCTCATTATAACAGGAGATCCCTATTGCTAACGCAACAACCCATGAATCAATGGAGTTAAAATACTCATAATTAGCAACCAATAGTCCTTCTGATTTTTTTACAAAATACTTTTTGTACTTCTTATATTTTCTAGTCTTCGTCATCGCCTAGTAAATCTATAACGAATACTCCACGCGTGGACTCGTCAAATTTCCTTTCTTTATCAGATATATAATAATCCTCTATAATATATAGCGGCATTTCCTCAACGTACAAATATTCTTGGATGAATTTATCGTACCTCTTTTAATTAAGAGCATAGATATATGAAATTATTCATATTATCCATCAAACCTATATACACTTACATCAGCATCAACATCAACATCAACATCAACATCAACATCAACATCAACATCAACATCAACATCAACATCAACATCAACATCAACATCAACATCAACATGCTTGGAAAACTTCTCTATTAAGAATTCCAATCCCAACAAGTACGGCAACCCAGAAACCAATTCCTATCACTAAGGCAACCTTGGCAACCTTGTAAAATACTCCATATCAGACATTAAATTCCTCCTCAAACCACTCTCTCTTATCCACCTTGCGAGCAGACATTGAAAGCTTGTCCGGATTCTCCTTCTGAATTCTATCATGTTCTTCTTGGGTACAAGAAAATCTTTCAAACAATGAAGATCTTGCACATGCTTTACACACAGCCCTATTAACCGGGATGACTCCTTTGGAGGGCTTCACATTTGAAATATAGAACTCTGTTGCTTCGTTCCTGCAATAATGCTTTGGGAAACTATACCAGCCGCACTGAATCATAAGCCAACCCTTATTCCAAGCAGTACACTTACCTGGCCCTTAACATCCAGAGAAATGGTTGGCCCTAGGAATGCATTCACCTCCACCGTCTGGTCGGGTAAAGCGAATAATTCCAAATCAATATCCTTAATTCTTTCCCAAATTTCCTGAGCTAGAGGAATCTTCGTTTCTGTTTTCTTTTTTGCTGTTGCCATTTTGTCTTACTCCAATTTATGCGGCGCCTAAGAGATCCTTAAACTTTTTACGCATTGGTTCCGTTTTTACAGCACCAATAAATCTATCTACAACCTCGCCGTCTCTAATCAATATAACAGTTGGCAAGGAGGAAATTCCATATTCTTTTGCTTGGGAAACTATACCAGCCGCACTGAATCATAAGCCAACCCTTATTCCAAGCAGTACACTTACCTGGCCCTTAACATCCAGAGAAATGGTTGGCCCTAGGAATACATTTTCCACCAGCGGCAGAGGCTTCCCAATGTTGTAGTTCACTGGTGAGATTAAGAAACCTACCGACTGGTTCTGGGTCTCGTACCCAACGCCAATGCCAAGGAAAGTCCAGTTCATATCCAGCTTAGTCTTGCCATGAGAGAACAGGGCCACATGCATATTAGGTGTAACTTCCCCTACAGAGTCAACCGGAGTGCCAGAAATACGAGAGGCCATTACCCCACCATCAACTCCAAAGTAAAGTCTGGGGTTGAACATAAATGATGCTTCAGGATATTTCTCAACGTATTGAGCTGAGTCAACTGGGACCACAACCTCTTCGCCATTTGATGAGACTTTAACCTGAGTGTGATAGTTAGAGCGGCCCTCCTTATCAACGGACACCACATTAGTTACAGAATATTGTCTTGGATGAATAGTTGCGTCCCACGGGGAAGGTTTCCACGCAGAGAAGCCAACGGTTCCAACTGGAACCTGCTTGTCACCAAAGGGCTCCTGCAATGTAAGCTCTTGCCTCTTGGTTAGATATCCAAAAGTGTCAGGGCAATCTATAACAGACCCATCACTACATTGAACAGTTGAAAGGCTAACATCGGTTCCGTCTTCATTTTTTCCTACGTGTGTTGATGTTGAATCTAGATTAGTTCTGGACCATCCCTGAGACCTAACAACAACTCGCTGAATACCCTTAAGCTTAGATCCTAGCTCTTTCTGGTCGGATCTGACAAGCTTCCAATCTATACCTGACTCCTTAATCAGGCGCTCTAGATCTTCTTTGGACGAAATGGAACGCTGATTTCTAACGGTTCCGTCCTTCAAAGTCTTTTGATCAACCAAAGCGGAATTATGAGCGCGCAACTCAGCCAACTCATCACTCTGCTTCTGAATCCAGAACAGCAATACCCCTATGATTATAACTATTCCTGCAACGATTGCAATTTTTGTTTTAGTATTCATTTTTTTCCGAGGTCTAACCGGTTATGCAAGTCTTCATCTATGAGATAGAGCATCTCTTCATAAGACTCTATAGTCTTCTTTATACCAGCGTACACATCTTCTTCAAAAGTCTTGTATAAAAGGACGCACATAAATCCATATTGCTGAGTTACCCCCTTCGTCACGCAGGATATCTCTGTAAGCATAGAGTCTACAATAACAACCCAGGCTTCGGGAATGTTTTGTATAGATACTGCTTTAAACTTTTTCCTTAGAACATCTATATCCTCAGATTCAAAATCATGTCTTAAATTAAAATCATTCCGTAACTGAGAGATAGATATCTTCCCGGCGCTCTCTTTCTTTTTCATTTTTTTTTCAAATTCTTTGATTCTTTTTTTAAGATTTGCATTCTCATATTCTAGCTGAATGATCTTCACTTTTAATTATTTAAACTAGATTGAAATTCCATTTTTATATCAAGATTAAACATAACTACCTACGATAACTCTATAACACCTAAAGGAAGGGCCTTTCTAAAGTTAATTGAATAGTTTGGATATAAGTACGCCTTTGAATAATTCCGTCCGCTATCTTATTATGCTTCTTCAATGTAGTTTGGTAGTAAGTACATCAACCATATCCATCCTTCAACTTTGATATGATCAAGGTTGATGACCGCTCGACACTTATCTTTTGACTAATAGCTCTTATAAAGATATCACATATTGCAGAGTACTCGTAAAATTGTTCCGCAGTGTTTCCACCCTTACCATATTTAGCATGGAAGTCTTCATGACAGTAAACACACAAAGTCGTACCATTATCTATATCGTATCGCTCATCCGGGAATGTATTCCAGGCATTAAGATGATGCGAGTTCAGGTCTCCCCTTCGCTCACATATCTGACACATGTAGTGGTCCCGTTTCTTTACGGCTCTAGCCCAGCGTACAAAGTGATAATCATCCTTCCTATCAAAAATTGCCACTAACCTAGTAATTCCTTAATTCTAGAAAGCCTCTCTTCCACTGAAGATTCATCATCGGCAATTATCGCAATATCTTTCAACATAGAAGCTGCAGTTTTGTACTGCTCCTGAGGGTCTTTTGATTTACAGGACTTGCAAATTTTTATTAACGAGCTTAGACCTGAAAGCTTAATCGCATGCAAATCTTTGCGCAAGTGTTCTTCACCGCACGCTTCGCAGTTTAGTGACTCAAAGCCTTTAAATCTATTTTGATCAGAACTCTTCATGGTATATATGCCCGTTTATTAGCTACGACTTATTATATACCATGAAGTATCAGTTACTATCGACATTTGGAAAATACATTGCCCAATCTTCATGCCTTTGAGATATAACTTTGTATTCTAGGGTTAACGGCTGGGCTGGTGGTTTAGGTCTATTAAGTAACGTTAAACCAGCCTCTTCCACTGTTTTATCTCCCTTTGCAGAATTAATGGATTTACAAGCTGTTACACAGTTGTCCCATTCAAGCTTTCCTCCTTTGGACTCAGGCCATACGTGGTCAATTGTAAGTTTAGATGGTGGAAACCTCTGACCAGTGTACTGACAGGTGAAGTTATCCCTTCTGAATAAAGATTTACGGTTGAACTTGGGTACACGAGGCTTCTTGCGCACGTATTCTTTTAATCTAACAATGGATGGGTATAATTGTTTTTTATGAAGAAATTCATCATTCCATATAGATATGACTTCAACCTTATCCTTGATAACGTATCTAGCGAGGTCTTTAATGTCTATAAATCTAATTGCCTGATACTGCTTGTCTAGCACTAGAGTTCTCATTTTATTTTCCCAGAATCTAATCTCTTTGATTCATATTTTTCTGCGTATTCCTTTCTACGCTCAAGACATATATATCTGACCCCAGACCTTACTGATGAATCTTTAACTATTACCTTATCAATATTATGTTTTTTTTTGCATTTCATACTTCATCCAAGACAATATTGAATCCAATTCCTTCAAAGAAGAATTAGATTTAATCGTATTACATTTCCAACATAACAATGCTATATTTCAAACACATAAACCACTTCAAGAATTATCCTATCTATTGTAGGAGATGCATTAGAAAAATCTAAATCAATATTACGACACTAACACTTCAAAATAAAAGAGTAAATAATCTGTCGTGACATCATCTAGTGGTAATTTTGACATCCTAGTTCTTTTAAGAATATTATTCCTAATAATTCTTGAGGGTTTTAAAACTGTTTTCCCCTACTATCCCTTAAAGTTTTCTTATAATAAAGGCACTATTTTACCAATCCTTTCTTCCACTTTCTTTTTTTTACCCTAGTACAAACCCTGCAAACATGCGATAAATTATCAATACATATCTTACTTGGCGTAAAATTCTCATTAATTAACTGGTATATCTTTCCACATTTTATGCACTGTCTGGTCATTACAAATGTATGTAGTACTATTGGCTCCAGGGGAAGATATTTCTTTAATATTTTCTAATTTTTTAATGGACTCTCTTATATCCTCACCACTGGAAACTCCAGATTCGTTCCCTAAACACATCCATCCATCACGCTTGCGCCGAGCAAATAGCTCAAGCTTGCTCGTACCGGGAAACATTATCTCCAGCATTTCCTGAATGTCCTCAGGCTTTTCAGAGTGTTTAAGTACAGGTCCAAAATGAACGGAGCGTTGTGATTTATTCTTCAGCTTGTCATAAATATTACCACGAGTTCCAACCAAAGAAATTTCATGAGTCTGCCTGAAGAGCCTACCCATTCCAAATGCTAAAACATTCTCCAATTTAAAACTGGACATAACAGAGTTGATGTAAAGCTTCAACCCTTTAAATAAACCAACTGGATTCTCTTTTATATCAGAAATTTTTGGTAGGGGAATGCTCCTTCTCATAGAGTCAAGAGGGGATTTCTTTACTTTAACCCAGACGTGAACCTGCTTTTGATTAAATCCCCACGCTGACATTACATCAAGACCCTCTTGAAGTAAGGAGCCAGGCACCCATAAAACCAATACAGCATCTTTTTTAGCCACCCCTTCCACCGGCATGTCCTTGATAGCCTGAAGATTCAGTGTTGGGTACTGTGATTCAGCTCCTCGCTTCACCTTTCCCATCTTAAGTCGATCTGAAAACTGCCAAGGCGGGTCTGCCGTAATAATGTCAAATTTTTTACTCATTTTACTCATTTTACACTGTACTTATTTTTAAGCTTATTCATTAGATACCTAAAGAGAATCATCCAATAGCAAAAAACAAGAGGTTTACCCTGAGAAGTAATAATGATATAACAACTAATGCTGCAACTAGTATGTATAGTTTTAATTTATACCTACCCATCAATTAACCCACCTATCTTCAATATTAAACAGTCTATATGTGCTATATTTAATTCACATAGGGCAGATTCCAACTCCTCCGCCTTATCATAATGCATCCTTTTCAACCTAGACTTAGTGTCAAAGTCTTTCATGGAACGCTTGCCAAGAGGGCGTTTATTCTTTACCGCATCATAATCGAATAGATTCTCAATTGAAAATGAATTAAACCATCCAGAAACTTCTTCTTTAGAATCGAAAGCATACATGTCATGCTCATCAATTATTGATTCGAAATCTCTCTTAATAATCTTAATTTTCTTCTCGGACTCTTCAAGAGTCTTCTTAGGATCAGTTCTCTTCGACTTCATACCCTAAATCTCTAAGGAAATCGGCAAGCATAGCTCTATAAGAAGTGTTACCCTTCTTCTCCCATGTAAGAAGAGTATCTCCATCCTTAAACGGGAGGACTTCTAGTACTGACTTTCCCTCAGCATCAGCCCTGCTCTGAGCATCCTTAACAAAACCATCAAGCTGCGCTCTATAACCTGAAGAAAATATTTCTCCTGCGGAGTCGTAATCATTCTTTTTATTCTGGTGGTAGTCCCAATACAGTTGTCCGGGAGAGAATGGTTCAAACATACTCTCACATTCATAATCTATAGAGGTTGGCTTACCGGGAGAAACTCCAATCTTCCTTCCGGGACCGTGATTATCTTCTTCAAAATATGAAGCTAGTACTATTTGCATATTCTTTAACTTTCTGGGCCTTGAAATGGTATCTCAAAACTTTTACCACCCGTATTAGGAACGGATATCGTATACTGCATCTCGACAGGAGTTTTATTTGGTTCGTTCGCAAACCTTCTCATCACATGAATGTTATAACTGCCAGGGTTAAGGTCAGCTTTCCATACCCCTTTCGGATTTGAACGCGCTGATTTAACAGTTTGCCCTAAAGAGTTCGTTATCTTAACAGTTGCAAGTGGTAGAGGCTTCCTATCAGAGTCATAAATCATCTGATTAACCTTCACCCTAGCATCCGGTTGGGTTCTATCTACCCTTGCACCCCTACGTGTTCCAGTAAATGAAGTAGCCTCTTCCAAGCCACCCCCACCAGAGTATTCACCGTTAGGACCAAGCGGTCTTGCAACACCAGCAAGTAGTTCTGAGCCAGGAGTATCTACAATACCAGCCTGTACCTTCATGGCTTCGAACTTAGAAGTCTTATTCTCCTGCTTTGCATGCTGAGCTTTCATAGCTACAGCATCTAAACCATCAACAAACTTACGTTGTGGTGGCGTAAACCCCTTATTATCAACAGGGGCAGGGGTAGAAGCAACAGGAGGTCCAGTAGGAAGCGAATTAGATGCTGGTGCAGCCGAACTAATACCATTAACCCCTTGTGGAACTTTAAACGAACCAATATTTCTAGCTTGTTCCTTATAAGCACTCTCAATTCCGTTAAGCTTCTTAAGTATAAGCTTAATATTCATGTCCTGATTTGATACAAGCCTAGTTAAATGTTGGACCTGCTCCTTCAGTTCAATAATAATTTCAGACGCTTTTTTTTGTTCAGACATTATTTAATAATAATTCCTACATTTATATGTAGCTTATTAAAAACCGATATAGATTCGATTGGAACCTTGTACTCAAACATAATCTCTTCTATCTTATTAGAAATATTAAGTACAGAACTGGAAGTAGAGATAACAATACCATCAACAACTATACAATACTCTCCTGGACGTACTGAATTTTCAGAAAAATCAGATGGCTCGCAACCTTCAATCCGTTGTTCTAATTGTGGATCAGGAGTGTGATATTGCTCAAGGTTTGGTGGTGGATTAGTAGAATCTGATACATGATGTATCTCACCATCAACAGAAGCTGTAGTAGATATGACATTATGATCTACATCCTGCAATCCAGTTGAATTTACATAGTTATTATCTACATACTCTCGTGCATTATCAGACTTTTTAGGACCAGTAACCTTATTATCATACCACCTATGCTCTTCATGCACTCCAACGTGGGCTGGAATACTAGAACCACCAGCCAATTCAACAGGGTCAGGTGTATTATAGTGAACGGTACGCTCCTGAGGGGGCTGTACGTCCTGCACCGATCGTGTAGGGCTTAACTGCCTTTGTTGTAATGGATGGTCCGCACCACCCTGCGGCGGCGGTGCTCCACCACGAATTAACACTCTATCAAGGCCTTGCCTAGTGTCTTCATAGGTAGGTGACTGATAGGGATTACTTAATCTTCGACCATTACTGTCGTGTAGGAGAGATTTTCCACCCATAGGTGGATGCAAATCCCTCTCCTTATACTGAGGCGTATTACTTTTAGGCACCTGTTCATGTCTATCCGCCCTAGTAATAGCCGCAAGTTCTTTTAATCTATTATCCCTATCAGTCATCTTATACCTCAGCTATCAGACCGTTCCTGCTTACGAACCATTTGCTCTTGCCTTTCGGCACGCTTCTTATCTTTCTGCTGCTTACGTTTATCCCACTCACCAGATTCAATTTGCTTTTCACGTATGGCCTGAAGCATTCTGCGCTCCTGAGCTTCACGACGCTTCAAGCGCTTCTTCTCCGATGGCTTCTTATATTCCATCCTGGCCTTTACCTGACCAATAATTCGCTCTTTCTGTACAAGCTGTCTAAAATCTTTTAAGGCTTTTTCAAAAGAGTATGTTACCTCAATCTCAATGGGCTTACCAATATATGCTGGACTTGGATTTTTCATATTTTATTCTTCTTCCGCAAAGAGGTTTTCCATATCTATAGGTTTAGACATGGATAGTCCAAAACCCGTTTGAACATAACCTTTATCTTTAGATAATAGCCCTAATGCCTTCTCGACATCTTCATAATTTTGGTACTGTCTATTATCTGCAATAGCAATATGAGCAGACGTTACATATAATTCCTTTAAATAAGCAAAAGAGAAGTTTTTATCAGTAACTTTCTTAACTAAAATATCATATTCTTTATCTTTAAGTCTATTTTTAAATTTATCCTTTAAGAACTTCTTAGTCATAACCTTATCTGGTGATGGAAATTTAATCTTCCTATCAAATCTAGATGGTCTATCTGTGATATTATGTGGAACCTTATTAAGATCATTAGCCGTTGCTACAACAAGAAGACCCTCTTTTGATTTAACACCATCAAGAAGTTGTAGAAAATGAGCTTCATTAGCACCCTGAATAAGGTCAGGGAAGTCTTCTAAGAATAGAAGTGATGGCCCATGGCTTTCAGCGTAGTCAAAAGCTTCCTCTAATAACTGATCTGGCTGTGGGTGACCGGGCTGAATAGTAACCGGTTTAAATCCATACTCGGAAAGTATGATTTTAATAGCCATAGTTTTACCATTACCGGGCTCACCCCAGAAAATCATACCACGCTTCCAGGGGATTTTATTATCCTTATAGAACTTCTCTGAATTAAGGAACCCTTCTACAGAAGTTCTAATCTCTATCTCAAGATCTTTAGGTAGGAAGATGTCCTTCCAAGAAAGATCAGTCTCATATGAAACTGGTTCACCTCCAACAACGCAGATCTCCTGTGAAGAACGCTCACGTTCCTTTACCCACTCCTCATAATCATTTCTAAATTTAATATATTTAACATAATTAGAATTTTGAACCAAAGTAAAAAAGGATACTTCATCCTCATTTTGATTCCCCTTATGGAATAGCGAGCAAAGCAGGAACTCAACACCCTTTTTCTTTATTCTAAAAACACCTTGAGCAATAAAGTGCTCTGTATCCAGGTCTGTTTTCCATGAGGCAATTGAATCCTTCAATAAACACTCTATTTCGGTAGAGGTCTCCTCACAAAACTGTAAGAATGAACCATCAATAACGATCTTATTATGGATATATGAACCATTCTTCTGTGGGCTCTTACAAAACTGCTCCGTTGTCCAGTTAATTAACTCTACCAAGGAGCTTTCCGGCCTAGCCCTGGTAGGATTGAAATTATCTTTAGGCGTTAGGTTTTTATTCAAACGCTCTATAGTTAAACTGTTCTGCTCGTATAGTTCTTTTTCTGTTATTGTTTTCATCGTATTCTGTTTCTTTTAATAAGAAAATTAATTATTAAACCGTTACTGTTAAATCTCATTGGTGATTTTGGATCATTTACGAATGAACCTTCATTTTTAGTTGTTACCAGTGATTTTAGCAGTGTAATACCTCGATAGCGCCCATTGGGCCCCTCTGTTCCTCCGAAACGTATTATCCTATACTTATCTATAACAGGTTTTGATGAATAATACTGTTCAAGATCCTCTGGTGTTATATCAATACATTCCTGTGCTAATTTAATACTGTCCATCTAATACTTAACCTTTTTCCTTAGAACTTTTTCAATTTTTTTAGGCATTTTTTTAGGTGCAACCTTTGATGGAGGTGTCCAATTAATTTCAGCACCCTCCGGAATATCCTGAACGTTCTTACATTTAGGATATTCCATGCACGCCAGCTTCGGCTCTTCCTTGAATACTGTTAGATATAACTCCCCAGAACACTTTGAACACTTCTTGCCAAAAGGAATCTTTCTTTTACCCTGACACTTCGGATATTTAGAGCAGGAATAGAAGGGTCCGAACTTACCATCCCTTCTTACCATCTCGGAATCACAGTCAGGGCACTTCACACCTGAAAGCTTCTCATGTTTTGGCTGTGGTATAACCCTATCACCCTCAAGCCTTACACCTACAAGCCCCCTACAATCAGGATAGGAAATGCACCCGGCAAAAAATCCATATTGAGAATGACGAACCATCATATTGGAACCGCAAATTGGACAAGGAATTCCAGCATCCTTACCATCAGAGTTCTTTGCCCTACCATATTCAGCCCTAAATGGCTTGTAGAACTCCTTCATGACTGAAAGATAGTCAATCTTACCAAGCGACATCTTATCAAGCTTAGATTCCATTTGTGCAGTAAAATCATACGACATGAATGAAAAATGTTTAACCAAATCATCTATAACATCACATCCAACATCGGTTGGGATGTAATGGTTATTAACCTTACGAACGTACTTTCTTGAAGTTATTTTAGTAATGATAGAGGCATACGTTGATGGCCTTCCTATCCCCCTCCTTTCCAGCTCCTCAATAATAGAGCGGTCATTAAATCTAGATGGAGGCTTTGTTGCCTTCTTATCCATTTTGATTTTAGGAGCCACAAGTGATAATTTATCACCCTGCTTCATTATTGGCAGTACTGTATCCTTAGTTTTCTCAGTATCAGCAATTACATTAAGCCACCCTTTGTATTTGAGAACCTTACCACTAGATTTTAAAGTGTGAGTACTAGACTCAGAAGAGCCCTTACCCTCAATGGTGACGGACACTGTGTCGTACAAAGCTGGATTCATCTGCGATGCAGTGAACCTCTCCCAGATAAGACGGTACAGTTTCTCCTGATCTGTATTACCAACGAATGAATCAGGGTGAAGTGATGGGTCAGTTGGCCTAATAGCTTCATGAGCATCCTGTGATGCGTCCTTAGACTTATAAACATTAGGAGATTTGGGAATATCAAAACCCTGAGCTACCAAATACTGTCTAATATCTTCGATAGATTCGGGTGAACACCTATAAGAATCAGATCTAATATATGTAACTGCACCTTGCTCGTACAAGGATTGAGCCGTTTTCATTGCTTTATCTGCAGAGAACTTGAAACGTACTACCGCTGCCTTCTGCAAATCAGCAGTATTGAGCGGGGTTGGAGGGTTTCTCTTCTGCTCCTTACCTGAAATAGATAAAACTTCGTATTCAGCACCATCAAGGTCAGATTTAATCTTAGCAGCTCTATCTTCCGATATTATTCTTCCAGGATAAGATGCGTTAAATTTGTCTCCATTAGAAAGGGAAGCTGAAATATTGAAATACTCTTCAGGAACGAACGCATCAATCTCACGCTCTTTATCAACAACCATACGAAGAGCAACAGATTGAACCCTACCAGCGGATAGTTTATCACCCATTTTCTTTATAAGGTATGGTGACACCATAAATCCAACTATACGATCAAGAACCCTTCTTGATTGTTGTGCATCGTATAGGTCTCCATCTAATTCACGAAGATTAGATAACCCCTTTTTAATTCCAGCCTCAGTTATCTCGTGAAACTCAGCCCTAGCTATTGGTTTACCAAGACCCTTAACCTTATTGTATACATGAAAGGCTATTGCTTCGCCCTCTCTATCAGGGTCTGCTGCAATAATTATCTTCGTTGCAGATTTAGCTGAAGATAAAATGGCCGCAATTACATCCTTCTTATCCTGAATATCGGCATACTTAGGTTTAAACCCATTCTCGATATCTACACCAATGTCTCCATTCTTACCTTTAGATAGGTCAACGATATGACCTACAGTGGCACGTACAATGTAATCTTTTCCAAGGTACTTGGAAATAGTTCTTGCTTTAGATGGTGATTCTACAACCACCAGAGTTAAATCTGACATGTGTCCTAATTATCTAGGCTCGTCCATGTCCTCTCTCGACAGTTCAATTAGAGCCTCTGTGATGTTTCTAGACGCCTCATCAAATATAGCGTTTTTATATTCTAGATGATCAAAAGAATTCATAGAGTTTTCACAGGACTCTGCAACTTCATCAAGTATGTTTAATGCGAACTTCTTTAGCATACACATATGCCAAAATAGCCCAGATAACTTTATCACAAAATATAATCCAATTTAACCAGACGCTTTTTTTTCTTTTTAGCAATAAATGCTTCTTTAGAATGCATTTCCATTACCAATAGTTTAGACGCACAAGAACAATCAAGCATCATAAATTTATCTATTATAAATGGATAACCAGTATTACCGTTGTGCCCAGTAACAATGGTCTTCTCCCATGTAACGTTCGACTGTCCAACAACGGTGATAAGCATTTTGAATAGTTCTCTGTCCCATGCAAAAACATTGATGGGTTTCATTCCCATTGCTATCTGATGTGGAGCTAGATTGTCATCCATTGGACGCAATGGATCGCACCCACCATGAACGAATATAAAGTCATCCGTTTCATGATAGTCTTCGCAAGCATTAATGAAATCCTTATGCTCCTGGGGAACGAAATCTTTAATGCGTTGACGTGCAAGTGAATAAGGGTTCTCAAGTTCATCCCTCACATACTCTAGAGCGTTATCGTCATCAAAATTAGCGTGTGGGTCCTTGAACCTATTATGATTCTTCTTCACTCCTGAACGCTTGATGTATCCCTGTAGAGTATCAACCCCACCATAATTCATCCAAAACATATACGCTTTAGAATCAGGTGAAGGAGCCATAGCATTCATGAACATCAATTCATGATTACCCTTCAAGCAAACAACCTGATCTCCCCAGATCTCTTTTAATTCAATAAGCCTATCTAGAACTCTATGTGAATCAACTCTACGATCAACATAGTCACCTAAAAAAACAATCTTATCCCTAACCCCATCCGTCTTTCGGAGAGGAAGAATTCTGGACAGAATCAACTCAAGCTGATGATACTGCCCGTGTATATCCGGTACTACATAAATACACTCTTTAGATGGTCTCCATTTACTCATAAGGTCCTCGCATTATCCGCCTCTCTCTTTCTCATTAAATGCATCAATATGCAATTTAGCATTTCCCTCTATCCAGGACTTTAATTTATCATCTAAAGTATATAAATATACTACAAACGCTCCATCAGCTTTATCGGAGGAATAATAACTTCTTAGCTCTGCAAATGAATCATTGCTTGCAAATAATAAATTATATCCGTCACAATCTGAATAGCAAAGGTTGATTTTAGACTTTAAATCATCAACCAGCTCTTTTTTTGCAGGAGTTTTAAATCTTAAACAATGATGATGCAACGTAGTTCCAGTCACTGCGGCGTGCATCTTCAAACCAGTAATTACGATGTCTTTTATCTTTGCCCCTGGAGTCACAGCAACGTATCTAGACCAGGGCGGCATTTGAGAGTTACCCTGCTTCATCTCATCCATTACGGTTTTCAAACCAGCAGTCAGACCATCTAGTGGTCCTTTCATATCAGCTCCCATTAACACTCCCCTCCATGGCTTTCTCTAGCTCCCGCCCATATCAAAAGGACAAACCCTACAAGGCATGCCCAAAACCAAAACGAACCAATTAATAGAAATAACATAATAATTTACAATAATTTACAATAATTTAGAGTTTTTTTCCAGGACAGACTTAATCTCTCTTAGAGCGGTTACAGCCTGGTCTGGGTTTACTACAGCGTCACTAAGAGAGCCGTAGTGCTCCTCAAGACAGTTCAAAAGAAGCTGTTTAATCGCCCCTTCATCAGGTGAGTGTTGAAGTTTAGACTCACTGTATAGTACCTCTAAAGTTCTCTCTTTACTATTAAACCAACTCTTAACTTGATCAAGTGACATCTCACCCCTTCTAACGGCTTTTAATTGCTCATTATTCTTTTGAAGATCAAGATCATTTTCTACAAGAATCTGTTCACATTCATTAATCAATCTAACAACATGATAAAGAAATTTTGTATCTATACCAAACTTTTTTACTATCTCTACTCTTGATGATTTTGAGTAACACTTTTTATACTGTTGATAGTATTCTTTTAATTCATAATCAGTCAGGTCTTGAAGTTTTTTCATACTATTCTATCTCTTCTATTCCCCAAACAAAAAAAAACTTATAACCGTTTTTGTTAGAAAATTTCCTCATGAATTCTATCTTTAGAACATTTGATCTAATAAGTGATTTTGTCTTTACAAATTCTTCTTCATCTATCAAGTAATCCTCTCTTTTGCATCTCCACTTCTGCCTCACTAAAACTTGTAGCCTTATCAATATTTAGCCTAGACTCAATAGCTTTAAGAACTGTAAGGTCAGGATGTGTTTTTATATCACACTTATGCATACTGGAATACGCATACCCTTTAAACTTGTGCCAGCATCCCTTGTGTAGGAACATTTTCCTATTCTCTCTAACCATATTTCCAATGGCAGTAGAGTGAAGAACACAGTTGATAGGAGTGAACAGTGAGTCGATCATGTTCGGATTATTTTCCATGCATAGCTGAAAATACTTCACAATTGAATAGATAGAAACATCGTACTGCTTGTTAGCGGACGGGTCATCAATGTGATGTTGTTGATACTGCTCGAAGCCCTGAGGCTTCTTACCGAAGCCTGGTACATGCCCTGCTAGATGAGGGAAGATTATCTCCTTCCTAGGAAGGCAGAACCCATATACATCACAGTCAGAAGCATCTGATGATACACCATATGCCATAGATCCCATGATGGTTTCATAGTGGGTATTCCCAGGTAACCAATCTGGTATATTTGCCAGCTTCTCATTATGAATTCTTTGTATTACCGATGCCATCTAAACCTCTAATTCATACGGCTTGAACGTTTCTAAAATAGATTCAAGCTCTTCAGGCATAACGCCTGCTTTATCGTCAATCATGATGTTGTAGTACGGTTTATCTTCGTAGTACCCATATGCTTGATAGGACTTTACTTCTGTATTTTTATTAATGTAATAAAACTTAATACCAGCTTCACCCATTTTTGTCAAATACCCATCAGAGATTTAAAAATCCACTTTACAGACTCTGCATCCCTTGTGAGAACGATACAATCTACCATGAATACACCTACGAGTAAGGCTAGCTAGATACTCGGGAGCATATTCTTCAAGGTCGTGCTCTAATGGTCTCTCATATCTCTCTCACTCAGGAGGTTCCGCCTGATAATTGGAGAAGTTTTTCAATTCATATCTTCTTTTTTAGGCTTAGCGCCGAATACAGACCCGAAGATCGATGATGATGATTCCATTGAGGGCATAGATGGTTTCTTAATAAAAACAGCCATGCACTCAAGGTCCTTCTCGGCCTTATCAATTGCCTTCAACCATTCGGTATACATCTCATTAGCTCGCTTCTCTATCTCTTCACGAGTGCGCTTATCATTAGCTGTAACAATGCCGAACATTAAAGCTGGGTTAAAAACCCTATTCCAGGATGGTATATTTTCAATTATACTATCAAAATAAGACTTTAATGGTCCATCATAATCATCTGGAATAATTGGAAGAAGGGTCTCGCAAAATTTTGATATGTAATACCTGTACTTGCGCTCATCCTTATCTGATGGTTCGAATTTTAAACCACTAAACATAGCCAGTTTCGTAAATGGAATTACATCTACAACTATCTTATCCTCACCTCCAGGTATAGGGGCAATGATAACCATAGATGAGCCTGGTTCAGCATTAATACGAGCTATTGGAAGCTCCTTTAAAAAGTAATCCAGGTATTTTTTTACAGTAGCATTTGCCTTTTCACTTTTAAATATGTGATCGTATTTAAAATCAACCATTTAATTCTTCCTTTTCCAAATCTATTTCCTGAACAACGTATCCTAAAGTGCCTTCTCTAAGAGCAATCTTCTCTGAGCCCACTTTTTTCATGAACTCTTTAAACTTATCTGCGCCAACCTTATAAGTTTCCTCATCGTACAGGAACCCTTCTTCATCGTCATCATCTACAGACGAAACTCCATGTATAGAAACCCATTTAGAGTTGTCCGGATGTATGCCCACCTCTAACGCCAGGCCTAGAGGATGGAGTACCTTCCTATTTATCTCGAATATAATGCCATTGTCTAGAAGAAACCGCACATGAGATTCAATTTTTGGCATTCTTATCCCTTACTCTAGTATCAGAAACTCTAACAGCTTCGCTTAGAGATGAGGTTCCTGTTGATTTCATAAGTATATCGACTTCACGATCCAACCAATACCCACCCTCAGCCTCAAAACCGCACTCACAAGCCCATCCATTACCATCACTGGTGTAAGACCATTTTGACTTACCTTTAATATCACAATTTTTACATGGACAAATCCATTTAGAAAAACATTTAGGACAGTCTAACATTTGCCTTGCCTACCTTTCTTCTCTCACCATTAAGCCTGAGGTGTACTGAATCAACTATTTTCCTACGAATCCTCTGCAAGTAAACAAGTCCCTGCATTTCATAGTGTGAAAGTATCCTAAAATGCTTAACCCTAACTCTAATGCCAGGAGGAACATCATCCTTCATCTTGATCTGAGAGAAGGTATAGAAGTCTACGAAATCCATAAGGGACTGATTGTCCGCATCAATGGCTTGAATCTCCACTAGCTGCCCAATAAAGCATCTGCCATGATTAATTCCCTTTCGAGAACCAATGTAAACCTCTTTAGTACAATTAGGGATAATTCCATCTGGCCTAACTGTAGATTCAAACTCAGAAAATCCAGCAAATAAATCTAGTCTAGGGTCCTGAATTGAATATATTTCAACAACTTTACCCTTATGATACACCTCAATTGGTAATGAATTCTCTACCAACTCTACAAAATTCTGAAACACTCTAGCCTGAATAGCTAATCCCCCACCGTTATTACAATGGGCAAGGTATGAAACCATATCCGCAGGATATTCATTAAGAACATTCTTAAATGCTTCATACATTAGAACCTTCTTGATACCTTTATGCTTAGACTCCCTTTTAACAACTGCCGACTGGTTTTCCATTACGGCGTAGATAGTTTTAACCTCAAGTTCACACTTCTGCCTAATCTCAATTTGAACATCAGCACCTACATCACCAGATGCAATTGACTCCTGTCTCTCGATCTCCTTACCAGAATCAAATTTAATTGTAGAATTTAATGATAAGTGATTCTCTGAGGATAGTCCCACCGGGTGAGACATGAACTCAAGCTCATCTATATGGCCAAACCACATACAGGATAGGTCATACGGGCATGACGCTCGCTGCCCTTGTACGAACGATGTAGGGATAAACATAGCACAGTCCGGACATCTATAACCTTTTCTGGAATGCAATGCAAAAATCTTTCTAAGTCTAACCTCGGACCTAAGCTTTACAATCATGCCACTATCAGGGTCTTCCTTGGAGATTTCAGACTTCGCCCTATCTTCTAGAATGTTTTGCTCATTCGTGCAGGAATGACATCGCAAAGAACCCTCCTCATACCTAAGGAATTCCTTGCTATTTTGTGACTTACAAGCTGGACATATAGGTATAGACTTTTTCTTCTGAGTAGAACACTCTCGCTTAATATTATCAGCTAGACGATTTATACAAGTAGTCAAGTACGGCTGAATATTCCTACCAGACTTCCAATGCTGAGATTTAAATAGGAATGCAAGAAGACCCTTCTCCAAAGTCTCAGTTGCACGCTGTTTAAATGCTCGTTTAGCTAGATCTGCGCCTGTCTCCAGATTGCCATAAGCAAATCTAGATAGAGACCCAAATTTAGGATCGAAAAAGTCTAGTACTTCAGAAAGTACCCACGCCTTAATGTCCTCTTCCACAATCTCTTCCGGAGAAGAGTTTAGCTTATCAATTATAGTGTCACTCATATAGTATGTAAGATACTTAAAAGAATAAACCCTTTAGCAAAAGGGTTTAGCGAAAACTCGACACTTTCTTTTAAGCAACTGCCTTATATTGTTCGATCCTTTTAAAGAATCGTTCTGTAATTTCTGGGGCGGCAAATGCTACTTGGAAACGAGCCATATCAAAAGACTCGACTCCAGTAATTATTGCATCTCCCTTACCCATCAAATCGTATGCTGCGGGGGTTCCTAAAATAATCTGAGAATCAACCTTAGAATTAGTTTTGCAAGCAATCCTTGCACCAAAGTTAGCCTTAATAGCGCCAGAAACTATGTCCACAGAGGGACGCTGGGTCGCCATAACGATGTGAATACCAGCCGCTCGGGCTTTCTGAGCTAAAGAACCAACGGACTTCTGGAATCGTTTTGAAGGCTTATCGTAATTTGTAATAATGTCTGCAACTTCATCAATTATTACAACTATTTGAGACATAAGGGAAGGGTTCTCACTCAAAGAGCGAAGACCATTTTTCTTGAGAAGAGCGTAGCGACTTTCCATCTCAATTTCAAGTCTTTCCATCAGTGCTACAGTAGAATCGTAATCGGAGATTACATCCACAACATAGTTCTTAAATGATGGGGTAGAGTAAGCGGCAAACTCAACCTGTTTAGGGTCAATCAAGTACAATTCAACATTACGATTACCGGAAGCGTTAAGGTAAACGATATTTGCAATTAACGTATGTATAAGAACAGACTTACCAGACCCTGTACCACCACAGATTAGAGTGTGAGGATTCATTGCGAAATCAACAATTACACGCTTACCAGATTCGCCAGACTCTCCAAGAACAATTGGAATCATCATGTCATGTTCAGAAGGGCAAACATGATTTTTCATGAGAAGGTCCTTCTCCAAATGGATTGAATCAGCCTTACGCATTGCAGTCTGCAATCGAATAATCCCAAGATCTGAAATAATTTTAACCGTAGGAGGACCCATTGAACGAATACCAAGACCAATCTCACGAGCCTTGGTTTCAATCTTGCGAATAGAAGTTCCAAGTTCAAGCTTGATATCGAAAGTGGCAAGATGGCGATGAATGCCTACACTCACACATTCAGCTTTGATTTTCAATCCGGTGAGGATATCGGTCATGCGAGTTTGAAGAATCGCTTCAGGTGAGAGAGTTTTAATTGTTTCCTGAATCATCATATAAGTATTATACACAAATTAGTAATACTTGCAAGAGCTAATACAATGCCCAGGATAATGAAATTGCAACTAGAGTAAATAATATACAGGAAAGAGCATAAATGGCCACCAATTTTTCCCATTCATCCTTGTTCTCCCGGTACTTACCCCTGTAAGAGCGTACCTCTGGGGCTGTATTTATTTTTATCATCTCATCAATGTATGCAGAAAACATCAGGCTGTCAAGTACTTAGCCGCTGTCTCTGTAGAATACTTTACATGAACCACATCTCCTACAGTGAATCCTTGAACTTGTGCTGTACCAGATGGAAGTTCTACAACAAGATCGGCCGGCTCATCAGGACCAACCATCATTGTGGACATTGGTTCTCCCGCAACAATAGAAATGATTCTATTGTCTCTACAAAAAATAATATCCAAAGGAGATGGGGTATTTTTCATCCAAAATTTTCTAACCCCAGAATATTTATACGGGAAGAACATTACTGGTGGCGGCCACGCCTTATTCATAAGACCGTAGTTCTGTTCCGCTTCAGTAATAGCTACTTCAGATTCAAACTTCATACCATTAATTGTTACAGAATTACTCATTAAAACCTCGTAATAATTCCACTTCTGCCTCAATTGATCTAAACCTTTCTCTGAATTTTTCAATTGAACGCAAATCTGTATTGGAAATCATCTCAAAAGGAACATGCTCCTTGTTCTGCCTAGATTTATGCTTAATACCCTTTATCTTGGTATTGTAAACGTCACCAAGCTGAGCCAGGGTTCCGTAAAGTTCATCCATATCTTTAGCCAGAGAAAATAAGTACGAATATAAAGACGAGATATGAATATTTTTCTTTTCAAGTGCATCCATTAATTGATTTATAGAGTCTCGTGCTGAATTGATTGCTTTATCTGCATAGAGCCTCAATGATCTTTGAGGATTAGATGATGAAGTAAAATGGTCAATGTTCTGTCTCTTTGTCCATCTGGAGAATCTATTTGCCGCCTTCTCGAATGGAACTGACTGTTCAACGGTAGCAATAAATTGATTAATATCTTCTTCAAGCTGCCCGTACCGCTCTTGGCCTTGATTGTAATCAGACTTTAAGAGTGTAAAGACTTTTCTCATTCTACCAACAAGAGAATTGAACACTCCAGCGTTAACATATTCTGGCTGAGTATCCCTTTTAAGATCGGCCAGACGGTTAGCTAGAGTGTTAAGTGCTCCTTCAACATCAATATATTGCTGTTCTTGCGGTTGGTGTTGGTGCTCCTGCTCCTGCTCCTGCTCCTGCTCCTGTTCCTGCTCCTGTTCCTGCTGTTCTTGTACGATAGGTTCTGACTCTTTCGCATGGCTATCTCTCACATTCTTTCTAGGAAGGGATCGAATAGCATCTTTAATCGGGTCAGCTATCTCATTGTCAAATGTGTAAAATAAATCCTTTGCTTTAAACACTACCTTAGGTATGGCTAGATCATCATCTGTAAGTACTAGATCATTAATTTCTTCAAGTCGGCTAGACATTTTTGATGCAGCTCTTAAAAGTTTAAGCCTCCCCCACTTATTAGAATCACCGAACTGAAATGGTGCTTTCACATGAGACATAAACCTGGATACAGAGGATGAAGCTATTGCGGATAGGTCTAGGGACTCATCCGAAATTTCTGGCTCCACTGGTCCTCCTGGCTCCATTGGCTCTCCTAGCTCACCTGGAGCCATCTTGGGGCGTGGGAGCTTCTTAGGCTTAGGGAGCTTCTTAGGCTTAGGGAGCTTCTTGGGGCGTGGTTTTTTTTTAGGACGTGGTTCATTTTTAAGACGCTCAAATTTAGAAACTCTCTCATTGATCCGGTCCCTCTGCTTCTTAGCAGTGACTCTTGCGCTAGATGTTTTTGCCATATATTAATGTGGCATTATTGGCCTGATATATCGATGCAGGAATAATGTCCACACTGACACATAATCCTCAATGTATACGCAGATTCATACGTCCTTGCACTGGATTTACATAAAACTAGACGATTAACTTTATCGTTATCTGGTAATCTAATCGCTAAATACATAGGGTTAAATTTATTTGCAGCAAATAAAGTAGATCTTGACCTGAGAGATTCGAAAATCTCACAAATTACAGATTTTGACGAATAAGAAACGAAGCACTCTGAGCAACGCTTTTGGTTTAAAATTACCTTGACCCAGACTGCTATCTTATTCTCTACTCTATTCATTCAGACCCACTTCTTATAGGACCTCTTCTTTGAAGTCTTCTTAGATGCAGTCTTTTTAGTAGTTTTAGCTACCTTAGGATCATTCTCAGAAAGAAGTGGTGGAAGATCCTTTCCTAGTGGCATAATCTTATCGATAATACCGTAATCCAGAGCTTCTTGAGCTGTGAAATAGTTATTATTCTCACAGTCACGAGTAACTTTCTCAATAGTATTTCCAGTATGACGAGCTAGAACTTCATTAATCTTTTTCTTCATATTGAGAATTTCAGCCACCTCAATCTCAACCTCAGTTCCTGTCCCACCAATACCTCCAATCTGGATCTGATGAGCCATAATTCCAGAGGAAGGCATTGCATACCTCATTCCCTTTGTCCCAGAAGCCAATAACAAAACTCCAGCTGACATTGATTGACCAAGACATACTGTTTCAATTGGTGCCTTAATCATTTGCATCATGTCATAAATTGCAAAAAATCCGTAAGCATCTCCTCCGGGAGTATTCAACCAGATAGAAATTTTCTTTGAATTATCCTCATTATTCATCATGAATAGAAGGGATGCCATAACACCAGCGGCTTGCTGGGTTACAGGTTCAGACAAAAAGATAACCCGGTCCTTTACAAGCCTGGATTGAATATCATAAAATACATCACCATTGGCGGTACGCTCATGAAAAACTGGATTTAAAAGTTTAGCTGTACGATCTGCTATTGCCTGAATTTTATTTAGTTTCATTAATTATACTATCTTTCTTTATGCAAACATTTTTGAAGTATTCTCTGCGTCTTCTGCACAGGAAATACAAATTCTTACACCTAACAATGCCATAAGTCTCTTTTCACCTATAGTCTCACTACACTCTTCACACTCATCTATTGCCGAACCTTCCTCAGCGAGTATTCTAAGTGCATTATCTATAAGCACCAAATTATCTGTACCTCTAGAAGATAACTTCTCTGACATTTGATGCAAAGCATTGCCTTGTACTTGATCTATCTCATCACCAGCAAGGTCCAGCTCAGGGTTCTTTGACGCTATTTTCAAAGCGTCAACTAAATCCTTGCGCATATTTTCGTAATGAGCTTTAAGTTTTTTTAATTTAGTTTTATTCATATCTCCTCGATAAATGGACAAGTAGAATCTTGTCTCGACCTATTCTAAAAATATGCCCATAAATACTTAACGCCCTTTAGGGTACGCACTAGAACTTGGTACAGGCCACTACAGCCACTTTAGTCTAGTACGCTCGCTAAAAGGCGCTAAGCACTCTGGATCACTCTATCAAGCAGATTCGATAGAGTCAACAAGAGATCGGCGAATCATTGCATTCCTCATGACACGAGGCTTGGAAATGCCTGATTCCTCATTAATGCGACTTTCAAACTCACCATGAATTAAGTCATCATCCTCAAATTCTTCGCCATTAATAGTACAGGAAGAAATTCCATTACCAAAAAATTTCCAACCCTGGTACTCACCTTCAAACTTATTTTTAGTGTAGTTAAGGTTACGAATAGAAACTGTAACCATCTCACGTTCAGTATCACTCTTGATACCTTTAACCTTATGGAAGGGCCCAAGAATCTTACAGCCACTACCAAGCTCAGCGTTAATAGCAGTTTCAGCTGTAGCCCTTGAAAGGGGCTCATTAATCGTTGGGATCTGTTCAATCTCCTTAACTTCTCCTGAGGAAGATACTCCGATAAAATAAATTGATCGCATCGATCCTTTCTTACGCCCCCTCTTTTTACTAGAAATTTCATTTTCAGCAGCATCTACAGCAGAATCAGTAACATTAAACATTTTTTTTCATTTCTTTCTTCCAACATATTTGTTGATTTGTGCGATTGTAATCCCTCATTGGATTACAATCAAGAGTTTTCTTTGAAAAATTCTTTCTTTTCATCAAGAAGCTTCTCAAAAGCCGCATGAGTATGAAATTTTGCTGACCAAAATTCCGGATACTCCTGGACCTTACCAGTCTGAACATTGAAGCCTTTATGAGAATGAAATAAATAAGGATTCAATATTCCGAAATTTCTTACGGAAATATTCTCATTATCTAAAAGCATCCCTACAATTTCTTCGCAAATAATATTGACTGCGCACCTAATATATTTCTTCGAAACAGTTTTGTCAAGCCTTTTATATATAAGATCTGAAATTTCTTTACGACCTATATTGGCTTTCATCTTTTGCCCTTTAGAAATAGTACCCTCTCCTTAATACAGATGATCTCCGTATCAAGATCGTCCACTTTACGAGCATAGATTTGCTTCTGTACTTGTAAATCATTAATTTTATACGCAATTCTTTAAGGGTTGGCAGCGTTTTTAAATTCCGACTGGACATTTACCGATACTTCTCCTAACTCATTGATAGATTTCTTTAAACCATCTAGTGATGCGCATTGAGCTGACCACACATCATTAGCCTCATCTAATACATCAGAAATTGCGTTAAACAAACCCTCAATATCCTCGGATAAATCCTTTTCAGGGATGATCTTTTTAATAACATTAATTAGTGAAGGCTCCTCTTCTGTTTCATCGAAAATTAGGAGCTGCATAACTTTTAACTTTTCTCTAGTGTTAACGAGAATTTCTCCCAACCTATTCTCACCAATCGTTATTCCGCAATCCTCTCTACACCCCCAGTACTCATCGATGTCGTGATTCATCTCAAGAGATTCATCGCCAGTGTCAATGAGAAGTTTAGCTATGTCAGGGTTAGCAAGAAATTTAGCTTCAACCAATGTCTCCATTATAAAATATTTCTTTGACTCCCAATCATTTGGGAGTTGAACATTTCTCCCCAGACTCCTAGCCTCACGAACTGTTTCAGCCTTGCAAATCCTCTCTCTCATTTGAGGATCGGTAGCCTTTGATGCCTGGAAGGCATGCTCAACTGTTGGGCATGGATAAGAAGCTCCATTACTAGATCCGAGATTAATTGGATTTTGAAGCCGTGAGTCTGACCTCATGTACGCATAGTCATTCATTTTTAACATATCTCTCTGCTTGTCCTGTTTCAACCGTTCATCTAACTTGTTAGTAGCCCTTAAGGCTCGCTTTATAAATTCAAAAGATTCCACTATAACTCTCCAACATCTTTTAACAACATCATTTTTAAAACAAATGCGTGCCCCATAATTCTATTTGAATCATTGATTACTTCATCTATGGATACCCCAAATTTATCATGGTCATACCCGTCAAAGTCCCATAGAACTATAGATTCCTTCTCTGAATAGAATGCCTTCAACATCTCATAAGCTTCGGTCTTTTCAATTGCAGACTGATATATGGGGATGTAAATGTTTTTCCTAGCTTCAATGCAGCCGTGCTTCTTACCATTCCACCATGAATATAAAGAATGCTTACCCTTACCCATTGGATACCTAACACCACGTTGAGTTAAGAAACCCATCCTTGCCCACTTGAAATACTCCTCAGTGGGATTTTCATCCTCATCTACATGCTCAGGATATACTTTGGCGTACTGCCAAGCGTTCTCAATATTCTTAGCCTCCTTACATGGAGCGCCCTCTGGAAGGGGACACGGACCATTAAGGAATGGGGAAAGACCCCGACCCCAATCAGTGGATCTCGACGTAGTATTTATAAAGTTCTCTGCAGTTGAATACATAGGAGACTCTTTGTATGAAACTATTCTAATACTCATGAAGCCAACCAACCCCTATCTCTACGTGGCGGATCCCAAATGCAGAAAATCTCTTCAAGAATCTCATTCCTTCCATCGAATCGACCAAGGGAATCAAGATCATACTTGGCAGCAATTTCTTTAAATTTTAATGCTAGCTCACTGAAATTGTTGAAAACTTTTTCCCTAATCTTATCATAGTCATGAATATTAATTACAGGATGAACTTCCCACGTGTTATCATCTTCACCATCACTAATCAGAGACCATCCATAGGAAAAGTCAACGTCCAATTCTACTTCAGTAGACATCCTAAAACCATTTTTAAGACCTTCAATACCTTTAAAGAGTTCTCTAAGATCAGGATTCTCATCGTTAATCTTTATCGCAAGAGCACGAACAGCATACTTCTCATTTTCGTAATCAGAAGTATGTCTTTCAGAAATCTTACACTGAAGCTTATAAATTTCTTTATCAGAGAAATCGTCTAGGTTTACATCATCAGCATTCATTTCTGGATTCCCATTTAGGTCCAGGACCATTCTTTTTAGTACAAGGATCTTTTACTATCACCTCATTGGTGGCAAGATATTTAAGACACCAAACAGTATCTGCATCCTTATTGTACCCAGCCTTCATAATAATATCCCTATTTGAAAGAGCGCCCTGCTTCTCGATAATATTGATAATTCTCTTACGAAGCGTCTTTAAATCATAAGAATCATCATCAAAAGTATTTGAGATTTTATCCGTCTGAAGCATTGATGAGATATGATTTTGCATCTTCTGCAAATCTCTGCATTCAATTCGTAAAGGTTCAACCTCTTGAAGTTTATCTTCAATAGCGGATATGTCAGTACTAAGAGATTTGTGTATATCTTCCAAGGAAGTGATACTTCTCTCAGCACATTTTGTAATGTATTCGGAAACTTGGCGAGCTGTTGATTTCATATGCGCTTTCTAATTACGATCTCGTACTCAAATTTATGTAATGGATTTTCAGATATAAACTCCGCCACCTTCTAGACAGAAGTGATAATTAATGAATCACCTGATTCGATAGACTCTAAAAGATCTTCAGCAAGAAAATCAGTCAAGCCATTATTTACAGCTGGTATTTTATATCTAGATAGAATTATAAATTTCAAAACAAGTACTTTCCAACAAATATGCCAATTCCAAACTAAGTGAAATAAATGGCAGCATCTACAGAAATTGTACTGCCTTCTTTTAATTTTTAATACTTTATTTTTAATACTTTATTTTTAATCATCTGTAGAAAGTACTTCAGTCAAAATTTTGTACAGCTTCTCCTGTTCATTAGAACGGGTCCACGGTAAACCATTCTGCGTAACCATCTCAATTGCGGCTGTCAAATTTAACTTATGAAGTACTTCCATGTCAACCCATTTCTTTTCATATAGAGTTAAAAAAATTCCGTGATCAGAATTTTCCCAAGAATAGCGCATGGCTAGAATTAATTCTCCCTGAATTATGGCTAGAACAAAATCAGGCTTTTCTTTAGTTCCAATATTTGAAGCAACAGCCTTTATAGGAATTTCACCAGTAAGACACTCACCACCCCAAACTTGGTATTCACTGATGGATGAATCCTCTTCCTCTAGTTTTAACTTTTTGTCAAGAATATTTCTATCATCAGTCAATCCAACGCCAACAGATTGAAGCCCGAGATTCCCGAATAGATTTTCAATTAATTGTTTAGACAGTTCCCGTTTTGACATTTCTTAGTACCGCTTTAAAAGATTCTATTTGTTTCTCGCCGATGGTTGGTTCCGGCATCTCTTTAATTTTCTCTTCAATATAAGAATTGTAATCAAAAGTGTCACCATTTATTTTACGTACCAGTAATTCCTCCATAGCAGCTACAGCCTCTTGTTTACAGAACCCTATAGCCCTGTGGGCAACTACAGTTGCCGCAAGAGCTTTAGATTCTCGTTCGGATATGGATATTATTTTTACTTCTTTTTCTTTAGTCATTTAATTTTTTGATCAAAGATTTTTTAGGTTTGAATTTAACGAATATTTTTTTAGAGTTATTGGATGTAGCTGGACTCGAAATATAAAACCGTCCAAGAGTTCTTATATCTACCAATGACTTTTTCAACAGTTGAGTTCTAATTTCCTGGAAGAATAATCTAAGTATAGTTTTAGAATCGAATTCGTTTAATTTCGTTTTTGCTATGATAGCCCCTTCGATCCTTTCCAATCCCACTGTAGATACAGGGAGATCATGGTCCACAGAGTCTAAATATGCTTCAATGTCTGGTAATAATTCAGGTTTTTTCATTTCAAATTACGATGGAATATATATATTAACTGTTTAAGCTCATAATTAAACTAAAAGTAAACTCTAAAAACTACCATAAATACATGTATGTTATTCGATATAGTATTCGAATATATATGTAGGCTATTAGACTATTAGACTATTCATTAGGGAAAATGAACAAGGATCGCTTGGACTCGACAACTTTGTTTTAAAATTTTTCAGTCGAGATCTTCGGGGCATTTTTCTGTGTATTGCATACGATGTGAAAATTCTTTACACAACCTGTAATTGAGTATACTATAAGCCCTGGCCAAAATCCTTGTGAGTCAGCTAAAATGAGTAAATAAAAATAACGAAAATTTGAGTTCGGCAAATAAATTTGTCTCTGAAATAGTTAGGATTTTAAAATGGAAATAATTATCGAACGAGGGAAAGTGACTACCCTAAAGTCACTTCCCGAATATTCTATTGCGCTTGATGGATTTGTGCAAGCGCCTCAGTCAGATGGAGAAACAAAAAGGTTCTCTTTTGATCATCACGATGGATGCTCTCGCTTTGCTACTATAAGTGCGTGTGAGCAGGCCTGGACGGCTATCATGATGGGTCTGGATCCATCTACCTATACCGTGTTCTGTAACGACGTAGACGCCGATGTGTGCGCTTCTGTGTGGTGTTTAAAGAACCCTGATCGCTGCAAGGAACCTCTGGCCAAAAAGCTCATTGATGCCATTGGTCTGGCCGATAGATACGCTGGAGCCTTATCCATTAATGGTATGGGCAAGGTTGTGGAGTGGGTTTGCGCTCCAGAAACAGATTCAAAACGTAACGGAGACTATGAGAAGATTTCAAACGATGGGTTGAAGTCAATCCTTGAAGCTATTCTACATCGCATTGATATGTATGTTGATGGTGAAGCAATGGAAGAGATTGCAAAGCAGCAGCCTCATGGTAATTTTAAAGTTATTCGTAATGATAACGGTTGGGCTCTTATTGAATCCAATGATCCTCATTCACTTGGCGCTATTTGGAGTGCTGGGTTTGAGAGAATATTAATAGTTCGACCTCTTGAAGACAAATCAACGGCTGTAACTATCGCAAGGAAGTCTGAGTTCATTGATGGGTTTCCAATCAAGAAAATCTTCTTAGAACTTAATAAGGTTGAGGCTGGATGGGGCGGAGGTGCAACCATTGGAGGAGCACCTAGAAATGAAGATGGGTCTAGATCTAAGCTTTCAATTAAAAAGATAACAGAAATCGTTGATGAAGTCATAAATCCATCAGAAAAGACCAGGATTACAAAGGTAAAAGCGTCAAAGGTTTCTACTAAAAAGAAGGCATCTAAAAGGGTAGTTAAGAAATAGTAACCCAGGAGTATTATGATCAATGAAAATGCACATGTAATTGCAAAGAAGTCAGCGCTAGTGGCTTATAAGCTAACCATGAGAAAGCTAAGTTCCGCTACAGAATTTTCTGAATTTGACGGAGTTCCAACAGATGAGCTTAGCGAAGAGTCTATAGATTTAGATTTCGGAGAGGACGAAGAATTAGCTTATAAAATAAAGATGGATACCGAGAAGCTGACTAAACAAGGACCTTACCCTTTAAGTGTAGTTATTGAAACCTTCATGAAATACTGGGAACGTAGAAGTACTTACAAACTAACAGAAACTCTTTTTCTATTTAATTCTGCGCATATGAAGGAAAAGCTAACACCGGAAGAGGTTGGTGAATTCCTTCATGATCATGAAGCTGCAGGTAAAGATTTATCATTTTATGCTACCACCAATAAGGATCCAGAGAGGGAGTTATCTATTTCTGCATCATATACACATGCCCTTGCAAAGAAGGCAGCACTTGCAGCTTACAAGTTGACTATGAGAAAGCTTGCCGCTTCAATATAGATGGCGATTCGTATAAATTTTAATTCTTACTAGATGGAATGCCGTACGCAAAGATCTTATCGCCCAAACCCTTCTGGTCAAATTTTTGGAGAGTTAGAGTGCCTGTATGATAACACGCCGTATCAATATTGCATGAGTATGGGAAATATTTTGGGATGCCATCCTTCTGGACATGATGGCCGGCACATATATAGCCAAAGCGTCCATCATATACCTCATGCCAGTTCGGACCCTCACGCTCTGCTACAAGCACTATCTTTCCATTAATGGTTTTTCTTTTCATTGGAATGTACTCACCGTCCTTATCTACAGTACAGACGTACATTATATCTGAATTATTCAAATCAGACCATTTATGCTTGGGAGTTACCCCTCCATGAAGTACAAGTACGGATTTTCCATTAGGGAACTTGAATGATATAGACCATGGTTGATCATCTAACCAGGTAAGTTCCGGTGATAATCCGTTCCCAGACCTAGTGCCTCTGCGAATATGTCTGTAGTCATGGTTCCCGAGTACAGTATGGGAAATTCCTTGTTCATGCAGCCCTTTTAACTGATTTGTAACAGACTCCGCTATTTTAATTCCAAAACCATTATCGTAGATATTTCCTACGGAAACAAGTATTCTATCTTCGGAAGGCTTGAATCTTTCAAGTATTTCATTGAACTGGGCATCATGCTCATGAATATCTCCAACCACCCCTAGTACAGTATTTTTTTTAAGCTTTATTATTTTATGCTTCATTTTCTTTACTAATAATATAAGGCCATATTTGTATGACCAAGAATGCTAACTCACCCGTCCAGCTAATGTCCGAATACGTTGACCACTTAAGAGCTTTAGCTATGGTTCATCAGAACAATCATTGGGAAACCTCTGGGAACAATTTTTACGGCAATCATTTATTGTTCAATCGTCTTTACGAAGGAATCATTGAAATTACAGATGAAGCTGCCGAAAGAACTATCGGAGTGTTTGATTCTATTGAGCCGGGTGATGTGTCTTCAATTGTTAAAATATATCAGGTTGAACGCACTGATGATCCCGATGCCTATATTCAATCATCCATTGACGCAGAGATGGGCTTTCAGGAAATTGCAGGACGAACATACCTCGGCTTGAAAGACTCATCAATCCTTACACTTGGTCTTGACGATATGATTATGTCGCACGCTTCCAAGTCCGAGGTGCATTTGTATCTTCTTAAGCAGTCGTTGATTGGATCTTAAGTTGTAATGCTATAATTATTATAAGAACTAACGGGCTGACTATAGTGATCATAATCTGTAATATCTTTTTAAGAATTTTGATTCCTGTTACCAAGACTGTGCGCCAAATTCCTCTTTCATAAGAGGTGAGGTTTGACTTTTTAGAAAATATAATATTATACGAAAAAAAGACACCACAAGGTGTCTTTTTATTTGGTATCATTAGTTTTATTATTTAGCTAGTGCCCTTTGGAACTGTGCTGCTACAGCTAGGAGGCGTGCGGACCTAGAAGCTCCCTTCTTGCGGTTACAGTCGCAACCACAAGACTTGCATTTTCCGCCATCCTTAGCATGGTTGCCATCGTCAGCGAGCGATCCGTCCATTGGGTCTCCAGAGTGTTCAGCACCTGCTGCGCCACCTCTAAAGTCCTTTTCAAATTGAGACATTTGACGTGCCGCTGCTGGAGCTGCTGGAGCTGGTTTTTCATACCAAGAATCAGGAGCTGTCTCGGTGAAACCCTTAGTAGGATCGCTATAAGTAGTTGGGTCTGCTCCACCACCCTGACCTCCTCGACCAGCCTGATATGTTCCAGCCATTTCTGGCCGAACTTCACCGCCAGCAATTCCTGATTCCATTGACTGCTGCAATCCTTTTTGAGGAGCTTGGAAATCATAATCCATTAGACGATTAAGCTGTTCATCCCTGGTCTCAAGATTCATACCCTGTTGAACCATACGCTCATTATATGCGGCATCAGACTCACCGGGAAGGCGCTCTGTGTTCGCGTCTTCATAATTAATTGTCTGGGCTAATTTTTGTATGGTGAGTTTGTAAGCAGTAAAAGCTGCCTTTTTTGCAATTGCGTGTGCTTGATTCTTTTTCATTATAAATTCCTCCAGTGTTGATACCACTAGGGGGAATGCGTAATTATTACCGATAGGCCTATCTTTTTCCTATTAATTTAAGAGTAAACTCAGTAGCTAAGACCTCATCTTCACATAGCTTTTCATATGTGTTTTTTCCTTTATGAGAGTCATATACCCCATAATGATGGGACATGGCATGAAATAATTCATGAAGCAGTGATACATCAAAAGCCGGGTGGTTTTGATTGGAAATGGTAAATATGTATCTATTACCATGTTGTGTATACCCAGACAGTATCATTTTCTGAATTCTGGTGTAAAACCTATACTTGAGATCGTTAAGTGATCTGTACTTAGAGTCAGCCGGAATAAGGGATAACGAGTATGAAAACTTACCCGTCCTAGCTTTCAATCCCTTTTCTTTAATGAAAGAATGAAAGTTTTTAACCCCAAGATCGCACAGCTTTTGAACCTGTTTTAAGTCTTTTGTTGGACCTCTCCACTCTTTAATTACAGCTCCGCACCTAAGCTCAATAGGATCAGTAAGTACTTCAGATTCCAAAGGAGCGGTGTGACCTTGAACTCTAGAGTCTGTAGACATCAATATGAGCACTGCCAATACTGCCTTAATCATTTCAGCCCCATGTATTTCATAGTGAATTCTTCCGCCAAAATCTCATCATCTGGGCCGTTTACATCGTAATGGAAGGAAAGGGCGTGGAATAGCTCATGGACTAGCGAAACGTTGAACTGATGGTTGTAAGTATTGGAAAGGTTGAATGCGTATCGTACATCATTCAGAGTGTACCCTGAGATTTTGAATCGAGTACTACGCCCTGAGAATCTATACTCTGAGTCATTAAGGTCTCTGTACTGGGAAGAATTAGGAATGAATGAAAGGGAGTACGTGAAGGGTACTGACTCGTTAACATTAAAACCCTTTGACTTCATGAAGGGGAAGAACCTAACTTTAGTGAATGTACAAAGTTTCTCAACCTTCTCTTTATTTATAGGAGAGCCACGCCACTCTCTAATAACAGCCCCACACTTTAATGTAATAGGGTTTTCGAGCAATTCTCTCTGGAATGGATGCGTGTGTCCGAGCAATTCTCTCTGGAACGGATGCGTGTGTCCGTGAACTCTTGAGTCCGCTCCGGCTATGACACTAGTCAGAAGAATAAGCATTGTTAGTATTGTCTTCATCATCTATCTCCGGGTCCAGTAATTCGGATTTTCTATTCTCAAGAGCCATTATCATTCCTTGTGCTACATTTACCCCTTTTTTATTTCTAAGCTCGGTAATTGAAGCTACTCTGGCTAGTTCGAAAAGAATCTCCCCTATATTTATTGCTTGGTCTCTAGGTAGATTAGCACACCCTGATAAATTGTCAATTCGTGAATGAAGCACTTTTATAATATCGTCCAAGGATTCTTCCTTTAGATTTTTAGCAAAAACTTCCGATTCATTCCATATTTCTTCAAAGTGTTTCATAATTATCTGTTATTATTCAGATCACACTCTCGACAATAAAAAAAAACCTCTCCAATTAAGGAGAGGTTTTAAATAGCCTGACTAGGAGTATTGAGAACTTTTAACTTCAACACAATTAATACCGCATCAAAGACCTCCTAGGAAATATCCAAAACAAAATATCGATATAGATACTAGTAAGTCTAATAGTGATAATAATATAAGCTCACGTTTAAATTGTCTATTTACAGTTATACACTTGAAAATTTTCATAAATAATTCCTTTTAACATCACACCTAAGCTATATGAAGTTATTCTACTATACATTACTCGCTTGCGTCAACAGTGTCAACAGTAGGAGGAAACTTTTCTGCATGTTTCTCATTAAGGGCGGAAAGGAGTTTTTTGCCAGCCACATTTAGGGAGTACAGGTTGTGACGTAGTGCTCCCCTAGATTTAACTGCACCACTTTTAGACTGTAGGGTTGAGAGTTGAGTATGGAACACTGCAGTGCCCATTGGATGACCAATATCAATAAGCTTCGCCTTCAAATCCTTAGACTTACACTCATCTAGAGCATTGATTGCGTATAGGAGCGCGTGCTTATTCGTCCTACCATCAGTTGCCTCGGTACGAACAGCCACTGCACGTACCTTATTATCCTTCGTGGATGCCTTAGCTTTAGAATTCGCATTAGCTTTTACAGGGCGTTTCTTACGCTTAGTTACATTGGGTGAATCTGCTAGGGCAAGGTCATGCTTTGCAAGTTTATAATTGGCAAATGACGCCAAATCACTGTCAGAAATAAGACCCTTATCGATAAGGTTCTTGATGGTGTTAAGGGTAGTGTTCTGAGTTGTCATTTTGTTACGGTCTTCCATTTAAGATTTGAGGGTTTATCGTGTTATGAGGGATGTCTCCTCAACTTTCTAATAAAAGATTAATCTATAATATCTTCCTTGTCAACAACTTTTCTAAGTTAAATTCTTGAGGACTTCGGGAGATTGTTTGATAATTTTCGTTTTGAATAAGTTTTCAATCCACGCAATCATTTATATTTCCTTATTTATCATACAAAAACCATATTGCCTTCACGATGACACACGGCATCAGAGTCAAGCATATTTATCCACTCTTCTTTAGATGCCTTAAATGAACCGAATGTATTATTGTTGTTTTCACAGAATTCACATAGCTCTTCTAGAGATTTGAAGACTGGGGTAATGGGAGAGCCTTCGGATGTAGTCTCCCAAAGCTGGTATCCTTCGCCTTCAGGCGGGTTTTCTGGCTCCCACTCCTCATACTTGAGTTCAATATTCTCAGTGGGCCACATGGTGCCGGAACCATCACAGATTCCACACATATGCGGAACACCTTCACGCTCGCACCTTACCTTTACACAGGTATAACAATTAATAGAATCGTGACCCATACATCCAATAGACCAAGCATTAACCTCTTCGGGTGTTGGGTCTTTAAGATCCAAGAGACGATCCTTTAAAGCATCAACATCATCCTGATTAAGGTGATGGCACCATTGGTTCTTGAAAAGATCGAACAGCCTATAGACTTCACGCCTTTCAGCATGCTCTCCAGTCCCATAATAATCTGGAGAATTCAAAAGGTTACGCTGAGCTAACTCAATAATTTTCGGATGCTCTGGAGTTAGAGGGGGTACTCCATAAATTTCTGCATCAAAATTAGTATAACCATACCACTGGTCATAAAAAACTTTAGCCTCTGAAGAGTACCCCGTTCCATCGCAATAGCAGTCAGCTTTCTGAGAGTAATACGGGTTAATATATCCACCCCACACCTTTTTGAGAGGCCAGTTAAAATCCATTGGTACTCTTTTTAATGCTCTACCCATTTGAAGAAATCTCCTCGAAGTTAGAGATAGATACAGTATAATCAATCTCTTTATTTAAAGAGATTGAGCATTCAATATCCTCATCTTTTTCATTGAATAATTTTTTCCAATTACTATTCCCGGCTTCAGGGTAGTAGTTATGACCAGCTGTCGCTAGGCAACGCTTAACCTTTACAGAATCATCTGCAGCGGTTAGAATAATCTTTCCAGCATTTATTTTAGTATTCACCACGTTCCCCCGCCCACAGAACGAAACGCTGCGTACTCATCAATGCTCAAGGTCATTTGGTGATCTTTCATGTAAGGATAGTCAGAGTGACATCTAGCATAGAATGCTTTAACAGAATCATCAGGCATACGGGAGTTCAAAGGACCGTTGGTATGTTGAGTCTTAAAGTGCTTATTGTACTCTTCGATGCACCAGCTCTCAAAATCACGAGCATTCTCGAACTCTGGAGGTACACGAACGATACACCTGAACTTATTGGAAGCTGACTTCCAACCTTCCCGAACAAGCTCGCGACCCTGCTCTTGTAGCTCCGGTGTTATCACGGGAGCCCAACCACCATTTCTTGCAGGTTTAGCCATTACGGTCTCCTAACATAAAAGTATGTTCGCTCCCAATCAGATTCAGAGGAAGAATGATTATACATCTCGCCCTTTTTCCTTCCACGATTTTATACAGGATGAGATCTTTGAGACCTCGGATCATTCGTAATGTATTTTCCCTCCAATACGCAGTACTATTGGATGGAGTAATAGACCAACCTGATTGCATCTTCAAACGAGCGAATGATTTATGAATGTCTGCCCTTGGAAATTTTAACTCCTTAGATAAGTCTTCAAGGTAGTAGTACTTATCATTCTCAAGCTTTAGCATTAGTGCGTCATCTATATTTTTATTTTTCATTTTCACCAACAATTATACCCTATAGTTAAATTATTCTTCTCCGCCCATCTAATAATCACCTTATCCTCTTTAGATGTTGGAACGCGATTAGATTTCCCACGCTTCTGGACGATCTTTCCTGCATCATTGTTCACTTCAATCGTTAACATCTTTCCAGAATAAAAATCTGACTCACATGATAGGGACCAAATAGATGTCCTACCTCTTTCGATTGCCCACGTGTAGGAGAAGGCGCAGTGATGCATCGCCTTACCCTCATTAAACAGTTCTTGAGATGATAGTACCTCTGTGAATGTCCACGTTTCACTCCATGTATTACCCTTAGCATCTTTGAGCGATGTGTCATAGGTAGCCTCTTTGAAGCCAGACTTGAGGTACTTAGCATTATTTTTAACCCTGCCGAATTTATAGATGTCGCCGTGCCACTGATACATTCCTCTAAGCATTGCAGCTACAGAACGCCCTTTCATGGAGAAATCTTTATCCTCACGAACTCTATACTTAACGTAATCAACGAGTGGTGCAATTTGATCATTGTCAAGCATTGGGTTCTGCGCAAAGAATCTTAGCATCGTGAGATTGAACTCTTCACCCTTCTTATCCGCTAGGTATCTACCCTGCTCTAGCTTCATCCATTCGTTCAGGAGGGATCTTGAACCACCAAGTGACCTTACCTGGACCGTTCTAAGAGCTTCCATGAAGCCCATGTCGATAGGAGAGTTTAAAAACTCATGACACTGAGCCTTCGTTAGCTCAACAGGAAAGCCCTTTGCCTTACACGTTTTATATAAAGACGCACCATTAGCAACATCGGTAATGATATCGGATACTCGACCACAGTGAGTATAGTATTCCTTTAATTCATCGTCATCATCGTCCCCGTATAAACCGTCAACTAAATTCGGATTCTTCTGGGGTTTCAAATCTGAATTGACGAATCCAGCCTCATCCATAAATCCAGACCAAATGAATCCTTTCATTGGGTATTTGGCGAACAGGTGCTCACAGACTCCTCTAAAGAGTTTAGACCGTGACTTGCCCTTAGGAACCCATTCATCTGGATTACGAGTCCATTTATATCTGAGTCTATGTAGTTTATGAAAGGGCTTTTCGTACTGAGATATGTTTAAAGACTTCGCCTTCTTCATAATAACAAGAGAAAGATTAGTTTCTTTACCTTGAAACCCTACGTGACACAAAGTCTTCTTAGAATTCCTGAAGGTTTCTATACGCCTTTCTTGCTGAGCTTCCGCTTCCTTAACCTGACGTAATCGTTTCTTACGCGAGGACTCCTTATTGCAGGACTCATACCACTGGTTGATTTTGTTTTTCGGCATTGCATCAAGACCTGTACAGTTCTTTGGGTATCTCACCAACACCTTGATGAATAATAGTTTTTTAATTACTTCTTTATGAAAATTAGTAATCTCCACATTTTCTTAGGTACTTAATACTTTAAAAAGTATAGGCTTTGTACGTATGTCGCAAGATAGCTCACCATAATGGGGTGGTGTATATACGGAGAGCCAGAGAGCTTGTGCTTCTAGGCCTTGCGCTTCTCCTCTGCAAAGGCCATGGCCTTACGAATCAGAGCAGTACTAATGTCGATGCCTCTCATTAGCTTTCCTCATCCTCATCCTCATAAATATTAATACTAATGATAGCCATAATTTACTAATAACATATTATAGTTTAATTATCAATTGATCTTTATGGATTTAGATATTTCTTGAGCTGCCGTTTCGTATGGCTTGACATTTTTGATGTTACTTTTAAAGGTGTACTCGAAAATATCAATCAACATATCTGCATCAACTTTTTGGCCATCCAAAATTCGCCTAGCAATAAGGTCCGCCTCAAAGTTATACTCTTGAGGTGGAGCGCCCATTTTGACTAGACCCTTAAGGTCAGCTCCAGATAGAACTGCTGAGATTTTTTCAGTAAGCTCTGGTAGTCGGAGTTCATCTTTATCAATATCCTCGCCGTCAACGTAGAATTTATTACCCTGTACCTTCATGGTTTTTCCCTGATCATATCAAAGTTTCTGACATTTCTTCATCCACCAAGAAGACCCGGCGTTGGAGATTTTCTTAGCCACATCTTTCCAAACAAGATTAGCAGCTTCAAGCTCAGCAGAAGATTCAGACTGAACATCCAGATTGAATTCTTTAATGAAAGAACCAGTAAGCTTGCGGTCAAAACCACCTACTTTGCTAGCAATCTGCTCAAGACGAGTTTCAGTTACGAACAGGGTTACGAATTCATCCACGGATTTCACAAGCTCGGGGTTAACCTGAGCGGGCTTCTTGGTATTGACAACCTTGTGTTTCTCACCCTTAGCTTTAAACATAAGCTCAGAGAGTTCAGTACGAGAGATCTCTCCTGTTTCATCGTATGGGTACATCACCACACCCTCTCCGATACCTTCTACGCCGAAGTTATCCTTAACCCAAGGGTCACACTCCTCAACTCTAGCCACCATGTCATTGATAAATTCAAGCTGCCTCTCAAGAACATCAGGGTTCACAAGATCAAGAGTGATTGGATCATCTTCCCATGGAATAATATAGACATCATTCTTGGGGGTAATGAATGTCTCGATCTGCTCAGGCGCATACAGTACCTGAGAGCCATTAGTTGCTTCAATTTGAACAGCGAACACTGCGAAGACCCTGGATTTAATCTGGGATACAGATGTTCCCTTCTGGATTCCGGGTCCAGCCCACTCACCGTACACAATAAGATCAGCATCAATAGCTTTAGCCTTCTCTGCAAGCTCAGACCAGTCCTTTTCAGATACCCAGCGGGCAAAACCAGCGTTATCCTGTTCGGGAGTGATGAGGCGAGACCTGGACTGGGCACCAACTGTTCCATCGGTCTTGATATGAACACCAGCATTCGTACCGTCAAGCTTAACCTTTGCACGGTAAGATACAGACCTAAGCCCATCAGTTGCCTTAAGGTCTTTGCGGACGTTAAAGACAGCGCCAATCTTGGGCCAAGCCCTAAATCTAATTGGGCCCTCTTCACGACAGTGCTTATCGGTTACATCTGTCCCAACGGGAAGGTCCGTCTTGCCAAGAGCCATGCCCTGAGAGATGATGCCACGAACCCTATCAGCTTCAATACGAATGCCATCAGTAGTTAGAGAGCCTGGAAGAACAATCTCAGCACAATCACCAACATCGTAAACATTTTCTATGTTCGCGATGATTGTAAAAATCTTAGCGCCAGATTCGAACTTGTATAGACGAAGATTATCAGCATTGGGGTGCTGACCAGCTTCGATGCATTTCATTACTTGTGCTGTCATTTTATATCTCTAATTAATTTAAAAGTTTTTATAGTTGGAATTGCGTAGTTGCACATACCCAGATCCTTTAAGGAAATATCCGGATGGTTCAAAAAAAGGATTACATCCCCCTGTGGATGGGTAGCTTAATATAGGCTTTGCGAAAAGCCTTATTATGTGGTGGAAACTCATCATTATTCATACCCATAACTAAACTTGTTTAAACTTCTTTATTAGTATCGCACATTCTTTTATTCCTTATAGATATTGCTATTTTCTTAGCAATGGATATTCCATCAGCGTCTCTAGCTTTAATAATATCTTCTTTTGACCGGGGCATTCTAGATACAATTGCCTCAATTGCAATTCGGTATCCTTCCAGATACCCGCTCTCATAAGCGCAGATTGCACATTTATGCCTGGACACACCAGCCTGAGTAATAGGCAGGTCTTTCATTAACTGAATTGGTGCTGAGTGATTATGGGAACACTTGGAGTTCATGATGCCTTTATCCGTCGTCGGTATGTTTATCTTCCGTCAATTTAAGTTAGTATAGTAAGATTAATGTGTCAATGAAAAAATTCCTAAATAGCTTTAATTTATTGCCTGATAGGAGTAATGATACTATTACACAAATAAATAGGTATCGCAACAAAAACGGCAGATGATTTCTCACCCGCCATTTATCTAATGTAGATTCATAGGTTTTAGAAATCAATTTTACAAAAATATCTCTTAAATAGGACGGAAGATCGTACAAGTTATCGACTGCTTTGAGAAATATTTTTCTTATAAATATGATGGGCCTTTCTTTTTCTCCTGTAAGTTGTACACATAAAAAAAACCGGCTTACGCCGGTTAGATTATGATGATCTGGTTAAATAAATTGGCTTCCCAAAGTGCTGAGAGAACTGGGTTTCCTGAGTCAAAATCCACCCAACGTCACACTGCGGCGTAAGATCCTTCGGAATAATTCCAACCCCACCATCTGTTATGACAATGATAGATCCGAAGTGCCCGAATCTTCTAAGTTCCCTTCTATAATTTCTAAAGAAATCATCGAAGACAGTCCCGCCTCTTCCGACAACCTTGATTGCTTTAAACTCAGACACCTCTGTTACTCTGGCAACAGCATTCCAGTGTGGTTCTGCATCAACTGGGACGACATAAATCTCAGCGAGCCCAATGAACTGTTTAAGCTGCGACACCCCTTCAGCTATTTCCTTGTTGGACATTGACCCGGAGGTGTCGAGTAGCACAAGGATTTGCGATAACGCTTTTTTATACCTGGGATAGTACACCCCTTCACCTATAAAGCGACGTTTAAACTGGGTGTAGTCCGCTCTAGTTCCACCATCTCTCTTGGACTTTTTGATTGATTGGTCTAGGAACTGAGATAGATCAAGAATTGGGTCAGTAAGCTCCTCAAGTATAGACTCAAGCTGACTTGGAATGTTACCCCTAAGTCCCTTCGCAAACTTATACGAGCGAAGCATGTCCTCTACAGCCCTCTCCCTTGCACCCGAAGAATTGTCCCCCTGGATGTGTTCATCTGCTAGGAAGTTATCATCGAGAAGCTTCTTCATTCTATCATTTAGATCTTTATACCACTCCTTAATCTCTTTGTATACAGACATAACTGAACGATCTTGTAAGAGAGATTCATCTACAAGAGAGTATTTAATTTTGAATTTCCTCTCTTCTACTTGCTTACCAAACTGATCAATTTCAACTATACCCTTCTCCTCTTTCTTTTCTATATCATCATCATCATCATCATCATCATCATCATCTCCATGACGATTAGCCTTGGCTTCAGCTTCTTTAACCCTTGCTTTAGCCCTCTTCACCGAGGCGCTAAGGTCCTGCATGATTTTATCATGGTCCCCCTTGAACACTTCTTTTAATTCAGCTAGAGTAATTGGCTCTCCTAGTGGAGCGGACCAGATTGGATGAGGGCCATCTTTAGATTTTGCTGAGTATCCCTTAAATTCCCACCACTCTTTTTCAATTAAAGAGTTTACGATAAAGTCTGCGGCAATGTTGAATGCGTTAGGATATTCAACTGCATACATTAACATCGGGTGGAATAGGCCGGCGTGCCACCCCTCATGCTTTTCAATTGCAAGAGCCTGAATCATTGATAGGGAATCAAGAAACCTTGGGCACCAAAATACTACATTACCATCAGTTGCTGCCGTCTTAAACTCTTCAGATACATTTAGAACATGTGTCTTACATGATAGGATGGAATAAAGATAAGGGTTACCGCCTGCATAAGCGGGTGATGATGCAAGCAATCCCATTATCTTTACAAGCTTGTTTTCAAGCCTCTTTACAACAGAACCGCTAAGTGTTCCTGATGGTTCGATAAGTCTCATTATAATTTTTCAGAGGGGATAGCCGTAAGGGCCTCTTGAGTTTCAACCATTTCCATCCAAATAGATGCCGTATCTTCATACGTTTCAAGAGAATGCTTCTTGAATATATCGAAGTCGAAGCAGGATCTGAAAGCACAAATCTTAGCATCTTCAGGAGAGTTTTTACCAATCCAATTAAATATATGAGATGCTTTTTCCTGAACCATTTTGGTGTCGTCAGAGTTTCTAGCAAAATGTAGGAACTTATTCGCAACAGCAATGGAAACTACAATCTGTGCAGCAACATCATCTGGACCTTGAGGGTTATTCATGTTCGCTACATCATCAATAGTAGAATCATACTGGCGATAGAATTCAAGCCAAACCTCTAGCTGCTTAGCCGCATCATCTCCAATGGTAGATGCTACAAGCTTCTTCCTAAAAACATCGTTAATGATGTTCTTGAATGTTCCATCACCCATTCGCTCATACTTCTCGTACTTATGAAGGATGCCTGAGATTTTATGCCAAGACCTAGGGCTTGAATATGCATACGAGTACATGTCATTATTAGAAGGACGCTTGTTAAAGTAATCCGCTGCCTGCTCATCTCTAGAAAGGAATCCGAGTACGAGCATGTGAAGATTGTTTTTCCTACCCCAGTCAATCCAAATCGAGGGAGAGGGTTCAAGTTCAAAAATCATAGCCCTATTTGTAATGGCGTGAGATAGTGGCTGTGAATATGCCTGCTCATCAGGCAAGTTACCAGTCATAATTACTGACTGAATGTCCAATGGCATCCCATTAATCTTCCTGTACAAGAGAAGCTCAAGGAGTGGTTGCAAATTTTCTGGTGGAGTCTTATCAATTTCATCTAGTACTAGAACATTGTTGGACTGTTCGTTTCCATCATAAGCCTGATTAATACCAAGTTTAACAAGCTCATTCTCTTTAAAGAACTCTGCGCAATTTTTAATTGCGGAAAGCATTAGCTCTCTATCAATAGAAGCTAGCTGCTTCTTAGACTCTTTGAGAAAATACCCCATCTCATCGTTACCACTAGAGATGTGATCAATGATATAAGATAGCTCACGTTTATTTTTGATTGACTCAATGCCAACGAAAGGCATTCCCTCATTGGGTGCGAAAGTAGCAGTCTTCCTATCTGTATGAGTAACAGGTATGCCCATGATGTCTGGACGTTCCATCACTGACATATTCCAGTAGATCATGTTTTTCTTTTGAATATCACATGCCTGGAAACACATGTCTGTCTTGCCAGCGCCTGATGGGCCAAGAACAAGAATATTTTCTTTCTCAGCATTTGAGAATCTGTATAAGTCAAGAAGTTCAAGTTGATTTATTTTAGGTATATTTACAAGCTTAGACATTATTTACCTAGATTTAGATATTCTTCTAGAAATTCAAGAGTGTCGATTTTTTCCGGAACGGAATACAGTTTGTTATTAATGAATAAATTTCCTTCACCATTCTCACCTTGGGAACTGGATTGAATAATAAAGGATAGGATTTTCTTTTTAGATGGAGTTATCTTAAAAGTTTTACCATTAAAAGTGACAGAAGGTAGTTTACCTTTCTTCTTAGAATCTTTCTCATCAAAAGCACCGGCTTCACAGATACCCCCACCTCTACCCTGACGAATTTCAAAGCCACAAATAGCATTACTTCGAATTGCCTGTGTTAAAAGCATCTCGAATTCATACAATTCCATTTGAAACATTTCGGGTTCATGTTCTTGCACGCATTCAAATAGAATTCTCTTTGGAATACACCCTCCCTCAAAAGTGATTTCATTAAGAGTATCCTGGATTAGTAGAACCTGTGTAGTCTCAAAATTTTTAGCCTGTATTGTATTAACCTTCAGTCCCATTGAACTCCCTTTCGGGTTTAAAGATATCTCGACCATTAGATAGAAGATTAATCAACCAAATCCTATCATTAATAAAACTAGGTGGTGCATGATCCAAATACCATTTCACCCTAGTCATTTGACCAGCTGATGTATCCATGATACGTGGCGCACGGTACGCAGCAGCGCCCATCTTGAACTGTGAAGTGTATGATTCCTCAAAGGAAATGTCACACTCTTCTTTGAGCATAGTTATTCTATCACTAGTAGACCTGCCTTGAAGTTTAGTAAATGCCTCTTTGCGCCCGTACTTGCGCCCAAGCTCAGCCATAGCTGCGGAGGAAACGGCATTAACCCTACAGTCTTGCTGCCTAAAGATTAGGTTATTGATCGTCTCTGTTGAATCAGGCAGTCCAAAAACCCTTGCATCAAAGAATGATGGTCCGGAAATGTTTGGGGCATCCTCAGTTTTCCTGAATTCATTGAAGTAGTAAGTAACCATGGACGAGGTTACTGTTCCTATCTTCTGAATCCTATTGTTAAACCAAGAGTCGGCGTCGTTCTTCTTTGTATACGGCCTGTGAATTATGAAAGTAATCTCATCAGATTGCGTATACCCAAAAGCAGCGCCATCAATTTGCTTGATGGTTTCGAACATAGTATACGCCATAGCCTTAGCCATCTTACGACAGTATGGTTTGGGTACATCCCTGGTAAGCTTGGAAAAGCCTCGCCCGTCTACTCGAATAATTACAGGAATCCTCCCTATAATCGAGTGGTCATAGGCCGCTTCGTATTGTTTTTGGCGGTCACTTAGATCGTGATTCATAGTTTATTCCGGATACATTCTCACAGTAAACTCTAAAAGTCAAGAGTTCTTACGCTTGAATTTTTCAGGTACGCATCGACAATGATTCTGGACTTGTCCATATCTTGAAAAGTTATCCGAGAGTAAAAGTGGTAGGCCGCAGACCTGCCATGTTTCTCATTTATCTCATGAACTTTGAATTCAATCGCCTCAACCCAATCTTTCACCAAAGTGTCAAGACAGATGTCAGACTCATCTGCTAGCCCGGAAAATTTATCAACATCTTCGAGGTAAAATACTTTTCCCATTCACGTACCTTCCGCCATCTTTACGAAGACTTCCTCGGAAATAAGAGTTGTTACATTGTTATTTCTGGCAGCCTCCGCTTTGGATGTGGTAGAGTTCTCATCAGCCAGAACTAGGAATGAGACGCTTTTAGCACCCTTGCCGGCAGATTTCTTAACCTCACCACCACTTTCTTCGGCAAGCTTCTGCAACTTAGCCCTTGGTAGCGTAGACTTCCCGGTGAAGCAGAAAGACTTGCCAGTAAGTACTCCTTTAATTTTAGCCTTAACTTTAACACCCGAATTAAAGATTCCCTGAATCCTATCAGCATTATCCCTAACTCCATTGTAGAAAGCTTTAGCCCTGACCTCTCCGAACCCTGAGATATTTTCTAGTTTAGAGATGGAGATCTTCTGCATCTCTTCAAGAGAGTCGTACCCAGCCTTCATGACAAGCTTCACTGTTGAAGTGCCAACATTCTCAATGCCAAGGCCACCAATGAGGTTATAAAGAGGAACGGACCTATACTTATCAAGCTCGTTCATCAAGTTCTTAGCAGACCTCTCGCCCATTCTATCCAGGGATGAAATGTCTCCAAGGGTTAAGTCGTAGATGTCAGCGATATCCTCAACCATTCCAACATCAATCAGTTTCTGGACAATCTTATCACCCCATTCAAGGATACCAAGCTCAGAAATCCATGTTGATACACGCCCAAGCACCTGGGGTCCGCAGTCTTCCTTATTAGTACAGATTAGATATTCACCCTGACGCTTGGTTGGAGTGCCACACTCAGGACAAACACGGGGAGATTTAGCCACACCATTGGGTCCAGAGTGAAGCACCTCCTCTACTCTTGGAATAACATCATTGGCACGCTTAACAATCACCGTAGAGCCTACACCGACACCCAGCTCATCAATGTATGCTTGATTATATAAAGATGCTCGTGTTACTTGAGCACCAAGAAGATCAACAACATCGAACTCAGCAACCGGGGTGATACGCCCAGTGTTACCGATCTGCCATGTAACCTTTCTAATAATGGTTTCAGCCGTGGGAGCTTCGAATTTGAAAGCCATTGCTCCAGCGGGACCACGACCCCTATCACCAAGAGCAAACTGCTTAACACAATCGTTCACGGTGAACACTAACCCATCAATCTCGTAGTCAAGTTCATCACGAGTCTTGGCCTGATAGTCATGCCACATCTTGACGGCACCTTTAGCAGTAACAAGCTTGTAGTTAGGAGTGTTAACGCCTAGAGCATCGATACGTTTAAACGAATCCTCCTCCGTCTTGAAGTCTTCGCCTTCAATCTTGTAGGCTATGACGGACAAATGGTTAACACCATCACCATCAAGACGCTTAGCAATACCCGAAGCAGCGTTCCGGGGGTTGGCGTGCTCAGGGAAATGCTTTTTATGATCTGATTTAAAAAGAACAATCTCGCCACGAATGTGTCCAGAGAATTTAGAGTTTAGCTTTTCAGGCACTCCTTTCATCCTTTTAACGTTAACCGAGATGTCCTCACCAGTTTCGCCATCACCCCTACTTAAAGCTTGGAAAAATTTTCCATCAATATATTTTAATGAAACACTAATACCGTCCAATTTTTCTGTAGCCAAAAAATCCATCAATCTTCATCTTTCTTTTTATATCTCATACATGGAACGATGTATCATTCAATTAAACTGAAGAATACATTCCGGATTTATGTCAATAGTATATTGCTGGTTTTACACCAAAATCCACAGTCGTCTTTGTAATAAAGCTTCCCACGAATATGAGTTTTTATCTTTTACATATTCGCAAATGTTTCTATTTAAAATAGATTATGAGGGCTTACTGATAGACTCCGCCCATTTTTCAAGCTCTTCGGGTAGGTTAACCTTATTAAGAGAGCCCATTGGTACTTCGTGAATTACCTTCTTCCATTCGGATACGGGAATGGCTCCAATACCTGTAACTACAGGATGATTCGGGTCAAGCTTCTTCAACTCATCGAACCACGCATCCCAGGCTTTATCAGATGCAATGGGGTCGCCATTGTAATAAGCAGCTGACGCTTTGACTAGTTTTTTTGCTAGTGTTTTAATCTTCTTCTTATCGTCTGTCATATGAGTGTTCCTAGATGCTTATGAATATAGTAATACCTTGTAGAGTACTTAGTTGTCAATCCATCTTCATCAATAATAATCAGAAAGCTAGATGTCTTCCTATGATACATAGACCTATGCTGTCCAACAACTTTATCGGAAGACTTCTCTTTCACAATGATAGTCCTCCTATTCTCAGGGACTTCGAGAAGAGTAGGTATTTTATTAGCCATCTAAATACAATAGGCTTTAATTAAAAAATGTCAATGATTATTTCATCTTAGCATTATCTCTACAAAGATTATTTTCAATAGATGATTCAAATACTTCCTTGAAAACTTTCAGGTTGTTTTTGTCACCATACACTGGGAATACAATTCTGTCAAAGAAAGGATTATTCATAAGCTTTTTCTTAAACAAATCTGCAACCATATACGGATCGTTACCGAAAGCACCACAGCCCCATGCTCCTAGAATGATTGTCTTATGGTTGAAGGCAGCCATCACCTTGAGAATTTTATCAATCCTAGATCCTAGGACGGCCTCTAGCATCTCGTCAAGTTCATACGGAGCATCATTCCAAAGGGACTCAATGGAGGCTCTCATGGGGGCGGGAGATGTTACGAAACAGGCCTCCCTTTCAACAACAAAATTCCCAGAATCATTTTTAAAAATAGGAACATCAGGGGAATAGATAATAGTATCTGTGTAATAAAAGTCTGTCTTATTTTTTAAATGAATATCATAGTACTCTGAATTTTTAATAGCTAGATAGAGAGCAGATGATCTGACAATGGTTTCTTCCTGCGCAATCGCTCCACTTAGAAATCCACCTCCAGGTGAGGTGGCATTAGCGAAGTTCAATACACATGGGTGTAGGTGTTGCAGTCTTGAGATGGTTGCAAGAACCGATTCATCTGTAACCTCAACATTAAGTGGAGTACTACGTACTCCAAAGCCTGCTTCCGGAAGCTTTATACGTGTAGATATTCCGTTGCCAAACCTAGCGTGATATCCCAAAAGCGGGCTTCCAGAGTATTCATCAGCTCTATTTATATCCTGGTCCATGATAGTAACCGTATTATTAACGCATGCATTAATCTTTTTGGAAAGATTATATTGTACATTGAGCAAATCATATGAGCCCTTCATCATTGTTTTAAGGGTACTATCAGCGATTTGTTTTGCGTTTATTCTGTCCATTATACTCATCTTTCTGCATTAATGTATGGATTACTCCAAAATTGTCAAACTTGCCTCATTATTCTCAGAAGCTGCTGGGGAAAGGAATGAGTACATGCGCCTCTATATGGCGAGCAGGTATCATTCTAAGCGTAAGTCTCTTATTGAAGAGCTTGGTGGTAAGTGTAAATCATGTGGTGATGTGAACAATCTTCATATAGATCATATGAATGCCAAAGATAAAACTTTTAGAGCTGCTGATGTTCATTCGGTTTCGGATGCTAGAGTTCAAAAAGAGAAGAAGAATTTTCAGCTGCTATGTGGCCCTTGCCACAAGAAGAAGACACATGAGGAATGGGATTACTCAGCTCCTAAGCCCAGGCACGGAACCTACTGGATGGCGCGTAAATATAAATGCAAATGTGAGCCTTGTCAAAAAGCATATAAAGAGAAAATGAAAGAGTGGAGGCAGCAAAAGTCAAAAGGCGGAAAGCATAAGGAAAAGGCTGAAGAAGAAATGGAAGAGCTAGAAAATGAAATGCAATAAGTGTGATGTTGACTTATTCATAAAATATTAGTAATATAAAGAGAGATAAAGTAGAAAAGGGAATTTGAACTAGATGGAGTAACCTATGGAAAACAGGAAATCTGTAAGAAAGCTTTATGAGACTGATGTGTGCGTCATTTATAAGGATAACTTTTGGCACGGAACCTCTAGGAATATATATGTAGGAGGAATGTTTCTAGAATCTAAATCTTTCCCCACGATTGGAGCTGAGATAATTTTAAGCTTTGAGATATGTAATAGCAGAGCCAGGATTAGATCTGTTGTTAGATGGATTGGTAAGACCGGCTTCGGAGTTCAATTCATTGATCCGTCAGTCCAGGAAGTACACAACATCAACAAGCTCTTCAAGGATGGAAAGGGGGAATAGAAAAGGCCTCAAGTTGGGGCCTCTCTTTTATCAACTCTTTGGTTTACGATACCGATACTCGTGTGAAATATTAGATCGCTGAGCTGTCAGGAACCATCGTGGCAGGTTGATACCTTTTGAGCCCTTGTTGGTAGATGTTTCAGAGGGGAGCTTTGAGAAGATATTTTGAACATCCTTAGTGCCCCATGTGTAACCCTCTGATGGCTCATGAAGTAATGAGACCGCACGATCAGCCACTTCAGTAACTTTAAGTGGGGTGCCTGATTTAATCTCAATAAACCGATCAGGCTTATTAGCAATCTTCCTGGCCAGTGACCTGTTGAAATTATCAGCAGGAGAACAGAATGAGAATGATACCTGATAGTTGTATGGGCCTTGCGCATCCTTTGGAGGGCGAACAATTTTCAAACACACACGACCCTTGGTAACGGTCGGTGGCATTTCCATCTTTTTACCAATGCGAGAGTGAGAGTGCCTATATCCAAGCTCTTCCGCCTCATCATAGTTAAGACCAACAGTGTAGTATGAATAAATTGTATCAGACATTATTTTAAAACGCTAGGATTGAGGTGGCACCAGTGCTAAGGCTCTGGGATTGTGAAGAGATAGACCGTGAAGCCATAGATCTCATTGAGGTTAGAGCCAAATTCGTATACACGAAACATAAGGCTGTCAGCTCTTGGAGATTTTGAACTGACTTCAATAATCTTACCACTGCCTTCTTCATGTCATCACGAAAGAATGATGTTGAGGAGGACGAGTCGAATGCTATGGTAGCATGTGTACTCAATTGCGTCAAGGTCTTCGACTCGTTCAGCTGAGAAACTAAAGCGGTTAGTGTTTAATTGGTGATCTTTTAGATAAGGCATGTTGTTTCCTTACTAGAGGTAATCAATGGTTGTGGATGTACGCATGCCTCTTGCGGTCAACTCTTTAATAAAGTCTTCCCCATGCTGCTCAAAGGTTCCTACAGAAGATGATGCGTCTGTAAGAAGTATAAGCTTTTTAATGTAGTCATCAGAGCCGAAGTTGTCAGCAATATCACGCACAGTGTTTGCTACACAATGTGATAGTGCCTGGCCTGCAATTAGAATGTCATCAACCCCTACAAGGGCTTTGATAAGATTAGTATTAATCTGCGTTCCAGGGTCACTTGGGTCTGGAACCTCAGCCTGAACAGCGGAAAAGTGTTCAGTAAAGAGATTGGAGCCCTTGGTTACAAAGTTAACGGTACGTCCAGATTTAACTTGGCACCAGTGATGAATGGAATCCAGAATACCCGGTTGAATTGCAGTGCCATAAGACCCAATCAAACAGTGCTCTGGCCAAATGAAGTGCTCATACCTACCGTTTGCCTCAAGAGACGCAACATAATTCCTAGCTCGATCAATGAGTCCTGGGATTGAAGACTGCCATTCCCCTTTATCAACCTGCTCTTTAGTGATTGGAGTAAAAGGTGGTGGATGATTACCGAATGAGTCAATCCAGAAATTAGGATGAGCGATGTCAAACTTGTGATGTGAGTCCAGGGTGACATGAATATCATCAAGCTTTTTATCAAGACGACGAATCATTTTGGATATACGCTGGGAATCCTCAACAGCCCCATCAACAAAGAGAGATCCTTTGGGGTCACAGAAATCATTCTGCGGATCAATTAATAGTAGGTGTATTTTTCTAGACATTGTTTATTAATCTGAGTGCGCCGGTTGCTTTAATGGTTAGTAAATTAAAACTTTCCTTAGCACCTCTCTTTTTTTTCATTATGGCCGTGTTAAAGCCTCGTTAAGCCTATCAAGCTCACGGGTCATATTTTCTCTAGCGAGCTTTTCAAATTCCTGCCTGAATCTATAGGTATTAAAGATACTCTCCTTTGATAGCATGCCTTGAAGAAACTTGACCCGTCCTGCCATAAGAATATCGTTGAGCGCATTCTCTGAGATGGGACTGCCCTCAATTGGAATTGGATGGAAATTATTGTACTCATTCATAATTGCCTGAGAGTAGATGTCATAAACTTCAGGCTCAGAACCAAGAATGGAGAGATCAATATCAGTAAAAAGCGCCCCATCAGATAGATAATCAGCAGAAATCTTCGACAGATTAGGGCAGGCACTGATTGTAAGAGATGAGATTAATAACTCTTGAGACATTAGCTCATCGTGACCTGGGCAAAAATTATAGATAGCATCGTGAAACCATATTGCTATTCTAATGTCAAATTTCCTATCAATTGGAAACTCAGCCCTGTCTAAAAGTTTAAGGCAATCATAGATATGTTTTAGGTTATGATACTCACGCCTAGTATCTGAATACAAAAATGTGAGCGTTGCATATATAGATGCAAGATGTTCACAATTCATTTTATCAAATACATCAAGGATCTCATGCCAAGATTGATCTAGATACGCTCGTTCTGATACTGCTATCACTTTACTTCACCATTTATTTCTACCAATTGTAATGTAAAAATTTAGATTGCATTTGATCAGAATCACGATACCCATTGGATATTAAATGTGGCACTAACATCGTGTATGGGTTGCAATGTTAGCACCATATCGGGCCTATTACTTATCCTTTGTTACTACCCAGTTCTGAGCCGGAACTAATTTACCATCTACATCAATGTAACATCCACCTGGGAAATTATACATTGTTAGATGATCTGTCATTTCCGCATGATCTTGACATGCATTATAATCCATAATTACAAGGAGACTGATCATCGCTCCGCTAGATAATGATATAATTGCGATCACCCATAGAATTTCTAGTATGGTATTATTAATTACTCTAGACATGTTATTTTCTTTCGATTAGATCGGCAGGACTGATTATTTTTGATACAGATTGTTCTCTACTATGTAATCGTAGACTGGTTTAGGTAAGAATGTTTTAGCAATCTTATGATCAGGGTCCTTTTTAAAAGAACCTCTTACTTCTGTCGAGGATATATCTGGAAGTACAGCCATGTTTTCATGTTCATAACCGTGTCGCCCGATTATGTATGGCGTTGCAATACTTAAAAGCTCTTCCCCAAGTTCCCAGTTTTTGATTTGATTTCCCACATCAGCACCCACAACAAAGTGTAAGTTCCAATCTGGATGTAAACCTTTAAGTCTCTTTAAAGTATGATAGGTGAAGTTTATATCAGGATGATCTGGAATGTCAAGTATTTGCTTTTCAATATCTAGTACTTGAGTTTTAGAAATCCATTCAGTTCCTAATCTGCACATTTCATATCTATGATGAAATTCTTCTAGGTCTTTTCCATATGCATGTTTTCCAACAGGAATCATACATACAGTATCGAATTTACCTAGTGATGCCAAATAGCACATCGTAAAAATATGTCCGTAATGAACCGGAGAGAAAGCTTCCGCCATAAATGGCGACCTGAACTTTCTCGAACTTTTTATTCGTCATCTGTAATTCTTTCTTCCATGTATGCAATGATCCTCTATCGTATCTTCGGCCAATCTTCTATTAGAGTTTTTATTTTCATGTACTGCAATTCTGCTCAGTCACTTGTAAAAATCCTTGTTAAGTTTAGTCGTGTCAAGCCTGGACTTAACCATACCCTCCTCAGACCTAACTTCATCGTTTTGGTTCGAAAAGGGAATGAAATATCCGGAGTTCTTTTGCTTCCACTCCATCTTACGCTTAACTTCCTCGAAAGAAACTGGAGAGTAGTTCCAAACATCAACTCCCACATCAAATGCTAGCGTATTGTTTTCTGGTAGTGAGCCGTGCGAATGTCCGAAAAGTTGCCAGACTCCACGGTATGAGTGATGCCACACACGCATAGCATAGTGACATAGAACAATTCTCTGCTTGCCTACAGAGATCTCACTCATTGATCCTACACTTTCCCAATCAAGGTTTATGGCCTTCTTGTTGTCATGGTTTCCGAGAACAAGGTGCTTCTTGCCATTCAATCGGTTGAAGTACTTTCCAGGATCCTTTGAACCGTCGCCAAAGGCGAAGTCACCTATGTGATAGATAGTATCCTCAGGTTGCACTCTGGCGTTCCAGTTACTAATCAGAGCCTCATCCATTTCTTTAACAGTCTCGAATGGACGGCCAGAGTACTTGATTATGTTTTTATGTCCGAAATGACTGTCACTGATAAAAAACACTTTACTTGTATTATTAATCTGCGACACCCTTAAACCCTTCCTTTAATATAAGAATACACTGTATAGTATGGTATGGAAAATTCTTTTGATGAATAGTCAGTCATTTTTAATCTCTTTAAATATTCATTAATGGTTAACCCTGGAAAGGTATACATATTTTATTCTTTAAGTCAAGGAATTTAAGCTTGATGGTTTTCTTGGACTTGGGGAGCTGTTTCATTGGAACGAACCCAGCCCCTGTACAAACTGTGAACTCATCAATTGCCATTGGTGGTGCCTCAACCCTTTTAGGTTTAGCTTCAGCTTTTGGTTTTGGCCTTGGCCTTGGCCTAGCATCTTCGACTTTTTTAATGAAAGCTCCGGCTTGAAATACTCCCATACAAAGCATAATTAGAAGATATACCATAATGGGTACTGTTAACCATGCTGAGTTAAATATTAACGATAGAGATGTGAGTAAAATCAGTACAAGCGGATTGATAAGTATGTATGTGCAAATGATGTACCGTCTGTGATTTCTATATTCATCTCCCAAATCCCCATAGATAAATACTTTATCGTCAGTATTGATATATACATCATCAGTTTCATGGATGGTTGGCTGATAGATAGGCTTCCAATTAACTTTTCTAATTAGCATGCCAGTCATAAGTATCGCAATTAAAAGCCTAAATTCCATCAGGGCGATGATAAGGATTGGTTGCACTGAGTAGGCTAGCAGTCGCCTACGCCTGAAGTCACACTGGTCCAATGCTGGATCTCTAAAGAAAAAGTTAACCCAATTCTTTTCCGCCTCTGATGGCTCTGGGGCAAAGCAGCCCCCTGGCATATCAACCTTTTCATGCGCCAGAATTTCCTCACCCTTGAATGTTAGTTGTATAATATTTGAAGCCAGGGCTAGCTCGCCCTTACAGACAACGGGATGGTAACTATCAGGATAGTTACCATCCTCCTTGTCATGCTTAGAAAATATGTACGTTTCCCAGTCAGCAGCAGCCCTCGTGAGGACAAATCGAACATTAACCCCTCCCGGGTATAACGGGATGGCTACCACATGATTCTCACCCGGATACTTAAAATCAATGTAAGACATCATGTCATTGATGTTTACAATCTTCCTAGACTCGCACCGAGTATTTTTAAGGGACCTGCCAACCGGACGCACAATAAGGGCCATCTTTGTGACGCAATGTTCATTGAAGTATTGGACAAGTTCTCTAGTCAGACACCACTGAATTGGAATAGATGCGGACATCACGGGCTTATCTGAAAAGTGTAACTCTAGCGATTTTTCTGTGACTAGATTGCAGTCATCACAATCATCTTCACCATCCTTTGGACCGTCTGCACCTAACTTATCCAGATTATCGGGAACGTCTCCATTTTCCTCTTCAGTCATTATAATGCTTTTCTCATCTTTTCTTGGCGAAGCATCTTAAGCTCCTGAGAGAAACCTGCGCTCAAAATGGGAAACCTAAAAAACGTTTTAGGGTCAAGTGATTCATCATCCAAATGGAACGATGGAGCATACCTCTCTCTCTTCCACTGATTTCGAGTGAACAAGGTAAAGAATTTCTCAACATAAGTCAAAGCATTTTCAACATTGGACGCCTCAAGTACCTGAACAATATCTGTAGGAGACATTTTATCCAGTACTACCATCTTTTCAATTTTATCCAAAACGGAATATGGCATGAGATCATCCTCATCACTCTGTTCATCCTCCTGCGGACGAAGCTCAGCAGATGGTTTAAGCTTAAGCACACCACTCAGCCCGCCAAATTCCGGGTCACCAGAGGAGTATTCCCAAAGCCATTCAAGTAGAAAGATTTTAGATACACCAGCAATAGGTGACAATCCACCACAGGTATCACCATCCATCGTTGCGTAGCCTACAGCGGCTTCTGAACGATTGGATGTAGACAGGAGGAGTGCACCCTTGATGTTCGCCATCATCCATACAGAGGGCGCTCTGACGCGAGCCTGGATGTTCTGAAGTGCAATGTCATCGGTTTCCCAGTTCAACTCCCTACCGAGCATGTCCTCAGTAACTCCCCTATAGCTATCAACCATTGGTTGTACATCAATCGTGTGGAACTTAGCCCCCATAGATGCTGCCAGATTAAATGCAGCCCGCTCAGTTGTATCAGATGAGTTCTTTGTACCCTGGTAAACGCAGGTTAGAAGTTCTTCTATTATTTTTCTAATAAATCCTTCTTCAGAAAGGGAGGATGTATCAATTTCAATTCCCATTTCTTCTAGCTTATCCAACATAAGCTTACTACCTAACTCATTGTACGCACAGATAACCATGGAGCGAACAAGACAAGCTACTGCCGCTGAGTCTGCGCCACCTGAAAGGGATAGTACAAATCCTTTTGAATGGGACTTGCGCATATAATCCCACAGTCCAAGAGCAACTGCACGAGTAAAGCAATCTTTATCCGTACTCAAATCATAATATTTGCGACCATACGAAGACTTATCAAGTGGGTGAAGGTTTCCCCCTTCTTTTTTGAAGTTTCCAAAAGTAATTTTATTATCTCTAATTACCCTAGCGGTTTGTGATGGCTTATGAGATCCGGTTTGATATTTAGAATTCTTATCAAGATTAACTACCGCTGTAGTCAGCTCATACTTTTTAAACGAAAACCTACGCCCCTTTGATACAATTTTTCCACCTGAAGCAATGTAAGTATCTCCATCAAAGATTATCCTGCCAGATTCGTTACCTAATAGATTGGCGTAAACATATGCACATTTGAACGCTCTAGACCCTTCTTCAACAAAACGCTTTCGAACCTTATCCTTGCCGAAGGCAAAGTGAGATGCAGATGGGTTAATGATTATGTTAGCTCCCATTTGAGATAGGGTGATGCCTGACCGGTCAGCTGCCCAGGCATCCTCACAAATTTCAACGCCAATACGTGCCGCACCTTTATCTAAAAGTACACAGCCAAAGGGTGCCGTTCTCTTACCAATATCACTATGCCATTCTAATGCTTCGTAGCTTGTTCCCTCCCACGCTTTGAACCATCTCGATTCATAATGAACTCCGTCAGAGCAGAGGTTCTTCTTCGGTATAATACCCTGGATACCTGCATGCCCCGTGAGAATTGAGCAGTTATAAATACCACCATTCCTCGCTACAGGAGCGCCAATAGATACAATAAAGAATGTACGCCGTTTTTCCCACCCCTCTTTCGTTAGATTTTTAATGAATAATTCTATTTCTAAGGTGATTTCCCAGGCCTTATCTAACACTGACTGCATGAAGAATGCATCTTCACATCCATACCCTGTTACACAAAGCTCGGGCAGACATAATACATTAACATCATCATTGAACGCCTCAACGATTGCGTCAGTGATATTCTTCTTATTGCCCTCCCAGTCCAACGGGGTTTGGTTAAGGGCTGCGGCACCTAGCTTAATCAGGTTCATAATATATTTCTTAGGACAGTGTTTCTTCCTCTACATGTTAATATATACCAAACATGAGAGTTTGTCAATATTGTAATACTGAAAAAGGCGGCCAGAGGTTGCAGCCTCAGCCTTTGAGGTTGCATCATCCCTAATGGGTTCGCAAAGCAACCTCTTCCAACTAAGCCTCATTAAAATCCCACCCCTTTTCATTTATGTATACTATACTTCCGCTTTTTCTTAAAAACTGCAACCGTCTGGATATCCCAGACCGGGGCCAAAACTTGAGAGCCTTACATAGTCCTTCAAGTTTTATTGGCCCATTGTCTTCGATTGTCTTTGATACCTTAGAGGTAAGTTCGTCTGTCATTTATGATAGGTCGGCATCAATTGTGTGAAGGAATTGCCTGGCTGCTTTGTATGTTGTTACCGCTGTCTCTATTTCTGACTGCACAGCCATATTTCTAAGGTGTACATTGATTGAATCAGTGACATCAGACGGGGTAACATTCACATATTTCTGCAATTTACCCTTGAAGTTGTAAATATCTTTATCATTAAATGTGGAAATGTCAAAACCTCCCTCTTTCTCAGTAAGGAAGTCCATAATCTCACTGGCACCCTCTTTATTTTTAGAGACGAAGGTATGCATTTTCTTTCTCCAAATATGGTCACATACCTGCCTGATTACATCACCAGTAGCTCCGTCAAGCTTAGATGCAGCGCTCTTCCATGAATCATCATTGAAATCCTTCTGTGGAAGATACCCAAGGAACTGCTTAAGAAGCTGAACTCTGCAGTCTGAATCAAGCTCACCAACAACCTCAACCTTATTAAAACGACGAATCATTGCCATTGGGATGCGGTCAGGGTGGTTCGTGGCTCCCCAGACTGAGATGCCCGGATAAGATACAACACCATCCATAAGGATCTGGAACTCAAGCGTAAGATTAATATCGTTATGACCTTCAGGTTTATGCATAACAGAGTCAACTTCATCGATTAAGATGTATACTCTCTTCTTAGATTCTTTGTGAAGCTTAAGTGCCTGCTCGAACAGACGCTTAGGATTCTTTTCAGCCTCACCCTTCCAACATGTAAGGAAGTCTGATCCCTGTGCGAAGATACCAATGCAGTCTTTGTGACCACCAATAGCACGCATCAGCTCTGTCTTACCACAGTTATGTATGCAGAAATCATTAGCTACATAATTATGGAATACTGAGTTAACCTTTATGTCATACGTTTTAAGCACTCCAACACTTCGTACTGAGACAATAGTGTCAGATACTGTATGATAGTTTATAGAACCATCTGAGTGTTCTCTATTATGATCTGGTCCATGTATCAATACTAGATTTTCAATATCATAATTTAATATATTTTCGTCTTTATGATGGACATGCATATCTCTTGATATAAAGTTTAAATTATCAAGGTCATTTGAATTTAACTTATCTATATAAGTATCAATATCTAAACTGCTAAGTCTAGCCTCCATGACCGCTCTCGACCGTGCAAGTCTTTTATATTTATATCTGCCATCTACAATTTTAGTCCCACAAATAGGGTGATTTTTTACATAGATATATTTTCTAATATTATTTCGTGATTTAATCTCTTCTTTTTTAGGGATATAATTCTTATGAATATTTACAGAGCTTCCAATTTTTAAATTGGATAGCTCAACATATCCAGTATCCGTAAGGAACTTATGGTCGGCAGTTGCTTTTATTTCTTCACCAGTAGATGTTTTAACAAGAAAGCATTCTTTTTCACCAGTTAGAACAATATCTTTAATTTTTGTTTTTGTTATCAATCCTTCATGTGTAATTGATGAGACAAAGTAATCAACATTGTTTTTTTGTTTTGGTGAGGGGTATGATTTATTATTATGAAATCTCTTCCATAATTTTTCTATACTAAGAGTTTTATGAGAAACTCTTTCACCAGTCCCCTTATCTCTTGTATCAAACTTAATAAGTGAGTCACCAGCTATGCAGCCGGGAGGTCCAACCATCAAGCAGTTGGATTTGTCCGCAGACCGGGATGGAGATGTAGCTATGAATAGAGGCTGCCATTTAGCTCCAGATTCTACAGACTGATAGAACTCTCGTACAGAATCGAACCCGGAGCCAACAATGTGGTTCATGCCAACGCCCGGCTTCTTACCTGGGATAACTTTAAGAGCGCCTGGAGCTTCACCAAGGAACGGATTACCCTGAGAGATTTGACACACATAGAAAGTGTTCTCTTCTAGGTAATGCTTCTTCAGAGCTACCTTCCTTGAAAGGATAAATTTAAGAACCTCACCAGGTGGAGTTTTAGCAGAGAGTTTCTCTACAATTGTCTGGATTGTTTCTTCTTCAAAATCACGAGAGAACTTCTCATCCTGGGTTATAAATTTTTCATCCAGCTTTGAGATAATAGAGGCGGGGTTAATATCAAGAAGTTTAGAGTATGTAAGGTTATACTCCTTCATGACGTTACCTTCAGAGGCTCTCATGTACTTAGTGATGCCAATGGTTTCAAGAACCTCATCAACTTGATTTCCCATCGTACTCTTAACCTCATTAATAATCCCGCCAATGGTATTAATACCAGACTTGATGTATTTAATAAGCAGATCAGGCTCAGAAATTAGCTGCGCAACAATAGGGTTAGATGCAGCCTCAACAACAAGCAAGCCCTTGTTTAGTGTGTATGCAGACAGTTCGTCCTTGAGTGTTCCGTTAGCAATCTCACCATGAGCATCAACGTTCTCAAAAATAGCGTAAGCTATATCTGTGATTAGTGCATCACGATGAACCTTGAACCCCTGAGTCTTATGGCGCTCAGTAAGATACCTAAAGTAGTTCTCGATAGTTGCTGTAAGCTCAGCTATGTCAGAGAGGAACATCTCATGACATGCCTCTAGCTTAAGTATGGCCGAAGCGTACTTTTTAATAGCCCCCTCGTTAAGCTGGTATTCAAAGATCTTGTCCTTAATATCATTGGTGTTAGATATTGCAGAGGAAGACTTTACTGATGCAATCGTCTCATCGGGAATGAGGTCAGAACAGATGTATACAAGATTCGTATATGCCTTTGAGAAAGAGAGGACGATATCGTATGCAATCTTAATGAAATGCTTACCAGTAACTACGGATTTAAATTGAGAAGAATCCTTCTCTTGAGACTCGATAGAGCTAAATGGGTTAAGCTTAGTGGCAGCTTTAACTTCATTATACATTGAATGGTTAATCTCAGCTAGATTACCAGCCTCAACGCTCAAATTCTTACCCATTTCAATAATGGAGTTACGGTGCTTAATGATCTCCTCACGCTTATCATTATTAACCTTACCCATGCATTCCATGATGCGGAGCCCTTGGGACATTGTTACCGTGGATGCGGTTGGTTTCTGATCAAAAGACTCGAAGTCACTTATACCATACATTTTTTATATACCTAATCTCTTATCTTAAAGTAAACCTGTGACCTAGGCATAAACTGCTGCTAGCTTAACCAGGTTCATATGGCAAAGAGATTGCCACAAATTAGTATCAATAGCAAGATCTAAGAGAGCCTTGGATAGAAAGATGGGGAATATTACGAGAGCAACACCAGCCACTGCACCTCAATTTCACAAGCTAGATATCCATTGGGAGTTAAGAGTTGCAGTCGTCTGTATATTCTATGAGAATCGAGTATTCCAATCAAGACCCACACATATCACAATCTTCAGAATTATCTATTGAACAAGCAATACCTTCGGCATCTTCATTAGTCTCTTCAATATTCTTATCAATTGTGAACTTAATGGCTTCTCTAGCTGCCTTGGACCTGGTGTAGTACACGAGAGTCTTGAGCCCCTTCTTCCAAGCATACATGTACGCGCTTGAAAGCTTAGCGAAAGAGGGATTGTCAAAGTACAGGTTCATGGACTGAGATTGGCAGACATATGGTCCTCTATCAGCAGCCATGTTAATGATGACCTTCTGAGAAATCTCCCAAACAGTCTTGTACAAATCTTTAATATCTTGTGGAATTACATTGATGTTTTGTACTGAACCGTTATGAGACATGATGAGCTGTCTGAGATCGTCGTCCCATAGTTTCAACTCAATCAAATCCCGGATGAGATGCTTATTGATCTGGACGTACTCACCGGAAAGAGTACTGCGCTTGTACAGGTTCGATGTGATTGGCTCGAAGCACTCAGAGTTACCCATTATCTGAGACGTAGATGCAGTGGGCATTAGAGCTATCCCCAATGAGTTGTATACACCATACTTAACTACATCTTTTCGGAGACTCTCCCAATCATGCCTATCAGTAGCTTCAGTGCCCCAAAGGTCAAACTGAAACTTACCCTCTGACAAAGGAGACCCCTCGAAGGAATCGTATGTCTTCTTTTTATTCTTAGCGGTATCACAAGATGTCCTCAAATATGCAAAGTACATGGTCTCGAAGATGTCTTTATTCAACTGCTGCGCTTCTTCTGATTCCCAAGGCATTTTTAGTACTGCGAATGCTGTACCAAGACCCTGGATACCAATTCCAATTGGACGCTGCTTTAGGTTAGAATTTCTTGCTGCATCTACTGGGTAAAACTCAGTATCAATGATCTTATTCAAGTTCTCTGTTAAAATACAAGTGGTTTTATACAAGGAGTCGAAGTTGAACTTTTTAATCTTCTTGCCCTCGATACAACCAGGAAGAGATATCGATGCAAGGTTACAGACCGCAGTGTTATCTGGATCTGAGTATTCAACTATTTCCGCACACAAGTTAGAGGAACGAATGGTTCCAAGATTCTGCTGGTTGGACTTTCTATTACAAGCATCCTTAGCCAATAGATAAGGCTGACCAGTCTCGATACAAGACTCCAAAATTTTGCCAAAGAGTTCACGGGCCTTGATTATCTTATCTCCCATTCCCTTGGACTCATACTTCTCGTAGAGCTTTTCAAATGCCTCTGAGTGAACGTCTGCAAGACCTGGACAAGTCTTTGGATCCATGAGGGTCCAATCACCATCCTCCTCCAGGCGCTTGAAAAAGAGGTCAGGAATCCATAGAGCTAGATTCAAATCTCTTGCCCTGAGTTCTTCCTTTCCATGATTCTTTCGAAGATCAAGGAAGTCGAATACATCCGGATGCCAAGGCTCTAAGTAGATAGCTGCAGAGCCTTTGCGCTTACCACCTCCATTATGAGCTAATCCAATATGAGTTAGGTAATCATGATCTTGCTCTACTTCTAAATCGTAAACAGCTTCATCAATATAAACTTCTTTAACTGATGCTACTCTAGAATATACAAAGTCACAATGCTTAAAGAAGGTTACCCAATCGCCCTCATCAATCCCTAGAACATCAGCAATATCTTTAACTATAGGTATTCTAATTACACAGGTTTTCTTACGAGTTGTAATATTTTTGTACGTTGATTTGGAACCAATCCTATCCCTATCATATCCACAGGTTAAAATACCAAACCTCATGAGCATATATCTGATTGACTCAATAACGTTAAACGATGTCATCTCTAAGAGAATATCATTACCAATATGACCATCAGACTCAATAATCCCTCTAACAATATTTAAAGTTTTATCCTTTGGTAAATTGAGCATTGATTTATGAACTGCCTTTTCTAACCCATTGTATAACATTGCCCTGCTAAACTTGAAATTAGAATTAATATTCCATTTTACAACTGATACTCGACCATTGTTTCCACTTTTATAAACCGATGGGTTGATACCACGGCTCAAAAGATAATCAGTACACCATTTAATGTCATCCTTTTCTGTATCAAGAAATAATCTTCCTTCTGTATCATTTTTATGAATCCATCCATCACCCAGCAATAAACCATAAAACCTACAGTCATCATTTGTATAAGGGTAATCTATCTCATTGTTAATAATGGGAAAAGCAATAAAATCATTTGTTGTAAGATTTTCAGCATCTACCCATTCTGTAGATATAATACCCTTATCTAATCTATTTTTTATAACATCGAAATTAACACCTTTATCCTGATTTTTAAGTGTTAAGAAAGAATGCATGTGTCTAACTTTTGCACTCCTAATTGACTGTTTAATTGCTACCTCTACAACTGAGCCAGTTCTTCTATTTTTGAATGTTTTAGTAATTCTATTAAAATTACCTGAAGAAGAAATTAAAGAGTCTCCTATAGAAACGTCTCTGATTTCAGTTGGCCCATCTTCTGTGTACACAATGGTATCGCCAGTGAAACACTGATCAACGTAACGCATGGTTTCATTGAACACCTTAAGCATTGGTACTATTCCATTAGAGGTGCCGCCTGTACCATATATAGGAGAGCCTTTTGAACGGATTTCATGAATGTGCACACCAATGCCACCAGCGCTCTGAGAGATGAGTGCAGCCTCAGTAATACCAGCATAGATGCCCTTGATAGAGTCCTGGTCATCTTTCAGTGACATCAAGAAGCAAGATGACAACTGGTTCTTAGTAGTGCCAGAATTGAACAGCGTAGGAGTAGCGTGAGTAGCTTTCAATGTAGAAAGCAATTCGTATGTATCAATGACAGCTTCCATGTCAGAGCCATGTATGCCAACAGCTGTTCTCATCCACATATGCTGGGGACGCTCAATGATTACCTTTGAGTGCTTACCATTATCGTCCCAAGAGTTATTTTTTAATAGATAGGATCGCTCAAGGGTCCTATAACCGAAGTAATCAAAGGAGTAATCTCTATTGTAATCGATTGCATTGTTCAGGATGTGTGCGTTCTTCTTGATGATCTTGAAAATCTTATCATCAATCATGGACTTCTTTTTACCGAATGGATCAGTAGCGCCATGAAGAATCTCAATGCACTCAGAGAAAGTGTTGGGAGTATCCTTGTGCAATGAAGAGATAGATAGTCTCAGTGCTAATTTATCATAGTCCGGATGACGTACTGCCATGGAATACGCTACCTCAATTGCGAGCCTATCTAGTTCCCTAGAAGAAACTCCATCATATACTCCTTGGATTACTTGCTGCGAAACTACAGCTGGGTCCAAAGCTTTCAAGTCCTTAGATAATCTAGATATTCTCTTAAGTATTTTTTCGAACTTTACTTGCTCTCTAGTGCCATCTCTTTTAATTACAAACATAAATATTTCCCTTAAGAATAAACTTTGCCTGACCACAATCCCAAATTTTTCGTAACCCTACATCGTACCCTGTAGAGCCTTTAAATTTTAATCTATGAAATGTGTCGGAAAAATTAGTCCAATAAAAACTTGGATATAAACTTACCTTTTCAAATCCAAGTTTATAAAGTGAATTTCCATCACCGTATCTAATATCAACGAAACTTACTATATCTTTACTATAGATTTTATTAATATGCTTTAGAAGCTTTGATAAACCACCAGAAACAGAAGTGTTTATGGCAGAAGCAAACCTAGACACTTCAATGTATGTCTTATGATTAATTATTCGTATGGCGCATGCTATATTTTCATCCTTATCCAAAAGAGCAAATGTACGACCACACCCCCTCTTCATTAGATGATTTAAATCAAAAAAACTAGAAGATCTACTATTATCTATCTCATGTATTGAGGTTTTTCTTGCACCAATACTATTACTCATATGTAGTTTATTTTTAATTATAGAAAGAACCACATCGGGAGAGTTAACTAACTCGTCCTCTCTGAAAAATAAAGAAGTTACATTATTTTTATTATAAATGTTCTTCTTATTTATATGGTACCTTTTATCTTTAAATAAATCAGAGTGAAAATACAAACCATCACACTCTATTGCTAAATTATATTTCTCCAAATAAAAGTCAGACCTAATCAGGGACCCATTGTACTTGAATGATTTTTGCATAACATATGATGCCCCAATCGAGTCTAATAAAACACTCATAAATAATTCAACTGATGTTTTTCCTTTAGTATAACTCTTAGCTGCTTGTATGCCAAATTTGTTTATGATCAAATTCAAATGAGTCCTAGACACATCCATATTCTCTTCATGAATGTATGAGGCTATGGTTTTGTTGTCGATGTTTTTTATTACCCCTGTACTAATTTTTGTAGCTATAGTTTTTGCTACTATAATTTTAGACTTTCCAGGATTATCAACACCGTACCTCTCAATCATTGTTTTTTTGATTTCCTCCCTTACCTTTTCTGTAGAAAAAGGATGCGCTCCGTACTTTTTAGAAAAGGTGTTTTTTACCTTTTCTTTAATTACTGAGGATTGCATTGGATGACCACCAAATCTAACATTGAACGTTTCTTCTCTTTTCTTCTTTACAATTTCAGAGTTAGAAACATTTTTAACACCATACTTTTCAAGTACAGTTTTTTCCCTTGCATCTTTTGTGGACGCAAGAGAGGCTACTCGACTTCTTATCTTTTTCGATCTCTCCTTGTGAAGCTTTTTTCCACTGATCACAAAGCTAAATCTACCACTGAATTCTCCGTATTCTTCATCTACAAATACAGAGCAAGGAGAAGATACTGATACAAATTTCTTAACGCTTAAATGGGGTTGCTTTTTTTTTAATCGTAAATCTATCTCTTCTAGTGGTAAGTTTTTTAAAGTCTTTCGCCTCTTAAAATGAGAACACCTACCGCTAGTTACAGCTTGAAGATCAGCCGTGAACTCTCCAAATTCAGAGTCCATAAATACATACCTACAACCACCCAAACTCTCCTTAACAGTTAAGTAAGGAAAATTCTCACTTAATCTAAGGTTTATATCTTGAATGGTTAATTTTTTAGGCATAAGATTCTAATTAAAAATCTTCATCAAATGATATCGTGTTTTCCTCTTTAGTATTTCCTACGCCAGCTTTTCTATAATCACCAACTCTTTTCTCAAAAAAGTTTGATTTTGTTTGTAACGATATCATTTCCATAAACTCAAATGGATTAGTTACTTTATAGTATTTTGAGCAGCCTAAGGAGATTAGTAAAGAATCTGCACAGAACTTAATGTACTGCTCCATAAGGGTTTTATTCATACCAATTAGGTCAACTGGTAAAGCGTCACAGGCGAACTCTATCTCTAGATCCACGGCCTCAATGAACATTTCATAGATGTCCTCCTGAGATAGTGCTTCTATAGTTCCATTACCTTTAAGAATATTGTACAACAAGCATGCAAACTCAGTGTGGGCTCCCTCATCCCTTGCTATCAACTCGTTGGAGAAAGCTAGACCGGGCATAATGCCCCGCTGCTTCAGCCAGTAAATTGAACAGAATGAAGATGAAAAAAAGATACCCTCAACAATAGCAAATGCAATTAGACGCTTAGCGAATGAGTCCTGAGAATCAATCCACTTAATAGTCCAATCACCCTTCTTCTTGATAATTGGAATATTATCAAGAGCATTGAAGAGCTTGTCTTTTTCTTCCTCGTCAGAAATATAGGTATCAATCAAGAGTGAATACGTCTCTGAGTGAACACCCTCCATCATTAATTGAAAACCATAAAACATACGAGCCTCTGGCATTGTTACATCACCATAGAAACGTTGCGCCAAGTTCTCACTTACAATACCATCTGATGCTGCAAAAAAAGCAAGAACGTGAGAGATAAAATGCCGCTCACCTGATGATAGGTTATTCCAATGTGCAAGATCTTGGGCTAGATCAATTTCCTCAGCAGTCCATATGGAAGCCTGTGCGTCCTTGTATGCCTTCCAAATTTCATGCTCTTTTATTGGGAATAGAACAAACCTCTCGTTACTTTTATTTATAGCTTTAGTCATTGTTGTATTAACTTTCCAGTACCATTAATTATTACTTAAGTTACTTCTTAGACTCTGTAAGAAGTTTTTACACCAGTAGCACCGTCAAACTTAGACGTAGCGCCAGTTATCGTAGATGCGGTTGGTTTCTGATTAAAAGACTCGAAGTCATCTATACCATACATTTTATATTCTTTCTTATATTAAAACAAACCTGTGACCCAGGCGTAAACTGTAGCTAGTCCCGCAGCAATTAACATGGCTACTGATTCTTTCCCAATATTTTTTGATTTTTCTTCAGGAAAGTACTGATCTTCTACTGCAAGTGGCTCTTCTCTTAAATGATCTGGAACAGATTCATTTACTACCTCAGCGTTACCTATAATTCTAATTTCATCTATAATAATTATATTTGGATAGTACAGTTTAATTTTCTCTAGGAATTCGTTGTACAATTTTATTACACCAGCGGTATACGTCTCTGGGTTGCCCGTATAGTATCCAGCTTTATACAAGGCGTAAGAGTATCCCTTTGGCTTACCCCGCTTAAGTAATTTGAACGCTACTTTGTACGCTTCATTGCGCCATTTCTCTGAGGATTTCCTATCGGATAGGAACTCTATGTAGTCAGAGGCTCCATCAACTTCAGAGTTGTAAGATCTGAATGCTGTCTGGTAATGAGGAGGTTCAAACCAATGCCACTCATTTTTCCTTTTCTCTTTGTTCCAGATGTTCTCACCAGTTGCGAACAAGGTGAATTGACTGCCCCTAGCCATTTTTAAATTGCCGAAGTTGAAGTTATTAATCTTATTCCACCTACCAGTTTCTAATGCTGACTGAGCTGTAAGGATGGCTAGTGCTTCATTGGTAGGAAAAGATCCGAATAATTTAAGCCATCCTTCACGAAGAGCATCGATGCCATTACTCTCAGTAAGTTTAGTTTCTATTACACTAACGTAATTTTCATCATCATATAAAGTACCCATGCTTTTATGCCTACTTATTCCTGGAGAAGTATTTATATGCTGTCATACCAGTGAACCAGAGCCATCATGCATTTGTTAAATCATACTTCCAACCTTATCTTATTTTTCTTAATGTATTTTTTAAAGATTTTTTGAAAGATTTCTTTTCTATCTTTAGAAACTCTAGGAAATCCTTTACAGACTCCTGTGGAAAGATACGCCTGCATCTCATCTGGTAAGACGGATAGGTCATATCCCATGTTAGATAAAACGTTTGTACACTTTTTGTATAGCTTTATCGGGAACTTTTCTAGTAGCTCATCCATCTCTTCTGCATAATTAGCGTCTGTGTAGTACAAACCGTGAGCTACTTCATGAGCCATCAGCTCAACAGACCCGGTGGTACACCCAATCAGATAGGATGCATCGGGCTCATCCCTCTGAATCTTATCAGCAATAGCCAGCATCAACTTGTCATAATTGTTGACATCCTTGGTTGGCTTCCAGTCCGTAATGATATTGAGCGGGATGTTGAAACCACCCCAGTCATTGAAATATGTGAACTTAGAATCCTTTTCATTATTCTTAGAGTACCACGTAATGTAGTCAATCAATTCAAAAGACTTGCCCTTGAACCTGGGACAGTCAGATTCATACATCTCTTGAAACCTCATGAAGTGAGCGCAAAGCTCAATCGAGTTATTAAATGATAATAAATATACCCTGGGGCAAATCTTTTTTAATTGAAACATTATCCCTCCGCATCAATTGTATAGTCATCATCATAATTAGACCTCATGAGTTTATCCATAGCTGTACCCATGGTAGAACGGCGATGCTTATCCGATGATAGTGTTCCAGACATTCCCTTTAGACGGCCAAGAGCTTTATCATAGGGGATATCGTACAGGTTGACCGATAGGAACAGTTCCTGAAGATGGGGGAATGTTAAACCATCAGTATCAGGAACCCATTTCTTAATGGAAGCCTTAGTCTTAGCCTTGGTAATGTTTGCATTTTTAAATAGATGCGCTAGGTAGATTATCCTCATCTCTTCCGTTGGCAATCCAACCTCAATTACCCTATCGAACCTTGAGGGCCTATCCTTAATACGCTCTTCAAGACGCTCTGGATAGTTAGATGTTGCAACGAAGACAATGTTGTCCAAGTAATTTGTTGCACCATCAAGAATGTTAAGCAGGCCAGACCCCTCACGATGAGTGATAGATTCAATGTCCTCCATGATTACCACAATAGGCTTGGATGGATGGATACCTCTCAGAATGGACACGCCTTCAGAGAACAGATCTACAGATGTAAAGTTTATTGCTATTCCACCACGAGCAATAACATCTCTAATAAGTATCTTGATGATGGATGACTTGCCGGAACCGGGAGGTCCGTGCATTAGAATGCCACGTTTGTATTGAACATCAAAGTTCCTGTACTTATCCTTAGACTTCCAGAAGATATCAATCTCCCTCATCACTTCATTCACAGAAGAATCCGGAAATTCAATCAAGTCATTGATTGAGGTGCCCTTCTTCTGGAACACTATTCCCGTTTGGGTCTGTAGGATTTGGTACAAACCCGATGGAAGATTCTTCCTAGTTTTACCAATACCACGGAACAATGTCCCATTATCTTCCCACTGCTTTAAGTTGGACTCAATCTTGTCATCAATATTGTCATCATCCTTGTCATCAATTGATTCATCATCTATACTTATCATTTTTGCGTACATTTTTGATACCGTTTTTAATATAAAAGTTAGCTTATCTTTATCTAATGTTGTATTGAAAATTTTAGATGGAGGAGTCTAGTTGTCATCTTCACCATCGCTCATAGAAATATAGTACCCAGTACTACGCTAATCATAAAGATGCACAGGATAATAATGCCTGATAGCTTTGGGTAGTACATATTTCTAGGCTTGTGATTAAAGTCAGGTTCAGTAATTGTAATGCGTACAGTCCCAGGCATTACTTCACTGGATGAATTGATAACATATTCATAATTAACGGCGCAGGGCTTTACACTCTCCAATGCTTCCTGCATGGATGCTATAGTTCCTGTAGGTGACAGCCTTGCGGTAGGTGCAGCCAATGCACCTTTCAATATAGCACGGTACCCCTTCATATCATCATAGTCTCTCATCTACCTATCATCTCCACGCTCTTAAGCTTACCACACTCATTGCATTTGCAAAGTACGGTGGTCATTCCATTAGCCAACCTTAGAAGATCCCTATGCCCACAATAGGTACCTCCTTGAATTGGAGGTGAGAACGTCTTAGCAATAACTATCCATTTGTGATTACAGAAAAATATCATTCAAATATCCTCGATAGGCCATCAAAAATTTAAGCCAGCTCCTGTAGCTGGTCAGGTTTAGACAATGAACTGGCCAATGTTGTACGAACATGCACTAGGGTTTGCCCAAGCCAATTCTTACCAGGCCACTTATCCTGAGGAGTCTTCCTCGTGTCCTTTTCATTCAAACCAGTACCCCACACCTTGTCATAGTGTGCGGACTCTACCAGCGGCCTATCACCAGTGCTTAGTAGGTATTTCTTGAGTGGTTCGTTCTGATTGAATTTGCACATGTTACCCTCGAAAACAATGTTGCGAGCATGTCTGTGCCAGATTGCCTCATCGAAATTACGAACAAGCTTGCCTATACCTTTTATTCCCCTTGGATCTTCCTCCTCCAAGATTTGCTTGGCAGCCAACTCATCTCTGAAAATGAGAGCTTTGGAGTACATCATAAACTGTTCGGCATTGTGGAACTCAATACCTTCGTATGATATATCAATACTATCTTGTCTTTCAGCGAGGTATGTACCTACACCTATGAATACAGATGGGTACCACTGAGACAAGCAGTTGGCATCGACAAGAGCAATGGGTTGGTGTGAGCAAAAGCAAATCATTAAACTAGAACCTGTGGCTTGAAACTATCAACTTTATACCTTACGTCAAGGTGTTTCTTAACGGCCTCTTCTGCTTTTCTTATAGAATCAAAACGGGCATCTTTAAAAATTGGTATGTTAGGAATGACTGCATGACCAATACATTGAGCCCCTGTGTGGGAGAATATCCTCCAAACGCCCCATACTTTTCTTTTAAAGAAAAAATAATTTTTAATAGATAGGAGTTCAACTGTATAGATCACCTTACCGTTAGTCAGAATATCTGATACGACTCTGTATTCATAGCCCTTGTACTTCATCGTTCCATTTCCTCGGAATGCCACCATACTACGCTTACCCTTCAGGGTCAACACTATCGATAAGTTCATCCTGATTAAAATTTGTAGAGATGTGCGCCTTCTTATAAGCAAGCTCTAGTTTTACCATGTTTAAAGATACAGTAAAATACTTGACGTTATGCTTGCTCATAAGTCTAATAGTATCCTTCCCGTTTTAGTTACAGCTGATGATATGTTATCGTATCTAATTAAATGCGGAACGTTTAAGTCGTAAACCTTTATCATTATATATCTTTCCGATTTGGATTTGCCACACTTGGAACACGCAAGAGTGTTTCTCACTTGATCTACATAAACGGAATGTTCACATCGCGATGTCTCCATCAGTCCGTGAGCAAATGGTTCGAAGGTTGTAACGCCCGGGTAGTATCGCTCCGTGTTCTGACCCTCTAGCCTTTTAGTCTCCGCTATCTTCGCCAGTGCTCGCGCCGTTTCCGCACGCTCTAGCCTCTTATGACATTCTCCCCTGGACTCTGAAGGGGGAAATGTTCGCGAGCAGCCGAGTTCAAACGAAGAGTACCCCCTATTAATAGGGACCCCGGAACTCATAGCAATTAGAACGGCAACTATGAATAGCGCTCCAAGTAACCAGAGCATATTAGAGCAATCCTGTACAAGATCTTATCTTTAATTTTTTCATGGTGGGCTCTCCACTTTTACCACGGTCATTTTACATCTATCTCTATACCAAGTAAAAGTGTGGGTGACATTAAATCTGTCGTAGTAATGTCAAATTGTCAAAAAAAGAATTCAATCTCTCTGGTTGCTGAGACATCAGAGTCTGATCCGTGCGCAGCGTTGAAGTCTATAGAGTCTCCATATAGAGCTCTAATGGTTCCTTTTTCAGCTTCCCTGGGGTTGGTTGCGCCAATAACCTTGCGCCAATGAGCTACTGCACCCTCACGCTCAAGGGCCAGGACAATGCATGGGCCAGAGGTCATGAAGGCTTTAAGGGGCTCAAAGAATGTCTTGCCGATGTGCTCGGCATAGAACGCATCCACTTGTTCACCCGATAGGGTGAGCTGCCTCATGTCTTTAATCTCAAAGTCTCGTAGGATCATGTTAATAATATAACCCTGCGAGTTTGATTTAACGGCGTCTGGTTTAATAATTGCGAATGTTTTACTCATGGCTCATTGCGTTCTTTAGAAGGGTTGATGGGTCAGAGATAAGATCAACAAGATCGAGTGGTTGACATTGTTTTATCGCACCCACTGATAGATTCGACATTTCCCTGCAGAAGCTTTAGAGCTTCACACTCCCCATCTGTAAGGTGAGTTATGTTAATTTTTGTATCTGTTGTATCTATCATTTATTATTTCTTTTCATCCAGCAGATTGGGCATTCATGAACAGCTTTCCACTGGTCTGAGTTAGAGAAGTACATGTCTGAATTGAGTGCATCTAAAGTATTTAACAGAATGATGTTCTCCCGGAAGTCACCGATTCACTAATACACTCTACCATTACGACCCACCGGTAGTCAATGCCAGGTGTTTTAAGAAGTCCTCTTGAATATACTTTTCTAATCATCGCTTAGCCTCCTGAATTTTCTTGTACATATCGGAACCCTCATCACATAACATAGGCACATTCCTTTTGCGCTTGAACACTCCAAGCTCGGGACGAAGGGGGATCTTTACCACAGGTGCCGTGAAGAAATATCTCTTGATAGGTTTGTATCCGTTTTCACACATGATACACTCTACCGATTTAGGGGCGGATCTACTCCCAACCGTAGAGATTGGTCGGTACAGTATCTTCACATCGCCCTTTGGCCTGGCCCATTTCACTTAGGAACCTCTGCACAGAAACAGTGCCCATGATCCATATCGTAGAATGGCTGCCCAACATTGCATGACTTGGATAGACAATTCAATGATTGGACAGGAGTCCTAAGACTCCAAGTACAAATAGCGATAATAATACTGAAAGTACTGGAATGTTTACTCATGGTACTCCTGGGACTTGAACCTGCGACTTGGTACTCCCAGCAGGATTCGAACCTGCGGCCACAGATTTAGAAAAACTGTGCTCTATCCTGACTGAGCTATGGGAGCTTATTTTTTAACAATTTCAAAATTACTGGCGATTTAGCTGCCATAAAAGCTATGGCGGATTTAACATCAAAAGGTTTCGATATTCTTACTCCGGTAGTTTCTGAGCATTTACCATTTGATTTCGTTGGATACAAAGATGGAAAACTATTTAAATTTCAAGCTAAGTATACATCAGACGGGTCTCTTAAGTCAAGAACTTCTTGGGCAGACAAAAATGGAAATCACTATTCAGAATACAGTGGACCTAGACCCAATAAAAGAAAAGTTGAGCGCCCATCAAAAGAAGAGTTGAGGAAGCTCATCTGGTCTAAACCTTTAACTAAACTATCCAGAGAGCTGGGGTTTTCCGACGTTGCAATATCCAAGTGGGTTAAAGCTTATGAGTTAGATAAGCCACCACATGGATACTGGATTAAAATAGGTTTTCGGCTCTGTTAAACACCCGTTCTAAAACGTAAACATTTTAAAAGGTGCCCCAGGTTCTCCCCAGGTGATTGCTCACCTGACTTTAAAGCATAATTGCTCATCCATTGGGTTCTATAATGCCTCAACCTAAAACACATCCAAACATAATTACTCAGACATGTCAAGCTATTTCTTACTTCTTCTTGGTGCGGTTTAACTTACGTGAAGCACGAGCAATCTTCTTCTTCGCTCTAGACTTCGCAGCGTTCTTAGCCTTGATTGACCCTTTCAGATTGATGTAGGCTAGGCGCTTGTCTCTTGACATGGGTACGAGCTTCTCGAACTCCTCCTGTGTCAATGCCTCTGTAAAGCCAGCATCCTTAGCTTCGAGTTCTGTTTTAAACTTAGCAATAGTATCGGCTGCTTTTTCCAAAGCGGTATGCGTAATTTCCGCAGCTGCTTCAATTTTTGCTAGTTGACCTGTATCTGGATTCATTTTTATTTCCTTTTTAATTAGTTTTTGTTTATATAGTTACCATGGTTCGTATGGATACCCGTGCCATGGCACTGTTTACACTGCTGCTCAGGCCGCTCAAGTCTTTCAAGTCTTTCAAGGTCTCTTCCGTAGTCAACACTTGGCTTTGGAGGCGGAAGCGCAGGAGGAGCATTGTAGGAGTTGTACCCCTTTAGACTTCTTGGAGTCTTGTGCTTCATGTACGAACCACCATATCACCAGATCGTACCTGTAGTAGCACTGGCTTGCCATGCCTGGAGCCTACTGAAGTAGCAATCTCAACGTCCTTGGATAGGTGAACCTGATGCCGCTCACCCTTAATCAATCCTATATTAAAGATAGGGTCCATGAAATTCTGAACCGTGCCGTGATACAGAATGTCAGGTGGAGTGGCTGGTAAGTACCCAAGGTCAATGGGTATTGAGTGGCCCTGTGATGCTCGTATCTTGTTGCCCTCAATACAGAAGCGCTTCTTATTGTTTGTATCAACAACGTCCTGAAACTCTTCACGAGATACCTTGTGCCCGTTATTCTTCAGGGCTTTAAGTAGTACATCAATACTGACCCACCCGGCAGAGTCTAGGGTTACACCCACAGTCTCCGGCTTGTGTCTTAATATTAATGACAGTCTTTTTGATAGTTTAGTTTTATCCATTATGGTGCTATTCCAGTTCTCCACTCGTAAGTGTTAGGGCCTTCTTCGCCATCATTAAACTTTTTAACCCAGGCATCGTAACTCTCTTCATCACCGCATAGCGCACGAACTATTTGATCGATACACCACTCTTTATGGTGTGAGCCATCATAGTTACCATACCTAAAGGCAGTCTTCAATGCATTGTCCTTGGCTTTCTTTTCCCCTAGCAAGTATGGAACCCTACCTGGAATGAGCGTTTCTTTATTTTTATCTCTCATATTACTCCTAGTTCCTTCAGCATAACACAATCAGCACACACGTCAATGTTTCCTAAAGGCTCAGTGTACGTCATGTTTGCTGGTAATATAACAAGTATAACTTCCTGCTTACACTTCGCGCATTTGTATTCCCTAACCCTGGCAGTACCTTCGCGCCACCCGTCCTTATAGATATAGGAATAATCCTTGTAAATATTAGGTTGAAGAGTCTTGCAGGACCGACAGTCTGAAAGGTTATGGACTTTTTAATTAACTCTTTAAATACTGATTTGGTAATCTAAGCATAAACCTCTGCGACAGATGGTCACAGCTTTGCAGATAGAACAGGCTTCCCTGCTCTAACTTTACAGGCTTGATGTATGAAAGCTCATCAATTTGATCTTTAGAAATGTCTGGAATAGAAATGTCAGTCTTAGTTTCAGTCATAAATGCCAACCAGAAGTAATGGTAGTATTTTAGGTGTTATATACAGTAGCATGGGCAAGAGATCAACTAAAAAGAAATTAGTATAAAAAAGTATGGAAACGCACGGCGCTCGGTATAATTATTCAAAATTTGAATATGTGGAATGGAACGTTAAGGGAATAATTATATGCAGTGAACACGGGGAGTTTTTACAAGATCCTAATCACCATACTTATGGTAGGGTTGTCAAAAGTGTGGAGGAAGGATTAGGAAAACAAGTGAGTCATTTGTAAGAGAGGCTAAAAGAATACATGGAGATAAATATGACTACTCATTAGTTGAATATAAAAACAATAAGGTAAGTGTTAAAATTATTTGTAAAAACACGGAGAATTTTTACAAATTCCTACATCTCATTTAAATCAAAAAGCCGGCATGATTAATATGTTCTGGAAAAATACGTCAAATACTGATGCGTTTATTAAAAATCTAAATTGAAGCACAGGGATAGATATTATTACGGTAATGTTAATTATATAAATAATAAGACAAAGGTAAAAATAACGTGTAAATGTCACGGAGATTTTGAACAGGTTCCGTCACATCATTTGAAAGGTAGTGGCTGTAAGAAATGCACAGTCTTCGTAGGTCATTCCTTTACTTTTTTAAAAATAATCCCGATTCAAAAAGTAACCCGTCAAAATTTTATCTAGTAAGGTTTACATCAAGTACTGATTCTTTTTATAAGATTGGCCTTTAAAAATACGGAATCAAGAAAAGGTTTAGTGACGATCTAAAAGGTATAAGATAGAAAGTGTTTTTCTTTTACTGGACAGGTTTATTCCATATTCTGTCTGGAACAAAGATTACTTCACAAGAGTATCTCAAAGTATAAAAAAAACCTATAGAAACTTCTCTTAGGGGCGGCGAGATGAGGAAGTAAGTATGCTCTTGTTTGAAATAAGGAGAACAAAAGAGTTCTCTAAATCTCTAGAACAATTCCCTTCTCAACACCTATCCTGAACTTTTCCATATAGTCATCAGAATACATTTCTAATACTTTGAAGTAGTTCTCGTAAGCATAGTCGCGCCAATATCCCGAACTTATGCTTGTACAAACCTTTGATAAAGCAATGCCGAAGCTTTGCCTTGGAGTAATAACACCCGGTGCTGGTATCTGTGAACGCTCTAGTGCTAGAACGTATGACTCTTCAAGCACGGACAGTAGTTTAGTACGCTCATCACAGGCTTCAAATAGCTCTCTGGAGCACTCAACCTCAGCCGCATCCTTCTTGAAGTAGTCGTATGCTGGGCGGTCTAATGCCTTCACAGCTAGGTGCAGAGTGTCATGGTCATACTTGTACGGAACCATATCATCCTTGAAGAAGTCCTTCTTGCTCTGCTTTAGGGATGGATGCTTGTACCAATACGTCTCAGCTACGCGCCTCTTGTACCATTCCTTAAGAGAGTCCGGAACGGAGCACCCCAGGTCACGCAGATGCCTGTAGTCAATCATTGTCTTAAGGAAGTGAGGAGAATCTTTAAGGTATCGATGAGACTTCTTGAGCGTAAAGATGAGGTCTGGTGTGGCGACATAGTGATCGCCATTCCTTACAGCAACGTCCGTGTCTGACTTGGCTATTTCCAGCAGCTCAGCCGCTACGCCATCGGACCAGGCAATCTCAAACTCATGAATAGCGTTCCTTTCAAACAGGGCAACCTTCTTACCCTTGTTTAAAGGAATCATTTTCCTAAGCTTAAGAGAGCCTTTGTATTCCTCAAAAGCAGAATACGAACCAATCCAATCAGTATCCCATGTACGCTTTGCGTCCGATAGGAACCTGGGTCCGTAATGCTTGAGAGCTTTTGATCCAATTAATAACTTCATGTTCTCCAGATAGTATCACTAATGAGTGCGCAATGCAACCCCTAGCAGTTCTGCTGGGAACTCTGCCAGGAACAACCAGAGCTGTTCCAATCATCATCATCATCATCATCATCATCATCATCGTAACCACCTTCAGTATTTTCAAACTGTATACGTATTTTGGCCAGCTCTTCAGATTTAGAGTTGCTAACGATTTGATTGTACTGCTTGACGAGGGATTCAACCCTATCCTGAATATTACTCAGGATTTCCAATTTTTCTCTATCTTCTTGTTCAGACATATCTTCCTCTTAGCTGTTTAGTTGATGGACCAGTGCGAATGGTTTGGAACCTCTTACCAGATATTGTTAATTTGTGCAACACCCAAATTCACCTCCCAGCTTGAGGAAATGAAATGAATATAGTCTGGGTGATCTTGCTTGACATCAGCCCTACACCCATCATCAGCAGTTAACATCCGATGGGAACCAATAACCTTCAACACCGGGTTCTTCGATAGATACATAGAAGTCCTGACCGAATCCTTCAGACATGTATTCTTGAACAGATTTTCCGTTACGCTCATCACCATCATACTCTACGGATGCTAATCCAATGCGGCTATCAAAATCAACCTGTTGAGCTGTAGTATTATACTTTTTAATTTTCTCAAGGATATCTAATCTAAGTTCAGCAAGCTCAGCAATTTTCTCCTCATTAACACTGTCAGACATTACTTTTCTTTCCTAGCAGCAATACGCCTTACTAGCTTGGCTCGCTCATTATGTGCGCCTTTGCCCTCTCCAAACATACCGTCGAGCTTTAAAACTTGCTGCTCGTCAGTTAGTGACGACCTGCTCTCTGAATTTTCTGCGGCAACTTTATGCTTAGAGGTCATTCTAATTGGTGAATTTTTAATTGTCATTATATTAATCTTTCTTTTAATAGTTATCGGGTTAGTGGTGGTTAGCAATTAATTCCTGATGGGATCAGTTAGAAGTATTCGCAAGTTTTCTTTAACTAATTCTTCACAAGTTTTATTTGACATTTTAACATCCAATCTCGGATGGGAACCATCCGTGTTCATGCTCTACGACATCAACATCATATGCGTCTATCCAAGCTCTAGATCCACCATCCTCTTCTCTTGCCTGGCTTCTGGTTTTAACTATGGCAAGGACGCCGCCATCCAAATCATCCTCATCAATCTTGTCGGCCCTTTTTAGGGCGAGAAACATGCTGTTGTACTTTCGCACAGCATCGATAGCATTACGCTTACCTTCTTTAATTGTGAGAGTGGCGTTCTTAATCTCTTCGGCAGCATTCTCAAGCTCAAACTTGGCAATTTTCTCTGATAGCTTGCCAATAGATTTTGACACCTCGTAAATTGATTTAGTAATCGAATCCTTTTCATTTTTAAGAGAACCAATAGCAAACTCAATCTTATAGTCTATAGCTTTCCTATTAGAATTAAGGCTGCTAAGCCTACTGTTGAGATCGCCAAGTTGAATACTTAACTCTTTTAATACGTCTTCTGTGTGCTTCTGTGTCATTCTATCTTTTAACTCCCTTAATGCTTCCTCTGTGTACTTGTATCATTCTAGTATCTCATCTACAACACCATACTTGAGAGATTCTTCTGCCGTGAGGAACCAGTCAACTTTTGATTTGAAAATATTTTTAATTTTTGACTTAGGAATATTTGCCTTCTCAACGGTCATCTCTTTAACGCGCTCCTGAACATCCCTTAGTCCAAAGCATTGGTACACGTATCCGCCGTAAGAGTCAATGTAAATCTTGATAGGCTTGGGCTTATACCTTAATCCCTCTATCTTATACCTATCTTTTAGGTAGATGTCAGATTCATTTATCTTTAGAATTGATTTGGTTAGTTCTGATATAGAATCAGCATCAACATCTTTTGAGAGGTTAAGTGTTCTTTTTCTGGTTCTGGTTCTGGTAGTTGCACTTTATATTTCTTTCTATTTATGAATTATGAATTATGAATTTTATACAGGGTCTTCGCCGTTAAGCTTCTTACCCATGTCGGTTAGAGTGATATCACCAAATGAATCGACAACGCGCCTTACTATTTCGGAGTCTAGCTCCATGCCCTTAAGGATCTTCATAGCCATCCCCATAGCTTGACCCTTAGACTTAGCGGTACCAGGGCTGAACCTGTTATCCCTAAGAACCTTATTCACTTCTTGTTGTGTTAGAGGAACGGGAACGAATTGTCTTAAGATATCATTCTCTTCAGTCTCCTTGGTTCCAAAGCACCCTCTCCTAATGCCACGCTCACTATCAGCCTTGCGCTTTGCATCAGCGGTTTCATTGTTGGACTTGATAATCTTCTTAACAATCTTGATGATTGCCTCATCTGAATCATCACCACCCTGCTGAGCCTGACCAACAACAAGGCGCAAAAGGTCACGCTTATTAGCGCCCTTTGCTTTCATTGTTACCTTGCGAATCTCATCAAACACACCAAAGTCTTCAGTGCTTGTATTCTTACCAGCAGCAAGGAGCATTGCTTCTTTGATTTGGGCTTTAATCTCATCAATAATCATTTTAGTTCTCCAGCTTCAGACTTAGCAACCCATTCCTTAATCTCTGACTCAATGATTCCAATAGCTTTGCCTTTGAATGGCTTGAGCATGAAGGGAACTTTAAGGTCCACATCAACAGTTCCCTCTTTCACCTCAATATCACCAGTGATCTCCATGCCCCTGATAGATACAGACATGTCAGCTTTGGCATCGCCCTTCCAGTCAAGCTTGGGGGAATACTCGGAGTACCGATCAATGTAGGACTCCATAGCAAGTTTAACTACCTCGCAGCCCCTGGTTAATCCTAATGAATGTTTAATTGAATGCTTCATGTTATTTCCTCACTGCCTTCTTAGATACCTTCTTCTTGGAAGTCTTCCTGGGTTTATCAGTTAGCGCATTGGCTGAAGTAAATGCGGCCTTATCAGATTTAATCGGGCCATCAGACTCAATATCAATAGAACCAGTGCATGACTCGCCCCAACCCTCAGACAAATGTTCCTGATGCCAATCAGCAAGCTCATCACTTTCAAAGAACCTCGGGTAAGCAGTGCCGTCTCCGCAGTTTTCTACTGAGTAATAAATTGTAGTTTTCATAGGTTTTTAAATAGCTCTCTATTGTAGTCGCCAAAGGAACCAGCCAGTAGCTGCTCTTTAGTCACCCATTGGACTGGTCCCGCATCACCTTGAGTGTGCTTCCCCTGCCAAGTATCAGCCGTATAGGTAATGGAATGGTAGTCAATGCCATCCTTACCGCCTTTGCATACCATATCGAACGCCCAAATTAAAGAGTTCCTGTCAACTTTTAATCCAGTTTCTTCCTGTAGCTCACGAACGATTGCATCCTCTGGGTCAGCATCAGTGTCATCCACCTTCCCACCAGACAACCCAAAGTCATTGTGGTCATGACGCCTGGCCACACCAAGTATCTTGTCGGACTTACGTAGTAGTATACAAACGGCTTGTTTCATTTAGTTTCCTTGCCTGGCGAATTTGCTCCGCCCTTGCTTCAGCACCTATAGCTATAAGATTATTGTTGAGTTTTAGTTGCGGCAGTATTTCTCTAGTATTGTGTTTTGAATTTGTATCCAAAGTGTTCATGGTTAAATTGCTCTCTGACAATCTCTCTCTTTATCTTTCTAGTTTCATTATCGTATACCTTATACGAACACCTATAAGATTTCATGGAACCAATTATATGTCCTAAGAAATAAGATGTCTCTTGAGTTAAGGCGGGAGTAGATATTTTTGGCACTAAAGCCGGCATGTTTGGTACGCAGTAGAAGATTACATCATTTGCTATATATGTTGGCGTTTCATGTGAGGTTGGCCTAGACAGCTCAGTACACCCACCCTCATCAATAGCCACATCAACAATCACTGACCCTGGTTTCATTCCGCAGATCATATTGTTAGTGATAACCTTTGGAGCGGCACAGCCTGGAACTAACACTGCCCCAATCACCAGGTCAGCATCTTCCAACTCTTTAATTAAATTAGATTTATTAGACTTAACCGTTTTTATCTTATTCCTAAACACTGAGTCTAGGTGCGTTAAACGTTCAGAGTCAATGTCTAGTACAGTTACATCAGCTCCCATACCAATAGCCATGGTTGCTGCGTTGTATCCAACAACACCTCCGCCTACAATGACTACCTTAGCGTTACGTGTTCCGGGAACACCGCCAAGCAGCAGGGATCCCTCAAGTATCTGAGCGCCTTTCTGTAGAGCTAGCCTGCCAGCTATAGCCGACATCGGAATCAGACATGGAGAGTAGTAGGAACCAATGTGGGTGATGCCTTCATAAGGGAGACAGACGGCGGAGGTTTCCCTTATACGTTCACGCAGCCCTGCATTGCTTGGTGAGTTCCAGTGGAAGAAACCGTAGATAACTTGAGAGTCTATGAGACCGTATTCTTCTGGCAGTGGTTCCTTAACCTTAATGATTAGGTCAGTGTCCCATACACCATCAGTGTCACAAAGGTATGCCCCTGCTAAGCGGTACTCTTCGTCAGAGTATCCAGATAGAATTCCGGCACCCTTCTCAATGAAAACCTGAACCTCTTCTTTTTGTGAGGCGAAATCCTCCTCAAGGTCAGAGTGTGCAAGACATTCCCTAACACCATCTGGAGTGAGACCAACTCTACTCTCGCCTATCTTTACCTCTTTGGGTACACCTATTTTAATCATTTATATTCGTCTCTACAGTAAGTTGTAAGAAGTATAGGAATCTTGACGAACACAACGAAGCCGCCTTTCGCACATTTTTTAATCATGTCTTCGGGGTTTTTAGCCTCCTGCTCGTTGAACTGATATAGACTCATGTTGCCATCTCTTTCCACCTTGCAGCCAAGCAAGACGTATAAGCTTTGGGGTGTAGTCCATAGTTCCCAAAGGCAAAGCCATCGTTGGCCTCAACTAGAACAGTTGCTTCCTGATAGAACGTTCCCATTGGACATACATCGGGGATCTTGCATGCAGCGAAGTCCAGTGTGTAAGCAGCCGGTGCTTCACCTGAATTTTCAAAGTCTTACTGCGGACTCAACAGTATCCCTATCGGGAGCTAAGGACCAGTCACCCTTGTATCGTCGTACATCTAATATCTCACCCTGTAGTATCATTGCCCGGTACTCTGACAGCATATCAAGCGGTTGACATGTTAATACTTCTATGCTATCTGGTAACGTAACAATTCGGGACCTGGACACTCGGTCTTTCCTGCCCTCTCAGACGTAGCCGGTGAAGATTTTCTGCTCTACGGGCTTGACGAACATGCGCTTGTCAGAACCACAAACCTCGCCCAGCGTTGAATGAGTGATGTCTCTGTGAAGATACTTGGTAAGAGACACCGGGTAGTCCATCGCATCAGGGATGGCCTTACCCATCTTGGTTAGCCCACGCCAAACATCACCGATGTATCCAACAACTATCGTGTCTGGCCCTAAGTCCTCAAGCTCATCGATGTCATCTATCCAGTAGAATGGAACAATCTCCGCACCAAGGTTAGAGAAACCTTCGTATGCTGAGGCCATCATGTGAGTCTCGGGATGTTCTTCCCTGTGTCTCAGGTACACTTTAGTGCTAGATGTGATGATATGATGGTTCATCGTGTTAGTGCAAATATTAAAGGGGAAATTATAATTAAGGATTTGACGGCGAGGCTTATCAATCTAAGGCGCTTCATGATTAAATCACGAGCCTTACCGCCTTCTATAAAGGCATCATCATGAGCCCTTCTTTCCAGATGCCGTTCCAGACTGCCATCAAAGTAATCGTACTTCATTGCTTATTAATCCAGTTCCAGATGCCGTCACCATACACAGCCTCCATGACTGCTTCATACATGAAGTGCTCAAGATCTTTTTCGGGCTCTGCACCCCCATCCCCATTAATAAATTTAATATGATTCACACATATATCATAAATTGGCACGAAGCATTTCTGTATACTACCTCTACTTAGGAGAGGGCTAGGAACCCTACGCCTATCAAGCTCCTGATGAAGCTTGGTGATTTGATTATGTATCTCTTCTTCTGACAAATCGGCTGGGTTGCTCGTCATATTAATTCCATTTTAAATTTATTCATTTTCAAATTATTCCAAGTAACTTTTCTGTTTCTGTATGGCATTGGATGTTGCCTTAGCGTCAGGGATGGGTTCAATCTTTGAGTGTGGTTTAACAAGAGGTGCGCGCTGTGGAGACTTGTCATCTACCGTACGGCTCCAATGGTCAGCATATATATGGACCAGGCCTAACACCTCAAGTGTGGAGAGTATAAGGCCTAGTAGCAATAGCCCTAGCACCGCTGCTCCTAGACCAGCAAACACCTGCTCAGGGGAGTTTTTATCAGCTTCACGGCACATGTTGCCGAACAAGATAATGCCAACCACAAGGGCTATGAAGGCGAGAACTGTTGCTAGTAGTACAGACATTACTTACCGCCACCGATTGGGAATGAACCAAGAGCGAAGGCTAATCATTGTCTTACGCTTCAGTAACAGCATCGGCGCACTTCTCATCAATCTTAAGAGCCATGTATGACTGGACCGGTATATCAAGTTCGAAAGCAGACTCTTTATAGATCTTTGCCTATACACGCTGGGCGGCCATACTTTGCATCTAAATCTCAAGAGACACCTGGAATTACTTAATCTTACGCATCTTGTCAGCTTCCATTGCTTATAGCTTGCTACCTCTCCCATGCCAACTCTAGCGCGTTTACCATAGCAGCCTGTGCCTAGCATGGAGAGAGTTATAATGATGAGTAGTTTTAATTTAAAATTCATTATTTAATTACCCTTAACCAGTCCGGCCTAATTACCCTTCCGCTTGAGCTTTTCTTTGGAGTTGATTGTTGGAGCTTAGGTTCATCTTCTTTTGCCTTGCCTTTTTGCAGTTCTTCTAACAGGGCAGTGACCGCATCCCCGCCATACCCAGTAATGCTTTCCCAGGGGATGAAACAATACTGAGGGGTCCTATTGAATGACAGGGTACAAGATACCCCATTGGATTCTAATTCCAGATCGGGTATTGGAATTGCCGTGTTGTATCCAATTTCAAGAACAACTTCAGCATCCTTTTTCAGGTACTCTGGAATAACAAGTTCAATATCCCCCTTGGATTCATGGGAGGTATTGATTCTTACCTGTACGATATGTCCTGTCCGAAGAAGATCCTGGAGAGCTAGTGGTTGTTTCATATTGGGCTCGCGACACTATCAGGTTTAATCGGTGGCGTCAACTCAGGTATTGCCTTTGAATATAACTCAGCCAATGCCGCCAGTTAATTCAAAGACTCTCATGTCACGACGCCTTCCGTATTATATCTTGCTGAGTAAGGGTCAGTTTTTGAACAGAGATATTATCAAACCTACCCTCCATTAGCTTAAACTGCCTGAAATTTTTAAGTGGAGTCATTCCAATAAGAAGATCCTTCTCGACTGTTAGTCTGGACCTATTATCACGGGAGTAATTACCAGGGGTAATAATGTTCTTGCGAACAAGCAGGCCAGTCAAGTGAAGAACGCGCTCTCTGAGGTGAAGCTTCACCCCTTTAATAATATTTCCGTTACAGTCTTTGACGGGAGAGTATGCATGTGCTGACCAAGCTCTATGGTTGAACCCGGTACGTAGAGTATCTCCGTAGGAAGTCATGAGCTGCGCATGAGCCTTGATTTGAAGAGAACCCACCGGCCTAAACCTAGCCCAGATGTTAAGCGACTTTTTAACTGAATTTAGATAGTTTGAACCAAACACGATGGAGAAGTTGGCTACCTCTCCGAAGTTATTGGTATACCCATTCACAGCGAGGAACGTAGCTCCTGGGCGCATCTGGTTGAAAATGCAAGGAATTACAGTATCAATCTTGCGGGCTTTATGGAATTGGTGGAGTTGCATTTAACCCTCCGAAGTTATCAGAATATTTTTAATTTGTCAATAAATAATTTGTCTTCTATTTTAAATAGATCAGAAAAGGAACGGCTATTAACATTAAAGTAACCCTTCGGCCTTGGCGTTACAATCCCGTCCTCTAGGAGGAATTCATACATACACCATTCTGAAATGTCATCAGCAGGTCTGCTAGCAATTACATTAGCAATTAGTTGTCCGAGTCGTAGCTCCGGATACTTCAACCACACTTTAAATATAGCTTCGATAGCTTCCCGCTTCTCCTGAGGAGTATTAGCTCTATCTTCAAGCATAGTAACCACTTAGCAGGATGATAACAATTAGGCAACCGATATAAAGGCAGTCTAGCCAGGTAGTTCCTAATACACTCTGGGATATTTTCTGATCAGTCATTATACCTCGAAGACTAAAGAGTCATTAAAGTTTTTATACTCAGGCTCATTCGGATACGCACAAGGGTTACAGTGAAAGTCAGTCTTACCTATTGAAAAAGACATGGCGTTGTGTGTATGGCCGAACACCCAAGCCTTAGCTTTAACCTTATCGATAACGTCAGAAACGTCACCCATAAAGAAACAATTGCCAGGATCTCCTACCCAGTTAGGATGAATGCCATCCTTACATGGAATGTGATGTGTTAACACAACGTCACCTTCCTGTACATTATCCTCAAGGAACACCTTATTCTTAGAGAACTCCTCAAGGATCCAGTGTGGAAACCGTGAAAATTTATCACGTCCTGATTCAATGACCCGGAAGTCATTAAATTGGTTTCGCATAGATAGCGCTGGACCCGTAGGTGGGAACCATAACGTAGTGCCAACGAACCGCTGCCCATCAATCTCTACAGTCCCCCGGTCAAGCCAGTGAAGGTTGGAGTGTTTATCAGCACACTCCTGAAGCAGGTCCTCCGTCTCTCCCTTGGATGAACTATAGTATTCGTGGTTACCCTGCGTAAAGATAACGTTCTTGTAGCTATCACACAGGATAGAGAAAGCATACCGCAGTCCCTTAGTGGTAGACAGGTCTCCTGGGATAAGGATGGCGTCAACTTCATCAGCCGTCTTGTTAATCAGGCGGTTGAGAATCTTACGTCCCTGGTCTGTACCGTGGAATTCAGTATGAACGTCTGAAATTAATTGCAGCTTTATTTTTTTACTTTTATGCATTTATAGGATTGAAAATATTGTAGTTATTGATAGGTCAAGTCAGCTAAAGAACATCATTTAAATATACTATAGATGGAGTGAGAGGGTTATAAACTATTCCGGATAACAATATAGATTATTAAATATTTATATTATAGTCTTCTAGAATCCTCACTCATCCAAGTCCTAAACTTTCAGAGCGTCACATGGTATGTTTGTCATACCGGACTGGTCGTAATCCCGATAGAGTGCAAAGCACAGGTCGTTATCACTTTTAAAGTAACCCGTCCAATATTAGTTTTGACATTTTCATTAATCCGTGGTATTAATGCATTAGTTAGGTAACTAGAGCGTACTCCTCATCGGGATTCACCCATACCTATTCCTAATAATATATATCGCCAATACTGCTACTACTAGTGCGCTTAAAAGTGTAATAACTGTTTCAGTTTCAGTACTCATATTCTATTCCTTGTTGCCTTAATAAACCATAGATAGATCACTGGGATCTGTTGCTTGAGATGTAGATCCAGGAAGACCAAGCTGAGGCAGATACCTCAGCCTCATCGTACTCCCTTACCGGATCAGAGTCAAGCGGCGGCAAGTAATACCAACATGCTCGTGATAAATGCCCCTTCTATATGATGTACTATCAATGAATGGTTCAACTAGAGTGTCCTGAGTTGGCTTAAAGTATTGCGAATCCCCTGGAGATTTACCCTCACCGCAATGAGAGTTATCTGATTTGAATACCCTGACGGCATCTTCGGGAGGACACTCTGAAATACCGTTATACTTTGGGTTGAACTTATCAAAGAAGACTGGGGTACCGCCTTTAATATATCCCCTAGAGTTCTTTCCATTAAGATACTCTAGGACCTGAAGCAGTGATAGATCCTTATCGTCATGGTGAATGGTTCTCTTAACGGAGAGCGCACTCTATTCCTGATAGCCTCAGCTAGCTCTCGTTCTAATCCCAGTAGTAGCGCTCTCATGATATATAATCTAGCATGAAGAAGCGCTCAGTGTGTGAAGAGGAAAGGTCCCTCGAAAACTATTCGAAGGATAGCGCAAAGCCTGATGGGTTACAAGTAAAGTGTAGGGCTTGCGTTAAGGAATACTATCAAAAGAATAAGGCCAGGATAAAATTAGGCAAGATGACTCAACTGTAAAGCATTTGGGGTGCACTATTAGTAAACTTAAAAGACATCTTGAAGGACAGTTTGAAACTGGAATGTCTTGGGTCAATTATGACGAGTGGCACATCGATCATATCATTCCCTTAGCTAGCATCACTGATGTAAATGATTTGGACCACTTATTCAGCATACTACACTACTCTAACCCTCAGCTCATGTGGGATACTGATAACCTTAGTAAAGGCGGCAGGCTGTACTGCACTATACCATTGTCACACCCCTCACAGGGATGATCGGAGCCATAGGGGTTTAACTCACACGTCGCTAACATATTTCAAAAATTGTTATTGACATTCCAGGATTAATATGTTATTAATAATTTAGTTGGTTGGGAGATTAATTCTCAACCGGAAAGTCGATGGAGTTCCATTATTCAACCAGCTAATATGTTTCAAACATTGTTATTGACATTCCAGGATTAATATGTTATTAATAATTTAGTTGGTTGGGGATTTTCCTGGAATGGCCGGCTTGCGGGTAGAACTTCATGCGCAATGCTCTACTTTTCATCTGTATCGTCACCGTCTAAATATTTTGGCTTGCGCAACGTGCCAATAAAAATCAGTAAAGTAAATAGAAGAATGAGGAGGGATAGCGCTTCCATTATGAGAGCTTATCCTCGGTAGAGATTACAGTCAGAGGCGACGGGTGAACATTCCAACAATGATCTTGAATCCTACCACGACCTTGGAACCTGACGCGATCTTTGGGGTTGAACAGAGCCTTGGCAGATAGAGCGCCCCGATCTCTGGCAACTTTAAGGGCGAAGCTGATAAAGACCGACTCTTCTACTGTAAGGGTTTCTGTAATGAGGACGTTAATAATATATTTTGAGGTCATTTTCATTTCCTTCTTTTACTAATAGCTTAGCATTATAGTGTAGGTACGCGACTTTAACTATTAGGGATAATATGCTTAATGAAAAATCAACATTCACACTAACACTGGGCAAAATTGTCACGATTGTAATTGCAATCATGGGCATGGCGTTTACTATTGGGATGACGTATCAGCAAGTACTACCAGACAAGGAACTTCAAAGGAAGCAGTCAGAGGAGATTGCCGACATTAAAGTCACCCTTTCTAGAGTTACAACCATACTAGAAAATATGGAAAAGAAAACTGCTACTACGTCAGCTAATGTGTCTGCCCTACAGAGCAAGGCACATGTGGCGAACGTACAACTTGAGCTTATCTCCGCTAATCTTAAAGAGCAGAAACAGCAAAGACGGCGAAGGAATGGTAACTAAGCAATCTCCACGATTGGCTTAGCATCAGGGTTTTGAGTAACCCCGACCTCTTCGGCCTTGCTGCTGACCTGCCTCTCACAGTGTCTGAGTCAATGTGGCCACCGTCACATGATACGTAATTTTAATTCATTTATAGTTCGTCATAATTAATGGTTTATAGTCGAATGTGGTTAGTTGGCCACTGCGCCTCCCTATTGTCTGCCTCAAGGGAGAAAGCAATATCTAAAACAAAAGATAATTTTATTCTGATAAGAAGAGTCGCCCATGGATAGGTAAGTCGGTTTATAATAGAGCGCTAACATAAGCAACATCATGAACTGGAAGAAACGCAAAAATGTTAAGTGATAGTGCACTCTTCTGCTAATTTATCTTTCCTTACTCTAATGAATTGAGCATGTCTAAGTGTGCCACCTAACTGCTTGCCCCACCCTTTAAATTCACCCACCATTTTTCCGAAATTTTCCTCGGTAAGAATTGAAGGGTCTTTTGGTTGGCATCTCATTACATATTGTAAAACATTTTCATTATTAAATTTTCCCCAACACCCAGTTAGCTCACCACCATCCGTCTTACCTACACCCATGAGTACGAAGTCATCGGTAGCTGTATCCTTACAGCGCACCATTGACTCATTCTTACCAGAAATATACTTAGCGCCCTTAAGTTTAAGGACAACACCCTCACCACCGTTACGTACTAACCAATCATACCTATGCTTGAATAGATTATTGAAGGAGGGTACAATCTGAATGCGTCCCGGTATGTGCATAGTTGCGAACTGAATTTCATTGAAGAGTACTTCAAGTGCAGCCCTTCGCTCGGACTGAGCCTTATCCCTCATGTCCTGACCCATGTAATCAAGCACATCAAAGAGATGCAGGGCATAGTACCCAGTCTCTTCATAGCGCTTGGTAGCCCTATCAGTGCCACACTCAAGCTCACCTACAATGACAGAGCCAGGAGACATAGGCATCGTGATGTCTTCGAGGCCCTTTGTGTATTTTGGAGCAGGAGCGATACCTGAACGAGATAGGAATTTGTGCTTGGTATTGCCAATGGTCATCTGTACCCACATGCCGTCAAGCTTAGGTTCAAGTGACCACTTGTTGTCTAACCAGTATCTGTCAATGTTTTCAGGGTGAATATCATCTTTGGGACCTGAGTAGTTAGGATTTTTCATAGTACCTCGTGAGCGCCTGAGCTAACTCATCATTCAACATCTTTTTTAATAAAGAAATTTGATTATTAATAATTCCTAAACTGACCACCCTGTGGCGGTACAGTTCATTTCATTACCTAAGATTTTCATTTACCTTGCCGTTCTTAACTTACCACTTATTGCGAAGTTCCGCAATAGAGATAATGTCATCAGATTTTAATTGGTTGCAATTGTCGCATAGAGTTTGCATGTTGTCCAGAGTATTGGAACTGCCCTTACCCTTGGGGTATGATGTGGCCAATTGTATCTTTAGTTAAGTCACCGTGATGGTTTAACATAGAAGCATATTAGCTCCTTTAACATTTTTTGCAAATTTATAAGCCCATTCAGGATCCTTGATTACTCCTTCCTGACAAACTTTAATATCTGCTCCTTTAACATTTTTTGCAAATTTATAAGCCCATTCAGGATCCTTGATTACTCCTTCCTGACAAACTTTAACATCTGCTCCTTTAACATTTTTTGCAAAATAATAAGCCCATATAGGATCCTTGATTGCTTGCTCCTGACAAACTTTAATATCTTCCCCTGGAATATATTTTGCAAACTTATAAGCCCAATAAGGCTCCTTGATTGCTTGCTCCTGACAGGCTTCAATATCTGCCCCTGGAATATATTTTGCAAACTTATAAGCCCAATAAGGCTCCTTAACTGCTTGTTCCTGACAGGCTTCAATGTCTGCTCCGGGAATATATTTTGCAAATTCATAAGCCCAATAAAAATCCTTGATTACTCCTTCCTGACAAACTTCAATGTTCGCTCCTGTAATATTTCTTGCAAATTTATAAGCCCATCTGGGCTCCTTGATTGCTCCACCTTGACAGATTACTATGTCTGCTCCTGGAACATTTTTTGCAAAATAATAAGCCAATCTAGGATTCTTGACTGCTGCTTCCTGACAGGCTTCAATATCTGCTCCTTTAACATATCTTGCAAATTTATAAGCCCATTCAGGATTTGTTAATGCTTCTTCCTGATTCTCTAAGGTTATAAGATTATTTTTTATCTTATACCCCAAAGATTTCGGAGCTGTTTTTGCATCTCTAATCAAAAATTCTAACATGTTGCCCTTTCAACATCTACTCCTGTAATGTCTTTTGCAAATTCATAAGCCCACATGGGCTCATTGATTA